CCACCCAACTATGGAGTTAGTATTGAGATACTCTGCAAATTTGAGCTCCATCCAACTTGGTTTATGGCTTCCTAGGTTTTTCCTATTTTCCGATTTCTTTAAATATTCAGTCCTAAGCACTGCTAGTTTCTGTTTTGTTTCGTCCGAATGCCCATTTAATGAGGCGCCAAATCGTCTTCCGATAAACTGTGGTCTTGCGACTCGCGGGTCGATTTCTTTAGTTAACCCTTTTGCCCAATTCATGCGAGTTTTGGAGTCATCAGTCATTAGAGCATAGGCAGTAGCACTAGGCGGTCGTCTACCGCTTGCGTAGACTTGCTTGCCTTTTTCGCTATTCTTTTGCCGGTTTGCCGGGCACTTATTTGACGATACATCGCACATTAGTTTATTTGAAGCGTTTATATATTTTGCTCGTTGATCGCATCCATACGAGCATAGTTCTTCTGTATCGATGGCTTTTATTATGGCTTTTGGCATTATCCTGTCCTCAACAGTATTTAGTCGAAAGTCAGGCGTGGCTGCCATTACACCACCTGCGCATTGAATCAGTTAGTAGGGGACGAACGGCGTATTTCCACTGAAGTCCGTGCCTTTCTCATCGCCGTATAGCTTTCGCAGCGGCAGGGTTAAGTTGCGCCCTACATAACTGATCCATTTTAAATCACTTTGGTCGTCTCACCGATTTGAACGGCTTGGTAACTATAGTAGTCTAACCTCAGACCTACGCCAAAGAACGCTATAGACTTGATTTAAAATGGAGCGGATGACAGGAATCGAACCTGCTTACGGCTTTCGCCTTACCAGCTTGGAAGGCTGGCGCCCAACCATTAGGCCACATCCGCAGTATCTTGATTTAGATCGGCCGTATCTCAGGTGATGACAGCTTCGAATCACGCTCCGGTTTCCCGGCTAGCAAGGACTTTGCTAGTTTTTCGACTTCCTCCGATCGGTACTTGCCCAATCCCTCACTTACGCTTTGGGCTCTAAGGGCTTCCCTTAATCAAGAACATTAAAACTGAGCGCGTTTCAAACACGCAAACAGTGCCGCCGGGTTTTACGGTTGCCCCATAAGCCGGGGGCCGTGTAGCAGTCAACACCATTTGCGAGCATTACTGACGCTCAGTAATGGTTATAGATCCAAGTTTTTAAAGAGTCAGCAAGTTCAACATATACCGTGCGCTTTTCGCTCTTGGCGGGCTTTTCATCCGCGTCGTTGTCAACTTGCTTTACTACAGTGTCAACAGTATAACTTAGTTAGCTTACGCTGTCAACCACTTTTTTAAAGCTTTTTGTGTAACCTGGGATTCGAACCCAAGTCCTCCTGCCGAAGTGTCCCAGCTGGTGCCCTGCCCCTCGCAGTTAGTCTAGCGTTGCTGCTAGCACACACCTTACACGCAAAGCTCTAATTTTTAAATATTATACATGCTCAACAGCAGCATGTCAACTCTTTTCAACTAGGAGATCGTCAATCATTTCATCCTAACTAGGTTACTAGCGTCGGAGTCTTTACGCAGGACTTCTACCTGCTCCTAGCTGCTGCTACTGTGTCAACAGTATAACTTAGCTAGCTTACACTGTCAACCTTTTGTTCGCACTTCGTTAACTTTATACCAGTTGAACTCACGAAGCCCAAGTGTCCTTGTCGCATTACACAGCGCCCCATGCTCGGCGTTTGTTGCTGTGCGTTCTACAAGTAATCAACTGTGTTAATTTTACACGCCTATTTGTTGCGTGTCAACCACTTTTTAACTGCGCTCACTTTAATGTTGCTCACTGAGCGAACGCAGTTAAAAAGTGGTACCCCGGGGCACCGTGTTTGGTGGGCATGGTGGGATTCGAACCCACATGACTCAAGGTCGATGGATTTTAAGTCCATTGCGTCTTACCAATTTCGCCACACGCCCTTATTTGTTCCTCTATGCCTTTCCAACTAAACGATCTTTTATCAGAAGACCATAAAATTAGAATTTTTACACCTAATTCTTTTTCAACTTGTTTTATTTTTTCAAGTTGCCCGTCTTGACCGGAATAACCTTGGTATTTTTTAGCTTTACCTTTCCATTCTGTTTTTGGATCTAAATAGATATCAAAATCTATTAGATAAAAATCCGGTTCATATTTCCTTCCGTCTGCTAACCTAATATATCTTGGCCTAATCCAGCGAACTTGATTTTTGTCAAGTTCATTAGCTACTTGCCATTCGTGTATTGACTCTAAAACACACTTGTTTCCTTGCCAATCAATATACGGAATTTTATTCCTCTTCCATCGCAAACTCGGATCAGCTGCTACACCTTTTGGCGTAGCATTACATTTATGCTTAGAATAACTCTTTTTCCACGCTTCTGTCCGTTTCCTAACTGGTTCATAGGTTTCGGCTGTTTTGCCCTTATTATGATTCATTCGATGTTTTGTTTCTTCTGGCAACATCGAATAATCATAAAAGGTTGCTTTTCCAGTTTTTTCAAAAACTCTCCTATGTGCTTCTTTCAAGCCGGCAGAGTTTTTCTTTCTGTTTGCTGGGCAAGAGTTATGTCGTTCGGAGCACATTATTTTTCCCGATCCGTTAACATACTTCCCAACCTGGCCACAACCATACGAACAAAGTTCTGTTGTTTCTATAGGCGTTGCAATTCGCTTCATAATTGATCCTGTGTCTACCAATTATTTAGCGGTTTTGCCCCAGGGCACTAATTTTTAAAGAGCTGATGTCTTAGTGATGTGACTACCAATTCCACCACTCCCGCATCAGATTGTTTAAAGAACAGTTACTACCAAGTGTTAATTTTACTGCCTACTGCGCTTACTGTCAACCTCTTTTTCAAACTCACTTAAAACTTAACCGCCTAGGTGTGCTATTACGCCAAACGAGAGTTGGACCTTACCGTCTCCGGGGTGTCCTCGTGCTTACCAGGTGGCTCATGCGCAACTCGCTCTCAGGGAAGCTATCCCATTGCTTTGGCAGCTAGCGAAACTGCCTTGCTGTGTTACACGGTAATCACGGTTATCGTGGCCGGCTTACGTGCGAACCTATTGAGCTTTCCCGCAGCTGGATGCCCTTCACTGCGGTACTAAATGTCACTACATGCCCTTGCTCGACTCCTTAGCTGGTGGCTGCTCTTAAGCCAACAGTCCTAGGCGGTTAAATTTTAAAAGAGCTTGATGTCTTAGTGACTGGGTTCCAGTTTCAACCCCACGCTCGACATCATTTACTACAGTTCTTATTATACACTACTTACTTTTTGTGTCAACCACTTTTTTAAACTTTTGCTACCTGCTCCGGAAACTTCAAACACTCAGCGGCCGAGTAAGCCCAGGCCTTGTTAGTTAGCTGGATCTTTACCTTTTTAGGGGTAAATCCAATGACCACACCCATCGACAGCGCAGATGTGTATCCGTCTTGCGGGATTAACACAATCTTGTCGCCCACTTCCAGTGCCTTGCCTGTTACGTCTTTCATGGTGTGCTCCGTTGCTTAGTTTATTACACTATACTGCCTACTCGGCTTGCTGTCAACCACTTTTTACAACTTTTGTTGCCGCAGCGCATTACCGTTTGCTGCGCAAGCGCATAATCATGCGCTTGTGACCGATTCTCGACACCAACTCAGCGCGTTGCTTTTCGAGCTGTGCTAGCATCTCACTGTAGGCAGGATACTCTACTGAGAGTTTCGAGAAAAACTTGATTTGCTCGTTAAGCTTGTCTAGTTCGGCTTTCATCGCTAGCTCCTCCCTACAGTTTTAACAGTATACTACTCTCAACACCAGGTGTCAACCACAAAAAATGCCCTGGGCTTTTATCTCCAGGGCAGTCTCGGTTTCGCAGCATTTTTAATTCTTTTTAGGTCTGCTTACCCATCCCACCCCTCAGAGATACTTTTATTATTATACTGGTCTAAACGACCACCAATCCCGGTTCCTTCGGCCGCAAAGACCGGGCACTCAAGTGCCGGTGTCATTGGTTGCCAATGGAGGATTGTTTCTAGTTTCATACTTTTATTTATCCCTACGATAAAAAAATGTTATTTTTCGGTGGTTTTTGAGCATTCGTGTTCGGTGTAGCCAAACACTTTTAACAAAAACTCTAACAATCTACCAAGGTATCCTATTGTGGCCCCACAATGTTGGCACTGCCACGGTTGCGGCTGATCATACATCACCAACCAGTTCCTTCACACGCTTTACTACCAAGGGCCAGTGTTGCTCAAATCGGTGACCGCCAGTTTCCATCACCGCCTTGAACGCAGTGAACGGAAACGCTGCTAACATAGCTTGATAATCTAGCTGTTCGTCGTCCTTGGCAACAAAGAGATTGATTAGTGCTCCGTTTGTGTTATTTACCAAGTAAGATTCAGCACGCAACAACCCACTGAGAACCACATCAGTTACGCGTACTGTGCGATCGGTACCATACACTGGGGTGTCTTGATTAGCCCGGCGGGCTAATGTCACCGACGGTGACGGCGACGGGTTGGCAATTACGCATGGAGCGTCAAAACGCTGAGCAAAATAGTTTGCCCAGAACCCACCAAGGCTGGTACCAACGAAGACCACCGGGCGCTCGTGGTGAGATTCTACAATCTCAGTGATTTGCTGCTCGAGCGCAGCTGGATCAAGTGGAAGGTCTGGTGCCACTACTGTGTGGCCTGCAAGATTCTCAGCCAACAAAATGCTCTTAGGCGACTCGCCTTTTGACGCAAACCCATGTAAATAAATGACTAAACCCATACTCACTACCTCCAAATACTATAATACAGTATTTGACGGTTGAAGTCAACCTCGACTAACTACAAATTGATCGGGCAACTGATGAACATCAATGCCTAAGGCCTTGAGATTGGCAACATCAATTGGGGATAGATTAACAAATCCGTAAATTACTTTTTCGTGCGGGTGTCCAGCGATCAGTCTAGTGTAGTGCGCACCGTCGTCGCTGATGTCTAAGATCCGCTTACCGGTTAAAATCTCAGCGTACTTAGCCGGAATTGGTCGACCACCACTTTTAGCCATAACACGCTCAACTGCGCCCGAAACCTCAGCCCACGCACGCTTTAACTTAAAATCTTCGTCTTTGACCATCCTGTAGTCAGCTTTGCCTTGGGGCGTGCTATTGGTGCCTGACGCTATAGATTTGCGCCCAAACGAATCTTTATAAATGTTAACTGCTGTGATTTCGCCCGATCGAGTGACTAGCTTCCACAACCCTGAGTCTGCGATTAGTTCCTCGGGGGAACTAGCTGACTTAAACCCACCGATGCTCGAGTAAGACTGTTGAAGCAGTTCCCAAACACGATCTGCGTATGCGCGTTTTTCAGTTGGGCTCCGGAGGTTGACGATGTGTTCGTTAAGAAGATTATGTAGTAGCATAATACTTATTTATATTACAGCGCGGGGTTCTCTCGACCGACTATACTAAGATACTGAGAAATGGTTCCAGCTAGCGTAAACACTACCACTTCGCGCTCGTCATATAAGAAAAGACGCAACGGAACTTTGCTGATGTAATAAGGACATGGCACGCGTTGATCTAACAACAGCAGCGTTCGCGAAGTGAATACTTCTGGCCGATAGCGATTGTTCGATTGAACAGTTTCGGCAACTACAGGCACTTCGATACCGGGCTGGCCTAGTTCAGCAAATATCTTTCGACCCGAGTCAGACAATCGTAAGCCGCCGGTGTTGCGCGGGTTTTGCCACAATCGCGAATACAATGACATAAACCCATCGTTTAACTTCATGTTAATGCCGCTGGCGCGCAGCTCGGCAAAAACATCTTGAGTTATACGCAGCTTTTGGTTCATCCGGAGAAAACTACCTCTCCAGCAGTCAATAGCACTACAGTAAACTGGTTAGTGCGAAATTGTTTATTCAGTTTTTTACAGAGATTAATTGCGTGACCCTGGTTCGAAAACGAAACTTTCTTGTACTTAGGGCCAGGTCCGTGACCTAAGTAATGAAACGATTTTAAGTTAATTGGCTGACCATTAAAAAAGACCGCCCAAATGCCAGCGGATGCTAACACTTGTTCAGTCTTAAAAGTTGTTTTGCTTGTAATTTCAGATAATACTTGCGGCTTTGGTCTTGACATTGGTGCCTCCGCTTGTATTTACCCCATTAACTGAGCGGTTTATTCAAAAATCTTCACCACGCAACATAATTTTTTCGTTTGCAGGTTCGGTCTTTTTTTGTAACTCAAGAAGTAACGCGGTTATGTCAGCATGCAAGCCAGTGGCCTCGGCCATTGATAATGTTACAGCACGATTATTTGATGCCTGGGCAGCTTTGATTTTGTTTAGAAAATGGTTGACATATATCATTCTGATTCCTTGTACGGGCCCGTCCATGGGTAACGCTGAAGCAAAATTAGCTTTGGACAGAGCATCCATTCGTAGTCGGCGCCTTGTTTTACACGATACCAGCCGGCTGCGAATTGTGATTTTGACTTTGCTTCTTTGGTGTAGAGCGGAATCCGGCGCTGAATATCGTATACTGGATTGTGAACCTCCCCAACGGTTGGGTACCCTTGGAGTGTGTCAAACGTTTGCTCAGGCGCTGGCAAGGGAGTACGGTCAATTTGTAGGGACAACCTTTGCTCAGCTAACGACAATGACTTAAACGTAGTAGCTCGATGGTTTACCGAAACACGAACCCCGCTGGCTTGTTTTTGAATCTCGCCAACTTTAACTTCGCCGTCTTTGAGAATCCAGTATTGTCCATTTACCACTGGTTTAGCTACGATCATTTTAGGACTCCGTCGTAAGCCTTGTTTAGCCATACAGCAAAACTCGCTGGGTTATCACTTAGCTTATTGAGCTCAAATTTTCCGCAAAACTTGAGAAAATGTAACCCAACCGTTCCGGCCACTGCTGATTTTTTTAGCTGCGTATCAATGGACGCGTCAACTGCCGCTTTGATGCGCTCGGGCTGCGCAGTAAGGTCGATTAACATAACATTGCGAGCGTAATCGTCCATGACTCGGTGGTCTTCTCCGTTGTGGTCTACCCATTTTTGTAACATTAGGTTATTCCACGCGTATCCTTTCTTATCTCGATCTTCAAAGGCTTCGAGCAGCCCAACTTTGTTTTTAGTTCCTTTAACTCGAACTCCCGGGAACGCTGAAAAAACATTGTCGGAAGTGTCGCCGCGCATACACTTCTCAAACAACAACCACTGTGGATTGCCGAGCGTTTTGTGTTCTTTGGTTTTTCGGTCTATTACTGGCTTGCCACCACTGGTGAAAATACCGCCGATAGTAATTAACTCGTCAGTTACCCCGTTAAAGATCGAGACTCGAGTGTTAACCAGTTGGTAGTAGTCGGTGTCTGAGGACACAATTACAATTTCATCGTTTGGGTGTAGCGCTACGAACCGGGCAATCAAATCGTCGGCTTCGGCTTCTGGGTTGTGGAGGACCGACACATTGGTTTTTTCTCCCAAAAAAGCAATCATCGCCGAGTACGCTTCCATTAGCATACGACCTTCTTCAACTTCTTTTTCGGTTTGTGCGGCCCGTGCTGCTTCGCGATTTTTCTTGTACGGGGGATATACCTGTTTGCGCCAACTTTTTCCTTCGGTAGCAAAAATAACATGATCTGCGCCAAGCTTTTGCACCACCGAGTTTACAGACGACAGTGTGACGTGAAGCGCTAACCCCATTTTTGCCCAAGTATCACTTGCCCGGTGGGCGGTATGAATACAGCGGAAAAATGTATTCAGGCTGTCAACTAAGATGTATTTCATAGGTTAAAAAATTCTTTATGAGTGGTTATGATATATTGTAGCATAGATTTTGCTATTAATCTATGCCCTTCGTCGTCAACAAACTGAGGATCGTTAACCGCTTCAGTGTTTGCTGCAATAACATTCAACGCTGGGATCCCGATTGCGTGCGTTTTAGACACTACCAGTGACGGGTGATTGGTCAAACGTTTGACTACCCCAGAAGTTCCCGGTGGTTGAAAGGTTTCGGCTATAACAAATGCGTCTGGATACTTTGCTAACAACTGATTAATTTCACTTATTACCATAGTATCCGCAATTACCGGGCGACCATATATAAAAGGTTCTTTGAGAATATTTGCTACTTGTGCAGCAGCCGAGAACTTTAAATTCTCAGGGTGCGGAAGATTGTTATTGTATTGGTATCGCGGATCTTCATGTGCGTAACAATACGGAACCCGAGAGTATGCTCCGCAAAGGTACATAGACCCAACAATCACAATCACGATACTTCGCTCCGTCCGTTGCCTAAATTTTGTGTGCGCACTCGCCGCGCTGGACTTTCTTGAGCTTCGGTTTGCTCCCACAATTCCATTGCTATGCCTTGACATACTTGCGTAAACCACTGGTCTACAATGTCTGCGTCAGTTTTGCCAGAGTAGCCTTGTTTAATCAAACGAGCAACAAAAATATCATTCCAGTCTAACTCAAACGACCCCACTGCTGCAGTAGCAGGATCTATATCGACTCGAATAACATTCACATAAGGTTCTCCGCTAGCAGTAGCCAGCTCTTTTTCAGTCTGAGTTGCTTGAATCTTTTCTGCAACAGTTTTCTTTTTTGTAAATTTACTTCGAATCCACGCAAACATTTCTACCACTCCATCTAAAATCGTTATCATTCTGCTTCTTGAAAAAAATTCATCAGTGACAGGTAAGTGAACTCTTCCTCGGTGACTACTGCTAGTTGCTGGCGCATCTTCTGCATTCCAAGGTTAACCCTGTACTCGTGAAACCCTACAACCGCAGACTTGAACCAGATCAGTTGGTTCGAAAGCGTACTGCGACGCGGCCATAGAGCGAAACGCTTGCGCCACTGCATTCTGGGCCCAAACGTCTGAATAACGTACTGGTTATAAGTATCGTGACCTTGGGCAAATGGGATTGACATTTTATGTATTCCAGGTGTTTCCAAAGAGCAGATTTATGCTTTTACGCACATTACCCCCATTTAACTATTAAGTTATACCCTGCATTCGTTATTTTACGTTCCCAAGCCTTAGTTGATTCATACAGCTCTTTCATCTTTAGTCCTGTTATTGGGTGCGTTTCTTCTGGGTCATATGTTTCGGGGCATCCGTGCCAAAACCGGCCATGAAATAAGTAAACTGTGTTTGTTGCTGGATCGTAGCCATCGACATTATAGTTTTCAACATCCTTAAGGCGGAACTGCCTGGCAGGAACGTTAAGCGCGTCCAGCCATGCTGTTTCGGGTTTACTAACTGACTTTATACTCTTGCCTCCTAATATGCCTTTGTTATGCATTTCTTTTGTGTGAGCCGACTGCACTAGTCTTTTACAAACAGGACACCCAAACCTTTTATTTAAATGCGAGCCAACATGTTGGCTAAACCAGGTGTCGTGCGCAACGCAGCGAAGATTTACCTTGTGCCCGTGCGTTGCTGCATCGGCCCTCGAAACACATTGTGAATAATCTATTGAACCTTCGGGCCATAACCTTTTAGATTTCTCAATAAACTCCGCTGTAGCTTGCTCAACACTTTTTACTTTTGACTCCCAGTACCCAGTTTTACAGCAGTGCTTTCTGCCTTTAGTTAGTTGCCAACCCATTACTTCTGACTCAGTGTGCTGGCACCGAATTTTATATTTGGCATCGACGGTTGTATATTGAAACGGCTCAATGAGTTCGATGTTGACATTATTTTGATAAACTAACCGAGTAAACGTGTCTTTATTAAACTTATGTGGGGGATTTGTCATATTGTTGCCTAATAGTTTTATTTAGTCTATTAGGCAACGGTTGGGTTGTTAAGACCCCCACTGGTTCCCCCAGAGGTCGATGTGAAGTCTTGGGGAATAGTACCAGCCTTCGCTCATAGCAGCGTGCGCTACGTTGAACCGATTCTCTCCATAGACCTCAGCAACTCCGCCTACTGGCATTAGGTAGACTGGCCCTTCAAATCCTGCAGCTCGGTACTCAACAGTGGCTCGCCGTGCTTCGTCAAAGTCGTCTTGTGTTGCTACCACAAACTTGAGGTAAACGAAGCCAATGTCGGCATATCCGGAAATAATTTCGGGACGAATCGCTTCGCTCCACTTTTCGCCGCTAGCGGATAGCTTTGGGCTCACTGAGAAGGTCACTTCGCGATTGCTTTGCCCTTGCCAGCATTCGAGGTAGGTTGCTAGTGCGTCGCTAAGCTCTTGAGTGCCGTTGGTTTCGAAGGTGAGATTCCGCAGCGACCGCATCGGCGCCTGGTCAAGTAGCCCGCCGTATGCACGTTGCCAGCCAAGCAGAGGCTCGCCACCGGTGATAACTAAGTGAGTATCGTTGCCATTTGCTGTTACCCACTGGTGCCCCGGAACAAGAGACGCTAATTCGCGCGCTAAATCGTCTACAGCATATGTAGGACTAAGGTGCTTGAACTTTGGATGCCAACTTGCGTAGGAATCACAGCCCGTTTTAACTAGCGGTAAATCTTCAAGCTTGCTATATAGCTGAACGTTCTTAGCTACTGCGTCGGCTTCAGTGCTGCGTTCACCGCGCCCAAGACCAAACCCAGCGCAGGTAAAATTGCAACCAAACGTCCGCAAAAACACACTAGGCACACCCACAAAGCGACCTTCGCCTTGAAGTGAGTAGAACTTTTCAGAAACTTTAATCTTTTCCACTGTTATAGCCCTTCATACAGGTCTTCGTTCCACTCTCGGTGACCACTGCGATGAGCTTCGTTAGACTGCGTCTCCCTAACCGAAACGCGATAACACCACAAGCGTTCAGCTTCGCCTTGCCCTAAGCAGTCAGGAATAAAAACACCATTTACAAACTTGTAAATTTGATCTGCCAGTCCTTCGCACCCAACCTTTGGCAGCACAGTTAGCTTAGCAATTCCACGCTTTTCGGCTTCTTTGAACCAATCAATATGGGGGTCGTCGGCACTGACTAGCAATGTGTGATCAAACTGATCTTCGAGTACCTGCTTCAACTCGCGCAACCCGCCGTAATCTACAATCCAATTTCGAACATCCAAGTGATTAGAGCCAAAATAAAGCTTGATACTAAACGAGTATCCATGGATTTTATTGCAACCAGGCCGACCATCTGGCTTGTCGTCGGCACGCCATTGCCGGTATGCACATGGGAACGCGTCAATGTACTCTTTAGTCGAGGTGTAACGATACGTTACTGCTGGAAATTTCATTATTCATTGCCTTTAATGTAGTTACCTTTGCCCGGAATAACATTCCGAACGCCGCCTGTTGGGTCCGCAACGTCACCTTCGTACCGCGGAATTAAGTGAATATGCGGCCAGGCCACTGTTTGCCCTGCGGCCGTTCCGTAGTTCATACCAATGTTGAATCCGGCCCACTCGCCTATATCGACGCGGTGCCGGCCATATCGAAACGCCTCGTTGAACGCTTCGCCTAAGATTAGCGTGGTGTTATAGCGCGGAACAAAAAGCAGATGTCCTGGACTCACAGGACTCCGGTCGCGATGAATGCGAACATGAAAATCTTCAGCAACAAGAGAATCTGTGCCCCATGGGACGTCGGAGATAGCAGCGGGCAGCTCGGGGTTGATGGTAGTCGAATATTGGTCGTCCATGATTAACCTATAGTGTAAGTGTTACGCACAGTATAACTACCGGTGCGTAACACTGTCAATGATTTAGGTTAACGTGTGTTGACCTGAACCAGACGCATGAACTCAGCCCGCACAGCAGGATCGGTCTTGAAGACCCCACCGAGTTTGGACGTTACGGTGTTGGCCGAAGTGTCTTCAACGCCACGTTGTGATACGCACATATGGTCAGCATCAATGACTACGGCGATGTTGTCAGTTTCGAGGATGAACTGAAGGGCGTGAAATACTTGCTCGGTGAGCCGCTCTTGGATCTGTGGTCGACGCGAGAAATAATCTACTACACGCGGCATCTTGGACAGACCTAGTACCTTGGTGTTGGGTATATAGGCTACATACGCTTGCCCAACAATAGGCAGGAAGTGATGCTCGCAGTTGCTTTTGACTGTGATAGAGCGCTCAATGACCATCTCGTCGTATCCCATTTTGTTTTCAACTGTGGTGCATTTTGGGAACGATTCAATTTCGAGCCCGTACATGGTTTCCCCCACTAGCATTTTTGCTACCCGCTTAGGAGTTTCTTCAAGAGAATCATCGGAAAGGTCAAGACCAAGAGCTTCCATAATGTCAGCAAACTTAGATTGGATATATTCAATCTGCGTTTTTCGGTCCGGGATGTCGTTTCCGCCGGCAAATTTTGGTGTAGTGCCTACACCGGGAGTTTCTACTCCCATGCGAACTAAGTGTTCGTGAACTCGTTGTCCGAGCGCGGCGTCAGTTTTGGTACGGTTAAGAGACATGTTGTGGTATCCTCCATAAAATATGTCTCGCCATGTCTAATGCAGTGTGTCTACTGCGACATGGCGTGTGCATGCGAGATACAAAAGTATTTAGTCATTATACAAGACTATGTTAAATCTAGGGGTAGAATTAGAGCAACTGCAGAACCGAGTGCTGCGCACTACGGGCTTCTATCACTCGCTCACACTCGTTTGTCACTCGTGTTCGACTCGTTCTGAAGCAACATTTTTGATTTAACTTTTGATGATTCCAGGCAGATTGGCCGTAATTTGCCCAGAGCGGGCAAATTTACAAAGGAACTCCAGTGAGTCGTACTTTGGCTGAAAAAACGATGTACCACCCTATACAAGCAGCAGCGCGGAAGCGGTTGACCGGTACTCCCTACGTTCTATTTGACTATCAACGGATGCTTGATATTCACCTTCAGCCAGCAAATACCAAACCGCGGGTTGTTTCTTTTTCACAGTTGCCCGCATCATTTAAAGCGATATCGTCCGCTTCTAACGGCTATCGAAAGAGAATCAACTCGTTCCGATAACAGTAGCACCTAAGTTCCGCTGGCTACGAGCACTACCTCGGCTAGCTCAATAGGGGTATGCGAGCGCATACCAGACAAGGCCAATTGTATGGGCATTTATTAGGGTGGTTAGCTCTTCCACCGTAGCATGAACATCATTTTATCTGCGTCATGCTTGAACAGCAGCCACGACGACGATGATTCTCGATGCTGTGTCCAGTTACCGACGCGCCAGCGGCATTTTGGATTGTGACCGCTGGCGCCAAATGTAGCTTCGCACCACTCAATCACATTCTGCCGATGTTTGAGGGGCCCGTGAATCCAAACCCCTCCGTAACACCGTTCAATTCGCATATGTGTGTCTACTTTACTATATATGATGGGTGCGTTCATTGCGTATATTTTAATACTTCGCAGCCGAGACTTTGCTGCGATAGTCTTTACCTGAGCGGTTCCACTGCTCGCCCTTGCCTTCCATGATGTCGATACAGCGGTCGATTGTGCCGTCGGTCCAACGCGAAATCTTGCCCATGTTAGGATGCGCATCCTGTAGCAACAGGGCGAGCTTGTTAATCGCGTCAGTTTCGGACCACGGAATATACATGCGCTCGTGGTCATTCGCAAAGATCTCAGGGAAAGAGCGATACGCAGGATACAGCACATTACATCCCAGAGCGTCTGCTTCGCTCACAGTATTACTCGTCCAATCCTGGAGGGCGGAATTTACAAGCACGCGCGACGTGTTGAGCATGCGGTAGTATTCGTTCTTTGGAAGATTTTCGTAAATCTTGAAATTGGCCTCGCCACTGGCTGCGAATGCCCGAGTCTGTTCGACCATGCCTGGAATGTTAGAGCGTAGCGGCCCACCTTGAAGCAGCGCAAACTCTACCGTGGGGTTGATCTTGTAATACTGACGTGCGAGGCTCATGTAAAACTCGGGCTGCTTCTCTTGGTCCCAACGTGCAGAAAAAACCGCGCGTTGGTCTCGTTGCGCCCACGGGGTGATTGTGTTGCTGACCCGCTCGCGAACCTCTGCGGAGTTAAACGCAAGGCCGCTGATGTTGTAGATCGGCGCAGTCCAGCCGGCCACCTTGGCATGTGCGACCATTTCTTCGTTGCTGGCCAGGACCGTAGCAAACTCGCCGACCATGCGCTCATAGTAGGCCATCCACTTGCTCATGTCCCATACGTGGACAAAATCGTCAGGGTCGATGGTCTGCGCCAAGCAGCGCACAAACACACGCGGGCGATCCTGCTCGGGAATCTGATTCAGAACATAGGGCAGCGATTCGATGCCTGGCGTGAACATGTCTTCAAAAAAGATGACATCCTTGCCAGTGACCTCACCATTTCGCATTCGTTGGATGAGATTGGCCATTTGCGTGAGCGAGTAGTAGCCGCGACCGTGCGCGTCGAGCACTTGCCCAACTTGGATAGCTTTGGTGTTGTCAAGTTCTTGTCCAGTGACAATCACGTAATCAACTCCGCGCCGCTTATAGATACGTTCAGTCCAGTCGGTGAGTTGGTAAGTGTAGCGGGCTTGGTATGACTCAAGCCCCATATGGAAGATTTTACGCATATTAATAAGTTTCCAAGTTTAAGTGTGAAAGGGAAAGCAGCGAAGCAATCTTAGGGTCATTGTACTGGAGGTAAATTATGCCGCGACCTTTTGAACTTACATGCCACGAATACACATTCGAGGGATCGCTATCGCGCTTCTTATTCAAGTAATGTTCATACCCGCTTTTCTTCAAGAAAGCGGACATATGGACAGCAGCCTCGTAACCCCCGATAAATTTAGTTTGGTATTTAAGAGAGCTCATGAATACAGTATAGCACAAAAGGGGCGCAAGGCCCCTTTTTGTTTTACCAGTTACAGCAGAATTGGTTATTCCGACTCGATTGTGAGGCCGAAGCGCCGAGCATCCTCAGCCCACATATCCTTGGCCCGCTTACCAGCTTGGAACTTGGTGTATTGCTGGTAGGCATAAGCCTTGCTGTTGTATAGATCGGCCTCATTAAACTTATAGCCGTAGGCGCGGCAGAAGTTGAGATAAGCCTCGAGGTCGTTGAGGACTTCGGCTGCCTTGGCATTGGGTTTAATAGTGATTTTAGCCATTTTAGTTACTTTCCTTAGTGATTGAAAGAGAGTTAGGTACGATGATGAAATTGTTTTTGGGGTATTGCGCAAGCAGCTGATGTTGGAGTCGCTCAGCGTCTTTGCTGTTAAATGTTGCTGGAATACGAACAACCAGCGTGTCAGTCTCGTTTACTGTGCCAAGATTCTCTACTTCATACTTGTGAGTTCCTGTAGTAGTGGGTTGGTGTTCAACAATACCGTCGGATTCGCCATCTTCAGATACAGTTACTTCATAGTACCGTTTGGCTCCATACGAAGGGATTAGATGCTTCTCGAGAATGTCGGTTGCGATCATTTCGCAAGATTTGTGGTTTTGATTGCCCGACTTAATAAACGCTTCGAGCGCCCATTTAACAAGGAAAAATTCGAGTTCTCGGTCAGTGTGTTCTACGGAGATTTTCGCTTCAACTTTAAACAAGTGTCGATGCGGGTGTTCGAGAAACGCAATGCGAGTGTCAATCTCGTTGGCATCTGGGTAGTAATGAAACCCTTCAAACTGCGTGCGAACTCGAATGAATGTTTTTGTTGCTGTCATGTATGTATTATACCTATGTAAGCGGTCCTTGTCAACTACCGCCGTAGCATTTCCATAGTGACAATTTTACCTAAAGCTTCGGTAAAGTCTTCACTGTCGGGTATGATGTGATGCGAGAACGTAGGTCCTGCCGAAGGGCCCTGTGGGTTGTGGTACTTGGTTTCTTCGGCGTGGTAAACCTCGACAATGTTGCCGCCTTGGGCAGCAATCACTGAGAAGCTAAACTTCCGGCCTTCGAGGCGCCCGTCGCCGTCACGGATAACGCGCACTGGTTCGCTGGCCAAGCAATCATTGAGCCAGTTGCGCAAAAAACGCTTGAGCTTATTCAATTGTAGTATCTCCGGTGTATTCAGTCCACCGAGTCATTGAGTTTTCGGTGGTTAGCGAGGTTAGCATGTGGCACCAAACCCCGGGGTTAGTAGCAGCAAAGTCGTGGTCGTCGAGCTTAATTACGGCGTTATAGCCGAGCTGGTTGATGTAAGGGAGCTTAACCGAGACCATTGGAATGAACTGACGATACTCGGTATAGCCACTCTCGAGTACAGACACGAGATCACGACTGTCGAAGTCCAGCGTCACAAAAAATTCAGGATGCTGCCTTAGAACAGCAAAAATCATGCGGTCCCAAAGCTCATGATCCTTGTTAGCTGAGTAGCTTTGGTTTGCGCCAAAGTAAATGTGCCGACACTGGTTTTGCTTGGCTTGCTGGATAATCTCGCCAACCTCTTGAATACCTACTACAAACAGTGTGCGGTAGCCCAGCGCTGGGCTGCGCTCGACCTCGTTGCCAACAAAAAACTTTACATCGTCGTGCCCTTCACGGTTCATTCCTCATCTACCTCGTGTTCAAGATTGTCAAGTAAGGTTTCATCTAAGCCTTCGTCGTTAACTGGTGGCTCTTCTTCTATTTCAAATAACGCGTTAAATTGTGTGTGAGCATTAACCGCACGTTTGCCGGTAAACCCTCGAGTGCCAACGATGTTAGTCCAAAAACGAGAATAATATTCTATTAGTTCTAAGCTTTTTTTAAGATCTTTTTGGGCAAAAATTTGGTCAACTAGTTGTCCAAACTCTAATTTGGAAAAAGTATCATCCACTAACATTTTAGGGTATTCGCCGAGGTCATACTGCTCGTTAGCACGTTGAACGGCGTTAATGTGCATCCACACGTTATGCCCCATCATTAGCGCGTATGAAAATGAGTCCCACGACGTGCGTCCTTCTTTTCCAAGTTTGTTCAGCGCGCCTGGTGCATAGTAGCACACATCAGAGATTTTAAGGCGTGATGAGACCGGACTGTCCATAAATCGCTTATGGATACTGTCTTGAAGCACAGCATCTCTAAAGCTTCGGCTATCACCTGCATATGCTTTGTTATCGGCAGTTGGCTCCATTCGATACGTCCATTTGCCTTCGTGCGGAGTTTCTGTGTCAACGTAAATCTGCCCGTTAGCAGTAGCAAGGAATGGACTAGCGCAGTCGAAGCTGATGGTCAGGTTGGGGTTATGGTATTTGCGCACAGCACGCTGAATTTCAGTCAGCACTACTGCCCACTCGAGTTTTGACGTGCCCAAAACGTGGATCCAGTCGTGGATTCCTTCCTCAAGCAACCCGTCGTGAATCATAATAACAATGCGACGCAAGATTAGGTGAACATCGCACATATTTTGACCACCAAACGCCCATCCGTTAAAGTGACGATCAGGGTACACCTTTGGGTCGCAATACTTTTTCATCAAGTTGTACCAGTTGTCCGACTCGGCGTGGTTTGACCCTTGCATTACATTAAGGAACTTGGTACCGCCATTTTGCCATCCTTTGCGGTTAGCAATAAAATATTCGTTATTGTATTGTGTAGTGTCAACGGCCTCTTGGTATGTAGAAATCCCAGTCTTGCGAGAAGCTTCTGGGTCGTGAATAATCCAAGTTGGTACATCAAGCGTCATTGCATAGTCAGCAATTCCGTCAAGCCACTTTAGTACGGTTTCGCGGCGCTTGGCGCTCTTTGGGTCAGAAGGGTTTTTCCAGTCGCCTTCCCAAACACCTTTGGCTATTTGGAAGCCTCCGCTGTCGCCCAGAATAATAGTGTTAGGATCTCGATTACGGATCATGTCCTCTTTGGGCGCAAACTTAGTTATGTCTAAGTCAGCGTGCCCAGCAGAGTACAATCCCCAACGATAATGGAACAAGCCCTTTTGATCGTTGAGGAAGTTAAGCTGCTCCATGTCCGGGATGCCAGCAGGCATTCGCGCAGCATCTACATAGTTTTCGTGTCGCTGCCGCCCGATGTATGTTGAGTAGAACGAGCTAATGGCCGGCAAGAAACAAGCCCATTTGCTGCGTCCGTCTGCGCCAGTTTGGCGCTCAGTCATGTTGTGTTGATCTATCATGTATAGTTTAGAGATTAAGCAAGTGGCCTTGAGGCCACTTGCTTATTACTTGGACATAGCAGGCAAAAGGTAAGTGTAAACGCCCACACCCGAGTCGACAGTGATTTCAGTAGCACCTTGGTCTGAGATCTTCATGATTTTGTCACCAGGAAGATCGAGAATGGCCATAACCTGCTTGACGGGCCACGACCAGCTTTGCGATAGTGTGCCTTTTACATTTGCATGGAACACAAAGTTGCCAGCGTGCGTCGAGTGGTCGCCAAAATAAAACTTGAGGTCGTTGCCTTCGACTCGAGCTTGAAACGTAGTTTCGTCGGCGTTAGCTTGTGCTTGGAACTTGAGGCGCTGGATTGCTGCTGCTGCGGGACTAAATTGGATATTCCAAGTAGCGCCACGGAACTTTACAGTCTTGAGCTTTTCGGCTACGATCTCAGAAGTCATAAATCGATATTCGTTCTTGAAGTCGCCGGTTTTGTTTGTAAAGCTCATTCCTGCGGGTTCGCCGTTGTCGTCGCGGGTTTGAATTTTAATAACAGCGTCGGATTTGTATTCTGGAATTCCAAGCAGAATTTTCAGCTTAGACAGATTTGGCATTCCAAACGTGCCTTTGAATTCTGCCACTGGCTTTTTAAATTTGCCTTGCAAGACTACAGTGCGGTCGTCAGCAACACCGAATACTTCGGTGTCTTCGTCGGTGCCAACTACTTTAACAGTGTCGATGCAGCCAAGGTCGTAAGTGTGCTCTACGAGGTCGCGTAGGTTATCTTTCATGTGTTCTCCTAATTAAGTGGGGTGATACTGTATTTTATGCGGATTGACCGGGTCGGTCAATAATTTTGGCTAACTTAGTCAAAGTCAAACAACGACCCAAAGGTGGTAGTAATGTCGGTTTTATTGCGTAGATCCCACCCTAGGACTCCTAGTAGGTTTTCTACTTTTTGAGTCACTACCACGTCTTCCATAGCAAGCTCGTCAAACGGAAGATCTAAAAACCATTGCGGCAGTCTAAGCTCATCTGTCGGGTAGGCTACGGAACTCCAGCCTAGCGGGTTTGGCTTGAGCTTACATACTACAGCTTTTTGCCCGTCGACAATCTTCATGCTGTAGTTATCGCCGCTCATTTCTCGCAGATTATTCCAATTTAAAGCAGCACGCACGTGGCCGGGCATATTCGCCTTGCCCCGGGTTTTTTCTAATAACCCATATTTAGTAAGATTGTTGACGCGCTTCGGCGATCCTTTTTCCCAAGCCTTTTTCTTAGTAAATTCACGCTTAAACGCAAGAACGTCCTCGATGATCTCTTCCTTCTGAGCACCATGGAGCACCTTGTCAAGCAAGCCCCACAGGAACTGCTGTACCACCTTAGGCGTATCAGCACGCTTGAGGTCGAGACCCATTGCTTTTACCTCGCCGACCTTCCCGTCCTTATCCTTGCGCTTACCGTCCTTGTCATAGTAGAGCAGGGCGTACCGTTTCTTTGTAATGAAAAGCCCTTTGGTCGCCACAATCTCTCGCCCAGCTCGGATGATACTGCCTTTGTCCTCAGGACAGTGGAACGCCTCACGCATAAACCGCGGAAAATCTTCATTCACGCTATCCGCAATCGAATCGTATAGCGCAACGGCAATTTCCTTGTTCCACTCCATTCGACCAGCCTCAACATCGTCCTTGATCACTGGCCATGCAGAGAAATAACTTGAGTCTGTATCGTTGTAGATCGCAGCAATTCCGGTGTGATCTCTAACACCAGCAATACACTCGTTAATTGTTTCGGTCATAGATTTGGTAATCGATCGACCGGTAAGTGTGGTGGACTGGCCGATGCGTTTATCGAAAAAGCGACAGCCAGGGTTCAAAATAGCGCCGTACAACGAGTTTAGGTTAATTTTCTTTACTAATTGGCGCTTGTCCCAATATTCAATAGCCTCGCTGCTTTCGTGCTTAGACAACGGTATTATCTTACCGTCTTTGATACCAAGTTCGTTGTCGTGCAAAAACTGAACTAGTTCGGCTTCGGTGCCCGACTCGAGGATAATATCAAACAGCTTCCAATCTAAATTGCGCAGAGTTTTGCCAGTGACTGTTTTGGCCTCAAGGGTTATGTTGACAAATCTCTTAGGAACTGGGATCCCAGCGTCAAGCTCAATAAACTGCTTGAGCGTTTGTTGCATAGCCTTGCGCTCAGCATACCACCGCTCAAGTAGCCCAGGAATAACCCCAGCTCGTGACAACGTGAAGATAGTTCCATTGGCAGACAACACTAAATCCGAGTGCGAGTTAAACACTAGTTCCCAAATCTGTGCGCCGGTCATTTCAAGAGTTTCAGCCCCTTCCCAGTCGACTAACATTACTTCGCTACGATCTTTATTCATTACTAGATCGTACTCGATGGTAGCAAACATTCCTTCCCATGCAGCAGCAAACGAATCGCCTTTTGACCCGTCGTCGTTGTCGGCCATTTTGCTGGCAATATATGCATCGGTGCGGTCGGGTCGAATCTGTCCTACAATAGTTTCCGGCGCCATGTTTAGCGCGCGGATAACAGATGGGTATAGTGAGTTGATGTCAACTGACCCGATCCAATCGTGCAGGCCTTTTTTGGGATATGCTACATACGCACCAGCAGCGGCGTCAGGCGGGGCGTTGGGGTCGCGCCAAGTTCGATTTTGTACTACTAGACCTTGCTCGTGTGCTTCGTTAATAATTGCTTGCTCAGTCACTGCTACTGCGCCCATTGTGGTTTGTAGTAATACAGTGTTTTCGTGAGCAATCTTGTTAGCAAGGTCGAGGAACTTTAGCTTTTCGTCAAGCTTAGCCAACAGCGCCACGTCTTGGCGGTTATACTCAATGAACGTTTTCCAATCGTTGTTGTACAGCTGATCTAGCGTTCCTTCGTACGGAGTTTTGCGTTCGTTGAGCTCATACTCACCGATTGCGTCGAGGCTGTAAGAGTGCCGTTCTTCGTAGGTATATTTGCGGTATAGCTGCATATAGTCCATATGCACTCGGCCTACTGTGTCGTAGGTAATCGACTCAGCGCCGTAGCGCTCAAACGTGCGCTTTTTAGGTAGCTGCCCCCACAAACAAAACTTTCGTGTGTCGTCTTTAGATAACACCCGTGTCACACGATTAACTGTATACGGGATATCATAGCCTTCGGAGTTCCACCCCGACAGCACGTCTGCGTCGTCGATGATGCCTAAAAATGTCGACAACAGCTCTGCTTCGTCGGTGAAGACATAGGTATTATCAAACTGGCTGGCAATGCGTTCGGCTTCCTCGAGGCTCATACCCTTTGGTGGCATTACGAACGTAATGAGTTGCTTAACCCAATCGAGGTAAACAGTGATTGCAGTGACCGGGTTAAACGGATCGTCGGTTGGTGCAAAACCTTGGATTGGGTCAAACCCGGTCTCGATGTCAAAAAACGCTGTGTGCAGCTTAGGCGACTCGGCACCTTTATAGTAAGTTTCTAAGCAGCGAAAAACGGGATTGAAGTCGCTTTCGAACAATCGCTGCCCGCTACGGGCCTTGACTTCGCGCTGAAATTCCTTGTTAGACCGAGTAGCAAACCGCGAACACGGAGAGCCAAAAATTGTTTTGTGTTTGCCGCGCATGTCTTCGTAATAAAAGATGTGCTCAGCAGGGTAATCGATATATTTCCGAACACCATTTACGCGTTCGGAAATATATATTCGATCGTTATCTTTACTGTAGATACCGTCTACATACATAGGTTAAAGCGTCTTGCCAACAGTAACGAGAATTTGCTCAACAAGCTCGTTGTCTTCTTGTGTTTGGGTAAATGTAGCCTTGTGGGCAATTTTAATAGCCTTTCGAAGCAAGGCAGGCTTGATATCCATCTCTTCGGCCACTGCTTTGATGGTGTCAGAAAGACCGCCGTTGAGCGTTTCGACTTCCATCATAATAGACAAGGCTTCGTTGACGATTTGTGTTAATTTCGCGCGTTCCTCTGCCGAGAACATTCTTGAATTTGCCATTTACTAATCCTTTTTTGATTTACGGTTTTTTGCTGATTCAGAGCATTTTTTTCTATACTCGGGGTCAGCAGCTCTTCTTGCTGCTGCCTCTTTCATTTTTAGTTTTGTTTCTTCGGACTTCGGCCGACCCTTCATGCTATTTGATATCCTCGCCCGGATCTCTGGGTCTTGCCCTCGTATTGTAGCAGCAGCAGACATATTTTGTCTAGCCTCTGCGGATAAGGTCATTCCTTTTGTTGGCGAAGGTCGCCCCTTCCGCATCTCGCTCAATTTTTTGCGAGTCTCATCGGTTACTTTAGGTTCGCTTTTCCTGGCCTTGCGCGCAGCAGACATTTTTTGTCTTGTCTCGGCAGTCACCGTGCGAGCACGTAGCCAGTTAGATATTGCTTCTCGTTGCTCGTCAGTTAAATTTCGTTTTTTGCCCTTTTTAGCAACAGACCACTTTTGTTTTGTTTCTGGCGAATGTGTGACTCCTGCGGCGCCCTCGCCGCCAGTTGACAGGTTTGCTAATACTCCAGTGTTGTCGCACAACCGGCCGTACTGCTCAATGAGTCTTGTTTCTATGTCCCACGCAGTTTGTTCGAGAAGATTAGCATGGATTATTTCTACAACTAGGCCGTGCTTGTCTACAATCTTTTGCCATAGGTTGTTTCTACCTGACCGGTCAAATGCGCGGTTTCCTTTGCCCTTTCCAACATAAAAGATGTTGCCATCGCTTAACCGTTTGTGTACGTAAACATAAAAAGTATTCATTAGCGCCTCCGCTAATATTTATACTAATTAGGTATGTTTCGCCTTTTCTTCGGCGCTAAACATACGGGAATTAGACATATAAATTTCTCCTGGTATAACCACAACTATACATAGTTGATGACTATACTGCAATAGGGTTTGGTAAATGATAAGGGGTAAAAAGGCGAAGCCCTTATTTGTAGCAAAAGGGTAGCGAATCCTTTACTACCGGCCGAGGCGCGCCGCATCCACCGCAACTTAACGGTCCTAGGTGAATTCTTTGTTACTGTTACTTATGACCTAAAATGCGGAATTTATTTTTTTCTGTTGCCGCTGCGGGCCCGTAAATTACACGCAAAGGCCCTACTGTATAAGCCTGCTGATCTAACGGCTCGAGTCGAACAGTGTAGGAGCCAGGCGGCGCCAATACCTGTAAGATTTCTTCGTAGCATTCCAGCGGCCCGGCATAGTAAGTGCGCTCAGTAAAAAGCTCGTCGTTAACATACACTCGGTATCGAGGTTCAAACCCTTCTACCTGTGTTGAAACAGTAAAACACACTTTAACAAACTGCTTAGTCTTAATAGCATCGTTATTAAAAGTAGTCTACAGTTTTGGCGAGCTGAGGATAGTTTTTGGCTTTCGCGTTATAACGTAGTTATTCCCGCTGCGACCACCTGACCACTCACGCCCTTTTTCGCCAACATAACGCCATCCAGGCAGGTATCGGCTGGCGTTGGCAGCAAACCGCCGGTACAGCGCAACTCGCGATGGCTCAGCAAACGTCGCGTCAAAGGCAATGGTATCAATCTCGGGCTCACGGGCAATCGCATCCTTGACACAATGAATCACCGTAGAGAAAACGCGCAGTGATTCGGTACCGGCGCCGCCAGTGACATGGTCGGCCCACTCAGCGCCTTGCCGTAACGCAAACTGAACAGACACTTGTCCTGGCGGACCATCCCATAAAATCTGCACCTTATATTCGTCGCCGGTCCGGGTTTCAAAAAAGTAATGCAGCCCATAATGATCGGTATTCTGCATTAGTATTTCATAGTGCGAGTCGGCTAACTCAAGCAGTAGTTCAGCGGCCCTCATTGTTGTCTTCCTTTGTCCATAAAAACGATACTGATCGGCCTGGGCGCTCAGAAAACTGCCACTGGACCGGCATCGCCTGTAGTATTTGCCCTATCTTGGGCGCAGCGCGTTGGTACAGCGACACACGGGATGGCTCGTCGCTGTCGGCTGTAAACCGAACAAACCTCACATCCTCGGGCGCTGCTAACTGGGGTAGATGATTCCGCACAATCTTCATCACTGTTGCCAAAATGCGGAACTGGTCGCTAGTGCCGGTCAACGCGTATTCGCCGTCGAGCGCAAACTCAATGTTAAGACCGTCTTGGTAAGCAAATCCGGTGTTGTCACTATTGAGCATCGTGTCAGGCAATATTGTTACATACAACTCTTTACCAGTTGGCAGCGCTACACTGTACTCGCCCAGAAACGGCTCAACATACGGATAACTGGCATTGCCAAGCTCATTTATGATTTCTTTTGCTCTCATTGGGCGTGGCCTTTTGTAACGCCTTCTTCTTGGCCTCTAAATACTCCAGGTACTCTGCTACCTTTCTTTTGTGCGTCTTCTGAGATAATAACATTTTGAATGCCACTTTTTAAAAGATCTCGGCGAATACATTCAGCGAGATTGATACCTCTGCTTGCTACTACAGTGGCTTTCTGTTTATTAATGTTTACTATCGCGTGACCAACCTGGGACGAGCCATGCAGAGCTACATAGTACACTCTTTGATCGGCTCCTGCAAGCGATTCGATAACAAATGTTGGGTTGGAGGTTTGGAAATCTTGCTTGCGCATCACAGTCTTGGCCACAATTGTGCGGGCGTCGTCCTCAGTCTCAGGTGGGATGATAGCAACAGGCACGTTGATCTTGGTGGCCAAGTCCTTTAGCACCACTTCGATGTTCGGCGCCAGCTCCACAATGCTGCGCCCATGCTGTTTGAGCACCTTGCGGAACAGCCGCGTCAGCTCGCCAGGAGTAATAGGCTTTCGGTTCCGCAAGTCATTGGCTCGATCCAAGAAGTGGCGACTGAACTCAAAGTCAAGCCCAAATGGCGCAAACAAGTCAATCAAGTAATACCGCAAGTGAGTCAGGTCCGTTGCGGTTATATTTTCGTTTAAAAACTCGGATGCTCTCATTTTTTATGTAATTTAATTGTCAATGATGGGTCATTAGCAGACAGTGTCGGCCCAATGCCATTACCTGCAACTAATACTTCGTGTTCGTCGCTATAGCGATCGTTGAGTGGTAAGCGAAACTCTTGATTTAACGCGTACAAATTGCATACGATCTGATTCGCTGGCATTTGTTTTTCTATTATAATTCCAGTCGCCTTTGTTCTCGACGCAAACACCTCGGCTACGCTTGGGAGTGTGGTCCATGAGCTAACAGTAGTTGCTAATAAGTTAATACTGGCGCCTGACTGCAATTGCTGTATAGAGTTATTGTCTAACACCATACCGCGGTATAATATAGGCGGTGCTGATTTAAATTGTTTGCTTATGCGCGGGCTTAATTGAGCAAACTCTTCAGCAAGGCCCTGCCTTTTTTCTTTAGCTGCTCGGTCCCAAAGCATATAAAGATAAGCAGCATGAATGTCGTGTATAGTAACATCAGTCTTGGGTGTTTTTTGTATAGCCTGCAGTTCGTCAGGAGTCATAATATAAAAAAACCCAATTCGATTCCAAAAATCAAATGGCACCCACAGTATTATTCTACCCCGGTGTTCTACATAGGCCATGAGTTCACCGGCACTGTGCCGGTAATCAAGCACTGTAGTGGCATCAAGCGTAAAGATCTGCCATGGCATGCTAAATAGGTTGGCAGGACGTCGCGATTTTACAGCTTCAGTGATGTCGTTAATTCTCATAATGTTTCAGTTTCCTCTACTGCGGCCTTACTTACGTCAATCAACACTTCGCCTTCGCCGAACAGTCCGCCGAAAATGGTAGTGTCAAATAAAATACTCGCAGGCCCAACAGTGTAAGTAATAATCACAGCGTCCTCAACCCGCCGTAAGTTACGGTCTTCTAAATGGCCGCGCTGTAGCGCAAAGTTCTCAGCCACTGAGTGGCTGGTGCTTGTTGCTACATACCGCGATTCGCGATCTTGGCGCAGTATCTTTGTGATGCTTGGCTCGCCACCTACACCTCGATATACGCGAGTAACGCCTTGCTTGGCTTTTTCGTTAAGCTCAGCAATTTCAGGAAACTCTTGAATGCCAGCAACAATCTTTGGAATTAATTCTTTGTTATTGTTGTGTAAGTAGTTGGTTATGTCAGTAACCAACTCTCGATACTTTGATCCGTCGAACGCCAGGTCGAAGTATTTTTTTGCTTCCTTGCCGGTAATCGAAACAGGCTCCTGGTTATTTCTTAGCTTTAGCATATAGTAGCCAAGGTACTGAAAGTCGCCTTGCTTATCGGGAGGCAACGGCAAATACGAGTAGCGGTATTCATTTAGATCTAAATTCATTACGGCTTCGATTTGCTCACGTTCAAACATTTCCAAGAAAGACGCAGAGATGAAGAATAGCGGGTTTTCGATGTAGTATGGGTTGAACTTGCCTTGCAGTGGTTCTGCTGTGGCTCGCCGGTGCTGCGCTACTAACGCTGATACTGGGCGTGCAGCTTGTAATATGGCCGAGATGTTCTTAGTGTTCCAAGCGGCCATAACTGCTGCGAGCGGTGCCGAAATGTTTTGCTTCTTTAGCTGTCGCTGGCTTTGGTATTTTTCAATGTAGGCGCGGTTAATAGCTTCAATCTGCGCAAATATTGGCCGAACAAACGGCACTGATTGATACTGCTTTAGCTTGGCCTTTAATGACTTAAATTCTTCAAGCGAACGTAGTTGCCCGCGCTTGTCGCTGCGATACTCACTGTGGTAATGATCAAACACAATGCGGAGCACCGTCTGGAACAGCTTTAACGTCCGCACCACATCGCGCGGCACTTCAACCGGCGTCTTGACCAGCTCGGCCGCTTCAAACAGTGCTATCTTGGCCATTTTGGTCTACGAGTTGTTGGGCAAAGGCGATTAGCTGCTGTTGTGCTTCAGCAAGAGCTAGGTGCGCAGTGTCGTGGTAGGCAAGGGTGAGCTGGTGAAGCTGCTTGGTCATTTGTTCGTCGACCTGAGCTTGGTACTGCCTGAATTTTTCGACCGTGCCAGGCGCCCATTTCTCGGCGGTATATAGTTGCCACTCAAGCTGGCTATCACTGCGAACAATAATATTGTCGATGTTCTGTGATAATCGTGCCGAGTCCAAGGTCACTGTAACATTAACGTTAACCGGTCTGCCATCTGTGGACCCTTCGGTAAAAATTTCTCTTGCTTTCATGTCTTAGCTCTGTTATTATCGGCGCCAAACAAACGCTTGCTGTCCGTCTACAAGGTCAGTAGAAAACGTCCATTCGGGATCTTCGGCTCGTAGCGCCTGGGTTACAACCGGAACTAGCCGCCGCGTGTAGTATTTAACTCTCGAGCGTTCGTTGGCGGCAGCAGTGAAGTAGACGGTAGTGATAGGCTTACGGTTAGGGGTTCGTTGCTCCGAAGCAGAGCCAAGGTGCCGAGTGATCATGTCAATCACCGTAGCCATAATCTTGAACTGATCGCCGCCGCCGGTCATTTCGGTCTCGTCATCGACCCCGAAGATAATCTCCAGCTCGGTACCGGTCCGCCAAAACGCTAGATCTAAAACACGGCCATCCCGTAATGTGGCAACTAGCTTATTGCCTACTTGGGTATAAGGGTAGATAGCGTCTCCTAGCTCAAGCAGTATTTCGTTAGCTCTCATAATGTAAAAAATGGGCCTTGAATAGCAGCATTGCTGCCTTGTGGCACTAGCTGGGCGTTTAGTGCCTGCATAACTTCTGGGGTCATGTGGCGGTTTCGCCACTCTGAGTGCTTGCTCATTAGGAATAAATGAACCTCAACTGGCTCGTCGCCTTCGCTGCGGTAAATGGCGAGCATGCGATGCCGCCCGTCGTGACCGTATACCACAGCTGGTTCACTGTAATCGCCCGAGTCGCGCCACTCGTCGGGAGCCCGGATTTCTAAGAACGGCGCACCAATGGTGCCACCTTGCGCAATATGCCGCTCTATCTCAGTGGTGTCTTGGTCATTGGCTGCTAGCGGCAACGCTAATTTCAAGAACGTCGATGGCCGCATCCGCACAGCCATGCCACGATAGTCTACGTTAGCATTGTGCGGGGTAGCACCCCACCCACTGCGGTTGTCTACGTTCACTTCTGGTAAAAATTCTTTTGCTCTCATAAGTTTGCAGTGTCTCCGATGTATTTACGCAGTGTCATTAACAGCGGGGGGTTAAACTGTGCTTCTGTCAATAGTGTGCCTTCGATTATAATCTCGGTGGGCCCTGGTACGTCGGTTTCGATAGATTGCGCCCATTCCTTCGACAGTTGCGATAGATCAACGGGGTTACCTGCTGTAGTAAACCGCAGGCCGCGGCCACCGCTTTTAATAATGTTTTGTAACCACTGTAATCCTTGGCTGGTTAGCCCTTCGTCTTTGCTAATAATTAGTCGTCTCCCTAACTTCCTCACAATAAAAGTGATCAAAGCAGTAATTACGCCTTTCTTTTTAGTAATCGAAGTAATACCACGGAGGAATTGATTATCGGTTATTAGTGCAAATGCAGCAATTTTATCTTCGTATTGTAAAAAAAATAGTTCTTGATTATTAGTCTCGTACAAAAATACCGGGCTTTGGTCTATGTTACCCACTTCAACTGCGTGCTGCGTTAATTCTGAGTAGCCAATTGACAGCGGGCCCAGTTCGGTGGCGTACCCTATTTCGAGTAAAAACTCTTCGGCTCTCATTTTTTCCTTGCCTTGTTCAGCGCTTGTATTAGCTTTGAAAATGGATTAACACGCTTGGTTTTCTTGGCTCGTTTGGCAGCACGTATCTTGGTGCGTGCCCGGGTTAGTTTCATCTTAGCAGCTCGAGCTGGGTTGGGGTGCTCGCTGCACTGCGCAAGGTCCGAGACCACACGACCGGCCCGGGGCCCGCTACTACACCGAAACTTTGGCTTAATACGCTTGCCCGTGCGCCGCCAGGCTATTGAGCTTTCTACCACATACTCGCCGCTGTTGATTGCTGCGCGTAAGCGGTCACTGAATGATTTAAAAGCTGTATAAAAAGGCTTAATATCAACATTAAACCAGTCGCGAGGATAATTGTATTGATAATATAATTCTTTTTCTCCGTCCTGCAGGTATCGATAATATAGCATAGGAATATCTGCAACGGTGCTTGAGTATTCGTGCGAATAACTGTGTTCATCAAACGTCCACTCAATATCTTTGCGTGATACATTGGAATTAATACGATCCTCGATGACCATCAAAAACGAATGTAATCGTCGAGCATGGTAATGGTCGTCGAGTATTTCTGGATCTTCGGAGACTTTCCGGATCACCATTTCGGCTAAGTCGGCGCACTGTGCGAGAATGCTGTCAAACTTTGAATCTGACAGCAAGTGCATAGAGAACGCAAAGTTTGGATCGCCTGCCAATTGAACTACTATTTCTTTCAGTGATGGAAACCGCTCGTTGATTAGCCAGTTTAAATTCACTGGATCATCCTTTTCGTCCATATACTGTTCCGACTGGAAGTGAAGTTGATATTTTTCGCCTGGGTGTTTCGCTTGAGCAGGCACTACAATATACAATGGACCATCGCTGTTATAGTTGTTAAACATATTGCGCGCGTTAGTAGCAGCCGTGCACCAGCGAGTTCCTTGTCCGTAGTAGCAAGCGGCAGCTTGGTCAATAGGCTTAATAATCCGCATTTCGTTGTTGCGAAATACTTCTTCTGCAGTGCCTTTATCTTTTAACTCAGCAGCAGGTTCTTCTAAGTTCCCGACGGCGTTATAAAACTGTGTAATAGTTTTAAATTGATTGATATCTCGAATGTGGGCGGGCAGCAAGTTCCTGCTCTTTAGGCGGTGATATTTTTCTAACACTGGCGCCACTGATGCTGTAACGTCCTCGATTCGCTTGATCTGTCCGTTCGCATACATGCGAACTAACCATCGAACATATTGCTTATTCTGAGTAGGGTCAGCTACTTCAAAAAAGTTTTTTAAAATTCCGTCAACGATGGTTAATTGTTGCTCTAATGTTGAATCAGCAAGACCTTGGTATTCGCTAGCCATAGACGGGTCTTTACTAATGCGATCTACTAGCGATTGAGCATAGTTTTGCGCAGTAATGTCGCGTTTATACTCGGCTAAAAATTCAGTGGCTCTCATTTAACTGGGCCTTTAGCTTTTCTAAATCAGCAACACTATTAATTGCGTGGTCGGAGTGAATGACTGGTCGGTCAGTGTGCTTAAACCTGGCATTGCGGTAATGCGCAACTGATGCCATTAGCTGTCCGTCTAGACTGTAAAACGCGATCGCCGCGGCGCCTAACCGAGCATGGACATTATAAGGCAACACGTAATCGCCATCGGGCGTTAGTTTAATATGTGCGTTTGAATCAGCAAAAACTGATTTAATTAGGTCTCGTTGCTCTGGGGTCACAGGAACGTATGTCGGGTTATTTTGTTTTTTCTTAAACAACAGCCGTTTTAAATAATCAATAATGCCTTCGTTGACGATTTCGTTAATTTTCATAGTCTTGTGTTCTTTAAAAGTTGCGCAAATCCTGGGTGAATCGGCTGCGGCCAGTCGCCCTTCTCTACCCAAGCAAAACCCTGGGTTTCCCAGTCGAGCTGCGGCTCAAACTCAGTAGCGACCACTGCTAAGTAGTTATGGTACTGAAACCCTGAGCTATGCTTGAACGTCCAAAGGTGCTTGAGTAACAAAGGACCGTGATAGCCAGCCTCTTCGGCAATCTCACGTTTTAGCGCAGTTTCTGGATTCTCGCCCGAGTCAATGGCGCCGCCCCACGTGCCCCAAGTGTTGGGCTCTTGAACGTACGGCGAGCGGTGCGCAATAAGGTAGCGCCCAGTGTCGCGCGCTAAAAAGATACAGCCCGCGGCTTGCTTGCCCCAAAAGCCTGTCTTCTCCAAAGCCGCAGCATGCTCGGCGTCTGACTCAAATATTTCGTATGCTAACATTACAGTTACCTCATCCGGTACATAGGTATCACTGAGCCAGCGTAACCGGCGTCAATAATAACAGGGCGACCTTGGTAAACGCCCCAGTTTGCTTCTTGGTACAAATCATCTAAATCCAAGGCGCTGCCTTGCTGCAGGTCATATAGCTGTTCGGCTAGCGTGATAAAGTCTTCTTCGCGGCCAGGAAGAACTTCCTTCATGATGATCTCTCGATACTGCTCGACATTGTTGGCTCGGCTGTATCGAAACTTTCCGCTGTACGTCTTAACATACTCGAGCACCATGCGAATATCGGCGCCGAGAAGATTAGTCAACGCCCGATTATCGGGGATCTTCTGTGCGAGCTCAGTCTGTAGCCAGGTCACCTCCGGGCCCTCGGCATAGTCGATCAGCGGGATCAAGATGCCTTGTTGGCTAAAGTACCCGTCGTTGAGGATGCTAACTTCCTCAGCGTTTTGCGCCAGTCCTTTTCGGTTCTTGGCGACCTTGAGCACCGTCTCGCGACCCTGGTATGGGATGATCATTGCCACGCGGCTTGACCCTGCCCCTAAGCGCTGTGCCCGTTCAAGCGCATACTGGAGCCTGCTCTTTATGGTTGTGCCTTTTCGTGCCACCATAGCCTGCTCGTCCCAGTCTGGCGGTAACGGAGCTTCGGAAATTGGCGCAGCAGGTTTCGCCAGCATGTCTTGGCGTGCGAGGAAGAATACCCGCTTTTCCTCACTGTGATCCCAATACATAGCTGCTACTACCGCAGCTAACTCTTTGTTGGCCAGCTTCTTTGAGTGCCCGGATATATCCGTGTAGCCAAACTGTTGAATTAATTTCTGTGTTAAACGAGCATATAACTGGACGCGACTCGGTTCGTCTAAGTCAGCAGTGAACATAATAATCGGTGGGGTTTTGCTTTGGATCCACTCGCCGACAATCTTAACTACAGTGGCCATAATCTTGAATGAATCGCCAGCTCCAGTCAGCGAATAGCGCCCATTTCGTTCAAATGAAATGTTAATGACGCGGTAGTCATTAAATTTGTTAAAACGAACTTCGACGTCGCTGCCGTCTGCTGCTTTAAACTCGGCCCAGTTGCCAGTTGAGCCAAACCGATAAGGGTATGGCTGAGTGAATAGTTCTGTTAATATTTCGTTAGCGCGCATTAGTAATGGCCTTCCATTTTTCTGTCATAGCAGTCACAAACTGGCTGCCGGTACGCACACCAAGCCGCTTGAAGATAGCGAGCAGCTTGGCCAACCCTTCTGGGGCATCCTTCTTGCTATTGTGGATATCATTATCTAAAACGCGCCCGCGGTCACTGTATGATAGCATCTTCCACACCTCATCGCGAGCTGCTTTGGAGAGTGAATCTATGGTGTGCTTGTAATACATCTCACGGTATTTCTCAAAGTCGTCGCGCGATGAGTACCGCGACACGTAAGGCTTTGGCCGCTCGCCGGTTAGCGCCTTTATATACTCGGTAGTCAGCACGCTTTTTCGTGTGTCTTGAACTAGCCAGTCGTTGACAGTCTCGTAGACAAAGACCGGTATGCCCTGTCGCTTGGCCTCAAAAATAAGCCCTCGCAACGTACCAGCATACCGGTCTTGGAAGTCTCGCTCGACGGGCCTTACTAAAATGTGAACTGCGCTGATCAGCGCAGTGGTGCTCTTGGGGAATTCAATATAAGGCTTATCAGAGAGAACGCGATCTTCTTGCTCGGAGGTGCGCCCTTGGCCAGATGCCCACATACGCTCCCAGTAGTCTACAGCCGCGCCCTTGTGTCGCTGGTTTAGCCAGTCACCGTTGAGGTTAAACACAACCCCATAGTAGTAAGCAGACTGGACGGTATAGTCCGCAGCAGGAGATCTCGCTGTGGATAAAAAATACAGCTTGCCACGCTGATGGGCAACCTCAGAGTCAGTTCCGCCTGCAGGTGACAACTTAAACCGCCGTTGAGCCAGGATCCGATAAGCATTGTGAATGCTAGTGTAATGGAATATTTGCTGCGAAACAGCTTCAAATAATTCAGAATAACGCATAGTGTAGTATTTACCTACGCTATGCGTTATCGGTTTACTGTTGCATTAGCCCTTGTTCACGAGCTGCTGCGCCAAACTCGTCGAAGATCTCGTCGCGTAGTATTCGCATCGTTTGCTGCTCGAGTGCTTGGCTGTTAACTAATGAGTTTAAATCGCGTATAATAGTTTGCGCAGCCCCAGAGGTTTCTGTGGCAGACGCGGCTTGCCATTGCGCAAGGATCGGGCGTAATACTTCGTCGTCAACAGGCCGCCATGTTCCCCGCGAGCGCCAGTTATCGGTGTAAGTGGTTAATGTGTTGATTGCTGTATCAAACAATAACCGTACCAGTCTTTGTACGTCAGGTTGGTGTCGACGTCCGCGATACATTGCTAACCCTTGCTTTAGTGCTGCTACGTTCTTATCAACGGCGTAGTTAGCAAATAGTTGCACAGTGTCGGCATGAACTGGCAAGCGGAAGTCTGAGATGAACTTATACAGCTTCTTAGCAAACTCGTTGCGATAAGCGTTTTCGTCGACTGCAATGGCATACGCGTAGGCATAACGATATGCAGTTTGTATAAGCTTATTAACGTCGTTAGAATAATTGGCTCCGCCTGCTGCTCGGAATTCAACGTAGTTATCTTTCATATTAACTGCTGAGTATCGGGTAGCATTAGCCTGAACAAATGCGTTAGCTGCTAAGTCAGTTAACCCTTTGCGGAACATCTCAATAATCTGTGCGGCCTTAGCGGTGTCGAGTGGATCTACCCGGGCAAGCTGCTTACCTGCCGACATAGCATATTTGTTAGATGCTCGAGAGAATTGGTCGAGCACATACTCGTCGCCGGTAAACAAAACTAACTTTAGGTAATTTGGTCGCTTATTTGCTAGCGGGCCTTGATCGATCGACAAGGACATATGAAAGCCGGTTGACCGGTTTGAAATTGCGCCCATCCTGCGAGTAGCATTGAAGAACACAGACATCGCGTCTAATGCTTGGTCTAGCGGTAACGCAGGCGACACAATCTCAACCGGCATCGCATGCTGCATATCATCGGGTACCTCAATAGACCCGTCGTTCTCGATGTACCACTTGTTGACATCTTTGTCTGCAGTGTGGTATCCGCTTAGAACAACGTAATCCTCGCCAGTTAGTTTTCCGAGATCAGTCGCTAAGCGACTGGCTTCTGCTTCCGAATAGCTTTGACCAGCCCCTTCGGGGATTTCTGGATAGTCTAATCGGAAGTAGCGCATAAAATCACCTATTGTGTCGTACCCTTCGTTTAATGCCCAATCTTCAAAACTGTCAACATCCACGTTAGCTTGGTATTGTTGGACAAAACGACCGTATTCGCCATCGCCGGAGTCTATTTCGTCTTGGACTGTGCGGTCAAACTCCTCGCGGGCACTTATTCTATAATTGCGATACTCGCGCGAATGTGTGTTATCGAGAAGCTCGTCGATTTCCTCTTCGGAAAGCCCATCATCACTCGCTTCGTTGCGTATCCACTCGTCACGGAACTCTTCCCAATCGTTTTGGAAACGGTGTTCAACCCACGCCTCAGCGGCATACTCGTCAGATTGGCTAACTCGAACTTCGGTAACATAACTATCGTACTCGTCTTCAAGAGCGCGCAGTGCTTTATCGAGATTGTACTGGTCGTGGTAGTCGTCAGGGAACATGCTAGCAATTTGTTCAATGGACTCAACTCGAGTGTCGCGCCAATCCTCGTATTCATCCCCGCCGGCGCCGTATCCCGGAAAGACCAGCTCCGCCTCAAATCCTAGCCGGATGCCTTGTGCTGCTGAAGAGTTTGCCCACTGTCTTAGCACACCCGGCGACATATTAACTTCGTATAGGTCTTCCACGGCTTCTGTTACAGGTTGCTTTTTAAACGCTTTCCATAACTTGGTAATTTCAGCAGTTAGCGTGTCAACTTCGCGGCGCCGGTGCGTGTTTAGGATTTGTATAGCAGTATCTTGCTGTTGATTTTTAGCCGCTAGTGCTTGTTTATCGCGCTCGAGCTGCTCGATTTCTCTGCGAAGGTCAATTTCAACTTCGTGTTCGAGGTTGTTGGTTTCGCTGTCGAGCTGGTCGATTTCTTGCTGCTGGACTTGATTTTCTCGATCAACATCCTGCACCTGCTGCCGAACGTCTTTAACATTCTTGTTCATCAAGCTCAAGAAGGCTTCGGTGTCAGTTTTAGCATATGGAAATTTAACGCGCGCCCGGCGAAGCATGCGCTGAACTGGCACTGACAGACGCGAGGAGTTTACTTCAGCACCCTCGCCGGCCTCACGCAACGGCGTATTAACTTCAAACGAGCTGGGTTTGCTGAGGCTAGCAATATCTGGAAGTGAAATTGACGTTTTTAGCGATAAGGCAGTTCTGAATTGATTATAACTATTAGTGGACCTAAACAAGAACGGTGCCCAAAAACTCTTCGATCGTAAGTATAATCGTGGAAACTTAAACGATGGGCCGTTTGCAGGCCGTAATAGCACAACTTTAACCCCGTCTTCGATTGCACTTTGCTCAAAGGTGGTTAGCTCAACCGGGTTATTAAGGTGCAGCTGGTTTCCTATTACTGATAAGAGCACTGTAATATGTCTCTTGCCAATCACCGGCTTTGATAGCGACGCAAGGCTCTTTAAAAAGTTAACCAAATTAATGTCGAGGTCGGATTCTGCTCCTTCCGAAAGCAGTAAATGTCGCTCAACACTAGCCATGCCGTCTACAACGCCGTTTGCATCGTATACTGGAAAATCTCTTATTGGGTATATCGCCGCAGTAGACGATATCAGCTTTTCTTGAGTGTAGTTTTCGGACAGATATCGGTTGCCGGCTACGCAGTGTTCGCGCAAGTCGGCTGCAGTTGCGAGCGACCGAGCCTCGGTCGCTCGTGGCACACGATCAGTCATTGTGCGCGCAGGATAGCCGTCACGATCGACCACGTTGCCAAACTTGGCGGCCTGTGTTTTAATCTCGTTGGGGCCAACGTCCGCTGTTTGGTTCTGCGGGGTGATTCGCCCCGCACATTCTGCCAGCGTGCGAGGCTCGCGATACATCGCTTCAGAGACTCGATAGTTTTTGTTTTTGCCCCGGTTGAAGACAAAGCCAAACCGCTTGTAAAATTCAATCAATACGGTCTTAGGAGTGCCAAATTCGTTGGTCGGCGACAACGATACCACTAGCTGGTATCTATCGGCTAGTGCAACAATTCCTTTAAGGATTTCGGTAGCAGTGCCTAGTCTCCGTTGGTTTTTGGGGATTTCAATTTTACTAAGGTGAAGACCGCCGTGTGTTGCAGCAAATAAATCGGCGGTCACTCCGGGATATTTTGCGGCTATTTGGTTTCTAAATTGCGCTGCTAGCTGCCGCGGCGATATTGCAGTAGTAGTTTCTTTGGGTGCAGCTGAGTTGGTTGGCGATTGCTCTTTAGCAACCGCGTCGCCGACCCACCCGTAATCTGCAGGTGTCTTGCTGCTTTCTAATGAAAGCTTTTTTGATTTTGCTTGATTACGGGCACGATACAGTCGATCGATTACATTGTTGGCGCGAAGGGTTTTATACGCTAAGTTCTCTGGCGAGTACTCGCCGCCTTGTTCTAACCCGGCGCGCCTCATTGCGTGGAGTTTGGTGAGTAGCGCATCAATAGCGCCTTTGTCACGAGAACGAATTGCAGATTCGCTGCGAGCCATTGCTGTTTCAACTCGCGACTGAACGGAAATATCATTGGCAGCAGGCGCTTGTTGCTTTGGCATAGACACCCACTCGTCGTTGAGCACTGAGTATATGCCCTGAGACACTTGTTTGACGTTGGCGTTTTGAACGTACAGCTCAACCGGGATGCCTTTTATAGTGATCTCGTATTGATCATTATACTGATACTTCTTGGCATCAAACAGTTCGCGAAAAACTTCGGAGCGGTCAGCTTCGGGTAGGTCGACTACTAAGTGTAAGTCGAGGTCGGACCCTGAAGTATACGAGTACGCTGCATTTGACCCTGAAATAGTAATGTCTTTGAGGTTAAGACCAGTTACTCCAAGGAAACTTTGAAAGTCTTGCGCAATTACAAGTAGTTGATCGCGGATGTCTGGTCTTAACTTTTTGCCATCAAACAAGCGAGGGTTTAGTTCGTCGTTAAACTGAACGGGATCAACAAGTTGGTAGGAATCTAATTCTAAGATGTTCATACCAGTATTTAGCTGCCCTAAGGCAGCTTTGAGTGTTACTTGTTAAATTGTTCTCGGAGCAAGTCGTTGTTGTCTTGAGAAAACACATACGTGCCCGAGTGCTTTAGCAATACGCGCTTGTCCACAAACACTTGACCGCCTTGGTCTCGAAACTTTTCGCAAAAATCCCAATCCTCTGAGTAATACCGACCTTCTCGTACCGCAGTGTCAAAGTAGGTTTTCATGTAAGAATTATATTTCGGGTCCAGGCCAATGTCGGAAACAAATGGTACTACTTCTGGGTGCGAATCAATCTGCTCGAATACATTGCGCTTGATTAACATAAACCCGGTGCCAGTTTTGGACACTTCGAGTAGCTGGTTTTCATTTGAAACTGCGCCCGGCAATCCATTAACTACCCATTTAATAGGTAAAGTCTTCATCGGGTATAAGCCGCCGACTAAGTCAACATCGTGCATTAACAATGCAATCAAGTGCCACGGCTCCCAACCAATGTCTGCGTCAACAAACAGCAAATGGGTGCTTTTTTCGTTAGCTAAGAACTTTGCTGCAAGAGTATTTCGGGCTCGCGAAATCAAAGATTCGTTAGTAAGGGTTTCCATTGTCCACGATAACCCTAGCTGATGAGCAGTTTGACTCCACTTAATAAAGCTCATAAAAGTAGATTCAGTTAGCTGGCCACCGTAACATGGCATGCAAATGTGAATTGATTGTTTTCTGAGGTACTCTACGTTGGCTTTGATTTGCATTAGATTATATAATTTTGTAGGTTAAATTCTGCTGTTGCACGCTTTTCTGCGTCTAAGATTCCAACTAGCCGTGTTATTGGCGCTGACTTAGATTCAAACAGTTGTTGTTTGTACGCTAGTAATAGCGTATTTGCTGCTTCAACAAGCGCTAGCTTACGATCAAAAAGCTGCTTGATCTTTGGAAGGTAAGCGCCATATAAATCGGCAATGATTTTTTCTCTAAGTTCATCGGTTGCGCCAATATATAAACTCCGAATCGCACTTGCTGACATAACACTTTGGCCGCCGACTGAGAAGTTTACAGTTGGCGCTATTTCAACATATGCGTGCTGTGAGTACGGTTGCAATTGTATCTTATCTGAAAATGGTTGCATATATGATGGCGACCCATCTTTTTTAGTATAAGAAAATCGCGCTGTGTCTTTTTCTGATAAAGCAAACACCACTGCAGTATCATTCTTGTCAAATTGCTGTGTAATTTCGTCGGCTTTGTACGGATTTTTAACCTGAACTATTCGATTTGCAGGAATGCCCAATGCAACCATCATTTGCTTTTTTTCTTCAAACGAAAACGGCGAAGTTAATGGTGCTTGAGTATTGGTGCTAGCTACAAACACATTTTCCTTACCGTAACTGCGAACTAGGTATTCGTAAGTGGCATAGTGTCCGCGGTGAAACGGATGAAAGCGCCCAGGGTATATTGCAATGGTTTTCATAGTTAAAACACTACCCTTACATTATTGATTGTACCTGCAACGAAATCGGTCACTACCGCGCGAATATATGTGTAATTTCCGTCAATAACCGCAACAGAATTAGCGTCAGGTTCTGTTAATCTAGCCACAACAGTCCAATCCTGCTCGGATGGGTTGGTTAACAACGTAGTTTGAATTTCGATGGTTCCAACAAACCCACTAAGGGAATATAATATCGACTGCTTGCTGCCAACACGGCTGTATAACGAAGCAGCCGGTTGTGGGACACCAACATATGTACCGCCGCCTAAATAACCAGCGGTTTGCGTTCCTTGCGAAAGCGCAGGAATTAGAACAGCATTATGGAAGCTCATCGGTGATCTCAACTTCAACTAATACGTCGCTGCCAGCAAGTTGTTGAATGACTTCAGCGAGCGCATCCTTTAACTCGTCGGTTAAAATAGGGTGATCTGGGTCTGCAGTGCGCACCAGTCGGGAAAGAGTAACTGCAATGTTAGTTTGAATTAGTTTAGCCATAGTCTACTATTTATACTTTGTTTACTAGCTCAACAACAGCCCGAAAAACCTGCGGATAGCTAAGCAAAATAAACCCTAAGTCGCTGTCGGTGTCGTAATCAATGTAATAATATGTCTTAATCCAATACTTACGAGAATCGCTGCGGATTTGATTTTTTAGAGCCCATACCAACGCATTACTAGGACTGAGGTTTGAGTTGGTTTCGAGCAACATCAACAATGTTGTTGCATGTTCGACCGTTAACTTGCGAACTTCGCGAAGATATGCCCGGTATTTGTGTTTGCTAGATTTTACAAATAAAGTTCCGCTAGGAAGCACGTTGGTGACCGAGTTAATTACTGCTGGCGTATATTCTGCAAATTTAACCGAGCTCAACCAGTCTAAGTTGTTGCAGTATACAACTATGTTTCGGTACGAAGTAGATATTCTTGCTCCATTGGCTTTTAGTTTAACCAAAGCATGGAACGCTGCTTCGTGGATGATTTTCAAGTCGGCAAACCCAGCGGCAATTGCTGCAGGCGAATACCCGTTACGAATCCAATGCTTAATCCATTTTTCGTTGAGCAAAGACCATGCTGGCTTATAGCTTTCGGTCTGCTCTCGCTCAATTATTCGTCGGACTGTATTTTCTTGAGCCTCAAGATAATCTGTGTGTCTGGTAGGCGGCAGGCCTTTTTCGTTCATGCATATTCTTAGACAATATGAGTATGGAATAGTCCAATTTACACTATGCAGGTACTTATTGTAATACAAAGCCCGAGGCTTTGTATTACAAATTCGTATGGGCTGACCAGCAGCAATCAAACTACGCAACAATGGATTCATTTTGCTCGCATGGCGCTATTTCAAACGCCAGTTCGTTGCCAGAAATATCGCAGGTTACTGTGCAATCGTGTAGTCCTTCAAACAAGATTTTCTTCGAAAGTTGCACGCGAATTTCTTTGTCAATGACTCGAGCAATAGGTCTAGCGCCAAGCTTAGAATCAAACCCCTTGCTAGCCAGGTACTCGACTGCGGCGTCGGTGATTTGGAAGTTGATAGCTTTGTCTTTGAGGGTTTGACGAAGTTCGTTGATAAACTTCAATACCACCAAGTTGATCGAGTGTGTGTCGAGTCGGTTGAATTTACAAATGGCAGACAGTCGATTGCGGAACTCAGGCTTGAAGAATTCTTTTACTGCCCGATCATCCTCGCCGGTTTTTTGCAAGTCACGCCCAAACCCAATGGCATTGGAATCATTGGCCTGTGCTCCAAGGTTAGACGTTAGAATAATAATGCAGTTTCTTGCGTTAATCTCTTTGCCATTAGTCGAAGTAGCGCGCCCTTCGTCGAGTAGTTGCAGTAGCACGTTGAAGATGTCGGGGTGCGCTTTTTCAACTTCGTCAAACAAAATGACCGAGTACGGGTGCTTGGACACGTCTGAGATTAGGCGACCGCCGGATAAATTGCCGTCTTCGAACCCAACATATCCAGGAGGCGCTCCAATAAACGACGCAACTGAGTGTTTTTCTTGAAACTCGCCCATGTCATAACGCAAGAGCTTCATGTCGAGGTTTTGGGACAGCAGTTTTGCAAATTCAGTCTTGCCTGAGCCTGTTGGCCCAAGGAACAAAAAGCTGCCAATTGGCTTGTTAGGATTACCAATGCCAGAATACCCTACATAAACGTGTTCAAGAACTTCGTCTACTACAGAGTCTTGCCCAAAAAGGTAAGTCTTGATATTTTGGTCGAGCATTGCAACCATGCTTGTGCGCTCGCTCTTGAGGTGGTCTTCGGGAATTTGCACCAGTCGGGCTACTTGCGCTTGGATTTCGTCTTTTCCGATCACTGCGCCTACAGCATCTTGAGCTCGAGCGCGCGCTGCTGCAGCGTCGATAAGGTCGATACTTTTATCTGGGTTTTTGCGATCATTGATATAGCGGGATGCTAATTTAACTGCAGCCTCAATCGCGTCGTCGGTGATTACAACACGGTGAAACTCATTTAACCGAGGCCGAAGGCCTTGAAGAATTTCTACAGTAGTTTCCGACGACGGCTCGTCAATGACAACACGGTAGAAACGCCGCATAAGTGCGCGATCTTTTTCAAAGCTTTCGTAATACTCTTCCCACGTGGTATTTGCGATTACCTTTAATTGCCCGTTTGTAATCGCAGGCTTGACCATATTAGCAAAGTCAAGGCCCGATCCGCCGTTTGATCCAGCACCTCGCATAGTGTGGGCTTCGTCAATAAATAGAATTGCATTTTTCTTAGCGCTAAGTGCTGCAATAATGTTTTTGAGTTTTTCCTCAAAGTCGCCGCGATACTTAGACCCTGCTAGCAAACTACCAACCTCGACTGACCACAACTCGTGACCAGCGAGGAAAGCTGGCACTTCGCCTGCAACCAGACGTTGTGCTAGTCCCTCAACAATAGCGGTTTTGCCAGTGCCCGGATCGCCGACCATTAGTACGTTGCTCTTGAACCGCTTAGCAAGAACATTAATCATTTCCTCAAGCTCAGTTACTCGGCCAATAAGCGGTTCATATACGCCGCTGGCTGCTTGTTCGGTCATATTCACGCAATATTGCGAAAGAACGTCAGATGCCTGATCGCTGGTCATTTCACTAGCCTTGTTGTTATAATGCTTGTTATACAAATCAACTAAACTAGCTGGAGTAAGACCGTGCTTGGTCATAAAATACTGTGCGTGACTGGTTGTTTCAGCAAACATAGCCAGACACAAATCAGCAACGGTTACATATTTTCGTCCAGTTAGCAAGGCTTGAGTAAATGTTCGGTTCAATACGCGCTCGAGCGCTGCGGTTCTCTTTTGTGGAACTTCGACCGGTGTTTCGAGCGACTTCAGCGAGCTAATATACGCTGTAGTTTCGTGCTCAACAACGTCGGCATTGATGTTGGCTTTTTTGAGCAAGTCACGAAACGGAGCATGCCGGACCAATGCTAAGAACAAATGCTCGACAGTCACATACTCATGGTTGAACTTTTTTGCTGTGTTGATAGCCGAGTCAATTAGATGCTCAAGTTCTGGATTGGATTGCATTCTGAGGTTCCTTTAAGGCGTTTAGTTCTTGTAGTATAGCAGCTTTGAGAGCAGGTGAGATAGATTTAGGTAAAATCGGCAATAGCCGAACAAACAAGTCGCCGCAGTGCGACGACGTGGCCATGCCGTGCCCTGCGACTCGGAAAAGTTGATTGTGAGTGCTCAGCTCAGGTATTTCTAACTCAACGGTTTTGTTATACAATGTCGTGACTGTAACCCGAGTGCCCACTAACAGCTCTAAAATTGGCACCTCGACTGTGGTATACAAATCTAAGGCTAATTTTTTAAACTGTGGATGATCGGCTATTTTGACAGTGACATACAAGTCACTATCGAGGCCGCTGACGTTAGAAAATCGCAGTTCTTGTCCGTGCGAAATGTCAGGCCTTAGTGTTACTGTGACCCAAATTGGCTTTCCTGTTGGCGCAACAACAATCACTTTATCTTCGCCGCTAGCAAGCTGTTCTAGTGTTACAGTCACAGACGCAAACACAGGCGCAGGTCTACGATGTGTTTGCGTCCACGAAATTAGCTTTGAGTAAGCTTCGTTAAGATGTTGAAAGTCGACCGGGTTGCCGCCGCGGTCTGGATGCAGCTTCATAGCTAAGCGCCTATACGCACTTCGAATTTCAGCTTCGCCTACACCAGGCGGCAACCCCAATGTTCTGTAGTATGAATCAATCATACTACTACTTAGTTAATCCCTGAGGGCTTAACGATTATCTGGCGCGGACAGTGAAGCTACTTTTTCTTGTCCGCGGGTGAACGCAGCAACACCTAACACGGCCCCCATTGCTATGTGAAAAAAGCCGCCAGCAATGAGAGTTAATGGGTTCCATTGTAGTGTTACGTTACCAGCTTGCAAAGCCTGGACCAAACTCCACAATACAGGAGCAACAATAAAATCGAAGATACAAATAATCATGTAGGTAAAGCCCATCATCGGCCGCCAACGAGATTGCATCCAACTGTCCGAAAGTGAATTAGGCATAGTTATGTTCCTTTATAACTATTTACCCAAATACCTTATTTTGACTGTTCGTAGTATTTTTGATACTGTAATATAATAGCACGTTGCTGTTCTACTAGCAACCGGATTTGGGCAAAATCTAACGCTAGTTGTTCGTACCCGTGATCGGTTAGCGCAAACAATACTAGATCGGTTCGTTGCTTTTCTAAGCGCTGCCACACTTCGTTAGCATTGTCGGGCGTGATAACAACCCACTGCGGCTTGTTTAAAACAAGCGGAGTTGGCAGCGCTAAGTTCAGCGGAACACGGGCAACCGAGTCGGCCTTAATCTCAATTGGTTTTTTAGAAAAAAGTTGACAACCAGTGAGTGTCACAGTGGCTAGAGCAACAAGGAGGATTTTAACGGGCGACATAATTTGGATTCGCTAAGCCAGGGCAAAGAGAGTTAATCTCAGATGGTTTTGTAGCAGACAATTCAGCACTGGTTAACGCAGCGCCTGACGCAATTTCCATACATCGTGTAGCTTGAAGTGAACCGCGATTTACTGCGTTTTCGATTAACTGAGGTTTTTTGATTGCAAGACGCCCTATGTCTCGCGCAGTGCCACCGGAAGTGGTATTGAACCGATTGCGGAGGTCTGTGATTTCTTGTTGGGCCCGAGATACTACAGTATTTACTGCGCGCCCGGCTTCGTTAATTGCAGCAATGTCGGTTTGCATTGCTTTAATAGTTTTTTGTTGGATCTCGACTGCAGTAGTTAAATTCCGAACTGATTCTTGGGCAGTGTGTAACTCGCGCCTTAGATAGTCTACATACCATGCTGCTGCTATTATTAGTAGCAGACAGATTGCAGCAGCGCCTATTTTTGCAGCCAGTAAGTATTTTTTAAACATTTAACCCACCAGTATAACTTGCTCGTCCGTTTTGAAAGGTTGCTGTTAAAACGGACTTTCTAGGTGCATTGTTGTAGCTAACGTGAACCCACCCAGAACTTGGTCCCGCCGCGGGGTTGTATCCTTCGAGAATTAACTGATCGAATTCTATATTTTTGCGTATCCAATCTGCCAATTCGAAGTTTGAGATACCAGGTATCTCAATGTCAGCGGCTTCGCCGCGGGTGTGTTGACTAGATGCTGCGCCGCCGATGCGTTGATTCACTACTGCGCTTCGGTAACCGCTATTAATTACCACTGGCTTGCCAAAATGGTCGCGTATTGGTTGCAGTACCCGTTCCGATAGTTGTCTTAAGGCTGCTATTTCGGCCGAGTTTGGTATGTTAATTAACCCGAGGCGAGTAGCAGTTTGACTTTTAGTGAACTCAGACAGCCAAAAGTTCTTCGAAAGTTGCATCATATTCTCCTTCCTTACATACCTGCTTGACGCTGCAATGCTAGCATAAATTCATCTTTTTCGAAAATAGCGCGATGTTTTAGACCTGCTAAATTTCGAAATTCGTTTAGGCCAACGTCGCTGTTTGCTCGGTATTCCTTAGGACTAAGTGGTATGATTGATTCTAACGTAGCTACGTCAAACTGAACTACTTGGTCTTTGTACCGCACTGCCCACTGAGAGGGTTCAAACTCAGTGACGTTGGACATGTCTTCGAGCATTTCGTGTAAGTGTTTCACGACGTTAGATCTACGTTTCATTTCGACGTATACCAGATACCGGTTTGGTTTTAATTCACCTGGCGAGCGATCTGCGTCTATTACAAATTCATAACCTTTTTCAAACCAGTTAACTAGATCGGCTGCTGCACGCTGGTCGCGGACATAAAACGATAGCACAACAATATCATCATCGTCGCCCATTTTAGACGCAAATTCATCGACATGGATTTCTGGCTTTACTAGGCCAACTAAATCTTTATACCGTAGCCCTTCAGTTAAAAACTTAGAGGCCTGGGAGTGGTGCTGACTGTGGTTGGTCATTATTTGGTGATCCTTGTTTAAACTCTTGCTGATCTAAGTCTTCTTCGTAAGCAGCGTCGAGGTCGGCTAGGTCTATGGTTTCGCCTTCAATTTCGATTGCGCCTGTGCTGATGTCTGACATTAACGCCTTAGGCATGTCAATCTCAACAAACCAAACTTCTTTTTCAATAACGCGAGCAAGCCGTGTGCCGGGTTGATAATCATCGGGTGTTTTGATTTTCACCGGTACTTTGATAGTGGTTTTCTTATAACGCACGTCGCAATCAAACGGCAACAAACGCTTGCCGCCGCGAGGATCGGGCATTAGCTCCAGCGGCCACATAAAAATGCAACTAACGCGATACCGACCAACGTCGGGTCCTGCAACCAACTCACCAAGTTCCCAATTTGGGAACGCGTAGAGATCGAGCTCGTCGAGCACGCGCTCAAAGTCGAGTAGCGAGTTCATAGCGCCGTCTGACATGTAAATGTCTTTGACAGTTTTGGCTACGCCCCAGTAGTTAAATTCTTCGTCGAAAAATGATTGTGCCATAGTAATACTATTTAGCCATGCACAGGCAAGAACTATTTGTAATCTAATGCGATATTTAGCAAAAATTCTATCGTTTAAACCTGTTACTCAATGAGAGATTTTATAGCCTAAATACTTTTGACAGCACATTTCCTGTCAAAACAACAAGGAGAAACTCTTGTCTCGAAAAGCACGCGCTGCCACAGCGCAAAAAAAAGAAGTTTATGTAGAAAACACAATCAAACTGGACATTGCTCCGCGATCACGTAGAAGCATTGAGGCTGACTTAGTCCCTAAAACACTTACTCAAGAGCGCTACATTTCACACTTGCTTAACCCTGAGAAAAATATTGTTGCAGCATACGGACCTGCTGGTACCGGTAAAACGTATCTTGCTATGCTAGCGGCGATACGAGCTCTTCGCAAAGGCGAGTGCTCGCGTATTATCTTGACAAGGCCTGCAGTTGGTGTTGAAGAAGAAGAGCACGGTTTCCTGCCAGGCGATCTTAACGCTAAAATGGAGCCGTGGACTCGGCCGTTGTTTGATGTGTTACGTGAGTATTATCCGCCGCGCGAAATCCTAAGAATGCTAGAAGAACAAATAGTGGAAATAGCCCCCCTAGCATTTATGAGAGGTCGAACATTTACTGATGCGTGGATTGTATTTGACGAATCGCAAAATTCTACAATAAATCAAATGAAAATGCTTTTGACTCGAATAGGACCAAACTCTAAGATTGTTGTCACCGGCGATTTAAACCAGCTCGACCGTAAGTTTTGCAAGGATAACGGGTTACTTGATTTTGTTGCTCGTTGCAAAAAAACTCCGTCGTCACGTATTGCGACCATCGAGTACTCGCTCAAAGATGTGCAGCGTCACCCTGCTGTAGTCGAAGTCCTCAAAATGTACGGAGAATAACTATCGAGTGACGATATTATAGATTTCTTCCCAATTCATTACGCGGGGGATAGGCCCCGCGTAATCACGACTATACCCGTGAGCCATCAGTAGTGGGGTTAGTCCCACTTCGAGTCCGTCAGTGGCGTTCTGTGCGTTGTCCTCAATCCAGAAGAGACCAGAGCCACTAAAGTTCTGCTCGAGGTACGCACGCTTGGACGCGCCGATCGGCAGGCATTCAACGTGCTCAAAGATGGGCCCGAAGAGTTTTTCGAGATTTCGGACCCGGAGCTCCTTCACGCAAGGGTCACTTGAGGCCGACGACACCACATGAAAACGCCATCCTTCCTCGCCCAGCTTTCGGACCCACTGGTAAGCATCACGCACTGCTGGCAAGAACCCAATGGCAGCGCTTTCGTTGAACTGCTTAGCTAGCTGGTAGCAATGCTCGTTCTGCAAACGATACATCGGCGCAAGCTCAAACGTGGGCTTTACAGTTGGATCGCGGTAAAAGCCGTGGCTGTTAGCGTAGCAATCAAAGGCATACTCCCAGTCCAGCAAGACATTGTCGCAATCGCTTACAATCAGTTTCGAAGTTTTTGCCATACTTGAATTTTTTCCCATGTTTTTTCGATCACTCGCTGGCTTACTGCGTCGGGGTGGTCAGGTGAATAGTCTACGTCATCACGAAGGTCGGGCTCCCACTCGCGCTCCCATAGTCGGTACTGGTTGCGGATCGACTGTCCAAGTGTGTGGTGGTAATTAATCAACGATTCGCGCGGGCTCGAGAAGAACGGGTACGCTGCTTCGCCGGCCTCAACAGTAAGCCAGTAGAAAAGGTCATTGACCATTTGTTCTTCAGTTGCTGGTTGGCTCATTTTTAATCCAGGCTTGTCCGTATTTTAGCATAAAGTAGGCAGCAGTAGCGTCGGAGTCAGTAGCAAGGACAGGGTAGTCACCGCCACCGAACTCGTCAAACTGCCACTCGCCGTTGAGGATTGAAATCCGATGAACACAATGGGTTAAAGTCGGGTCTTCGCGGCCCATCTGCGCAATGTCGGAGTATAGCCGATCTGTGATCTCAGGGGCAACTGTCCACAACACTTCCTGGGCGTTGACTATCACGACGTTGAGATACCCGTGGTAGTAGTGCCGAATAAAAGTAGCCGCAGGCCAAATCTTTGAGATCTCCTGCGGCTTCTTCCTACCAAACAGTCTGCGGACTCGGCGCAGTAATGCCATCAATGAATTTTCCTGCCTTTCTGCAAGTGCCTCGAGTTGAAAAAGCGCTTGCGTTCGAGCTTGGTCATAGGCACGTGGTTCCAGCCAATAAGCATTCGCCCATCTTCGAAGTAAGCAAAGAGGCCATTGTTTTTCTTGTTGCCGCCCACGTATTTTTTGAAGTCGTCGCGCATAATCTGTCTCCGCTCAAGCAACCAGCACGTAGGGCTTGTTCCACTTCCCCACGTTAATATCGATGTAGTGCGATACCGAAAAGTAGTCACTCTGAATGTCCGAGTCATCGAAAAAGTCCGGGCCTTTCATGGCCTGAATCACTTCGGCGAAAAACTTTTTGACCTTGCCGGTGTAGCTGGTGTCCGTCCAATACACGTTGACGTCCATGTACGAGTCGGTGATTTGACGGAGACCACGCGTACCGCACGGATCTTCGGCCTTGGCACGAGCATTGTAGTTGCCGATGAAGTCCAGCTTGCCGCCCTTGATGGTCAGCACCAGGGTGGAGTGATTGCGAACGCTGAGCGAACCGGTTACGCCGTATTTCTTCAACACAGCCTTGATCGACGGTGCCAGCTTTGCTTTGTGCTCTTGGGACATGTAGGCCACGATGTTTTCTCCGTTGCGTTATCTTATGTAGTAATTATACGCAAAGTGGCTGCTCTGGTCAACCGAAACGTTCAATGATTTGCATGGACAGCCCGAGCGCGCGACCATGTTCGAAAAAATTCGCAGCATCACAGCGGTTGTTGAAATAAAATTCATAATGACCATACGCGGCGCCGTTTGTGATATAACTTGCGCAACTACGCTTGGCCCACTCAAGCAATTGGTCGCACAGCAGACTTGATACTTCGGTAGAAAATGTTACAACATGGCTCATTTAAGCTCCTTTTCAAAAATGCGGGCCAGTGCCTGTGGGTTTACGTAGATGACTTCCAATTACAGACAAGAGATTGGACTACAGCTTCGTGAACTATCGCTACGCACTGAGTTCCGTCGGACAGGCGGACTTCTCGCACTTGGTGGCGAATTTCATCCTCGGGCTTTTGGCTGCACCCAGCGACGAGCATTGCTGCCCCAAGCAACAGCATTCGCCTACCACCGATATCGGTCAAGGCGAAATTTTTCATAAAGTGTCCGGACCCAAGAGTAAGTGCACGACGGATTTTTTCGACCGTGGATGTGGTACGCACGAATTTCACCTACTACAAAAATTAACAGCAAGCCGACGAGCATTGCTAAAAACAACACAACAGCGCCCAAGCTCATGATTTTTCCTTGGTGTACCTGGCAAGCAACTCGCGTTCGTTCTTTTCAAGCTGCTTGAGATGTTCGTCAAGTTTTTTGAACTCTTTCTTTTCCCACATCGCATAAGCTTCAGAGTTAGGGGAGAGAAGCGTTCCTCGATACATCGGCATAGTAGACATGTTTAATATACCATGGTGTAAAATTCAGTGTGGACGGTTTTGTTATACCAGTCAACGTAAGGCTGAGTGCGCCGTACTTGGTTGTCTGCAACAGAGTCATCGAACCCGCGCAAAAAATCAACAGGCGAATACGGGTTGCGCGTTTCGCCGCGAGTAGCAGCAGAATACCCACTCCAATACAGTTCAGAAGCTGAGCGCATAGTTAATTCTCCTTAGTGAGGCTAACAACCTCAATATTAAACACCTGGCTATTACCGCGAAGGGTGTTGACCCAAAAATCAACAGCATCAGCCACAGTCGGAAACGACTGTTTCACCACGCCAAAAGTTTCGTGGACTGTTTCGTACTTGATCTCGTGCGTGTATCCGGCTTTGCGGTAGTCCATTTCGTTTGCTCCGTTGCGTTACGTTATGTAGCTATTATACCGGATTCGAGTCGAATGGTCAACCTTTTTATTTTACGTAGGCCACCGCAATCGGCACAAGGTAGCATTCGGTCATGCCCGCAATGCGCACCATTGCGGTCTTGCCATCAACACCAACGCTGACCACTTCGGCAGTAAGCGATACCGTGTCGCCTGCAGCCAGTGGAGTGACGTTGCGCAGATCGGCTGCTTCCTCCCAAGTCTGGTGACCACTTGCCCAAGCAACACAATAATCAGGCTCGCTGGTTGACCGATCTACTTCGACTACAGTGCCAGGCTCGCCGTCGTCGATATACTCCACACGATCGCCCACTTTAAACATTAGCATTCTCCTTAGAACAGATCAATGAACTGCTGACACTTTTCGTACGAGCCAGTGTACAGCTCATGGTTAGTAACCGGATCAACGACCATGTAGTACGGGCCTTCGAGATGGATGATTTTGAGCTCTGTTGCCTCCGAGTGTTGTTCAGAAAACCCGTAGCCGCCGGCACACGAGCCATTGTACGGCTGAATGATAGTGTAACGCTTACCTGGGTTAGCCTTCCAAAGATCGTAGGCCGCGCCGTGCGCCCATGAAAGATTGGAATGTTGATACACCGGAAGCGCAATGTCGTAATCGAACATGTCGTTGCTTTGCGCTTCAAACACCTGGAAAAAGTTCGGTGAACAGTTTTCGGTTAGGTTCCTAAGGACATCGTTTTCTATGGCATTGCTAAATATGTCAGCAGTGAGAGTGACCACGTCGCCTTTAGCAAGCGGGGCAGCGTGGCGCAGGTCTTCTTCTTCGGCCCACGACTCGTCGCCGCTTGCCCACAAGATACCAAAGTCAGGGCCGCCTGCGTCGCGGTCGATCTCGATTACAGTGCCAAGCTCGCCGGTTTCAATGTATTCGACTGTATCGCCAATCTTAAACAAGGTCATTCTCCCCGAATCGCAGCAACACCAGCGGCTTGGATAGCATCGTAGTCGTCTTCGTAGGTGTCGTATTCCCACCAGAGGTTGTGCCGGTACTGCTCAACATAACCGTTCGGGTATACGCGGAACTCAACACCATTGTGTTCGACGTCTGCGTAGATCAAAACAACTTTTTTGGCTTTCATAGTAGGCCCCGTTTCGTTATGTAGCTATTATACCAGAATCTGGGCCAATGGTCAACCTATCTTTACCGAGTACGCTACAGCATACACTCGGCGCTTAGGCACAATGGTGTTTAGGTCGACTCGAGTCTTGACTCCGAGCACATCAATCTCCACAAAGTAGTGGGTTGACGTAGCAGTGTAGACGTGCCCCATGTCATCATATTGGACTGAGCAGATCTTGGCGATGACTGGGTACTGGACTTCGTCGATCTCAACGACCTTGAGCTGGGTCACCCGCTCGCCGTCGACGGCGTAGACGTCATGCTCCCAGTCGTTTGTGTATTTGAGGATTTTCATTGCGATACTCCTTTGGCACAGCGCCAGGCCAGAATTTCTGCGATATCGTTAGGGGAGACTGAGTTGACCCACGCGCCAGGCATTGTGTGGGTGGATGTTTTATGCTGCGCTGCGACAATGAACTCGTAGGCGTCGGCAAAATCTTGCTGGTCTTCGGTTACAGCCAAACGATACATCGCTTTCAGTCTGCGTTGCGAAGAGACTTCAATCCAGCGGGCAGTGTGCCAGTCGGACTTGGCTTTGTGGAACTCGCTGATTGCTGCTTCGGAGAAGCTCTTGCGAAGAACCGGCGTAATAACACGGCGCCGCACAGAGCTGACGTTGAGAATGTACGTAACCCACAGCGGCCGAGCAACGCCACGCAGCACGCGCATTGATTCAGCCCGGGTTGCGAATCCAGCAGCAAGCTCGCGAGCGAGGCCAACAAGGCAGTCGGGATACCGAGTAGGGGAAGAGACGACGATCTCGGTGATGGCTTTGATGCTCATGATCGGCCTTTGTAGACGTTGCGAATAAACACAAGAGTGTCTCGCTGGGAGTAATAGTTGTTAGGAGAGTTACGGCGGAAAGCCATACGTGTCAGCAAACTGGCTGCGGTTTACAGTCTTGCCCATTTGCACGGAGAGCCCAGCGGCTTGGATAATGGCCGCCACCGTTTGCTCGCTTATCTTGTAAAACCGATCGACTTCGTTGCCGTTGATAACCGCAACGAAGTCGTCGCTGAAACTGGTGTAAACTCGAACCACTTCTACAGCCATGGCATGCTCCTTTTACTTGCGGTCAGGATAACACCGCACCCAACCAGGGTTAGTGTATCCGCGGAACTCAGCGGGCATGTCGAGCTCGGACCGAGCTGGTACAAACCCGTAATTGGTCTTGCAGTAATCATTGATCTCGTCCGAGGAAGGGACACTGCTCTCGAACATCAAGAACACAATGCCCGAGAGGTAGTCTCGGGTGCTTTCAGTTATCATTACCGGCGAGCCTCTGACGATATTCGTCCATGTAGCGCTGGCGGGCTTTTTTGTTCTGAGCAACCGCGCGCGCATGGCCGTAAAAGTTTTGGTACAAGTAGCCCAACGGCCACAGAACCGGAGCAAGCACGAGCACAATCAGCGCAACAAGACCCCACGCCATCCCGCGAATGCCTTCAACAACGCGGCCGAGGTTAAAGCCAATAAAAGCACTGAGCGAAGCGCAGCCAACTTCACTGGGTTTGCGGAATTTCATTATAGCTCCTCGTTAGAGTGCGCGTTGAAAGCGGCTGTTGTCAAACCACGCTGCGAACACATACATCCAAACCAGAGTATAAGCAGCAAAGCCATACACAGCCTGGTTTATCGGAACAAACGTAGTGCCGACATACAGCGTGAGCAGAAGAGTCGGGCCCACAAACGGAGCAGCGGCGTAAAAACTCCAACCTACGATCTTTTCGAACATTTGCTTGCTCCGTTGCGTTATTGTATGTACCTATTATACGCAAGGCGAGCGCGGAGGTCAACCTTTTTCCATAGTGACCCGGAGCGTTTCCGTCTGGCCCGCAGCAAGACGATTGAATACGCTTTGCGTGAGCGAGCTGGTACGGCGGCTGTTGTGGTAGCAGCGGTAGATCGAGCCCGAGTGGTTGTGGTAGTCGGTGTATTTCTCCCCGGGCTTCTCGTCAACGATTCCGGACGAAAGCTGCCAAGAATCAGACTTAGCATATCCCCCGTACCACCCAGCAAGAACGCGGCGCGTTGATTCGCCGGCGGCGTGATCAGTGATCACCACGATCTCCCACACGTCGGGCGTGTAATCAGGTTGACTATCCTCGAATGATTCCATATACATTAATAACCATAAAAAGAATGTTCACTACGACCAAGCTACGGCTGGCGTTGCTGATCGCAAGTAGGTACAGGGCGGCCAAGCTCGACACAAAAAAGATCGAGTAGCCAAGACGGGCTTGGCCGATGTTTGACGCTACGATGATCGCACCAGCAAAAGCGGTAACGAGGTAGATGATGTCAACGATTTGTTTGCGGGTCATTTGCGAGTTGATCTGCGGAAAACTATCAAACTTTTGATAGACTAGTCACAAATTCTACAGTGTCGGTAATCAAGCCAGTTTCGTAATCAAATAACAGTTTCTGATTGAGCGTAATCCATTGTAGGATCTTTCTCATCGTTTTGGGGGTAATCCACTTTGCTACCGCTTTTGGATCATAGTCGAGGCTAGGCATCATAATAACAAAGCTGTCATCCATGTCCATTCGCCCTGGGACATTTGACACTTTCACTCTTAGTCTGTGATTTTTTGGTGCCAGGCCGACCCAAATAACAACATTTTCGATCCCGTGGTACTTTGGCGTGATGTTGGCCATTTCAAACAGCTCATCATTTTGCCACTCTCGGTCCACTAGGTCGATGAATTTTTTGAGATCGCCAGTCATTTGCGAAACTGCAATACTACCATCGCTAAGGTCACGAAATGTTTTCGAGGCCGTCAAATAGCTCTTTTGCTGGTACTTTGGGTAGTTGGGCCGGCGCCTTTAGCTCGTTTACTGCTACTGAAATAATTGATCTAGCAGTAGCAAAGTCGAGCCGCCGGCGCCGGCGGCCAAACATATCGTTTCCTTTAAACGGGGCCATGAATATGTCGTGGGTTGCGTGTCGGTATTCGTCGAGTAGCTGATTACACTTCTGTATTAGCAGTTTGATGTCAACATTTGTGTCTACTGCAATTATTGTATAAGTTCTACTACTCGGTTTAATTACGCCCTTGATCATATTTGTTGGTACAAATTGGATACCTCCGATTTTGCGACCGTTATCAATGCAGATTGCACCTATGTTTCCGCCGCGGGCGACGTTGAACTTAATTCCTACGGGTTCTATTGTTGTGTGTTTCTGCTTTATATCAAACTTCTTTAAATCCTGGTATTGACCTAAATAGGTCTTTCCCTTAAATACAGAAAAGTCTGCGTTGTTAGTTGAAGTCCATGTGATAACCGCTACTGGAAATTCAGTGTCAGTAAACGGATTTTCTTCGAGAACTGTTAGGCTCGAAATCCGAGCCGATCGTTTATTGTTCAATAGATAAGTTTCGGGTACAATAGCAACTCCGCAATCGAAAGTTTCAAAGCAGCGCTCTAGAGCAATCAAGTATAAGTCAATAGCATGCGGGTATTGAGTAAAATATTTAAGCGCTGCAGAGCGCGAGAACCTAGTAGCTGTTGTTTTTGCTAAGTATGGTGGATTCGTTAAGCAAAAATCGCCAATCTGGGACGGTATATGCACTAAGCTATCGTTAACTGCCCACAGTGCAGGCTTATCAATATCAAACCCAGCAACAGGAAAATCCTTGCAGACCGCACGCAATAAGTCACCTTCCCCAGCAAACGGATCTACGATCCGTAACGGATTACGTGAGGTAATAAACTCAGCAATTTGTGGCAGCAACCAAGACGTAGCCTTAGTATAATATTGACCAAGCTCTATTTTCTTCATGCAACTATTTATAACTACAAATAAGTGTTAACAAAATTAATCACCATCTCTGAGTTTCCAACAAAAATCCTGTTGGAGTTGCTAATTGCTTGCAGCTCTGCAATGTGCCGCTCGGCTTCGGCTCCATCGAGCATTACTACAAACACAGCATTATCGTGTGTGTTGCGGATGTACTTTGCTGCTTCGAGAATAAAGTTTTTACTCTCAATTGCTTGATGAGACTGTCCCGATCCTGACACCAACGAGTATTTCGCAAAGATGTTGAAAACAATACCTTTATGCAGAACCTGAAAATCAACGCTTCGTGCGTCAAACTTAGTATCTTTAGGTTTTGAAATTAACCTTCCGTCAAACAAAGTAACACTACCGTTGGTTAGTTTTACTACGTTTGCATGTTTGAGGTGGCGTCGGAGAGTTTCGATCTGCACTTCTTCGTCGATACTCTGACGACTAGGGTCCCTACAAACCAACAACTGTGCGTAATAGTCCCAAGCAAGATACCTTGCAGCAATCTCCTGGATCATTTGCGCAGATACGTCTTCGTCGCATAGCACCCCGAACTCGTCGGCATATCTTGTAACAATTCTCTTTGTTATTGTTGATCCTACTGCCATGGCAGTCTTGAACGCAGCGTCTTTAACCAGCTTGTTGCCTTTAGTTGTTGTTATTGGCAACAAGTTAGAGCATGGGGTTTTGGCCAAAACCTCCCAAATACATTTGTCTTCGACTAAATTGCTTTTTCGTGTAGCCAATCGCGAAAGTCTAATATTTTCTGCTGCGTTTTTTCCAGAAATAACAATCTGCTTCATTTTGTGCTCCTAATGGGTTACGCAAACAGATTTTCGGGCTCATACTCGCGATCGAGATCGACCAATTCAGTTAGCCCTTCTTTGAGCGCAGGAAACGGCATACCAAACACCGCAGGGCACTCCTCAACAAGGACCGGATTAGCTTCCATTGCAGCAAGGCCGCGGCGCACAGTATGCGGGGCTTGACTCTGAAAAGCTACTAGTTCGCAAACGAGATCGAGTTGCACCTGCTGACGGGCCGAGATCGACATTTTGCTGCTCCTTTGTTAGTTAGTGTATGTATTATACCAGAAGCAGCAGGAAAGGTCAACCTGTTAAATGTCGTCAAGGTTGCACATCAGCACACTGCGCAAGTGCTTGAGCTTGAGGCGGTACTCGCTCACGATCATAAACGGGGCAGATGTGCAGTCGAGACCGCTAGAGTTGGCCGAGCGCTTGGATCGCTCGAGCTCCTGTTCAACCCACTCTAGCTGCTGGCGGATTCGTTCTTGTTGGCTAGGGTATTCCATTCTACGTACTCCATGGTTGCGTTAGCGAGGGTTTCGTGTGTGGGCACAAGACCCCACGGTGCGCACATTGCTGGTCCCCACTCGGGGCTCCACTGTACGCGCAAAGGTGCGACATTCCAGGCAGTGTCTCGAGGGTACCAGTAGCCGAGCACCACACATTCGGTCGCAGTCCGTGCTGCCTCGTCAAAGATTTTTGTGATTGTGTCGCGGATACGAACCCGATCACCGGGTTGGTACTCGTATCCGCGTGACCCGTCACTGTATTGATGGATGATCATGCCGCTTGCTTGCTCATCGCTTTAAATGACTTGACTTCAAAATCCCACCAGTTAGCGTACTTGCGACGACCGGCAGGAACTCGGCGGGGTGTCCCGTCAAGCTCAAACGGGATTTCGATGTTCGAAGTCTTTGGGATCACCGAGTAGGATTGGTTAGGGATAACGAAGTAATAAAACTTGTCTTGCTTGCGCTCGTAAACCTGCACTCGGAGGGCTCCGGTCTTGCCGTGAATCTCGCACACCGGAGCCGAGTAGCAGGTGCCATTGCTCATGGTGCGGACCGAGGACAGCTTAGCGTCGGACCCATCAGACAGGTCAGCCGTGTCTTGCGATACAACCGTAGTACCTGCAGTCTTGGCGATGGCTTGCTCAAAGGCAGTGCTCACCTGCAGCACGCCGAGCGCAAGCAAATGCTCAATGGTTTCTTCACAACACTGCTTGATGCCCGGCAGGTATTTAGAAAACTGACGAAAGTGTGCGACTTCAAGTTCTAGATTTTCGAGTTTAGTAGCCATCGTTGAATCCCGTGTGGTTGTTAAACAGTATCGCTATTATACTAAACAACAGTCACGGCGTCGATCTCAACTGCCTCCAAACTCTCGAAATACCCAACCCAGCCTGGACAACATGAGTGCGTTTGTCCGTCGCTGGTGGTGACTTTGAACCGATAATCTTCGCACTTTTCGGTTTCGACTGCGCGCGCCAGTTCCTGCGCAACACGGTAGTCAGCAAAAATGCCAATAGCTTCGGCATAACCGTTTTTATGCCATCCGAAGGAATCCCCACTAGACCATCTGACCCAGACCACAAACGCTGTGGAATTTTTGGGCAAATCCAAAGTAGTTGTTACATCAGGGAACTCGGCAACTTGCTCAGCAATGCGTCCAATTTCCCACGAGCTCGCCTTCTCCCAGCGTCCATACCGCTCAGGTTCTGACTCAGAAAACTCGAGAGTGCTCTCAAGTTTGATTTTGTATCCGTGTACAGGCATGATGTGCCTCCTTTTTAAGCATTTAGACGCTACAGGGCGGTAAAGGCAGTTTGTCAGCGGTACTAGGGCGTTTTGTAGTTTTAAACGCTACAATGCGGTTTTGGCCCTTGTAGATTCAAAGACTTAGCTGCGGCCATCCAAGTGATTTTCAATGTTTTCTGCGTTGCCCCAGATATTGCCAGGAAGTTTTTGTTGGATAAACCGAGCGATCTCAGGCAAGATGTAGAAGTTAATGTAGTCGGCGCGGTCGATTGCCAAGTACAAATCGCCAACGAGCACGGCGCGCAAGAAGCTGCCAGGCGGAATGCGATGCTCGGCATAACGCTCGAGGGCGCCGCGGGTGTGGAACGGGATGGATTCAAAACCAGTAAAGTCAAGTGCCATGCTTACACCTTTGTCCAAATGCTAGATTAACGTTCGAACTGTGCCAGAGGAGTTACTTGCCATCCTCAAAGTGTTTGATCAGGTCATCGCCAGTTGCCCAGCGGTTTGCTACGCCGTAGCTTTCTTCGGTCAACGAGTCGACTACAGCAGCGCACTCAGAGACGACCAGGTGTACCAGCATAGTAGCAAACTCGCGCTTCCAGTCGTCCATTAACTTGCCGTTTGCGGTGGCGGCGCGAGTCGCGTGTTCGATAAAGCGTTCAACGATTGGGTTCATAGCATGTGGTTCAACCAGTTCTGAAACAACCAGCGATTCCAGTGCTTAGTTCGCACCCATTCGTATGCTAGCTCAGCGCTGGTTCGATACACTACAGTGCCGCCAGGCAAAGTGCGGATCGAACCGTGGTCGAGCTGCTTGGCGTTAAGCCACGCAACAAACTGTTGTTTGTTCCAGCGACAGGTACGAACCCATTCGTAAGCCAGTTTAGCAGGAACATCGCGGAGATTAGGGTACTTGGTCATTATACCACCGTTACTTGCTGTTCAACAACTCGGGCGATTGCCCATTTCTTTGTGAGCTCACGCACCAGGTCTTCGGCTGCCTGTTTTGCGTCCGGAGGATACACGCTCCAAAACACCTGGACGACTTTGTCGTTACTGATCACCATATAAACAGTCATGGCCGCCTCTTAGTGGAAGTAAAAGCGAACTTCGGCCGCAGCAGCGTCGCCGGCCATCTCGATCAGCTCGGCTTCAGTGTATTTGTCGATCGTTTGGAGCGCAACGTAGTAAGTGTGGAACGTTTGTTCCGCCAGAGCAGCCGCCTGAAGGCGCTGGCTTTTTTGAACGGCCTTAACAGCAGAGATCATGCTAAGAGTGGCTTTCATTTGGCTTGCTCCGTTGCGTTACGTTATGTAACTATTATACAGAGCAAGCTGGTGGAGGTCAACCTAAATGTCGCCGCAAAACAATCCAAGCATACGGATGACCGTAACCATACTCACGATACTCGTGGTCTTCGAGGTAGGACTCGAGCCATACTACAGTGTTGTCATCGCATAACCGGGTCGGCCAAAACGCAAACCGCCTAACCGTGCGTTTAGTGCCAAGCTCAGCTTTTTTTGAGATTCCAACGCACGGTTAGTCCTCCTTGCCTCGAATCAGCTCAGCCTCAACACGATGTTGGCTTACTGTTTTGTAAATCAATTCATACACCCTGATCTCGCCACGGCCACGCGGCTTTGCGTAGCTGATCTTCAGCCCCGTCCACAAGATCGACGGAGGGGCTTTGCTGCCACCAGAAAATTCCGAACACTTCGTAAAATCAGGGCTTTGAAGTGCTTGGTTGACATCGTCAAGCGTATCAAAATGCTTGGCCGAAGATACACGATCGTCGAGACTGAAATCACTCCACTCGCCTCGTGTGACATAGGTAGTGCGGCCGGTTTCGAGGTCAACAACTTCGATGATAAAAGGCATGGTGTCTCTCAGATAGGGGTAACAAGTCGGTACAGGATGCCCAGCACGTTCAGGGCGATGATAACCGTGTTGACAATGACTACTGTGGTGTCACGACTGTCTTTTTGGCGCCGATAGCTGTAAATCACTGCTACCGAGTACAGGATGATTGCGAGATGGAGAGGGATCATTTGAGGCCAAACTCCTTCATAAGTTCGTCGGCGATGTCTTCGTAGTCCTCTTCGGCGATGCCAGGGTTGGAGCCATAGTAGCTATACCCTTCCATCTCTTGGGTATGCCTGGCCATCACCGCAACAATGCGATCACGGATGGCCTTTTCGGCTGGGGAGATCTCGGAGTACTCGGGGTCTTCACTAAACCAGCGCGCCATTTTGTTGCTCCGTCTCGTTACGTTATGTAGCTATTTTAACAAGAAGTAGAGAAGTTGTCAACCACCAAGTTGACGCACTTCGACCCCAGCCCGGGCGAGAAAATCTATGCCGGCGACAACGATAGCCAGCTTAGTCTTTTTGAACGCGGACATAGAAATCCGTGTCGGAATATAATCTATCACTTATTTCCAAATAACCTCCACCGGAATCACTTCAACATTCTTCCACCACTGCTTGCCCTTACGGTACTGGGCAGCTTTCTTCTCAGCTAGTTCCGGTGTGGTGTATAGGTGGGCGTACTGACGGTCAGGGCTAGTGCCTAGGCCGATAGCTTCGTAACGAGCCTCGCCCGTCTTGACATCTTCGAACTTAACCGCGTATCTAATCATGGTAGTCTCACATACGTTGTATTGGTACCGTGCCACCCTTGCGCACGCTGCGATGAGCAAAGCGGTGCGCAAGTGCTACCTGCATGTAGCACTGGTCTAACTCGTCTCTTGATGGCATACAGATTACCAGAAGATGCCGAACTTATAGCCGATTTTGACCGAGTACGGAGCTTGTCCGGGTTCAGGATCAATTGTGGTCAGCTCGCGATATTCGTAACGAGTAATCTTCACTTGGTACCCGGCCTTTTCGAGCTCGACTTTGACTGCGAGTTGCTGCGCGGTGAACGTGGGTGCTTGCGTTTGACTCACGCTGGCTACAGCGTAGATCGAAGACGGGCCAAAGTAGTCAACCGGGTAGCACTCGCGCTCGCCCTTGGCTGCCAAGGCTTCGATCTTTTTGCTAACTTCTTCAAGACGGCCACGAAGAGTCTTTTCGCTGGCCTCGACCAGTTCACGGGCACGATTTGCAGGGAAGATATTGAATGACATTTTTAATCCTTAGGTAGTGCCTGCAGGGAAAGAATCATTTCTCGGGTACTGATCTCGTCGTTCCAGTAAGCCAAGAGCACAGTGTAGTTTAGGTTAATGAACGCTCGCACAGCGCGCAATGTTGACTCGGGCAACCGGTTGTAGCCCACAACGTCCTCGGCAGTAATGTTTGGCTTGAGCAACACGCTGACAGTTTGCGTTGGATTGAATCGATCCCCTGCGTCTGTCATTACTTTTATACGCGGACCGTGCTGCTTGTTAACACTGCCACCGCTGCTTACATATATGTTAACCGGCAATCCGGATTCTGTCTTCCGGATGTTGCTCATTTCAAACAAGTCGACGGCTCTCATTTTTCAAGTCCGAAGAGTTTGAGCAGTTGCGTTCCGGTGATGCCGTTGCCGAAGTTGTCTGACGCGTAGCCTTTGTCGGCAACGGCAGCACACTCGAGAACAATTAACTCGGCAAACTTTTCCAAGTCTACGGTCGCGGGGTCGATGTAATCAGGAGGAGGCGGAAGGCAGTGCCCGCGAAACTTTGTGATATTGTTGTGGCCGCTTGCTTGCTTGGCAATCTTTTGAAGCTGTTTATTCACGGTTCGATCCGGTCAACGCCAAAAAGTTCCAGCAAGTCCACCGCAGCAATTTCAGCAACAGTGTTGCCCCCGGTGACGATATCGCCGTAATCAGTAGTTTCCAAGTGAGCAGCGCATTCGCGAACGATCAGCTCAGCAAACTTGACATAGTCATCGGGGTGCTCGCTCATAAAGCACCCCGATTGCTCGACCAGTCTCATCAGTAGATCATGGCTCATAATTTCACCCCAAACAGTTCTTCGATTTTCCAAAATGCTTGCGAATCTGGGCAACGTAGTAGTCGCTCATTGGCTTTTCTAAGGCCTGCGTCTTGATCGTTGACAAACACTCCTCAACGATTAGCTCAGCAAACCGATCAGCGCTAAACGACGTTGTTTCGTACGGCATGTTGTTTGACGGGTCGATCGCAGTTGACGGCACATGGGCCCGGCGGTACAGTTCAAGCATGAGTTTGTTCATCATTCAACCTCGCGCAGGAATTTTTGATTTCTTCGGCAAACGCAGCGTCATCGCGCTTGGTCATATCTCCGACGCTGAAATAAACCGAGTATTTGGACGTATAGTGCCCAGCTTCGCGCGCAGTAAAAAGCGAGCGACCAGTAGCAGCAGCGATCTCAGCTGTATGCCGGTTTGCGTAGTAGCAGCACTTGAAGTATTTCTCGTTCTCAGCCTCAAAGTCAGCGAAGTCAAAGTAGAGTTTGTAACACTCGTGTCCTTTGTCCCACTTGACGTCGGTCAGCCACGCCCGCATGCCTTTTTCGGGGAAGTCGTCTTCGAAGATCGGCTTGAGGAACTGAACTTTGACTGCGTCAATGATAGCGGGTGTAATCATTTGGTTTGATCCGTTGCGTTACGTTATGTAGCCATTATACTGGAGATAGCTCAAACGATCAACCAGAATTTCTGATCTTTTGCATCTCTATAGCAAACTCAGCAGAGTCGATTTTTCCGTCAATGAGACTGATGATCAGCGGGTAAAACTGCCGAATCCACTCTTGGATTTGCGCAACCTCTTTGGGCAAAAGAGATTGGTTGATGTCCTTCACCAACCCTGGACTTGACCCTACAGTAAAAATAGCTGCCCACGCTTGTTGCTTTGTGATTTTAACGCGGTAGCGTGAATGACCGTGATTCTGCAGATCGGTGCGCGCCCATATGTCGATGCTCGACGGTAGGCCGGTGGTGCGAGCGTTGAAGTTGGACATTTCATACAGAATGTCCTCGCTGTCGACTTCGTTGACTTTCATAGTTGATCGCACCGGTCGAGATCAACAAGAATCCGCTCGAGCTCGGCGATGTTAATGTCAAGCACTTGGACCACAGTTGACCGAGTTTGGCGCTCAGCTACAGTAGCAGGCTGATCTTTAGCCAGGTCCGCGAGGTACGCTTTCTTGTTGTAAATAGTCTGGCGGAGCAAAGATCGAACGTCGGTGAGCTTCATTGGAACTCCATTGTTGCAAAGTCTTCACAAGAGATATTATCGTAACGCAGCGCGTCACTCGGGCTAGTATAGGCGCAGCTTACACGCCACACTTGCTTGCCGTCGATTTTGAGCCCGACGTACTTGTAATAGCCATTGTCCATCATGCCAGCAAAATAGCCGTCGGCGCGCTCATAGCGGTCAACAGCCCAATTATCCATTTGGGGATGACTTGGCCGAACGTGGTTCTCACGGGTAGCAACGGCTTTGTAGATCTGCTCAAACCTCGCAAGTGGGGTCGACGTTGGCCGGAGCAAGATACCCATCTCTTGGGCAGCGTTGAGATATCCAGGCGCGATCTTGTTGAGCGTTACAGTAGCAACCCAACCGCCGACAAGAGCAGCCACTTTTCGCGCAACAGCTTCGTCAGTGTAGGCGCCTTCGACTGTGCTTTGGGCAGCATCTTCGCGAGCAAAGCCGCCTGTGGTGCTGTGAACAACGTAGAGCGTAGTCATTATGCTATGCCTTACCAGGTGATCTGGATGCCGTAGTCGGTATAGGCCGGGCCGTTGCCGTCGTCGTCGGCCAGGGCGCGCGGAACATAGCTGTCGCCAACGGATGCCATCCACTGAACGGTGTAACCAAGGCTGCGCAGCTTTTCGATGATCCGGGCTTGGAGCGCGTCAGGGCGCGGATGCGTAAAAACGTCGCGGGACCCAATGCAATGGAACACCATGCGCTTGCCTGAGGTCGCAGCAGCTTTGACTTCAGGCTCGATCTTGTACTGGAGATACTTGTCAACCTCGGCGCCCGAGTCGTCGTACAGTGTTTTGGCTTCGGCTGCGGTGATCATTTGACTTGCTCCGTTGCGTTACGTTATGTAGCTATTATACCGGATCTGACCGGAGGTGTCAAGGAGAATCTTAGCAAACGGTTGCTAAGATTCGAGAAAGTCTCGAGTAGGTTCCGGGAACGTCGAGCACCAGCAGTAAAACCCGTCGCCGGCCCACCGGTACACTTCGAGTTCCCAGTAGCAGTTGAGCCAAACCCAACGCGCCTGAACACGCGTGGGCAACCAAGCAAACTTAATCGCCCATCGCTTTTTCATGTGCGCCAACCGGATTGCAATTAGGAACCACAACAGAGCCTTCCATTACGCCCACCATCGACGACTCTCGGAACACGCAACGATTGGTTGCAGGGTCAAAGTACAGGTACCACAAGTCTGAGCCCTTCCACGTTATCGACATCAGTTGCGTGCCGGCAGGAATCTCAAGCTTGTTTCGCCGCCGAATGTGCGGGTGACATACTGGTCACAACCAACGAGAGCAAGAGCAGCGGCCGCAAGAACAAGAATCTTTTTCATAGCTGTTTCCTTACTGTAATGAGACTAGGCCCTCGGTTGCCATTCGGTTCCAGAACCCTTCGGCAGTCTCAAGGATGTCGATTGGCTTGAGCACACAGTCTTGGAAGTGTGCCTGAATTTCGCGTAGTGCCTGCTTAGCCAGGCCTTGATTGCGCTTAGCTAAGCACACATGGAAGAACACAATCTCGAGCTCGTTTGCAACCAGTCCTTGGCGCAGAACTGCTTGGCCGCCGTCAAATCGGATGTTGATGTACGAGCATTCTTCTACTCGGATTTGCATTGGCGGGCCTTCCATTTGCTGACGGGCATCGAGTTAGCGATCATCAATCACTGCTGTCGACTTCAGGCCGAGGTCGACCGCTCATTCGACCATTGATGTAGATGCCGCCGACAATCATAATGATTGCAAGAAACTTCAACGGGTCGTTGACTGCGTCGATACCCATATAGCCAAGGGCAACGCTAAGGGCAACCCACAGAAAGATTCCGATAATAGTTCTGGGTTTCATGTTTCGATTCCTAAGGTAGAGCGGTTCTCGCGTTAATCGCTATGCTTATGTCGAAATACAGGATACACTCCGGAACTTCTCACATACATTAGTGAAGCCAACACAGTGTCGAGTTCGTCGTCAACTGCTTCGAGCATACGAAGCTTGTTGTCGTCTTCGAACATAAAGAACACCAACTTGCGCCCAATGATTGTTCCGTTTTCGATGCGATCCGTTAGCCAATGCTTGCTGCTGCGCTCGTCGCAACGGCTTTGCATTGCGGCGGCCATTTCGGGAGTAATCGGATCCGTGATTGCCAGCTGGTCGGCGAAGAGTTGTTGTAGGTCAGTCATTGTTTTTCCAAACGAGTATTTGCCTTAGGTTAAAGCCCCAGCAGGTCGCGTTCATTGGCTGTCAGCTTGGCCAGCGCAGCCCGCTTGGCTTCGGCCCGTTGAGCTTGTTCTTCGCGCTCCTGTTTACGATAGTTGATTTCTTGGTACAGGCGTTCCATGTCAAACCAGTCGTCGTCGTTGTACTCTGCAGCAAACGAGAAAGTTCCGTGACTGTTAAACTTTTCGGAGAGCACAAAGCGCCCGGCTTCAACACGCAGCGCAAATCCCTCAATGAAGGCGGATTCGAGCAGCGCCAGCAAGCGAGGCATGTAGTGCTCTTGGTGTTTGCGGCGGTTTGCTTCTTGCTCGGCAGCAAGGCGGGCTTCACGTTGTGCTCGGGTTTCGCGTGCCATGTTTCTTACTCCGTTTGTTTACTGTATGTAGCTATTATACAGCGCGGGCGCGACCTGGTCAACCTTTTTCTGCGAGTTTGGTCTTATGCTGGTAACGCCGTGTGCGACTAGCTGCATGCCAGTCCGCAAACTAATAGTCTGCAATTTGACCGCACTGCGAGCGCAACGTAAATATAGTCAATCAACGCGATTATATATTTTTGTTGTTGTCTGCTGTAGTGGTGCGTTTACCTAATAACATCCGGGTCAGCATCTGACTTTAGTGCCCTCACTTCTGAGCGCCAGGCTGCGCGTTGCTGAATAATCGCATCGCAAGAGCCGTCATAATCTGAGAGTGCAACGTAATCCGTTTGCCTTAGCAACTCTTGTAACTCTGCAATTCTGCGTTGTCTTGCAAGTTTGCTTTTAATCTCTGGGTTAACTTTAACTATGCTCACAGTTTTGATCCTATGCCGTCGGTTAAATCTTCTTCGTCGACCGTCCAGGATTCTTGCGGCGAATCCAGCGGGAGATCGTCAATTGATAATATTTTGTACTTCTTACCAAACGGTACGTCTTTATTTGCGATGTCGTTGATTGCAAAGGCTTCCAGCGCCCCAGGTGCTGGAATTACCACCGCCGGGACGTTGTTATCTTGTAAATATATAATTACTAAATTAGTCATAGTTATCGAAAAATAATAATATCAAACATGTCAGAATCTTGTATAGTGTCGCGGGTGCCACCTAAAATTCGCACACCAGATGTAGTTTTAACTGCATTATACGGCCATGTTGAGACTTGGCCGCCCACTAACGATAAGCCAGCGTTTATGTCAGTAGCCGAACCAGAGCCGATTCGGCGAGTAATACCGCATACAACATAGTTGTTGTCTACTGCTGCATTAATAAAGTTAATAGTGTATTGTCCAGCAGCGTGTCGGGTAATGCTCGACACGTTTAAACTTGCGCGGATGCCGGCCGTCGAGCCGTTGAAATTGACCCACGCAAATGCTGCGCCACCGGACCCCGACGCTGCTGTAGTTTGGATAGTGTTGTCTGGGAATTGAATCCCAGTCGATAATAAAGAAGTTGGCATAGGTTTTCCTTTTTTTTTTATTTATGACTCCTATAGGCAAACTCTGTCTTAGTAAGGGCACTGATTCCGCAGAAAAAGGTCAACCTTTTTCTGCGAGTTTGGCCTCAATCAAGGCGTAAAATGTCATGTACTTTGCGACGCGGGCAACGTCTTTTTCAGTAATTGTGCGAGACTTCAGTCGGCGAAGATCGCTATTGGTGCGCAGGTCTTCGCGCTTGACCAGCATAGCACCAACATCGCCGAGCACTGCGGCTTGGTACTCTTCGTAGGTTTGGCCTGGCATCTTAGTGAGGCGCCGCACGATATCGATCACTCGAGTCGACATGCCTGCGTCTGCAAGCATCGCGAAGCTGATCACTCGATCTTCACCGGCGAAGTGGATGCGCTTGCCCGAGCAGTCTTCAATGACGTCGTGAAGCACAGCAGCGCACTGGAGCTCTTCGTCGTTGGTGTTGAGCTTGTATAGGACAGTGAGCGAATGGAGAATGTAGGGCTTGCCGCCCTTGTCAAACTGACCTTCGTGGGCAAGAGTAGCGATTAGGATCGCCAGGCTGAGCATTTCGCCTTTGCGCATTAGAATGCCTCCCGAACCAGATACGTGTTGTGGGGGTCAGCTGCTTGCCACTCGGCGCGCGCCACTTCGGCTTCTGCCTCGGTCGGGCAGTATTCAACGTGAGATTCCCATTGCTCGCCGTCGAGACCGTATTCTACAAAATACACAACCCATTCGTTCGACATTGCTTCTCTCCGTTAGCGTATGTTGTTATTATACGGACATAGGCGCCGAAGGTCAACCTAAGAGAGCTGATACACTGCTACGATAACCGCGGTGATTAGCCAGCCTGCGAAGATACTCGTAACAAAATATCCATTATTCTACATCCTCGAGCAAATAATTAGTAGGAACAAACCCGCCTTCATTAACGAGCTGGTAGATACGACCGTTCCACAAAAAGTAAGGGTAATCGAGGGTATGCGCATACTCATACATTCGATCGATGTGACCAACCCAACCGCGAGCAACAAGCACGTCACGGAACGATAGCTTTTTACCGAACATTCGACTTCCTCACTACGTAATAGTGGAACTTGCCCGTACCTTTGTAATACGGAATCCGAAAAACGATATAGTACGCTTCTTGTACGCGAGTCGCTGCGGCACCAAGCCCTATAGCAATGTAAAAGAGCACTGCCAGGACCCCCGCCGGGGCGTGATTAATGATCCATTTAATCACAGTCAACAAGCTCAAAGTATGTGCGGGCGTTTGTACGCGAAAGATGCTGGCGCACAAGGCGACCAATGCCGTGTTTGATCATATACCGGAAGTCAGCGTCGCGATCAACAACGATACAATAGCGACGATTAACGGGGATTTGCTTATGTTCTGATTGCGCAAGCAAACGTACAATCTCGGCTCGGCGAGCTGCGCCCGTTACCCGCGGTCGGAACAGCACATCGCGCAACTGATCGTCGATGCTTTTCGGCTCTGGGATCGAAGCCGAGTGACGCTTGCGATATTTTAAAATTTTATAAGTCATATAAATCCGTGTTTTGAATCCGCCGCGCCGAGAGGATGATAGCCGTTAGCTCGGCAGGATCAGGCGGGCATTGCACTGGCGCGAACCTATTTTTTAGATACCGAGCTTCGCCATTGCTTACTTGCCAGATTCGATGCGCAACGTAAGTCAATCGCTGGGTGACAATCGGGCCTGAACATACGTATTTGGGCAGATTGAGTTGCTTCTGCACTGACTCGGGCAGCTCAAAGTACAGTGTCTGCCCGGCTACTTTGAGGAGTTCCTCGACCTTGGACACGCTCATTGCACTTCCTCCACAGTAAGGGCAAAGCCATCCTCAACTCGGTAAAGCTGGTTGCGCAAGACTCGAACTTCCTCGGCCATCCACGCTGGGTCAACATCAGAGTAGGTGTACGTGTTCCACAGTCGAACACCGCTCTTGTGCCGACGGTCTGCTTTGGTGATTGTGAGTTGGAAATTTTTGCGGATCATTGCGGGCACCTACGCATTAACGTACAAACATTATATACACAGCTACAGCAAAGTCAACCGATTGAGTACCAGTGAGCACCGTGGTCGCGGCAAAAGTTATTCACTGCCTCAGATACTGTGGGGTGGACAGCATCCACACGAAGCGCTAATAACCGCATCATAACCACATATGAGTGTGACCGATTTCGAGCGGGATTTGAACAATTTTTCGGCGAGACGCGTCGACTCCTAACAAGTAAATCCCGCCGTCAGCACGCACAAACTCAAACTCGCACTGGTTACAAAAGTCGGCAAATTTGAATGACATTGCAGCGTTAAAACTGCCGCGAGCTTGAGTCTCAAAGGCGCCGGTTTTGATAACGTCGACTAAAAAGTCAATAGTGGAGTTATGAGGCCCGTTAATGTTAAAATAGTCAAACTGTCCGAACATCTCCTCGTTTACGGCTCGATAGTGTAGGCGCATTGCTGCTTTGTCAACCCTAAACTGGTACCTTTGACCGCAGCGGGGCAGTACCTGACGCACTGGCCTGCTGTAGAGAAAGTCGCCGAAGATCTCACTGGACATGGCGCCCATAAGCTCGGCTGTTTTTCTTTCTTCTTCGAGCGAGCCCGAGCCGAAGCTGTAGCGATACACCCCTTTTTCAGGGTGTCGGAAGATGGAAGTAAAATTGCCCATCACTTAACCTTACGGGTTGGGTATTGGTTGAACAGCTTACCCAGCTTGCTCACGTTGATGATCATCTGCGTTTTCCAGTTTTCTTTGGAGCCGTCGGCCTTAACAACACGCAGAATTGAGTGGCCCCACACGTGGTTGCCTTCGAGCTCGGCACTGACCACCTCGCCAATCTTAGCGTTGAGCTTGGCCACAAACGCATCGTACTCGAACGCAGCGTTTTCGCCAGCGTGCTGGATAAACAGGTCACGGCATTCTTCGTTGAGGTAGACAGTGTCGGGATCGGTCATTTTGCGCGAGCACTGAGTAGGGCGGAACACGCGTTGGAACATTTGGCGACGCGACATTGCAGCCATGTACGCCGGACGACCGATGTTGGCTTTGGGGTAGGGAGCAGCCTTGTTGAGATCAAAGTCAACGGCTTCGAGTTGCTGGCGCATGGTTTCAACAAGCTCAACAGCGCGATTGCGAGCGCGTTCGATAGCAGCAGCTTTGAGCGGGAGAACTGCGGTTTCTATCGGGTTCATTTGCTTGCTCCGTCGCGTTATCTTATGTACGTATTATACGGCAACCGAGACCGACGGTCAACCTCACATAAAAGTAAATGCGTCGTCGAGCACGCGATTCTCCTCTTCAGTCAGCCTACGCTTGTGCAATATATAGTAGGTACTAAGGTTACAGGAATACTGAACGTGCAACTGCATAAAAGCAAACAACGACATAAATGCCTCAGTGTAAAATACTATTTACTACTGTACCAGTTATCGTCTACTAAAAAGCGTGAAATATTTCGGTTTGCAAAAGTGTTGTATTTGAAACGCGCAGGATCAAAGTCGAACGCACCTGTGCTGCTATCCCACGGCAACTCAGCTATCATTAAGTCCTGTATCTGCGACGATGTAAGATTTAGCGGCAACACCTTCGAGCCTATGTTTGTGCCGCGGGTTGGCAAGTCAATTGCAGTGTGAATGCGCGAAGCGGCATATTGCCTAAGATGTTCAGTACGAATGGCTCGGATCTTGCCAGTAGATCTGCTTGCTACATTAAGCATTAGATAAAAATCCGCCGTAGTAGCCGTCAATCCCGACGGTGATCCGTCACTTCGGCTGATTTCTAACGAGCCGTCATAATTTCCTTTTGCGGAAATCTTGATTTCTACGCGGGCAACCTTTCGAGAATTCGAGTGTGCAATAACAAAATCCCAGTCTGGAAAATAGCTTGCCTTGGGCTCATATAGGACAGGCCACTTTGTCCATTGCGCAAACCACTGCGCAATACATACCTCTGCTTGGTGGTTGTGCAATGACGTGAGATCAGTCAGCTGTGCCGGGTAGATCAGCATCTACTTCCTCTCCAGCACAGTCGACTCGCTGGATACATCCAAGTTCAGACGTTGGCACAAACAAAATCCCTGCCAGCGACTGGTCGCGGAACCATGCACCGGTAGTACCAACATCAACACAAGCTGCTCGAACAGTGATGTGGCCTAATGTAAGGTGATGAATCTTCCAATCAAACTCTGTGTACTCCGGCGTAGCGTCGACCTTGTCTTTTTTTGTAAACCATTCAAACATTACTATCTCCAATTAAAAGTTGACTAACCAGTGCTTCGGCGGCGTACAAGTCAGCGCCAAGTTGGTGCCGGGCACCGCTGTTGTCCACAAATGACCAGTAGCCATCAAGCCCGAGGCTCATTCGTCCAGCGCACTTCCCGCCGGTAGTAACTGTACCGTCGGCAGTGTAGACTACCAGTGGGTCTACTGCGGCACTGTCGGATAGCTCAACACACACAACTTCGTCAGTGACGTAATTTATCTGGTGCTGAAAGTAACGATCTTCAACTTGGAAATGAGCCACAACGGGCATAAGTTTACTCCCAGCTGATGGTGCTAACAGACACAACACCGCCAACGGTCAGGACCATGAACCTGACACCGGGGTGTTGTGTAGCAAGGCGCGCAGCCTCGGCGCTGGCTTCGGCGTAGGATTCGTGATACTTCGGCTTGGTCGAAATGCTGTGGGTGCCGTCTTGGCGGATTGACCCAACAATATAGCCCTTTGTGGTGTGCATAGCACTGGTGCGATGCGAATTTTTGATCATTTGAATTTCCTCAGTAAGTGTGTTTGCTCTGTCAATCTGGGGTTGAATTAAGTCAAGAATTTGACGTCGGGTTCGACTCACTTGCACTCCGTGGATATAAAACCTCATAGAGTCGTTCAGCGAATCACTCCGCCGATTCCACGAAAGTAGGCGGTTATTCCCGCGGGCTTCTGAGTAGACCATTCCTGAGTCAACGTCATAGAAGTAGCCCAAACAAGGCCAAATGCGATAACAAGTAGTCATAAGTTTGTTCGCTTTACTATATAAAGCTACATTGTAGTGTCAAGTTACCTCAGTGTCAACCGGTTTGAACTCAAAACATCCACAATGCTTACAGCCGCATAGTTCTGTGCTTTCGTAAAAGTCAAAGTGCCGGCGGTACGGATGCCCGCACTCACACAATCGGCTGTCACCATATGCGGGATTGTAGTGCCGCTCGATCACTATTTTGTAGAGAAACGGTGGCTCCGCAGGCTTTTGCGCAATTACTCGTGGATCTGATAACATACGCCCGGCGGCAAGCATAAGAGAAAATATTCAAGGTCGCCAGTGTTGGCGAATTCCCAACAATTTATTGTCTGGCACTGACAAGCCGTTGGCTTGGTTGAAAGGTTAGGCGAGTGTATTTGAATCAGTTGCGAGACCGTCGTAATCAGATCCGATTGCTTGGCCATCCATTCGCAAAGACTTCGCCAGGAATCTTCGTTCTGAAACTCGGGCGGACTAATAGCTACACTAAACGCTACTTTTAGCATAATTTAACCTATTAAATAACTATTAAGCAGTCCTCAGAGGACGCTGGGGGTCTGACAGCTTAGTCCGAGGCCGTCTACAACCTGTTCCATAATTAGTGTTACCGTGAGCTCATCAGGAGTTGACAGAATCGTCGATTCGGCAGCAGTAATCATTTTTTATACTTGTCGTACATAGTTTGGCAATCAACGCAGCGCTTGCACCCAGCAACAGCTTGTTGTCGTGCTTCGGGAATGTCATCGCCACAGTCGATACACTCCGAAAGACTTGGTCCCTTTGGCAGTGCTTCACGAAAGGCGCGCACTGCGTCTTCGCTGAAGTGATATGCTTGTAGCTGGCCAAATTCTTCTTCGGCCAGATTTTCAAGTTGAAACGACTCCATTAATTCCATTCCTCACTGAGTTTTTCTGAACTTACAACCGTGACTGCAGTAGCAAAGGCTTCCGCATCAGCTTGCGCTTGCGCCGCAGTTGGAGCAATAACGTAAATTGTGTCAACAGACTTAGTTTTTGTGACTGTGCCTGTTAGTTTATATAGTCGATTCATTTCAGAGACACTTGTTGTTAGTACCAGACCAGATGCATTCAATTACCGCCTTAGGCTGCGCAGTATCGACGACGAATCGAATCGCGGTCAACAGTCGTTACGCGGCCGTCGGCATGCGTGACCCGAAACATATCGGCTCGTCGATTTGTGAACCCAACTACCAGCGGAGTTGCGGTTATTTGCTTGCCTGTGCGCTTTGAAACAAAAACTTGGGTCATTTATTTGCTCCGTTCGTTATGTAGCTATTATACTAGAATCATTCTGAAAGGTCAACCGGTACCCTTGATTCTTCGCACGCGGAGTCGGTTGCAGAACACGCATGTCGATTCTTGGACGTAGTAAGACGACCACTTTACCGATCGCGACTCAGACCATGGTGTCCACATATGAATGCCTACTCGGCACCAGATTCTGCGGACCGGAAGCGGGTGCCCGGCAAGGGCGCGATAGGTATCGTCAGGGGTTGTCATTGGTATCTTCTTGCTTGACGTAGTTGCCACCAAAGGTCATAACAAACAGCAGAGCGTCTTGCTCAACGGCAAAATAATAATCTCGGCTGCGGTACGTGTCGACGGTCATCCATGCACCGTGCAGTTTAGCTGAGTAACACCATGCCTTGCGCTCGTCGCGGCCTGGCGTGCCGTGCACTGTCCGCGCAGGCGTGCCACCGTCTACAACTATTACATAAGGATAGTGTGCGTGAAACAATAGCTGCTTTCGAACCTGCTCGCGATCATGATGGTCGTAGGCATTGCGCCTGGCATCGAGAGTGACATTCATATAACCACCGCTTAGTTAGTAGACAACAAGTATTATACTACTCAGCCACAAACTGGTCAACCGTCATCCCTGATTGCAAGACAAAAAGAAGATATTTTTGCTGGTCGTTGATCTTTACCGCCGATTTGGTCATGTCAAACCAAAATCCAAAGTGGTCTCGAAACAACTCATTATCGGGCAACTGCCCTGGTAGTTTCTGGACAGCAAAAGAGGTCACGGCGGTAATCAGGTCGTAAAACTCAGCCACGCTAACCAGTTTAGTTAATATGTCGTAGTCAAATTCAGCCGTTAGGTGGACTTGTATGGGGTCACATTTATTTTGTCTTGAAGAGGGTGCAGCCGAATGCTTCTGCAGGCGCATAATTGGCCACATCCTTGAGTATTTGAACTACAGTAGTTCCTGACGAAAGCACATCATCTAATACACATATGTTACGACCTGCAAACTTTTTTGTCAACCTTGGGTCTACTACTTCGAAAAAGTTGCGGAAAAATTTTCGATACTGCGGGAGCGCTTTTTTGATTTCAAACTTGCCTGTTTGCTGAGCGTTTTTGATAATGCGCTCTAAGCCATACGCAATCTTGTCAGTGATCTGCGGGTGGGCTCGATCTACCTCGATTCGCGTCAGATCTACGGTTTTGACATACGACTCAGGTAGAAACTCAATGTGCGGATTTTGCGCTTGTAGATACTTGAGAATGTCGTTGAGAATGTTCGTCGACGACCGCGGTGTGATGATGATGTCACACCGCGTAGGGCGCAAGATTTTGCTGGTGATGAAAATTGCTGTGCGCTTGAGAAAATACTCGTAATCCTGCGGATCTACTTTAATAAACGACTTCTTTTTTAACGCAAGCAACACGTCAGTAAGGGAATCGTCGCCGCTGGCGTAGACGCTATATATAGTATAGCCATCAAGTGTTTTGTCTTTGCGAGCATATGGCACAAAGTTGCTTTTGCCAAGCGCAGTAGAAACACCGGTGCGGTCGCGGTAGTCAAACGCTAACTTATCGTTAACAACGTTAATATCATCGAACAAATCATTTAGGAACATGCAGTATTTATTGTCAAGTTCCATCAATGCTCGGCGGGATCGAGGAGGCGCAGAATTTCAAAGGTCTCGGCATCGTATAACCACACGTGAGCCGGCTTGCCTACTTTTTTTGCGTAACGCAGCGCAGACCGTGTGCCACGGGATTTGCCGTCCCAAAATGCTACCACAAAATCTGCAGCGTCAACAATGTCTTGGTTGCGAATAGGGCCGGCCGCTCGACCATACCGGGTCCAGTCTGGGAGAAAGATAATCGGCTCAGGCAAGCCTTGCGCGTCAGACCACTCAGCGCCTAAGGTGTCGGCCCCAACGGCGCCGCCCGACACGATCCGAGTGATCGGATACTCCGAGAGTACGCGACTGAGGCCGACGTAGTTGTTAAATCCGCGCGAACCAATAATAGCAGCAATCATGAATAGATTATAACACAGGAGGCTCCGGTACAACAACCGATTTGTTTTCTTTTTCTAAGCGGTCGACGATCGCTGGGAAAAATTCTTGATAGTAAGTGTGAAAGCGCTGGAATACTCGTGGCAAAGTTTTGCCGTCGATGACCGCCTTTACTACCGCCTGGGCTCGATAGTCCAAAATCACTGCGGCCATTTGTAAGTCATGGTTTTTGAGGGTTTCAGCAACAGTGGCCTGCTCTTTGAATTCGCCCGATGGCTGTCGGGTATAACGGATGATTAGGTATCGCATAGTTACTCTATATTGATTAGTTCTGTGATAGTAGCGCTGAGGTTGATTTCTGGGTCGCCAACAAACGAATGATTTACTAAGCCTTGACGAATGATCACAATCGCCCGGTCTTGCTGTTCTGGCGACTGCCCCCACAAACTGAGATTATCATACATCCAGCGGAACACTTTTTCTACTTCGTCGACGCGCGTGTTGCTGCATAGCACTTGCCGGGCATCTCGGCTGCGCCCTGCTTTAAATAGCTCTACCGCTTGTAGCAAGTATCCACTTGTGTCTGACAACTCTTCAGCAGCCGGCGCAAGCAACTTACCCGTACCTGAGTTCATCTGGAGTAGGTTTAAGCACTTGCGCAAGTCTGGACGAGTAGCCTTAACATACAAGTCCAGAGTATCGAGGTCAAACTCAACTCCTTCTTCGACCAGTACCGTAGCAACTCGCGCAGTGAATTCAACTTCGTCCAGCTGTTCGATGTGAAATCCTTGACACCGAGACTTTAGTGCCGGCAAAACTTTGTGCGGGTAGTTACAAGTCAGGATGAATCTGGCAGTCGCAGCATACATTTCCATTACCCCACGCAAGGCGGCCTGGCCATTGGGCGAAATGTAGTCAGCTTCGTCGAGTAACACCACTTTGAACTTGCCAAACGGCATGGTTTGAACAAAGTTTGTGATCTTGTCACGAATGGTGTCGACCGAGTTTTCGCGCGATGCGTTGATCTCAAGCACATCGTAATCGTCAACGCCGAGCTCATTGAGCAACACCTTGGCTAAGGTGGTTTTGCCAGTACCCGGCGCACCCGAAAACAGTAAGTGGGGAATCATTCCCTCTCGTAGCCAGGCTGCTACTTGTTCTTTTTGGCTGGCGTCGCGAAACACATAACCATCAACGGTTTTAGGGCGGTAATGTTCCGTCCAGAGCTTACTCATATTATTCCTTAAACGTTACGTAGGGTTCGATACAGTTTTCAAACACTTGTTTCATTTGATTATACAAAAACGCTGCTTCGGTGTCAGTTATTCCGGACGACAAGTTGCCAACATGATGTTGGTGATAATTAGTTCTTTTGTTGGTGTCATAATTAATCCACGTCCGGCAGGCGCTCAACTATTTCAACTTCGTCGCCGCAGCCACTTGACACATAAAATATCTGGTCATCTAAGTGATATACGTCGGTCCAGCTACGCTGATCATTAAATTGATAAACCGGTTCCATGAGCGCAAACACTAGCTCAAGCTGCTTGCGCTCGGTGCCAGATACAGTGCGGTAAGGCGAGAGCTTACGAATCCGCGCTCTCGCCTCTTCTTGGGTTAGGTTTAGCATGATTTTGCAGTCACCGAAATAGCGTCGGACATTGTCTCGTCGGACGGTTGTTCGTCTGAGACCATCATGATCGCGTTAATGTCTACTCTGCGAATTGTATGATTGCCTGCAGAGTCTTCAATCTTTACCCCGCGGGTCCACCGGCCGTGCTCTACGCAAACCCACTGCCCGACTTGAATTTCTTTTTGTTCCGGACCGACTGCGTAAACTCGACCCCACCGTGGTCGAATACCTTCCGACTTGGCATTATCTGAGTGAAGTATAATACCCGATGCGAGTTTCCGTCCTTCGAAGTTCATGTCTTCGACAATGACATGATCAGCCAATGCAGTAAATGATTTAATCCGATGTGGTTGAAAAATTACTGCCATTAGATTTTACTCACTCCAGTCTTGGCTCGAGCCACTTTATTTGGCGGAGTTAACTCATCTTGTTGAACCAATTTAGTCCGGGCCAGTGCAGCAGCAATGCCACTTAGTGCAGCTACTTCCTCGGCTTCCACTTCTGCTTTGGTGGTGTGCTCGCCTGAGATCGCTGGGGATTTGACTTTTTCGGCAGCTTCTATTGTTGCAGCTCGACGCGATGTAGGCACTCGGCCTGGCTTTGCATACTCAATCTGATCATCAACATATGCAGCAACCGTTGCTGCTCGCGGTTCTACAATCGCTCCTGTTGGGGAAACCACATCCCCGCGAGCATTTACATTCATGTTGCCAACTGCAACCGCATCTTCGTTTTGCAAAATTAACTGACCAAGGTCGACCATTTTGCCATTGGCTGATCTATATATTCGTTTTGTCATTTTGATAATCTCCTATACGCTTACTTAGCGTAAAAACTCACCAATGTCTAAATCATAGTACATAGAATTAATTCTATGTACTTTTAATAAGTACAACACATACGACGCAACACTCGATCCACGACCAACGCCGTAAATAATATTGTGCTGTTGCATTGTGTCTACTAAAAACTTTAAATACCGCAGCAAGTTAAACAAATCCCTCTCTTGGTAAAGTAATAATTCATTTCCTACTCGCTGCAACTCGGCGTCAGTGGTACACAACTCTAATACATATTTGGCAACATCAAACTCTTTGTACTCGTCTGGCATTAGCCACTGTTGTTGATTTTTTTGATCAAACGCCGCTACATCCAGTAACTTAGTCGGTTGAACAAAATGCGGCACATCGTCTAACACTTCGGCTAAATTTGTCGGCAGTGTAACGTCGGCAGTAGCGCCTGACAGTTGCGCAGCAGGGTCGCGCATTAACGAGTCAATTAACTCGTCTTCGGAGTAAATATTTTCGCCAACACTACTCTTTTTCATAGTCGAATTTTACTACCACCACATTCGAATCGGCGGGTTCTGTTGCAGCTTCCCAATCTAAATTGAAGTTCCGCCACGAGTCGTCGGATTTACTAAGTTTGATTATTTTTTTATCCCAGGCAAACAACTTTTTATCGCAGTACGACCTGCTGGGGTCATTCCACCAGCCTGGCAGCTCGAATGGTCCGATAGATTCTTCAGCAGCGTGCATATACACAACATGACGGCCTTCGCTGCTGGAAATTTCGCAGTCGGTGATAAACATTCGCTGCTCCATTATTGCACTTAGCTTGGCATACAATGCCAGCCCAACAATTTGATCGTACGGCTCTTCGGGTAGAGTGATTACTCGAACTCCAGCAGCGTGCAAATTTTTACAAACCTCAACGTCTGTGTCGCGCACAAAGACCGCATTCGACACCACATTCTCAATAAAGTGAGTTATCCGGTCGAACGCAATGTTTTGTTCAATCGAGTCAACAGTGTTGGTAATAAGATCTAGCGTCAAGGAATACTCATTCATAAGTAGTCCCTCGGATGAATCAAAGACTCCGGCTAAAAAGCCAAATGACTGCTGGATTCGTACATTCATGATATATCTATTAGAGTAAAAGGGTCGCTGTCGTCATCATCGTTGGGCTTAGGGATCATTTCCTCTAGCTTACGAGTATGTGCAACTTGGTATGATTCTATTGCCATTCGAATCTGATTCGCTAGCATACTATTTCCAGAGCGAGATGCGAACGCTAGTTTTTTATACAACTCCGAAAGCGTGGCTTGAATCTCGTCTGCACTAAGATGGCCCAAGCCGTGAATAAATGGGTGTTCCATTATTTTGGTTCATTGCGAGTGTTTTCGAAATTAACATTAAACACACCAGCAGGATGCCGCGCCTCGAGCTTGGTTACGTTGTCTTGAATCACTTGATTTGGGTCCAGGCCGAGCGCTTGTCTCATAAATCTTTGCCCCATACAATTGTAAACTTATCCGTTAACAATAACGCAACGGCTTCTTTTTCTTTATCTCGCATATAGCTCTCCATAATAGTGGTTCGATTAGTTTTCCAAGGATATGCCGCATCATTGCCGCGCAACTGAACATCTATTTCATTATAGTGGAAAGGCCCGTGGAATTCGAGTATTTCGAGTATCTTTTCTTTATTTCCACGATGCCCTTTTTCAAACACTACTAAGTCAAACAACAGCCACCGGCCGCTAACATAAATACCCCACTCGTAGAGGCCATCCTCAACACTAGCAAAAGCGCACTGTGATAAGTCGTAGTGTTTACTCTCAATATAACTTTTAATATAGGATGTAGCTTGTTTGCTTGAATTTGACTTTGTAAATCCGCCAGTTTTTATCTTAGTTGCGACCATTTTTTTTGATACTGCGGTATTTTGCATCGGATATTCGTGGCCGAATTTTTCTAAATTAGTTTTCTTTCGATGTGCTTTTGATACATCAGTTTGGTTGGCCCACAGTATTCCGTATCTTTGTTGACTAGTTTCTTGAATTTTAGCCACGTGATCTGGCAACAACCCGGGATTTTTAACCCCGTGTTTTTTGAGCATCGCTTGCTCAACTAAGTCCGTCCTCTTAAAAAAATTGTCAACCCCGTATTTTGCTAAAAGCGTCTTCTTTCTTTTTTCTGCCGAGCATTCAGAACACCCTGCATACCCACTTAAATGATCGCCCCTGTTTGTCCAGAATTCCCCATGTGCTGGGCATTTTAATTTAATTTTGCCATTGCTTCTGTTGAGCTCGGCCTCAGAGTAATCATAATACGCAAAAAAGTTCGGCTGTCTTAATTGCACCCGTTTGATAAAATTTGCAACGAGGGTGTGGTCGTCTAGCCTCATAGATAATGTCTCCTAGTTCATAATACTTATGCTCCACTAGGAGACATTAAATGCGCATATACTAAATGCCTAGCTTGTCTTTATTCTCAGCTCGAAAAACATCAAACCCGTTAGGGTATCGATTTGATAATTTTTGAATGTTGTCTTGAATCACTTGGTTCGGGTCTAAGCCAAGTGCGCGGCATGCTGTAATCCAATAGAAAGCCACGTCGCCAAGTTCCTGGTTGAGTTTGTTGCGAACCTCGGCTGTAAGTTCTTTGCGATGGAACAAAACTTTTTTCACCAGGTCCGAAAATTCACCGGCTTCGCTAGGCAGACCAATGGCTGCAGTATTAAGCAGCGCCGGATTTACTCCTTGCTCAACGAGCGCTTGAATGCGTCGAACAAACGCCTCAGGGTCATTGCTGTCCTCGCTGGTGATTGCTTGAACAAAATCTTGGTAAGCGTGTAGATTTACTTGTGTCATGTGTGCTATATCTCCTTATAACTTGAGTATATAGCACACGGGTGCTGCAAGCAATAGATTTTGGTAAATTAGCCGTCAAATCGAATAATTTTGTACTCTACATCGGCGTTGGCAGCGTCTTTTGCCACTAACTTATGATTAGTATCACTCCAGCCGGCTGGAATTACTGCGCTAGTGGACGGCCATAAGGTCAGTATGCCATTGGGGCCGGGGCGGCCCAGCCTCGAAAAGTTTAGGTTTAGCTGGTCAAGTTCGGTTGCAGCAAATTCAAAGTTTCTGCGGGTGTTGAAAAAGTTATCGCGGAATCCTTGCGAATCATTATCCTGGCCTGGAATAGGATAGTTTACATCAATAGTAGTTGGATCGATTGTGCTCATTTAAAAATACCTCGTTTTGTGAACATAACATATTTATTATGAATGTCGCCTTGCCCGTAGGAAATCACAGGAGCAACAAACCGCAACCGGGCTCGATCAAAAGTAGTGCCAGTTCCGCCGCTTAGACCCAACACTTCGCCGCAGTCCCACTGGCCACACGAATTTGAAATAATAGTTGACACAGCGCCGCTGATCCAAAACGGCGGGTCTGCGAGCGTTTCTGTTGTGACCGTGCCACGGTCGTATGTGTTAACTGGATCAAATGTGCGATTGACATCAATGTCAAACGTAGTGTATGTTGGAGTATCCCACGCGCCAGGCAACACAGTAACTCCTGCACCCGCAAGCGAAGCTGCATACGAAGGGGTTCGCGTTGCACCCCAGATATACGTTAGTTCTTTGTCAACAATAAATCGATCAACCGAAAAGTCAATTTTATTAAAAACATTTATAAAATTTTCTTGTATTCGATACAGCAGTTCGCGTGATTTTCCGGGTTTGGTGTAAGCTATAACCCACGCAGGTGTAAAGCCTAACACCCGGCCGTCGGGTTGTTTAGAACGCATCCAAGCTGGGAGTGACGGTATTACTCTCCCAACTTCAGTAAATATACGCTTCTGCATATTTTGCAAACTGTTTGGATAAACACCAGAGACTGGAACTCCGCTAGCATCAACCGGACGATTTTTTAATGGCGGTAACTGAACACGAGTAGAAATTGACTCTCCGCTAGCGGTGACTAAATCGTCGACAATAGACGCATAAATTACTTCATATTCAACTTGACCGTTGTCGTCCAGGGCTTGTGCGCTCTTCAGTTCACCGATTGTGACTTCTTTGGAATAATGCGATTGTTGCACGGCATCTACATATTGTTCTAAATCAGCAGCAGTGACACCAAACGCGTGATGATAAACTATGTTTCGAGCTAAGCCAAAGTTTGGGTCATTTGGCCGAAACAACATCTCAGGATCAAAAATGGTACTAGATAAAAACTCCCGCACTATTGCGCGGTCGTCCAGTGGAGGCATTGCTTGAATATACAACCCTTCCCACGGCCGCTTAGCGGAATCACGCACCTGGATGGTAAATTGCTTAAATGTCGAAACAATTGTGTTAGTTGCGTCGGCAGGATCGACGTAAAAAGCTTCAACAACAAATTCAAAAGTTCGGTCAAACGTAGTTGGTTTAACTTCGCGACGGGTGGCCAGTTCCGAATCAAATGTGGTTTTTTCACCGTCGAACATTAGCTGGTTAATACTTGGGCGGCCGGCAATTTCACCTGTTGGCAACAGTTGTAAGCCTTGCGGCAACTTGCTAGCTGTGTTCTTCGCTAACCGATACTGTAGCGGATAACCCAGCTTACTGGCTGCTTGAACAAACGACGTTGATGGCTGGCCAGTCCAAACTGAGTCTACTGTAGCAGTTAACCAGGTAACCTCTTTTTCGATGTCGCCGACTACGGTTATTTTAAACTGGTATGGGCGGCTTCGAATTGCGGGGTTGTTGAGTTTGTAGGCTTCGACTACAAACACATACTCTTCTTCAGTGGCACCCTGGTCTGGTAGTTGGCCGAACAACGAATTGTTAACAAAAGAAGTAGCAACATTAACTGGCAAATAACTATAAAACCTCGTAGCGGAGGTTTCGCCGCTGCTCAACCTGCAATCAAATGTTGTTGCGTTAGATGTTAAATTCGGAGTGGTTGTGTCGAAAGTTATATGCCCAGAAACAAACATTTGAGTACGGCCGCTATCAAACACTGTAGTCTTATTATCAAAGGTAACAGTCTTATACGCCTCTAAACGCTCTTTAAATGTAGTAGTCCCATTATCGAACGTTGTGTTTGTGTCTTTGAAATTATAAAGAAATGGCGGCACCACCCCGCCGACGACCCTAACTCCCACTTGATCGCCGTCGAAATCGACAGTATTAAATTTTAAAAAAAAGTAGTTGTCGTGGCGAACTGTTAACTCGTTTAATGCGTTTGTAATAAACGGAGGCCGCTCAACTGTCCAATCGGAGTCGGAATTTGATACCAACCCTGATAATAACGCAAACCGTTCGCTCGGATCCAGTGGGATGTTGTTGCGCGCCATTACAAATATTGAGTATTGGCGGCGATCGGTTTCTTTTCCGTCGGTAACTTCTAAGGTAAATTGATAATTACGGTCCACTGCGATAGCAGAAAAGTCAAACGGATACTGGTCGTATGATGATCTGTCAAATCCAGGAATAGCAGTGTTTTCGAGAGTAAGTTCGGGCTCAATAATGCCTTGAATAACATTACCAACAACAGTAAGGCCCGGTGGGAGCTGGCCAGACGCGACAGTGATTGTTAACTCTTCGTTGTCGTCGTCAGCTACTTGAATAGGAATGCGGACCTCGGTGGCATCTAAAAAACCGCCGAGACTACCGCTTGGGGTAACAAACCGCGGCGCGTCTTGACCCGTGACGGTAACTTCGAACGTCCGGTCAGCAATGCCAATCACTGTGCCATGGGCGTCAGTGACGTATGCTCGAACAGTGAATTTTGAAGTTACATTGCGGTCAACCGGAAGTGGAACACCTTGTGTTATTGCCACTGCTTCTGGTATGCCCTCAAGTGTTCCGTTTATTTTTACTTGAATCCCTGCAGGAAGCCTGCCTGAGATCAGTTTAAATTTCACATCTTCACCGGGAGCAACCGCCTGGAGTGGTAGTCGGTAAAATCGTCCTTCCGGAATGGTCCCTAACGACCCGGCACTTGTTATCCAGCGTATTTGCGTCATAGCTTACTCGTTTTATACGAGTATTTAGCTATTTTACAGGCGACGCACTACTCGGCCCTTGGTCAAATCGTAGGGCGAAAACTCAATCTCTACGCGATCCCCGGCAATCACTTTGATCGAGTTTTGGCGCATTCGTCCACTAATATGTGCTACTGCTTGGTGCTTTGTGTCACCAACTTCTACCTTGAACATTGCGTTAGGCAGGACTTCGGTTACTACCCCGTCTAAACGGATTGCTTCTTCTTTAGCCATTGCTTTTTAGTGTTTCCCACATTCGGCGCTTCTCCTTGATTTCGTTGCGCTTAGTTTGGTACTGATCGTAGAGCTCTCGAAGCTCGGCATACTCTTTGTGCAGCTCAAGACTTGGAACCAAAAGAGCTATTTGCTCTTGCAAGTTTTGCAAAATAACACTGAGTGTTTGGTCGCCGATTACAATAGAATCTGAATCAATACGCAAAGATGTATTTATAGTGTTGCTAATTTTGTGGGGCAAATTAGCATCTGACCACGGGATCGCTGCCGCGGAACTTATGTTTACAACTGTGTGGCCAGCAGTCTGCTGGTGTGGGTTAATAACTGACATAGTCAAATTGGGCACGGTTTATAGCCGTGCCCGCAGGTAAGTATTACTCAGCAACAGCCGACATTGCTTCTTTTTCGGCTGTGATTTCTTTGCGACGCTCTTTCACTGCTTTAGCAATTTCTTGCAGCGCTTTGCGGGCGCGGGCGGCACTGGCCTTAACGCCTTTTTCCGTAAACTTGGCGTGTTCGGCAAGGTACTGGTTAAACTGCTCAACGATAATTTCATGCGATGTCATATATTCTCCTTATTAAAGCCATCTATAGATCCCAATCAGATCTATTGTGCAAAACATTAAATTTTGCGATACCAGCGGCCAGTCTTTGGCTTGCAGAAAGACCGCGATTAGTATTAAGTGTCCTGTTAAAAACAGGAAAAATCCCAAAACGCTAAACGGCAGATTAAGCGCTAATATCAACCCGGCGGCTAAAAATAACGCTGTAGTAAGCCATTTGAGACATAATGCCGACAAAGCCATTTAACCCCCTTGTAGGGGTATTTATTACCCCTCAGTAGCGGGTTCCTTTTCTTTGAGGTGCGTGACGATGCCGCTGAGCTTGAGTTGAGCTTTCTTTGCTTCTTTGTTCTTTTCTTGAAGCTTGAGTTGAACAACAAACTGAGCATCGCCTTCGTAGTTCTTGTTGGCATTAAGCCATTTGAGGGCTTCGAGCTTGCTCATTGGCGCCGGAAGCTCGTTAAGGTCAATATCAGTGCAGTTGGCCTTGACGAGGATCTTGGTCCTGGACACAATGTCGTTTGCAAAGCGAACCTTCATTTCGCCGTCGGGGTTGCGTGCGACGCCAGCAACAGAAAATAGATCTTTACTCATATACTACTCCTTTGGAGGATTATTACAGGGTGGATTTAACAGTCACGCGACTGAGTTGGGTTTGCCCGTTGTCAGCCAGCCGCTTGACTGTGCCAGCAATCGAGATCTTGGTGCCAAGCTCAATTGGCTTGCGATACGCAAACCAGACCGCTTGGTCAGTTTCGGAAATAGCAGTGATGTAATAAGTGTTCCACTGCTGCGAGTAGACGGATTTAATCACTTCAACTTGTATGTTGACGCGCTCGCCAACTTTGCCAAGGTGCTTGGTATTGGCAAACGCCAGTCGCTGATCTTGCATTGCTCGCGTATGCTCGGCGATAGCAGTCTTGGGCGCACATGAGAGCACACCAACGGCGAACCGGTCGTTGAGGTCAACTTCATCTTTTTGCGCAAGCTCAACCAAGTTGGTGAGAAAGCTATTGAGCCGACGGCCCATAAGCACTGCAAAGCTCAGGGCATTGATTTGCTGCCGGAACTCGGCGCCTTTTTCCTGGTCGGCAGCAGTGATTCGATACTCTGATTCGTTGGTTAGAATTTGGCGAACCAGGACTTTGTTGGGCGGTGTGGTCGACAGCACTTCGCCTTGGTTGCCGTAGACCACCAAAGGTTCGGCGAGATATTGATTACCAACTACACGCCAAGCAAGAGCGATAGCCGCCCACACTCGTTCAGCCGGAATCATTACTGGTGCAGGTTTTGCGTATTGTTGGCGAGCCATTTCTTTTTGTCCGTTCAATTACCGTATGTAGTTATTATACCAGAATTAAACGCAACGGTCAACCTGTTTCTTGCTCATAACGCAGCATTAGGTGAGTGATGGGGTCTACATGTTTGCCATTAAGCCACCACATTCGGGTGCCATTGGGCCAAACAACAGCAGGTCCATCTTCGCGATGTAGTTGGCCGTTGATCCACCACTCTTGTTGTCCATCAGAGTAGACAACTGCAGGCCCATCTTCTCGATGTAGTTGGCCATTGCGATACCACATCTGGTCGCCGTCGGCGTGAATAACAGCAGGCCCGTCTTCGCGATGTAGTCGGCCGCCAAGGGCCCACATCTGGGTGCCATTAGCGAGTTTACGTAGTTTTAGTCGGTTGCTCATGGCATATACCCAATGCTATTATACCAGAATTAAACGCAACGGTCAACCTGTTTCTTGCTCGTAACGCAGCACTAAGTGAGTGATGGGATCTACTCGTTTGCCATTGAGGTACCACATTTGGGTGCCGTTTGCATCAATATATGCAGGTCCATCCGCGCGATGTAGTTGGCTATTTCGATACCAGGCTTGTGTTCCATCAATCCAAGTAACAGCAGGTCCATCTTCGCGATGTAGATCGCCGTTGCGATACCACTTTTGGGTTCCATCTGCATGAATAAAAGCAGGTCCGTCTTCGCGATGTAGTCGGCCATTCCTGAACCACTTTTGGGTTCCATCTGCTTGAATAACAGCAGGTCCGTCCGTGCGGTGTGGTTGGCTATTAAGTAGCCACATCCGGCCGCCATCCGCGAATTCGCGCATTTCTGTCTTACTGCTCATTGCACATACCCAATGTGTTGTTGTATGTAGTTATTACACCGAAACGAGCCCAGGTGGTCAACTCGTTTCTTGCTCATAACGCAGCACTAAGTGAGCGATAGGATCTACTCGGTTGCCATTGAGGTACCACTCCTGGGTGCCATCGTTTGCATAGATAACAGCAGGCCCGTCTTTGCGATGTAGTCGGCCATTGCGGTACCACCACTGAGAGCCATCTGCACCAATGTATGCAGGCCCATCTTCGCGATGTCGCAGGCCAGTGAGGTGCCACTCCTGGGTGCTGTCTGCATCGATATATGCAGGCCCGTCTTCTCGATGTAGTCGGCCGTTGATCCACCACTCCTGGGTGCCATTGGAGCAAATACACGCAGGACCATCTTCTCTGTGAATTTGACCATTGAGGTACCACCACCGAGTGCCATCTGCCCGAATAACAGCAGGCCCATCTTCGCGATGTAGTTCGCCGTTGCGATACCACTTTTGGGTGCCGTCGGTGAGCTTGTGTAGTTCTGGTTTGCCGCTCATAACACGTACCTAATGCGTTGTTGATATAGTTATTATACCAAAACAAGCCCGGATGGTCAACGATTTTTATTTTTGTGTTGCAGCACTGCGTGAGTCACGAAGTCTACTTCTTCGCCGTTGATCCACCATTCTTTGGTTCCGTCTGTTTGAACAACAGCAGGGCCATCTTCGCGATGTAGTTCGCCATTACGGAACCACCACTCGGTTCCGTCGCTATCGATCACAGCAGGGCCATCTTCGCGATGTCGCTGGCCATTAAGATACCACATCCTGGTACCATCGGCTTGAATAACAGCAGGCCCATCTTCGCGATGTAGTTGCCCATTGAGGACCCACTGCTGGGTGCCGTTTGTGCGTTTTTGTAGGGTTGGTTTGTTGTTCATGCGAAACTCCTGGATTATCTGTATATTTATATTATACCGGAATTAACGCAACGGTCAACCTGTTTCTTGCTCATAACGCAGCATTAAGTGAACAATGGGGTCTACTCGGTTGCCATCAAGAAACCACTCCTGGGTGCCATCGTTTGCATAGATAACAGCAGGACCATCTTCGCGATGTAGTTGGCCGTTGCGATACCACTCCTGGGTACCATCGGTCCGAATTACAGCAGGCCCGTCTTCGCGATGTAATCGCCCATTGCGGAACCACCACTCGGTTCCGTCGCTATCGATTACAGCAGGGCCATCATCGCGATGTAGTTCGCCGTTAAGCCACCAATCCTGGCTGCTGTCGTCGAGTGTGAATAGTTCTGGTTGGTCGCTCATGCTACCTCAGGGCAGGTGTTGTTATAGGCAAGATAACGTTAAGTAATAAGGATTTTGCGATGGTGAACTACACGGTCTGAGTAAATTTTTTCGCCATGCTCGCGGACCCAGTCTACCAGCATTTGCGGATCGCTATCAAACACTTCACGAACGGTGTTGGTGTCGACTGTAGACCAAAACGCATAGATTTCGTAGCAGCGTTGCGAATTCATACGAGCGCGCAATTTCATCATTTCCAATTGGTGGCTGTTAAAAGACTTAGGGTCAGCCTTGCTGGTAGAAAGAACAGAAAAAGTGTCAGCCCGCGATTGCTCGCTAAGATTAACTAAAGCTTCGAGGCCTTCGCTGCACCACATTGCAAGATGCAAGTCGCCTACTGGTACCGAGTTGTTATCCACGGGTTGCTCCCATCAGGTTGCCCAAGGCTTGGATGCGCACTGTATAGTTTAAGCAAACTTGACATCACCGAACGCGGAAACCCTGATCGATTGCCGCGGTAGTCGATTATTAAGCTGTTGAGGTAAGACACAGCTTCGGAGGTCCCCCAAATCGACTCAATCCTGTCCGCAATGCGGGCAAGCGAGTGACTCCGCAAATTTGCAAATTCTAAATCTATATCCACTTCCGCGTAAGGTCCCATGTGTCAAGTCATCATTATAAGATTCCGGCGGGCGTCGAAAAAATCAGTGCTATGATAAATCTCGTTATCGAGCACCAACACAATGTCTTTCTTTGACGCAACAACCACCTTACCGTTATTTATTTGCGACGAGCGAAACTGAAACTCATACTTGACCACACCAGGATTATAGTAGACCTTCTGCATTGGTTCGGTTGCTGCGATTGTCTTGACAAATTCTTCGAGATCTTCGGCTACTTCAACAACAGAGTTATCCATGCTGCTTCTCCTTGGTATAAGCTATTATAGCACACTATGTCCAGATGTCAACTGGATTTGTTCAGCGCCAATAATACATCAAGGGCAGTTTTTGCGTCACGAATCGCAGGGTTAGATTGTACGAGGTGATTGATCTCGCTTTCTTCGAGCATTTTTTGTTTTGCCCAGGTTACTACAGCGAGGAGCTCAGGGGGATGTGCAAAACTCACTTCTGTATATACCATGTTACTCCCAACAGCGACAAGCTTGCGTTGCGCTGGTTCGTACATTAGTGGCACCAAGGAGGCTGGCCAGGCGGTTGATTCAGCCACGTAAAGTAGTGTCACTTTAAAATCTCTTTGAGTATTTTGATAATTTCAGGAAAATCCAGAGTGTTGGCTGTTTTTTTGTCAATAGCAGCCAAATCCACCATTTCGGCAGCAAGGGCTATTAACCAGCACATTCGCTCCGGGTTTACCGCCATTTGATCGTTTACCCACTCGTAGCCCCGATCGGTCATGCCTTCGACCGTGAGCTCGAGCAGGTAAGTAAAATCTTCGCGATCGTATTCATTCATTAGGGAACTCTGCCATCACACGCATCAAATCAAGCGAGTTTGTAACCAAGCACACAATGTCATTACCTGAGTGCCACTTAACAACAAACGGTTCTTGGAGGTTTTCTGAGCACCACGATCGCATGCTGGCCATCAGGGTAAACCTATTTGCGAGCTCAGAAAACCGCCGAATCGGTGCGTGACAAGGGACCGTATAGCTGATCCACTTTCCGCTTCGTATCAGTTTGCGTGCTCGCATGCTTACTCCAAGGTGTCAACGAGCATTTCAAGAGCCCGAATCAATCGCCGAGCTTTCGCTGGGGACAACTCTACCGTTACGGTTTCCATCGGAGTTTCGAACCACAGCAAAGGCCGAATAGAGTTATCTTCGCCGTCATTGATCATATTGTACCCAATCTCGAGCGAAACTGGCAGACCGTCAGCTCGACCAACTTCGTCAGTGTCCATTACTACTTTCATTTTCGGTAATCCACTAAATTTCGAACATGGGCTGCGCGTTCTTCGTCTGTCATCGCCGGCTTTCTCGAGCGATCGACAATTAGTTGATTGCTTGTCAAGGACTTTTGATGCTGCTCAATCTGAGCGTTTGTCGCAGCCTTGTTGTGCGGTTCGCGCTTAAATGTGTTTGCTGGCGCTACCAGCGCAAGGAGCAAACCGAGCACCCAAATCGCGAGCACAGTTTTAAATACGTATCTTCGCACTCGAGCACGTTGCTCGGTTGAAACATTAACAATCGATAGAATCGCTACAAACATAGCAAGCACAAACACTCCGCCTACTAAATATGGCATAAAGCTTTGCGCTACGTTATACAGATAATCAAGCATCCTATTCTCCCATTGCGAGGGGCCTCAGGCCCCTCGGTTGCGTTATTTACTGACGACCAAGTTGCACTTGACCGGCGATCGAATCTAGCATCGTGCTAGGCACAAACACCTTGTTGTCGCTTGTTGCGAGCTTCTCTAGGATCTGAAGTTCGCGATACTTCATGTATTGCGGAGTAAGCGATTGCGATTGAATGCGCGCAACTTCTGCTTCTGCTTGAGCGCGTTCAACGTCAATTCGGCGCTGAAGTTGTTGCTCTTGCAGTTGTCGCTCAAGTGCCACTTTGCTAATTTCGAGCTGCGCTTCTTCTTGTTGGATCTGCTCACGTCGCTGCGCTGCATTTTCTTGCGCTTCGACAATAATTGCTGGGTACTGAATGTCAGCTAGCCCAACGTACCGTACTTGGAACGGGGTGCGCTTGTTGATGCTCTCAGTCAGTCGTGTGCTAAGCTGTGCGTTAATCGCTTCGCGCGAGCTGGCGATTTCAGCAATCGTAAAACCGCTCAGGAATTCACGTGCCTCGGCTCGAACGATTTGCTGCGCATACGTTTGATATGCTTTTGCCCAGGCAATGTACTCGATGCCGTTTTGTTCAACTGGCGGCACCCGCGCAAAAAGTTCTTCGTACTTGTCGGGATTGACCACTAGCGTTAGACGCAAGTCAAACGCCATGTTCAACTTGTCTTGCGGCATGAAAAGTTCCATCTTTTCAGACACTGCTTGGTCAGACGCGTCAAGCAGAACCAGCTTGTCGCAGTATGCCCAGCACCATTCAAGACGAAATTTTGACGTGCCGATGGTGTCGGCCTTGTAGCCATCCTTGGTCATGATCTTGGCTACATGTGCTGGGGGCACTTCAACTCGGTCGCCGCACGCAGCAAGAAACAGTGTAGAGAGAGTTACGAGAATTGCCGCAAGGGGCGGAAAGTCGAAGATTACGGCAGGTACAGATTTGAAATTCATTTGAGTTCTCCTTGCTTAGTTTTGGAAGTTGTATTATACTGGTTTAGGCCAACAGGGTCAAGCTTTTTTGGTGGGGTTACTAGCCAACATCGTTCCTCAACAAGTTGGACTGGTGGCTTCGGGACTGCCTGAGTAAAATACGGCCGCGGGTTTATCATCTAGCTCTCCTGAGTAAAATAGTTGCCACGCTTTTGTCCATGCCTCGGTTTTGGCTTTTGAGGTTGGCAAGCCAAGCGCCTTGAGCTGCACAAATAGCTCAATACGCTTTTCAGTCACCGATTTTGGGGCTGGCAAAACAGCCGCTTGTGGTTTACGCATGCTCATATCCGATGTTAAGAGAAGGGTTAACGAGGTATTCTTCGAGACTCGGCAAGGCAGGCGGCTCCCAGTCATCTTCGAGGGCAGGGAGCACGAACTCCCTGCCGCCAACAGCCTTCCACGCCGCTGCGCGCCGCTTTTGCTCTACCTGACGAGCATGATGCTTCCACAGCCCTGGGTGATCGTGAGCAAAGATCTCGACGCCGTAGCTATACGACTGGATGATGTGATCTTTGCTAGTTGGGTCGTCTATGTGGCCGCCGCCGCCACCGGTTCCGGTATGGACATTGATCGCAGCAAACAGAGCACCGCCCGGGTAGTAGCCGCTCGCTTTTTTGAGATACCGGTACTTGAAGTCGATATTGCCGGTCCACCCGGGATATCCACGCGGTTTATTGGGGTCGCCGCCCCAATTGGTTACTCCGCCGACTGGGCGGCTGTGTGAGTTAGACACTCGATCGCGATAGGTAATATTGCGAAAATTGACCTTAACCAACTCGGGCCACTCTTCAAAATCTTTTCGACCATGGATCCAGCTGTTGAGCTGTTTTGCGCGGGCCCAGAACTTACCTTGCTTGGCAATGAGCGCGTCCATGAGCATTGGCAGGCTGCGCTCAACCTCAACCAGCTCTTGTAGGTCATGTGCGTAGTTTCGCAGGCTGCGCTTGTTCATAAGCAAATTCCGAGCCAAGACCGCCAGTTGCCGGCGATGTTTTTTGTAAGCTCGCTCAGATTCAAACAACTTGCCGGTTTTTAGGCACTTCCACGCTTGAATGATTGCCATAGTTAGCTCTCAAAACTATTAATTAGTAAACAACATTGTAACAGAATAGTTATGTTTGGTCAACCGAGACCCGCAGGCGGGTTGCAAAGGTTATTGCAGCAGCTACTTCATACAGCACAAGTAACCCCGGGTAAGGCACTCCAGCTGCAAACAACGTGATTGCAACAACGTCAAACGCTATAGCAATCATATACCATCCTGCGAACATGGGCCGATGTTCCGTTCCTCGAGAAATAGCCCAGAGCAAGGTTGCACCAAGTGCTTGGGCGATCGCCCACGCGGTCCATGCTGCTGCAGTGACCATTGGTTCCGCGCTTGCTACCCCAAACCGGAACGCATCCAACGCTACAGCAATACCTACTATTACAGCAGCAAACGCCAACGGAGTACGGGAAAGCCCTTGTCCGCGGTGTCGAAACGTTAGTAGCAACCAGATATGTTGCAACATTTATTCAGTACTCAAAATAATGTCCACGAGTGCTTCTGCATCAGACGGACGTGGCTGGGTTCCGTAAAAACGAGTGAAGACGTAGTTTTGATAAAAGCCATACACACAACGCCCAACAAGCGCACGTTCATACAAGTAGGCTGCGTCAGGGTCGTGCACTCCATCTGCGCCTTTAAACATACCAGATTCATACGCCTCAATAAACCGCTGTGTCAGCTCTTTTTTCATTGCTGGCGTAGGAAAGGCGCCACCTGCAGCGATGGCAATAGCAAGAGCAAGTGGCACTGGCATTGCATGACCGGCCCAATACACCAGCCGGTCTTCAACTCGAGTGGTGGGATCTACTGCCGGGAGAGGTGCAAACTTCGTGAACAGTTTGAGCGATTCGTTGTATTGCACAGTCATAGCTTTGTTGCCTCGTAATCCTCGTGGGTGAACTCCCAATTTTCAGTTAGAGCAAAGTGCTCTTTAATGTCAGTAAGCGCCATTTTGTAACCATACGACAGGTATTTCACAATGCGTTTAGCGCAATCAGCTCGAACCTTTACTACTCGAAGGCGCTTGGATTCGATGTCCTCGCGCGTGTGTTTGCCATAGAGCATAACTTTGCCATCGGTAACTAGCTGGCACACACTGAAGTCAAAGTGATCAATAACTTCTTGTGCGCTAGCAAAAAAGTTTACCTTGATTAACTGGATTGTGCAGGTGCCACTGTCAGGGTGATAATATCGGAAAGTCTGTGCATTAGGTGATTCACACACCACGTCCCCATAATCGCGGAGGCGTAACACTGCCGCCGAAAACTGTTCCAAGTCTTTAAACCACACGTCAATGTCGTGATGTAGACCAATCGACTCCCCGCGATACCAATGTAAGGGGGCTCCGCCGGCAATCCAAGGCCCGTGCTCGAGATTTGGTCCAATTAGCGTCACTGCACCTTGGTCAGCTTCGGGCACCAACGGATATTGCCCTGGGATCACTTTAATTGATGGCCTGACTGGGACCGGACGAGTCCACGAAAGTTCGTCAAGATCAAAGAGCATTATTTTTCCTCGTTGTCGAGCATTGTTACTACAAGTTTAAATTTTTCGTATGCTTCCCGAACGCGTGGATCAGCCAAAGTCTGCTCAATGTCTTTGCTGAGCTTTTGTAACGCAGAAGCTGCTATTTGCTGGGCAGAATTGTGGGTTACTGTGCGCCCGCTGTCGCCCATTACAGCAATGAAGTTTTTCCAAGCCCGGTGTTGCTCCGGTGTAATTGGAGGGCGTGAAGGGCGCAATGCGGATTCGACGCAAATCTCTTCAACAAGCCGATTCTCGCAACGAACTAAGGCAGCTAGCACAGCTACATCCAAGTTTTCTACATTATAGCGGAAGATTGTACAATGGGGCAAATCGGCGACTACCAAATGCGCCCCGTGCGGGAATCGGTGATACACGTCTTCTACAAGCTGAACTGGAACATACTTTCGACCTTCTTTGCGATACAGAGTTGATGCGTTAGGTGATGTCATGACTAAATCCAGTGGGCAGAAAAACCAAGTTACTGTTTTCGCTAATAAGAGCAATCATGCGCGTTTGCTCCGCCGTTAGTAGACTACGGAGCTCAGCTAGTGTTAGCTCAGATTCAAACGATAATACCTTTATGTTTTTGTGTTTGAGATAGAATCGTGTAATTGAAGCTGCACACATCGCTAGTGGGTTACTTAGTGTGCTGGATAACTGATCCCAAACTGCTTGTTTTTCAACGGCTGTTACGTCAATTAGTTGCCATATTTCAGAGTTTGGAACTAACAGAAGGTAGAAGTGGTTCATGTTAGCAGTTAGTCAAGTTGAACTTCGTCGAGCTTGTCCTCGAGAATGCCCTTAACTTCTTCTTCGATGGTGCGCACAGCACGCAAGAAGCCTTCGGCCTCGATAAGGCCAACAGTGAAGCCTTCGTGCTTCATGTCTTCGACCAAGTCTCGAGCTCGCTTGGATTCAGTTTGTACCATTATGAGAATCTGAGCGCACATCGACCGCCACGAGTGATCGTTGTCTTGACTAGTCTCGTAACGTACTGAATTAAGCTCTTTGATGATGTTTGAGATCTTACGATTCATTTGTTCAGCTAAGGATGGGTTCATTCTACTTCTCGCTCCTCATATTCACGCCACTTAAGTTTGCTTTCGCCGAGCTCGCTGCACCATATAAGCGCTGCATCTTCGTTGCGTGCGATTTTTACTACTGTTGAAATTACTTGCCGCTGGCTACCATATGCAAATTCACACTCGTAACAAACATATATTTTCACACTACACACCTTTTAACTAGTTAAACATTACATTGTGCTCCGTACTTTAGCACAAACTCGCATGCAATTTCTTCGTGTTTGAAGTAAAAATTGCCGGTCATCCAACAATACCACCATCCAGAGTCTGGATAGTTCGCGCGGCACCACTGGCGGGCTTCATGTGTGTACGGCGCTTTTAACATTGTCCACCCTGGCCGCGAGCTTTTGTTAGGGGTCCATTTCATACAATTAACACAAGAGCAAGAAACAAACGCTTAGCATCTGCATGCTTATTAAAATAAGCCACACTACCCTGCCATTGATCCTTGGGCAAGACTTGAAACATACGCGTTACTTCGTCTGATGGCAGCCAGCGCAATGACTTTACTGCGTATCGGTATTTGCCCTTGGGGCCGAGTTCGCGCACAAGCGCAAACTTGTCACTTTTGCTATAAACTTTACGCTTCATGTTCGTCGCTGCTTGTAGTTGATGATTAGATTATAACAGGCACCGAGTTAAATGTCAACATAAACTAAGCGAATCTCGCGATCAGCATGCTGCTCGCCGTAGTATCCACGTGGGTTACAGACCACCCGAGTCTGATCTCCTACCATGTAATCAGATTCGTTGTGCAGGTGACCATGAATCCAAAGGCGAATCTCTGGGTTGTCTAGGATCAGATCCGACAAGTCCGAGTAATACGCCGCATTGAGCAAGTCACCGCGATAAGCAGGATTCAGCGACAGTGACGCAGGCGCGTGGTGCGATACGACCACAATCGACTTAGGTGTGTCACTAGCTCGATTGTTTTCGGCTACGGTCTTGATGAACTGAACACTGCGCCAGTGGTCATGCATGGTGTCAGCAGGTTGCAACTTGCGATAGCTTTTCTTTGCCACCCGAACACAGTTGTAATCACTCATTCTCTCGCGGGCGTGATACACCGCTAACGAATCGCCTTTGAACATATCAGTCCATAAGGTACTCCCAACAAATACTACACCATCAAGCGTGACTGCTTCTTGCTCGAGCACGTGAAACCGGGGGCTAATCTCAGCCAGTGCTGCCTTAATTACTGAATAAGACTCGTCGTAGTTGCCGTCATAGTGCTCGTGGTTGCCTAGCACATAAACTACATGCTCAAACTGTTTAGCACACTCGCGGAAAAACTCGCGATAAGCCATTGCACTAACTAGGCGCGGGCTTGTTCGTTTGTCTACTACTGTAGCGTCAACCGGGTGTCGCTTAAGGTCTTCGGCTACACAAATATCGCCGGCGAGGAGCAAAATATCTGCAGCTTCTTTGTTTTCGATGGTTCCAGACCCAAACTCGAGGTGAACATCACTTACTACTGCTACCTTAGGCATACCTAATCCTTAATCAAGCTAGCACCCGCTTTGATAAGCAGATTTCGTGCTTCTTGCGTCGTTGATACAATTTTGCCTTTAACGTTTCGATGCCCAAAACGGTGCGAGAGGTTCGATACCAGTTCATCTATTGTGGCACCTTGGCATATAAACTCTCGAGTGCTTGGCGAAAAGCAATAAACTACCCCATTGTGAGCTTCGGCTTCGAGCTCGATTATCAGCGAAGTGGGTGCTGCTGCGGCAGCGGTTGCTGCCTCCTCGATAGCAAGCCGGCGTTCGAGCTCGTCGACATCCCAGCCGCTAGCCCGGAGCTCGATTAGAAACTTAACAAAGTAATACACGATTTGCGCTACAAATCCAACAACGAGTGCAGTAACAATGTACAAGAGACTGTCGAGCATAATCGAGCTCCATTTGTTTAACTGTTATTAGTATACAGTTAATCTCATAGCCCGTCAAGTCGGTTAGTAATGATTTTGTCAGCGAGGCCATATGCCACGGATTCAGCAGCCGTCATAATGTTGTCACGATCCATGTCGCGCTCGAGTGTTTCAAATGTCTTGCCTGTGTTGCCTACGTAAATTTCAGTGAGCTCGCGCTTGAGGCGGATAATCTCCTTGGCATGGATCTCGATGTCCGAGGCTTGGCCCGAGGCGCCGCCGAGTGGCTGGTGGATGAGGTGCCGCGCATTGGGCAGCAGATAGCGCTTTCCTTTAGTGCCCGAGGATGCAAGCAGTGAGCCCATTGACGCCGCCTGCCCCATTACTACCGTAACTACGTCAGGCTTGATGAAACGCATAGTGTCAAGGATTGCCAGGCCTGCAGTGACTTCGCCGCCTGGCGAGTTAATGTACATAACAATGTCTCGCTCAGGATCTTCGGCTTCAAGTAGAAGAAGCTGCGCTACAATCAAATGCGACATCTCAGTGCGAACAGGGCCGTTGAGGAAAACAATACGGTCCTTGAGCATACGACTAAAGATGTCGTAGGAGCGTTCGCCGCGGGCAGTTTGTTCAACAACGATGGGGATAAGGGTGGTCATATTTGGTCCTGGTAAAAAAACAAAGTTAAATAATACACGATAGCGATACGTTAGTCGCTTTTTTTGATAACTATAGTTATGAGAGACATCCTAAACAAACTTTTTTTAGCCGAATCCACTGGTATTGCGCATCGTAAACCCGGTGATGTTTTTGTTGCTGCCGACGGTAGTGGCGAAATTTACTTCAAATCCATCAAGTTTGTGCCTGCCGAAGGAGGAAAGCTTGATCCCCAGGCGCTTGCAACAGCCGGTGCGGTAGCTACTGAGCAACATCCTGGATTGGTTTGGTCTAACCAACCCAACGCACGCATGGGCGGATTTGCAATCGCTACATTCGAAACTGAAACAGGGCAGTCTATTTATTTTGGCAGATACTTCCAAGAAGTAAAGCGTTTTATCAACGATAACTTTTGGCCAAACTCTGGAATTCCTGGATACAAGTATAGTAGCAAAACTGCTTCAAAAGCGCAAGCAGGAATGATGCCTCAAGATATCCTAACTTCACTTGACGACCTTGATGCGGACCACATTGTGGAGCAGGTGTCTGAGCGGTTTGGATCTGATCATCCCCTTACTGCAATAGCCAACCGCATCAACGCCGGAATGCCGTTGCCTATCTCAGTACCTAAACCTCTGGACACGTCATTTACTGCGTTCCGAGACTATTTTTGCGAGCTAATGCACCCAATCGCTTTGCAACGCAACTTAGTCACAGGCAATGCTGCGGAAGCTGAGGAAATCTTTCTCGGCGATGTTGGGTTTGCTGGTTGCAAAATTTCCTTTGGTGGCACTAAAACTGAGGGCTTGTCGGATTCGGTCTTTAACGGACCCGGAGGCGAGTTAGTCCGCATTTCCTCCAAGGGCGGGTTAGGGGCGCAAGCGTCGATTAAAAATCTAATTGACGCTATCGACGAGCTTTCAATGGCAGGCAATACCAAGCTCAAGAACCGTTATCAAGAAACTATTAGCATGATCCGAGCGGTAAAATCAGCTGGTTACAAGAGTGCGCCGCTGGTGCTCGGAGTTCAGCTTGGTATAATATCTGACGCCGAGGCTGGCCAAGTAGACGACCTTGCCGGACTAGAGCAGCGCGGATTAGTAACCTACACCACTGCGCTCGGATCGAATGCCCTTTCGCCTCGTTTAAAGAAATTGTACGCAGACCGCAATACTGCTGATGCTAACTCGGCTAGCGCTTACTATCATATGCTCGCCGCTATTGCACACCGAGTCGCCGAGCATATAAACACCCGTACTGGATTTTCTGCAGCAGCAGCAGATATTCTCAATCACGGTGCGCTGGTTCAAGTGCATACTTCAGCAATCGAGCGCGAACACGAATGGGTATTGAAGGAATTCAAAGCCACCTATCCAGGCAGCGCTACCACCGGCGTACTGTTTTCTGCGTCAAAAAGCTACTACAGCACCGGCATCAAAGGCAACTTCACGTTTAAAATATTAAAAAACGGCACCAAAGACCTGCCAGACGTAGACAACGACAAGCCCACCGCGCCTGTTGAAATTAGCGCCGATACAGTCGACGTCGGCACATCTAAGTCAACCGTAAAGGCTAGTGATTCTAAAAAGACTGTGAAAAAAGATACCAGCTCATTAGGTCGGGCTCGTCGCTGAGGCTTGCGACTCAGCAACAAGTCGGACCTTGACCCCATTAGTGTCAGTAATGTCGCAGTATCCGTATTGCTTGACTGCCGCTGGGATATTGTTAAGCTGGTCGCGTAGATGTTCGGCACGCTTTTTCCAAAACTCTCGTTCAGCAGCAAGTTTGAGCTCGTACTCATCGCGCTGCCATTCAGCAAACGTTGGGACGTCTACGTTAGTCCAGGCCCCCATTATTGGCGCTCCTGAAGTAGGGCGTCGAGCTCATCAAACGCTTTTGCCTTTTGCTCGGGCAGGGCTTTGAGCATCTGAGCTTGCTCTTGCTGGGCGCGGATAGTATTAGTTTCACCAATTGGATAAGCCAGCATTACGTAGGTGCGGAAGTAACGACCTTCGGGGTAAACTTCGATCTTTTCCACGCGGTAGCCAGCTACGTTGGCTTCGGCAATCAGCTTACGCGTGATCATTTCAGTGTCTTCGATAGTAGACGTGATGTTCACGCCTGCGTCGCGTAAATACTGCTTGGTCATACCCAATACCAGGGCGTTGAGCTGGTCGCCAAGTTGGGCTTGTGCGTCAAGAACAGCTTTGTTACGGCTCATGCTCATGTTGTTGGACGTGCTGGTGCCAGTAACAAAGACTACTTCGCGCGTGGTCTCCGGTGGACGAAGATACCAGCTCGGCGCGCGGTCAATTGCTTTCTCAACTTGCTTGGCAGCAACTCGCTCGGCTTCGCGGGCTTCTTTCACTACGTTAGGGGTGCTCGAGCACGCAGCAAGCGTGGCAGCAAGACAGGCAATTGCAATCATTTTGACTTTCATGACATTCTCCGGTTAGAAGCGATCGACCAGAACCCATTGGTTACCGGCCATCTTACAAATAATACCTTGGTAGGTTTTGACTTTACTGCGCTCAAATACGGTGTCTAGCGTCCAACGGCACTCAGTTCCGTTGTGATAAAACACATTTGGATACTCTGGATGGACTCTAAACTGATCGAGGTTTCCGCGCTGTCCGATTTCCGACAGCGGTAGGGTCCGAAGACTTTCGCTGTCATTACAAAGCATTCGTTGCTCGCTACGCAAAGCAACTGGTGCAATTGTTTCGACTAAGGCTTTTTCGCCTTCTTTAACCGCAAGCGCACACGCGGTTTCGGGAGGCGAAACTCCGTCCCACTGCCACTCGCCTCCGGTGACGTGCCAATCTGACCCTACTCTGGCGCGAAACGATACCACGCATTTCTTAACGCCGCGGTAATCAGTGACGATATTTGCGGTCACTGCACCACGCTCAACGACTGCGTCAGCATTGGTCACGGTTGCGATTTGAAGCACACAGTTATCTTGTGCTACCGCATTAGCAGCCACAATCATACCAGCAACAGCAAACATTACTCGGGGCATTGTCCTAGCTCCCACAAAATTTGGTTCAACATCCAATCCTGCTGTCCGTACCCAACTTCAATTTGGTTGGTCCTTGGCCCCGGGTTGGTGATCATTTGCCACGGTGTTAGATACACCAAAACACGCGCAACTGCCCGGTCGCCGCCGCTGGTCCGCTGCGAGTTGATAAATTCAATTTGTTCGCGTTTTTTTGAACAGTCCACTACAAAAGTGTCAAGCATTGCTCGCGGAAATCGCGCTTCGGGCACAGAGCTACATCCTGTGCTAAGACTGGCAACGATAACGCAAGCTCCACAAACGAACTTTGACTGCTTGAACACTTTCATTATGATGCTCACGAGATTCAATAATAAGCTTAGGACGCTGCGACTGCTCTTCGAGCCACTGACCAATTGCCTTTGAATTGGCACAGTCGTCGGGTATTATCATTACATTGCGCGCGTTTGGCACAGCAACAGTCGAACACCCTACCAGTGTTGCTGCGGCTAAACTAATCAAGGTCTTTGAGATCATAACGCACCGGATGTTTGTCTTTGCGTTTAGGACGGGTCTTGTCTTGAACTACCCGCTGATAGCGAAACGGGCTGTCAGCGTCGTAAAGTTCGGTTGGCCGGCGTCGAATGCGCGGAGGTTTGAAACGTTCGTGAGTCACAATCACTGTCCATCGCCGTAGATAAAACTCATCATGTCGCGCTCAGCTTGGAGACCTTCTTCGTAGTCGTCGATCATGTAGGAGAGCTTATCGAGAATGCCAACAACAACAACCGCAAAGTCCAAGTTCGCCGGGCTCTGCTTTGAAACATATTTGGTGACTTGCATGATCTTTGCTCCGTTGCGTTACTGTATGTAGCTATTATACCAGAAAGCAGGCAGGCGGTCAACCTTTTTTAAACACCTTGGAGAGAAATTCTTCACAAGCGGTGCGAGTGCCGATAAAGAAGCAGAATTTAGTTTTGCTGTGCGCGACCTGGAACATGTCTTCGCCCTCGAGCTTGCAATCAACTAGCACTAGTTCGGTTTTGCACGCGCGAGCATACTCAACACAGGAAACAACATCGAGGTGCTGGAACAGCCGTTGCATCTCCGTGAGAGTTTGCTTTTTTTCTGGTTCGGTGCTATAGCCGACCATCAGTCCTTGAAGTTGATGGTACCGCTCGAGGGTCTTCATGCTCATCATGTCGGCTGCTCCGTTGCATTATTTTATATACGTATTATATGCAGACAGAGCTTAGCAGTCAACCTTTTTCGTAGCGTTCGGTGATATATTTGTAGATGCTGTGATCCGAGCCTGACGCGACAATCTCAGGGATCTCAACAGCCGGCCCGGGGGCAACGTTGGTTGTAAATACCTCGCGCCACCGTTCCATCAGCGTTGCGATTTGACTGGGTTCAACTTCGTAAGTGTTGAACCCGACTGCGTCGACTTCTTGGCTCGGCGATGTTCTCCAGTCGTGAACCCCAAACGCCGATTCGAGGTCGTCGAATGGTCCGTCGGCGTAAAGCTTTTCGACCATATCTTCGAAGTCAGATGCGTAAAACTTTTTAAAGACTGCTTCGGCGTCGGGCACAACAAAGCCCATGGTCACGCCGGGCAGCCCATCGTGCACGAAAGCAAAGTAAAACACAAACGCGTTAGGCTTTGTCATGGCTATTCCTTAGAAGCCGAGCGCTTTTCGTTCTTCGGCTGTCAGCTTGGCCAGCGCGCGCTCGCGCACCTTGCCTGAACGGAACTCGTTGTAATCGACCTGGCCCTCAAAAATAACAATCTCGGTTTCACGAACGATGTCGTGAGGGTGTTTGTCCTGGTAAGCACGCGCGTGGCTTACGCCGCACCGATTGGTATTGTCAATGTAAAACGCAAAGTTATGGCGATCACCGCCGTCCCAAGTGCTCACTTCAATTACCGGAATGACTTTCATTTTGCGGCTCCTTCGATGGGCTTGGCGTTTTCGACGATCACCGTTTTGGATGCGTCAACTGCGCGGGTAGTGAGGTTATACACTCCGTCGAGGCCGATGGTAGCAACAACCAGCCCCAGGATAAAGCCAAGAATAAACTTGCCCATAGTATCAATCCTTTGCTTGAGCAGCAATCAGTTCATGAAGTAGTTTGCCGCCGACGTCAAACGAAACAAAGTCACGACCTTGCATCCCTTGTTCTGAATACTCAAACCAATCGTCGGCATCAAAGCCTTTGATTTTTAACAACAGCGCCAGGCGGCCTTTAAACTGCTCGTCAGTGTAAATCAAGCCGTCTTCGTAGACATTCCAGGTTGCTGTGTCAAAGAAAACACGCATTTCCCCGGGAAGATCTTCGTCGAGGCCTTCCCAGGTGTCAACAGTCAGCCTGGTGAGGCGGACATCTTTTGCGACTCGACTCCACAGCCCATTACCGTCCGTTTGAATTACTGTGCCTTCAACCATTGCTTGCTCCGTTGCGTTACGTTATGTAGCTATTATACCGGAATTATTCAGAAAGGTCAACGGTGTCGTCGTTTTCTTCTTCGTTTTCCTCAATCTCGCGGCGCAAGCAATCGCGAACAGTGTCGGCTAGGACCAGGTACTCTTTATAGCCAGCTCCCTGACTGCCTTCGTGACAGCCTGGGACCCAGATCCGGCGCGTGGCCATCATAAACTCGTCTAGAAAGGCGCCACGTAGGTACTCTGTGAGCACAGCAACGGCAGTGCTGCTGTCCTTGGCTTCAACTAGGTCAATTACAAGCCTATCAACCCGCAAAAAGCTAGCGTATTGGTGGGCGTTAACAGGCACATACCATGCTGCCTTGTTGCTACCGCAGCGATCACTGATTTGATCAAGGCTGGTCCCAGGCCGCCACTGCGCAGGCATACCAGCAAACCTGCTGTCAACGGCGTTGACCTTTGCAGCAATGGCGTCTACTAGCGCAGGCACGTCAGTTGCTACGTCAGCCCACGAGTAGTGAACATAGGCGTTGTTCCAGCCGCCGGTGCCCTGGCCTGCGCCAACATAACGTTCGGCTACGTAAGTACGCAGGATTTGATCTACTACGTCTTGGCGGAACATTACAAACTCAACGTCAACGGGTTCGCTGCAGTGTAGGTCCAGCTTGAGTCGCCCTTCGTGAACCGCGCGGAAAAACAGTTCCTCGTCAAACGCAGCTTTGGTCACAGCAATGTCGTGGTACTTGTTTTTGCCCAATGGCATTTCGTGTAGATGCTCTTTGAGCGCAGCCATGATGAATGGGAGACCGGGTCCGCTAGAGTTTTCGCCGCCGCCGTAGTCGTTGTAGACACTTTTGAACGCGAGCAGGCAAGGCTTATACAGCGCAGTCGTGTAACAACGGTCGTAGCGGTCTCGGTTTTGTTCCATTACAAACACATAGACTGGCGTGCCAGAGTAGATGTGCAAGTTTGACAAACCACACGTCTTGTTCCATGATCCCATGGTAGGTATTCCTTACAGTAAAGTGGCGTGGGCGAATTCTTCGCGCAAGCTGATAAGCTCAGCCAATGCTTGATGGAGCACGCTTCGGGGCGCTGCAAGATATGGTGTCTTTAGGCGATCTAATAGCTCAAGTTCAACGCCTCTCATAGTGCTCGCTCAGTGGTGTCTATGCCGTATTATACGGTATTGATGCAGGAAGAGCAACCACAAAAAAGCCCCTTGCGGGGCTTTTGTTACTTAGCAAAGCTCTTTGTGGCTTGCTCGTAAAAATTACTGACTGCAGCAGAGTTGGCGCGGACGATCGCAAAGTACGATTGGTTAAACTGTTGAGCGTGACCTTTAACTGCGTCTGGCGCAAAACTAACAAGCTGTTCTACGGTGCGCTCAGTGGCGTCGATAGCTGAGTTGGCAAAAGCAGTTACTGAAGCAAACGGGGTGAAAGATTTAAACATAAAAAGCTCCTTTATTAAGCGAGTGTAAAGTGTCGGCCCGAACCATTCGGCGCTCAACAATGTTATTTACCTTGCAGTGCAGCATAACACATTTTTCCTCGGATAATCAACCATAAATACACACACAAGGAGGAAAAACATGCTTAATTGGATACAAAGTCTTTCGTGGGTAGCAGGGGTTGTTAACCGCATCAAAAAACTGTTTGAAAAAACAGAATGCTCTGCTCCAGCCAAAGAGCCAGACCCTGTAGCAGCCGCGACTGCACAGCCCGTCGCGGCACCTAAAAAGCCGCGGCGTCGCAAGCCTGCTACTAAGACAAAGCAGCAATAAGCTGGTCGGCACCTAAGTTTTTGGCTTTACATTCTGCCTGGATGTCTGCCCACTCTAAGTGTTGCAGCGCCCAGGCGTTTGTTTGAGTGTGGGTGTAAAAGTCCGAGTGTGCGCGAAGCTTGCTGCGCGGAGCAACTTGGAGTAGCTCGGCATGAGTAGGCAAGGTGTTAGGGAAGTGAGCAAGATACTGCTCACCAGACTGCGAGTAGTGGATAACTGGTCGAACGCCGCGCCACGACGCAATAACTTGCTGAATGCGAGGATCGGTGGGCTGGATGTACTCGCCGGAGTGAATAAAGTGGTGGTGTAGGTCAAGCACAATCGGGCACAAATCAGCAATTTCAAGCACTCGATCGAGCCCAGCTTGAAACTCGTCGTTCTCAATGGTAATGCAGGAACGTGCTTCGGGGCTGAGCTGAGCGTAAGTCTGACGAAACACTGCTGTGCCGCCTTTGCCCGATAAATGAACGTTAATCTTAAAATCGTGATCGGTGACACAGTAGCCCATCATGCGAGCTACTAACGCGTGGTACTCAAACTCTTCGACTGAGTTAGCGCGGACGTTCTCTGATTCGGACGCGAGTACAACAAACTGTCCCGGGTGCATAGACAAACGAACACCGCTTGCGCGAGCAGTAGCACCCGCTATAGCTAGTTGAGACTCAGCAAACTTGAGCACTAGCGGGTCTGACCAATACCACCGAGCGTCAGGGTGCGTGAAGAGTGGAAAAATATCCGAGCCAATGCGAACCATGCGTCCCACTTGCGGCCGCTGAGCTACCCGCCTGATTAGGTCCTTGACTGCTTGCAAATTGTGACGCAAGATACTATCAAGCCGTTCAGGAGCCGAGCCCGGATGCTCGCGCAGCCACTTAGCCGTAGTAGTCTTGAAGTTGCAGGATTCGATGTTTTCAAAACCTTTTTTCACCGCCGGCATAACCATCTTGCAACAAAATCCAATCTGCATCTTAGCTCTCGTAATAAAGGCGTAACCAGGTTCGAATATAGTCTACGTCAGCACCGTCGTTATAATACAGTAACAACGCCGGAATGTCAACATCGCCCGCCATAGTAACTTCGTAATCTAAAAATGTTTCTGCGCTCACGCCAACTTGCTGAGCAAACTTATCAAGTTTGGTCAGTTCTGCATTGGTTAGCAAAATTGTGTCAACCCTATATCCGAGCATGCGGTTAGTGCGATCGTGTACGTACTCCTCAAACACCTTCACTTTTTGTACCTCATTACAAACAAAAGTAAATCAGCCTCCGAAGCAAACTCAAACCACATTAGCGACAACAAACCTTCACAGTCAGGCGCAGGCTCGGTTTTTATACTAGCAATGCCGTACTCATAGCAAAACAATTCGCCATCCAAAACTTGGCCCTCAGGGCAGTTGTGCCGGGCTCGAAATTCGTCGGTGAGTGGACCTAGCCACTCAATGTCTTTGCTGCCAATTTCTAACAAATGCATAAAGTACGTTAATAATGCGCGCCGGACGGGCGAGTAGCATAGCGCATAGTTACCGCGTATTGAGTATCTTCGAGTTTGAAATACGATTTTTTAATTTCATTTACTTCGAGGTCAACGTCAAAGAATAAACGATTGCGCTTTCGGTTTACTGCTTGCAGAAGTTTTTTCATCTGACTGTGCCGGCACCGAAAAGTCACAGTATAGTGAGGATCCATTACCTGTTCGACATCTGCAATAAGTTGGGCAATTTGGCTCTCTGAGAGCCGTCCATTATCAGCTGCAAGCAAATACATTGTTTGGATTGCAGCAAGCCGTTCGGCTTTAGTTCTAGGCATTTAACACCTCTGTGGTTAATAAATCATAGTTTACAAAAACGAACGCTGATTGTCAACTCAGAATTCTAGACACTTACAAATGCCCAAACGGGTTTTACTGTATGAAGGTGTTCTACAAACACCTGTTTGCTTCACTCGCTCACACTCGTTTGTCACTCGTGTTCAACTCGTTCGCAAACAAATTCTTATGGCAATTATTTTAAAGTTTTTAAGGGATATTCGAAAGATTGGTCGTAATTTGCCCAGAGCGGGCAAATTTTCACAGGAATTCGACGAGTCGGGCGTTTCCGCGTGGGTGTAGCCCTGATTACTGCCGAACATCTGCAGCGCGGAGGCGGTTGACCTGTACCCCCTACATCGGTTATTGGCTTTCAACGGTTCCTTGTATAACCTCTACACCTTCAGTTATACAAAGCGTGGGTTGTATCTTTTTCACAGTTGCCCACATCATTTAGAGAACTCTCGCATCTCCTCTCGGCGGCTTTCCTCGGGTCACAAAATCGGCAACCGTTTGCCTGCTGGCGGCGGACCCAAGATCTGCTGGCTACGAGCACTACCTCGGCTAGCTCAATGGGAGTATGCGAGCGCATACCAGACTGTCCTGTTAGCGCACTTTTTATAGTGGTTTGCGGTCCCACTGTTGATGCAACAAAGCGAGGTGGTTTTTCAACACACCTCGCTATTTACATCAGTTTGCGAGTCTAAAAGCTGTCAGATATTTCTCGTCGAGAACGATATCGTCGTCTTTTAGCTCGGAGGTATGCTTGTATGATGTGTTGGTTTCGATCACACGAGCAATACCGTTGTGCTTCATGTTCCAGCGCAGCACTTCTTCGCCGGGCAGGTTGTCTGCTTCGACTTCAGCTAACGTGCGAACACGACCGCCAATAAAGTGCAATGGCGATCTTGCTGTTTCGGTAGCTGGGGCATCCAGCCCGACTGTTTCGGTAGCAAAGCGGAACGCGTACGGTCGAGCACCGTGGCGTTCAGTAATCCCAAACGCAAGCCGCAGCGCAGTATCAACATCCCACTCGGAGATTTCGACCTTGGTGGTTTCGGACACAAACGTGCCTGGACTGTAGAACGTAACGGTGTGATTTTTCATAGCTGCATTCCAGTAACGTAGCCAAACGCAGCCGCTTGCGCGGCTGCACTAATAACAGGGCAGTGATATTCTACCCAAGCAACAAAACGATTGGTCATACTGTTATTCCCCAGTTTTAAGCAACCACCGATTGCTAATAGCCTTGAACGACACATCAGGCCGCTCAACACTCTTATATACCAGTCCTTCACGCTCGGCTTGAATATTCAGCGCACTCTTCGCTTCAGCAGCTCGGAGCAAGCCGTCGACGGTCATGCCCTCAAGCGTAACGCCCTCAGCAATCAGTGGAGTTTGATCAAGTTGGGCGCCGAGCGCAACGAGATCATTGATGATCAGCTGGCGCTCTTCGTAACTAACGTACTCGGCCCGATCAACGTCGAGAATGTCGAAAACAAACCAGCGCTGGCCCTTGAGGTTATACTTGTTACCCTGGATGCCCTCGCCGCACAGCTCGCCTGAAATGCCCAGGTTACGGCCATACGCCTTCAGCGCGTCAAGCACGCCAGTTTCTCGGGCCACACGCACAAACGAGTTAGCGTCATCGTCGAGCTTGAGCGACAGATTACGCGAGCAAACCACAGTTTCTTCAGGGATGGGCTGGCCATCCTTGTCGAGGATAAAATCACCCTTGCGGTAGCCAACAGTCATAGACGACCCATCGAGCTTTTCTTCAATCACCCAAAGGCCGCTGAGCAGAGGCTCAATCTCCGCAAAACAAGATTGGATCCGTTCCTGGTCAGTTTTTCGCAGCCAGCTCGGGAACGTGCCGGCAATCTTGCCGCGCAGCTGAGCCGGAACGGGCGGCTCGTATTTTTGAATGCCGAGCAGTTCGGAGACATCGTCGCCTTCGTGAACAACAGTGTGCTCGCCGGCGGAGCCCTCAACAAACGGGTAGCCGCCGATTCCGGTTTTAACGGGCAGCAGCAGCCCTTGCGAGATAGCGCCGCGAAGCTTAACAGTTTTGAGGCGCTCGCCCTTAACGCCGTTGTATTCGCGCGGCTCTTTGCCCTTGCTCAGGAACGGAGCCAGCTCATTGGGCGCCCAGGAATCGATCTCGAGGTAAATGACAAGGTCGCCGACTTGATGGGCACCTTTTTTGTCAACGACCCACCACCCAAGTACGCGGTAATGTTCAATGGCGTCGGCGCCCTCGATGGGCTTGATCTCGGCGATCTTACGAATGGTAGCAAGCTTACGCATTGTGCGGTTCCTTAGTAGTGTCTTAACAAAAACATTATAGCAAAGGCTGCCCAGGCGAGCAACCTTTTTTTGCGATTAGGCGTTAGCGAACGCTCGGCATAGATCCACAAGCGTGTCAACCTCAGCAGCAATATCGTCGTAGCCTGAGCTGTGGCACTCTTCGTACGCGCGAGCATACACCAGCGCAAATTGCTTGTCCGAGAGGTCCCGGAAGTCGCTACGCAGCTCATCGTACCAATACTTAGCGGCTTGCTGCTCGCGCTTGCGTTGGTTGTCCCGGAAGGCGTCGATCTCGTTTTGGTTGACAGCTACTCGCTCGACGTTCCGGCTATACTTCATCGCAAGGTCGAAGGCGGGAAATGCTACAGCCTTTCCGGCTTTGTAGGCGTAAAACTGGTACTCGGGAGCCGGACGTTCGGCACGCGGGTCATAACCAACTGCGGCACATGCGTTTGCGTAAGAGATCATTTTGTGGCCTTTCTTAGAACACCCAATATGTAATTTTTTTGTTGATGCGGCACGCCTTGCCGATTAGTTGTTTGGCTCGGCTGTAATAACGCAGTTCAACGCCGCCAACGACCGACGCAGCACGGGGTTTGCTCTTGCATACTTCGTAAAACTCTTTCTTAGTAACTTGGCGCATTGCTTGCTCCGTTGCGTTATCTTATGTACGTATTATACGCAACGTGGCTGCTCTGGTCAACCTTTTTTTCTACGATTCATAGTTTGAACTACCTGTTCGAACGCGTCTTCGATGTGCACAGTTTTTTGTGACTGCATGCCGCGAAGCTTGCGCTTTAGCGCGTTGTATAGATTGTTGTTAAACGAACCGTTAAGCAGGTGAGCCAGCGGCCCCGCACCAAAAAAGTGAGCATATACGTTGTTGACTAGGCTGCGACCAGCCTTGTACTCTACTTCAAGTGGATCCTTGTCAAGGCGTTCAGCAGCCAACGCACGACCACGCTCGAGATCCACGTTTTCGTTGTTAGCAATACTCCAGCCCGCCTGCAATACGTTGGCAGCGTAGTTGATGCGGAACGCAAACGTAATACAGTTGAGGTTGTCGGGGGTGCCTTGTTCAGTCTGCAAGCGAAGCCGACGGTAAATGATGGGCGAAGTGCTGGATAGATCAGCAGTTTGAGTGTCTGCTTTAATGCCAAGAACTGCCTTGGCCTCAGCAATAAGAGTTTCTAGTCGCGCGATTTGATCAGCGAGTTGGTTAACAATACTTTCTTCAGTTTGAACTTTCATTTTGTGTCCTTGTTTTTTAGACGATGTTGTTGATTGCGCTTGAGAACGGTTTCGAGCACAGGTAAGTCTACAGCATGTACGTTAGCATAGCTAACTAGCGCAGTCAAGTCTTTCGGAAAACACGGACCGGCCCAGCCAAACCCGTCCTTGCCAGGTACTGCGTTGTGAGTAGGACCGAGGTGCTCGTCGCGCTCGAGGATGTGCTGGACGTTCTTCCAATCTACCTGTGCGGCTGTGGCTAGATTGTAGAAATCATTCATGAACGTGACCTTAGCAGCCAGGTACGCGTTGCGCAGGTATTTGTATAGCGCAGCAGTCTTGATGTCAGTCATTTCGACGCGAGCACGAAATGAATCGTAAATAAACTCAGCTTCGAGCCGCGCAACCAGTTGGGTCACTCGGGCTGCGCCCCCATACACTAACAGCTCAGCATGCTCAATATCGTAGCGAGCGTGGTCTTGCCGCAAAAATTCAGGTGCATGAATCACTTCCGGTGCCTGCGCTTGAAGTTGCGCATAGACCGACGGCGGCGCAGTAGTCTTGCACACAATCGGCACCTTCAGATTTAATGCAGCTACCTGCATAACCGTTTGCTCTAGCACCGAGGTATCGCACCAGCCAGTCCCGGTGGTTGGGCTAGGCACACAAACATACACTAACCGAACACCATCGAGGTCGCTATAGCTAGCAGAGTTGTGGTCAGCTGGATCAATTCCAATGACATTGGCTCCACGATTTGTATAAATGCGGGCGTATGCAGAACCAACTACGCCACAATGCCCAACGATCCCTACGCGCATAGCTTAGACCCCTCGGTCCAGAACCTGCCGAACCATGAGCTCAGGAAGCTGTGCCGGAGACGCCGGGCTTTCGGATACTCGAAGGTAAAATCGAGCATACTCAGCAGGGCGGGCTGTAATCACCTTTGCTTTGACTTTTTTCTTAGCCATTATTCTTTCCCTGGAGTTATAGACATTGGGATAACCTTGCAGCCCTTTGGTAGTTCTTTGAGCTCGCGAGTAGGCAAAAACACGTCGAACCCATTGTATCGGTCATCCTCAGGGCAACCGATTTCGTCGAGAAAATGCTCGCCCATCTTATAGCGCCAGTAGATAAACACATCGCCGTTCCAGCGGGCCAGCGATGAGTTTCGACTGCGCCCTTCATAGTACGCACCGCTCTTCAGTTTTTCTTTCGGGATGAACATCATCTTGGTGATTCCTTAAAATATAAGATTCGACTAACTTGTGACACGGTACTCGACACTTTTTGATCTCATTAGTTTGTAGATCAATCGCGAAGTCAGCAATCTGCAGCAGGGTTAGCGAATAGAATGTATCACCTGACAGCAGGTGATGATAGTAGTGTTCGGCCCGTATGTAGTAGACAAATCCGTGTCCGTTAACTACTACATACGGGCCAACACGCTCATCTAATACTTCAAACCACATGTTAAAACTCGAGGTACGGGTTGCTAACAGCCATTACCTTGAGACCCATAGCATGCCACTTGCGAATCATTTGGGGGCGATCGTCGAACACGCAAAAAACATTGTAACGCCCTTCGACATGCTCAGCAAGCAATTCTTGCTTGACAATGTCGTCGCGTCGCGAATCGCCTGCCGTGCGCATAAACAGCTCGAACTCGCCGACGCTGGTCTTGTTGCGGAGCCATTCGCGAGTTTCAGCTTCGCAGCAGCCATCGCGCCCCGACAGGAAAACGATCTTAAATCCTTGGTCTTGAAGGGCTTGGACCATTCGATCCACAACCGGGTCGACTGTATCTTCGCCCACTCGCGCCCAATCAAACGGGCCGCGCCCCTTCATGTGAGCCATGGTGCCGTCGATGTCAACGATCACGCATTCAGGCAAACCAGCTTGCAGGATGTGCTTAGCATGAAACTCGGCATTCCACTGCTCAAACTGCTTAGCGATCACCGAGTAACCAACACCGTTTTCGCGTTCAGCATCGCGCCGGCACGCTTCCTCGAACGTAACCGAGAAAAACTTGTATTCAACATCGTACCCAAGTGCTTCGAGCTTGTGCTTCAAAGCCGTCCGGCGGTCTCGATTCAGGTTGGTATCCGAGATCACAACACTTTTCTGGGCAGCAGCCGCTTCGGCAAGACGAGCTTCACAACGTTGGGTGACTTCGTCCTCCCACTTCCACTTCCAGTGGCGCCAAACGAGCCGGTCAATCTGACCTTGCGACTTTTCGACCAAAATACAGCGCCGTTCCCAGTCGCGATTGATGTCAACCCACTGCTCGCCGGCATTCGTAGTACGGTCGTGGATGAAATTGCGCGCCCAGGTGCTTTTTCCAGAAGCCGAAACGCCGACACAGATTACCGCTTTGCCCATTTTTGATACCTTTTCATAAAGTTGTTATAAGTTTTGCTATGCGTAGCAGCCATTATTTCTACGGCACCCGTTTGCATTAGCGCAAAAATGTCATTATAACTTAGTTTTTTAATAGGGTCAATGACTTTAAACGTTAGCCCTTGCTTTAGAAACTCTGCTTTGGCTATGCTAAACTTGTCAGCATGGGCCTTCTGTAGCCCTTTTGGTTTGATCTCAACAATAAATTTGTTGTTTACTAAAAAATCCGGTCTGTACGTTTTATTAGGACCTATAACAACTTTGTATTTTGTAGTTTCGGCAGTTTCAAACAATAACCTAAATCGCTCGCAGTAGTTTATTATAAAACTTAGCTCGGATAAACTGCGGCAAAAGTAACCTTTGTACCAACACTTAACAGAATTGCCAGCTTTTTTTGATGGCGACTTACCATACATTCCGTTTTGAGCACCGCGACGCACTTTTTTAGCGTTTGCTGCTAACTGCTTTTGTAAAGCAATTTCTGGGCCGTATTTTTCGAGCCAAACGTCATAGTTACAACGCTGGTACATTCCGTTTTGAGCACCGCGACGCACTTTTTTAGCGTTTACTTCGGGCGAATATGTTTTGCCCTGCTTTTTAACTCTGATTGCTTCTTTTGTCTCATCTGAGTGATTTTTACCAAAAAACGGATTTCCAACACCGCCATAAGCACGAGCTTTGCACTTAGTTGAATAAAACTTTAAATATGTAAATCGACTCGAGTCTTGGCAGTTCGAAAAAGCACACCGCTCTCCGCATCCGCAGTGGCAGAGTGGGGGTTCTTGTGCATCATGTATATATAGATACACTCGTTCTCGCCACGGCAACGAGGTTGAAGTAATTTTGTTAATTTCTGCATAAACAGCTGGATAGCGTTGACTGAACTTTTCTTCTTTGAGGACGTTTTTTCTAAAAAATCCACGCTCAGTAAAAAAGTATTGCGCTCTTGTTGGTATCACTATTCTCTCCTGACGCTTTATTTATGCACTTTTAGGCAGAGACAGCAATAGTTACCTTACGAAACGCCAACAGTGATAATGGCTTGCATATTTGCCTCTTTATTTGTTTAATAACTTATTATAACTACTTGGGAGTTTTAAGTCAACCGTTAGAGGTTGAAAGTTCTGGAAAACTGTGCTTCGACCTCTGCGCGCAGCCGGTCGATACGGGCTTTCTCGCGTCGTTCTACTTCCGCTTCGACCAGTGTCCCAAACGCCTGTTCTACAACCGTTGCAACCTCAGGGCACATTTCGGTCAACTCGCCGGCGAACTTGCAACGCGCATCAGTGGGGAACCCGTCTACCAGGTCGCCGTTGTAGATAGTAACCGTCACGATAATCTTACCCGATTGTGCACACACACAAGCATCGACACACCGATCGTAAGTAGTTTCGTTCTGAAGCTGCGGAATGTCGCGGCGCCAGCGATTTGTAGCCAGCCACTGTGCCTCGGTCAAAGTGACGTGATTAAGGAATGTTTTGCGCCAAGCATATCCCGACACATGCCGAGGCCCAGCAAGGTTGAGGATCTGAGCAGCTTGTTCGATTGTGTATTTCATATAGTCTTATTTTGTGCGTTATAGTGAGCAGCAACAAGAGCGGCTGCGATTGACTCGGCGTCGTAGTATTGTTCCCCAGAAATCCAAACGCTAATAGCGTAGCGTCCAAACGCATCGGCCAATCGATCGGTGCCGTCAATCAGTGCGCTGAGATACACTGACATTCGAAAAGCGGACCCGCAAGTTAGCAGCAAGTCGGGACAAATTACACCTAATCCAGCAACGGAATAAATGACCGAGGTCTTGCTCGAATCGGGCCCTACACACTCAACTACCAGTCCGATTTGAGTTTTTGTTGGCGAGTCTCGGTAGTCCATGTCAGGCGTAGCAGCGGTTGAGCTCGGCGGCCACACAACGATCGACAAACTGTTCAAGCGATTCGCTCGCGCCAACAAACGCTTCAACTCCGTACTCGGTTGCAGTGCCTGCACGACCTTGCTCGGAGTAGCATTCACGAACGTCCATGCGAATCATTTGAACCATGCGCTCTTGGGAGATAGTCATAGCATTCACCTTTTTGGACAGTTAGGAAATAACAGCAGCAACCAACCACGCACCAGAGACAGCCCACACCAGCAAAAGTTTCAGGACTTTAGCCCCATCAATCTTGGACGGGTTCTTGCGGCCTACCGCAAGCAGCACAAGCGTGCAGAACAGGAACACCAGCACAGCAAGAATAGTGAGGAAAGTTTCAAACATTTTGTATGCTCCGTTGCGTTACTGTATGTAGCTATTATACCGTATTCTGCTGCTCTGGGCAACCTAAATCTAAATCTTTTTACGTGCGCAGCACATTGTAGATGGAATCCTGGAGTGCGCGAACCTCGTCGTCTGAGAGGTAAAAATCAGTGCGCGGATAAATAATAATATGAACTACTATACATATGCTTATCTCCGTAAAGACGGAACCCCGTACTATATCGGAAAAGGCCAAGGCAACCGCGTGTTTGGCCGACACAATGTTACTGTTCCTCGCGATCGTTCGAGAATAGTGTTTCTTGAGACAGGATTAACCGAAGTTGGTGCATTGGCTCTTGAGCGCAGGTATATCCGTTGGTATGGCAGAAAGGATATTGGTACAGGTATTCTCTATAACAAAACCGACGGCGGGGATGGGGGATCATTCCCTGGAGAGCTCAACTATATGTTTGGTAGAACCCATACAGAAGAAGCTAAGGCAAAGATTCGTGCTGCACGAGCTAAACAGAAAATTGAACATAGTGACGAATGGAAACAGAAGATGAGCGAAAAGTTCAAAGGACGCAAAAAACCTGCTCGTCTAGATGGTTCTCCTGATAAACATTCTGAAGAGACTAAAGCTAAGATAGCAGCAGCGCATCTTGGCAAGCCTAAAAAGAAAGGGCACAAACAAACCGAAGAACATAAGCAAAAGATACGCGAGAAGATGCTCGCGTATCGAGCAGCTCAACGTGCTCAGGTTAATGCATAAAGTTCTAACGCCTCTTGATGGCTTAAGTACCAGTCCGTTTTGGGGTCATAATACTTGCCCTCTTTGGGATCGTAATATACAACGCGACCGCTGGGGTAACGGAACGGGCCTTCGAGGCCTTTGCGCGCGCCGAACCCGTCGTTGGCTTCAAACACTCGATAACCCATTTTGCTCTCCGGCGCGTTGTCTATGTTCGTATTATACGGATCTGAGCAGGTGCTGTCAACCTAATCGTAGGTCCAGCCAAGACACCTCATCATGAGACGTTTGACCATGAGGTTAGGAGCCCGGTACGCGCCAGCATCATCAAACCCCATCATCACGCCAACCTCGCATACTGCCCCGCTGCGACACACTCCAGCGACACAGTGGACAATAACGTTCATGCCTTGGTTGAGCGCGTGCTGCAGGAGCGCGACCAGCTCGGCAGCCTGCTCGTCTGTGATCTTGAACTCTTCAGCAAAGTCGTCGGAGTCCTCGAGGTCGAGAAACTCAAACTGATGAATCTCCCGAAACGGCGTCGCTGGTACAGGAAACTCCATCGCCGGGTCCACGATTTGGATCAGCATACTGTTTGAGCCCGGGTTAGGGTAGTGACCTTCGGCGATCCAGCGCAGCGGCACATTAGTGATCCAGGGCATTATTGCTTCCTTTTTAAGCACAGTTTATGTAATTTCTGATCGAGCACATTTACAGCAAAAGTCTCGACACTTTGCTGGTAAGCACGCACTTTGCAGTTTTTAGCGTTTTAAACAAGATTCGGGCCCTTATAAATCAAAGACTTACAATGCCCGAATCCTTGTAAAACCGCCAGTTTTTGCGTTGACCGCTAAAGTTACTGAAACTCTACACGAAAGTGATCAAACTCAACACCCGCAGTTTCGCGAGCACGCTCACGCACCGTAGCAACAAACTCGTCAAAATCATCAGTAACTGGAACCAGGAACTTGCCCACTACCAATGAAGTGTCTGCTCGCTGCGCAGCTACTAGCTCAACGCACGCCACGTTGGCATCGATCTTGTGCTCAACTACCTGTACCTTTTCGAAACGCTTAGTCATCTTTCGCTCCTGTCGAAATGGACCCACCAACACAAATTACCGCAAACAAAATCACTCCATACGCAACCAGTCCCTAGTCAATCATCACTGTGCCTCCATGCCAAGATCTCGCAACGCTTGCCGCAGGCCTTTTGCTGATTGGCGATTTTTACACGTCACAACAGTGGCGCGCATCATTGCCGCATCCGTAAGATCTTTGGCCTCTTTAAGGCCCAGCGATGCAGCCTCGCGAATCGCTCGAATAGCAGCCACTCGATGGCTAACGATTTGGTTTGTGATTTTGAAGGTCACACGAGCCGAACCGTTATCGCCGGCGAGCATAGCTAAGAACACTGCGTCTCTAACGTCGTGCCCGAGGGCCTCGCTTATCTTAGCCCACGCTTCTTGTGCGCGCTCGGAGCCATACACCTCAGCAAGGGCCTGCAAGAAACCCAAGCTTTGGTCGACAACTGTGACAAGATCGGTTTCGTTGAGCGCAGTCATTGTGTTCTCCGCAGTAGTAATGTATGTAGCTATTATAACGCCGTAGCAGCAGCTAGTCAACCAGAAAGCATCGCCAAGACATTAGCAGTGGTGTCTACTAGGCAGTTTGGCGGAGCATTGCCACCAAAAAAAGGTTCAGTGGCATCGAGGCTCACCCATTGAATATTAGGGTGTGCTAGCACAATTGACTTCACTTCACGTTCTTCGTTAGGTGAGCCCGGCCTCAACCCAATAATAAGAACAATGTCGGCCACAGTTGCTACTACTCCCATTAATGCAGCTAAATCGCCAGCGCCTGCAGGACGCGCAAACAAGCGCACGCCAGCTGGCCGTTGAGCAGCTTGATACAAGTCTTCGGGGAGATACAAGTTACAAACACTATGAAAGGCACGGCCAGTTAAGTCAACTGCTTTGCTAAAGTCTGTTACTACTACGTTATCAGTTTTAAACTTCCGCCACGACTGCCAAGTGCCCCAGAGAGGACCGATTGCCTTGAGGGCAGCAACATCGTAATTCTGATCGCTTTGCCCTACAATCCAAGCTATCCTCATTTTAGCGCCTTCCATCGAGAACCGCCAAGACACACCCACGCATACGGCGACGCGTCAGTAACTTCAGTGTTCCATAACCAGTCTCCGCGGGTGCCGGCATGCACTGGCGTTGTGTTACTAAACCCTACCATATTTTTATTAATTTGCAACGCAGGAACAGTAACTTTAGTGTCTGTAATTTCCACAACGCCTTTGCGGTTGATCCCTAATACTAGTTTATTGCCTCGATTGCTGCCGATATAACACGCGTTTGAAGAGTGTTTGCCAAATGACAACGCTGTCTCTTCGTCCCACACAGTAAGCGCAGAATCAGGCATTGCGGTGTTAATACCGACCCGACTCTTTAAGACCGCAACAGTATCGTTTAGTTCCGTTTTGCCTAATACAGTCAACGACTCGAGCTCGCCAACGGACTCTAGTGACGAGTGAGTAACCAGCCGGCTTAGTTTACCGTCAGCTAGTAACGGAACCGGTCCTGTAAATACTTGATCCGCTTGTACCCGGTGGCTAGATACAATCTCTTTAGTTTGCGCAATCGCAACTGACGTAACTTGCTCAACTAATTGGCAGGCAATTTGCGACGTAAGCTCGTCTTTGAGTGCAGAAGGATCAAATTTAAGCTGCCCATTAACTTGCAGGTCCGTCACTTCGATAGTATCGCAGGTAAGTTCAGAACAAACAAGTTTTTGGGTGTCAACGCCATTGTCTGACAACGACATCACAGGTTTAGTAGTATTATCAACAATACCAAACTTTGGTAACGATTCACTGTGCTTAGCAGCAAGGTATTTTTGTATTTCTTGCGCTATTGCACTGTTGACGTCGATTCGGTCTATATAAGTAGAGATTACGTGGTTTACGTCGTTTAACAATAAACGACGTATCTGTGCATTCCACTCTGGAGATTGGGCTAGCGCAGCAACAATGCGAGTTACTTCGTGTTCAACTGCTAGGGCAATAAACGAGTCAACTGGAGCTGACCCGTGATGCTCGACGATAATGTTACCGATAGTTGGCAACGTATTTTCACTAACAAATTTTTCGATAGCAGCCCGAACAAGAGGCTGGAAGTCTCGTTGCATTACTTGTTCGGTGATTTGCGCCCTTAATACATCGGCTGCGGTGCGATTAAGCTCGGCTAGAACGTTTTCGTGCGAAAGCAGCTCGGCAACCATTTGCGTAACGGTTTGCGAGACTGATTCGTTTAATGCAGCAACGTTGATAAAATCCATTATTTTCCTAAAAAACACTGTCCTGTTTTGGTGCTACAGACACGCGGCTGTTTAACACTTCATAAAAACTGTCTATTTGCCCGCCCCATTTGCCGCGCAAGACTTCGAGGGCCTGGTGGCAAAATTCAAAGTGGCCTTCCTTGTAGTTACTTATCAGGGCTGCATGCACTTCAGAATACTTGTCCAAGTAAAACAAATCCTCAGTTGAAAGCCGCTGGGTGTCAATAACGCAATACGCAGTTCGGGGCCCATGCTTGCTATCAAACGTTTCTAACTCTAGCAACGTATAATGGGCACGTAGCTCAGTGGTTACTTGATCGTCAAAAATAATATACATTGGTTCCTCGATTGTAAATAGAATTATGGATTACTCTTTTGATGTCATTTCTGACTTGTATTTAACGGACCAGGATCACTTTGATTTTAAAAATCAACAAACCAGCCTTTTTTGCGTGGTAGCAGGAAATATCTCTAGCGACTTGCTTGTTGTTCACAGTGTACTAAAACACCTGTCAGGGCTATACAAACACGTATTTTTTATCGACGGCTTGCTCGAACATTCTGCAAATTGGAGCGCGATAAACGAAACCCAACAGTTCCTTGAAGACATTGCCGACGAACTAAACAATGTAGTCTACTTACATGATCGAGTAATTATTTCCGACGGTGTTGCAATTCTCGGCACCAATGGGTGGTCAAATTTCAATGTCGAAGATTCGGAAAATTTCATAAATGTACAATCTTTGTTTATGCAAAAGCATAATGCCAGCGAGCACGAGGTTAAATTGATTATGGGGGCTAGCATTAACGACATCAATTATTTAAAATCATCCTTAGAAAAGCTCCAGCGGCACCCGGATGTACAAAAAATTTGTATAGTCACTAGCGCTATTCCAGATCTTAAACTGGTTAACCCAACGCCGATTACTAGCGAACTTGCAGCAGCTTCGAGCTTACTCTTTACCATAGCTAGCCCCGCAGACACAGAACATAAAATTGTTCAGTGGGTTCACGGCTATTACTACAATCCAGTTGGGATCAACTGCGGTCGCGTGCGGTTTACTAGCAACCCAAAACAATGCCTCGGAAATAACCAGTCGCTGTGCTATTATCCGAGGCAGTTTACTATTTGAGCAAGTTAGCTCATGTCGGGTTCGAGCTTTACCTGTAACGGGTACTGTTTTGAACGCGCACTCACCAGGACTTCTGACCCTTTTTGTTCAGCCAGTTCGTATGGCAGCACAGCAACTACAGCCGCGCCATTTTCGTGGATGTCCCAGGTGATTTGCTCGGCGGTGCTAGGTGCATAATGAAACACCTCCATCAACGATGCCATTACAAATTCCACAGTAGTTACTTCGTCGTTGAGGTAAATTACCTTAAACATCGGAGGTTCAGCAACCCGAAGCTTGGTTTGTTCTTTGAGTTCAGTGTGTGCCATACTAGTTTCCTTGGTGTATGTAGGGGCACCGCGCCCCTACAGTATTTACATTATTGTATTACGATTTGAACTCAATTGCAATACGGCGCGGACGTTTTTCTTCAGGAACCTCAACGTGTAAGCTGATCCGCAGTAGTCCTCGAACTACTTCTGCCGAGTCAACTACTACGTGCTCAGCTAGCCGAAACTCGCGAGTAAATGCCCGGTGCGAAATTCCCTGGGTCAGCACAGTGGCCCCCACTGGCAAAACTGCGTCCTCGGGCGTGCCTGTTACTGTTAGCAGGTTTTCGTGAACGTCAACGGCAAGTTCGTCGTCGGCGAATCCAGCAACAGCTAGTTCAACAACATACTCGGTGTCCGACAGCTTGATGATGTTATACGGCGGATAATTTATCGCCTTTGTGTCCACTGCACGCTGCATTTCGTCAAACAGTGTGTCAAACCCAATGGCATAGCGGCGAAGGGCAGGGATGTCGATACTACGAATAGAACGAGCTAGATCTTGTGTTGCCATTTCAAATTTCTCCTTATAAGCAAGATAAAAATGTAGACCCATTAGGCATCTACGGTTAATTTATAACGAGCACCCTTGCTCGTTATAAAATCTTAAAATTTGGCGTCAGGTAGTTGTTGTGAACGAACGTGCTTGAGCCAGCGACTGCGAGCTTGCGTTTTTTTTACTTTGCGCGCAGTAGTTGGTTTGGTATAATGTTCGCGCTCGCGAAGTTCTTGCAGAATTTTACTTTCTGCTACTTTTTTCTTAAATTTGCGCAACGCTTTTTCGACGTTGCCATCGTTAATATAAACGGTGTTGCCAGAAACCACTCAATCCTCCTTATTACGCTTCAAGCGCTTTTGGATTATTTACCATCTCAGGAGTGATAGTAAGAGTTTTGATACCAGCGCGTTGATACCGTTTGATGTTGAACATGTGTGGCAGCAAAATTCGCTCAAGCTCAGTCTGAAGACCGCGGGCTCCTGTGTTGGATTTTAACGTGCGCTGCGCAATGTCGTCGAGGGTATCAACAGGCAAATCAAGCGCAACACCGTCGAGATGAAAAAGCGTTTTGTATTGCGACGACAAGCTGTTCTTTACGCTGGACAAGATTTGCACCAGAGTTTCCTTGGTGAGCTTTTGCAGTGTAACACGGTTTGGAAAGCGCCCTACAAATTCTGGTATCAGACCAAACTTGACCAAATCATCTGGGGTTACGTCGCTAACATCAACATTAGTTGCAGTTTTAACTGCAGAGGTGAACCCACACGACGTCGGTGCTTTTCGTGATTTAACAATGTTTTCGACACCAACAAACGCGCCGCCAGCAATGAAGAGAATGTTGCGTGTGTTAACCTCAACCATGTCCCCACTAGGGTGCTTGCGGTTGCCTGTTGTAGGTACCCGCACGCTTGACCCTTCGACCAGCTTGAGCAGGGCCTGTTGCACGCCTTCGCCCGATACGTCGCGGGTAATTGATGCCGACTCCGATTTCCTAGCAATTTTGTCGATTTCGTCAACAAAGATTATACCGCGTTCAGCTTTTGCTACGTCGCCGCCGGCGGCTGTAAGCAAGCGAGCGACGAGGGTTTCAACGTCGTCGCCAACGTAGCCAGCTTCGGTCAACGAAGTGGCGTCAGCAATAGCAAAAGGCACGTCCAAATAACGGGCAACAGACCTGGCTAGAAGGGTTTTGCCAGAACCGGTAGGCCCCAGTAAAAGAACGTTAGCTTTGTCAATTTCGACATCTGCGGCGCTATGCTGAATGCGTTTGTAATGGTTGGCGATCGCGACGCTAAGCATGATCTTAGCGTCATCTTGCCCAATGACATACTGATCAAGATACGCCTTAAGAGCAATCGGATCAATGGTACCGTCGGACTCCTCAGTCGGCGATGACAAATCTGATGCTGGCTGATCCACGAGCAACTCGCTGCACATAGACACACACTCGTCGCAGATCCCAACATCGTTACCGACGATCAGGCGTTTTACTGCGTCTTTGTGCTTTCCGCAAAATGAACAGTGTTCGTAATTTTCATCAGTTCTCATACATTACCTTTTGTGTTTGGATCTTGTTGCAGTACCGTTTCGATTTGTTGGCGCTCAATATCACTCAACCAGTCTGGCTCGTATTCGCCTTTACTAATCTTACTTATGAGCATTTCGATATAAGCATCGTTGTATGCGTATTGGTCTGTGTTTTGTTTGTTAACTTCAATCCACTTGCTTCCGTTAAACTTAAACAGTTTAGTTGGGAGAAAGTCTACTCGCAAAAATAAATCCCCTTTGTTTGCAACTAGCGGAAATTTAACACCAAATTGGCAATCAGTGGTGCTAAGATTAGTTGGGTTAACAATTGCAGCTGATTCCTCTCGTTGAGCATGTGCCATTTCCTGCACTAACGAAAGTTTTGGCTCGCTAGGAAGATCAACAGAGACTAGGTCTTTAACCGGGCCAGCAAGCTGTTGTATATCCTCAAAAGTTACTTCGACCGGAGTATAATTAGCAGTATACGATGGTTTCGCTTGGGTTGCAACCTCTTCTGGAATAGTTAACGGGTGTGCAGGTTCATCGACTATGTGGGCGCCAGGGCCCGAGTCGGAAGTTGGCTCGGGCCCTGGCGGAAGATGAGGCTGCGAGTTTTCAATCTCACCAGTAGACATAGTAGAGCTTGGATCGGCCATAACAGCCGTCGGTCCTGCAATCGCAGCTAACTCGCCCGAAGCAGACGCTTCCTGCTTGCGAGCAGCAGCCCACTTGAAACTTTCGGTCGCGGCTAGCACCATCATTACGGCAAGGGGATCAAACACTGCAACAATAAGGATGATAACCCACCTGACTGCATTTTCGAGCAAATCGTGTGACGGCGAGTCTCCGTATATTAGTGCAGCAATATATTTGAGCGGACCCACTTCGGCCTCGAGCTGTTGTTGGCTTTGTAGTAGCGGTAGCTTTTGCTCAGCCAACACGGATATTGCAGCGTTGGCCTCAGCAATGCTTGCTGCTAATGTGTCACGTTCGGTCTTTTGGGCCTCGCGCACCGCCAGTGATCCGCCGGCTCCGCGGATTCGTTGTGCATCAATCAGTGACTGCACTGCTTGATCCAGTTGTGCAATGACAGTGTTAGCGTCAGAAATCACACGCTCGTGCACCGCAATTTGTCGATCGATGTCTGCTATTAATACTCCGTTGGACCCAACGGATAATGTCTGCTCAATATGGGCCCTTGACAAAAACCCAAACACTCCCATGCTAGTAATGAACATCAACATTACCACTGCTATAGTTAGATACGTTTTCATCATCCATTGGCACCTATCCCAATACTGGTGAAGCCAAATTGTTACAGTAATCTTGGCTACCTCAAGGATGGATCCCATAACGATAATAGGTATAGCAGCAGCCGCAAAAATCGCTACCAAGCCGACTATGCTATAATAAGCAGCAACCGCAGACAATCCTAATGCTACTATTAATACAAATATGCCAAAAAGCACTACAACACTCCTCGATAAATCTCTACTAACATTCGATACTTATGATAGGCATCATCAAGGGCTGGAAATCTTTTACGCATTTGTTCTTCGCGCTCAGCTTCATAAAGCGTTTGCGCCACGTCGTTCAACTCGGAAATTCCGATGCGCAAAAATACATCATTTGAACGTTGCACAGGCATTTGGTAAGATGATCCAACGGTGCTGAATTCGAGAGGATTTACCTCTATGCTGGTAACTCTGTACCGTTCAGCAAAATACCGAATATAGTAAGCGTAGTCTGATTTCATAGTGTCTTTGATAACTTGTACACCGTCATTAATTGCTCAAAGGCAGATTTAACTGCGTCGTTTGGGTGCGCCGATACCATCTCAACCACATCGAGCAAATCGGAGTTAGCGGCTGTCAGCTTAACGACCATGTCGTTTATTATTGCTAGCTCCAGGGCCCGACTAGTTGGGATAGAAATAGTAACTGTACCGGTGCCGTTGGATTGATAATAGTTGTGTTGCGTACCGTTTGGCATTTCGGCAGTTGCATGGTATTGCTTACACAATTCTTCCAAGCAACGAATACTTTCCCCTCGATACATGCGGCGAAGGCGACGTGGCATCATAGTTTCACCCCGAGCTTAAATCCGCGCCAACGCACAAATCGAGGAAACCTAAGCGAAAACCCGCCGTCTTTGTTTTCAGACACCTTGTCCGCTTCGATTTCACCAATGCATCCAACTAGCTCGTCACGGATTGCCCAAAAATGCGCTCGATCTTGGTCTGAATACCCGGTGCCTACGTTGACTCGCACGTTGCTACCGTTGTATAGTCCTTCAAAGATGAAAGCGCCCAGGCGCCCGAGGTTACGTCCAGTGCCCTCTTCGTAACCAACGCATTCAAGGTCCACGGTAATAGTGGGTTTGATCTTGAGCCACCACACTGAGCGCTTACATTCATACGGCGCGTCAGCATCTTTGACCATAACGCCTTCGAACTTGTTAGCTATAGCGTCAGTCAAAAACCGATTTAGGATTTCGTGCCCTTCGGCAGTGTCAAGATCTACTTCCACATGCGGAACTAGCTTTACCACTTCGCTATTGAAACTAATAGGGATCACACGCCCTAGGTTTTTTGTTCGTGTAGATTGTGGTACATTATAGTAAGTGCGATCAAAGTCTTCAACTGGGATCATGTCGAACACATGATAAACTGGTTTGGATTTGCCCTTCTTAGAGCCTTTGACCCTGGCGTGCTTCATGAGGTCATTGAAGTCGCGCGACACAATCTCACCATCAAACACCACGCCGGCACTGCGCGGATTGTGCAGTCGGTAGCGAGGCCAAAAAACGTCAAGTAGTTCACGCTCAACCACTTCGAAGTTTTCAAACGGTATCCCATTGCGCGAATACAAAATGCACTTGGTATCGTCTACAAACGCAAGAACACGAACGCCGTCGAGCTTAACGTTAAGGTGTTTTTTTCCTTTCATGTGAGCCGGATGCTCAGTCCCGTCTTCGGCGAGTTGAGCACTAAACACCGGAATCTCATAAGGTGTGCCGGCGAGCACCTTGTTGAACGTTTTTTCTGTTACGTTACAACGAAGATCTTTGATCAATACCGGGCGGCACACCTTGTTCCAAGTGTCTACGCTCACCAGCTGCATTGCTTTTGCAATAGCGTCGCGGGCAACATGCCCCGTCAACTCTCGAGAAATTAGCCCGGCAGCTACGGTATCAAACTCGACAAGGTTGTCGTCGGTGGCACCGTTGCTACTAGCTTCGGGCACCTGCTTTACTCCGAATGTAATCCAGGGATTGTAAGCCATTTTGGCATAACGCAAAAATCGCTGAGCAGTTTCGTCGCCGAGCTGCGCCGACGCCAAACACTGAGCGATTGTTGCTTCTTTGTGCTTTCGGCTGTTTGATTCGTTTAACTTGTCAACCCATTGAGAAATCATTATCAACCTTTGTAAAAAAGATGCCGGCCTACGCGCTTAACATACTGATAGCGCCAACGAGGATTTACGTAATCGCCGTGATAAAATGTGATGTCTTGAAAGCGGTCTTGCCATTTGTTGTGCAACAGCACTTCGATTGCCACTTCGTAAGCTTCGCGGTAGACCTGAGGGTTAGGCTTTTCCGGTCGCTTACCTTGACATAACCACGAAAACTGACACCGACCGCGCTGCAGGTGTGCTTCGTCTTTAGAGTATTTTGCACCCTCATACACAACTTTGCAAGGGGTATTGGGCCAACGTGGGTCATTGACACGGTTCATAACTACGCGTGCAACGGCTACCTTACCTAACCGAGACTCAATACCAGCTTCGTAGTAAATATTGTCTGCCATGCATTCGAGCTGGCGTTTGATATCACCGGTGATCAACGGCTTTAGTGGAGCTTCGTCAAGTTCCACTGGCTCCGACAATGCTATTATCGGATATACTTCGGGTTGCAGCGACGTAACGTAATCGCTGCTGCGTTCAAAAAATATGATTGACAGGCACACAACAAGCATCCCTGAAACCAATAAAACGCTATAATGTCGTAGACGAGCTACTAAGTACATAGCAATCTCCTTAGTTTTTAGAGAGTATAACTTAGTATTTACCGCCTGTCAACCACTTAGTGTAGAAGATACAAGAATACTGTTGTTAATTCCTGCCGTTTGTAGTGCTTTAATGTTTTTGCCTTCTCGCAAACAACCAATAATGAATTGATTTGATGTGAGTTTTTCAACAAATTCCTGATACTCGGGGTTGGCTCCAAATTCATGTAAACTTTTAACAAACGATACGAGATTTGAATTTGTTGCGCGAGTGCTTTCGACTATACTGTATCCGCCTTCTTCTTCGGCGCGGTAGCGAAGGGCGTGTTCGCGGGCGAGTTGAGAAGTGATAGTTAGGTAGGCTTCGTGCGCTGCAGACAATTTATCGCCATGGGTGATGGTATAGCTATACCACTCGGGTTCAATATCGTTTAGTAGTCGCGTAACCTCAGCGTTTCTTGCTTCGAACGAAGTTGCATATTGGTTAATTCCTAACGTACTAACTGCACTTGCGATTATAGAACTGCCTACAACTTCAAACGCTGCAACTTGCGGGGTTAACGGATCCGTACTTAACTCAGGAATCTCAGGGTCAGGAGCAGCCATAATTAACCCAAGGCTATCAAAATTAGCACGAAGCGCTACTGGAACGTCAAGGACCAAGGCGTTTAACTGTGCAATTTCTACAAGCAAGTTGTGTCCAACTAAACTACCGAGACCGTCAACTAAACGATAGCGGTTTCCTCGCCCTGTGCCGGTTCCTAACGCGGATTCCACCACCGGGATGGTTGCTAAATTTCCAGTAGGAATTGACGCTCCTGTCAAATCTAATTTGTTGACTACACCGGCTAACTTTTCTGGAGTGAGGCTAATAATATTATTGGTTTGTAACGCGTTTGTTCTGAACTCGACTGTGCGGAGAACTACAGATTCGGGCAATATCGAAAACAGGTACTGTGCGCTTTTTGGTACAGAAAAGTTAGCAGCTTTTGCAAAACTACTAAACGAAAGCGGAAACAACTTTTTTGGATCAAGCAAATCTGCTGCTGTTTCAAGACCTGCTGTTCGAACTCGCAGAATAGAAAGCAACAACCCAAGGTCAGCGCCGTTAATTGCTAGTAGTGTGCGGTAGATCAGACCTTTGTCTGCAACCGAGTATGAGTTTGTTAAAATAGTCGAACGAGAAAGACCGGCGGCTACCAGCCGATCAAGCAACACCGACGGTAGGCCGCTTGCTGCCTCAAGAACAGTTTGAATAAAACTAGCCGGGTCCCCAAAACTCTCAAGGTATTTGAAGCTCAGTGCGTTACCGAGGTTGATTAAATCTTGCCTGTACGCACTGAGATCTGAAGTCAACGCAGTGATCCCTGCAGTAGCTACAAAGTCAGGTGACCTAAAACTTAGCTTTTTTGCTACCGTATTAGAGTTGGCTGCTGCGCCGAGAATTTCGTTAGATTGATCTATATAGCCACGGACTACATTTAACAACGAGCAAAACTTGTTTTGATTGTCGTTAAAAAATAACACAGTAGAACGCCACACTGGGATATACGCACTTAGATACACCGGTAGTGGTTGGAAGGTCACCGGAAATCCTGAAACTTTATAACTTCGAGCCTCGACTGTGTCTAAATATGGCCTAGCAGATTCGACTAATTGGGAGATGCGAGCAGTGTTAGCTGGGGAAATGTCAGCATCTAAGTTAGGGATAATTTCTCGCCCAAAACCAATTACCGCAGGTAAGGCTACTGGTGCTAAACAAGGGCCTGCCATTAACGCATTCAGTGCGTTTAGCTGTAATACACTTAAACTCATTATGTTCCTACAAAAACGTCAGGACTTCCTTGCGCGCGTGTGTGGCCACAAGTGTCAGCAACACCAACATACAGCACAGGTTTGCCGCCAGCAAATACTGTAGAAGATCCAGTAGTGGTTTTGGCGTTACAGTGTATCGCACAACCCTTTGACCCACAGCAAGGGTGCGGTGTGATGTCGGCCTGATGAATCCCCGCCGGTCTACCATTAACAATCACAGTGGGTTCTCCGGTAATAACTAACCCACCTACTTCGTTGGGATCTCCTACTCGTACTAATGCTGGCATTGATTAACCCATAAGAATGCTGCCCTTGGTGACTGGCTTGATACCAGTGGTGCCTTCAATATACGAAGAGACTAGCTCGTCGCGTGCAGAAGTGACCATGACAACGCTACCCTTATTTAGCTGGATTTTTCGGTCCGGGTTGCCACCAAACAGCGACGGCACCATTTGTAGGCCTTGTGGTCCTACGCCAATGGTAAGGGGCTTTGTAATTTCTAAAACAGTGTCTGATTGCCCTATTACTTTAGCAACAATCTCTTCGCCGGTTACTAGCTTAATACTATAAATTGTGTCAACGTCGAAATGCATATTTCCTCCATTAAAAATGCCGATACTGAATTATACAGTATCGGCATTTTGGCTGCAACGGTTTTGGTTAAACCGATTCGGTTTCGGCTACCAGAGACACATCAATTTCGCACGCGCCCCCGGCGCAAGCCTGTCATATATACGGTATGGCTACTAATTTTACCCCGACTTTCTTGTATATAAAGCGACACACAAAAACCAATTTACACTATTTTGGGAAAACTCAACGCAACCCCGAGACTTATAGTGGAAGCGGGGTGCGATGGCTTAACCATATACGAGTTCACGGTAAAGATCTAGTAGAGACTGTATGGTACTGCCTCTTTGTAGACCCAGTGACACTAGCTGAGTTTGCTGCTAATTTCTCAAAGTCAAACGCAATCGTCGAAAGTGTAGCATGGGCAAACTTAATACCCGAGACCGGAGTACAGCATCATCATCACAAAACTGATCCTGGTGTAGTTGGGCAGAAAATAAAAGATAAACTTAACTCACCAGATGTTATTCAAAAAAGAACGCAAACGTTAATGGCCAGATACGGAGTAGACAACAGCGGCAAAACAATTCAGTCGCGAGCCGCTGCTCGAGCCCGGATGATAACTAACAACCCTAGGCACTCAATGAGCAATGAATCACTACAGCGCGGCCTCAAAGCCCGGATCAAAACAGTCTCCGAAATGTCTCCCGCCGAGCGCAAAAAATTTGCGTCGTACTCGTTTGTCGGTAAAGCTCATTCGAGCGAAACTAGACAGTTGCTCGCGCAAAAGAACTCGGTGTATTCATACCTAATCATATCACCAAATGGTGATCAGTACTCTGTCAGAGCACTTAAATCGTTCTGCATTCAGCATGCCCTAAACCGAGATATATTTCGAAAGTTCATTAACAGAGGCAAAATACCGCCAGCTCCGAGGGGCAGCCTAATGGCACGCCGCAACTCGGAGGGCTGGGAAATACGGTTAGTTGATTAACTCGCCTTCGGTTAGGCCGAGCGAAGGCGCTGTAAAGTCGTCAACCAGACACGCGCCCCCGGCGCAAGCGGCTTGGTCGTTGAGGTTAGTTAAATCCTCAGTTTCTTCGACTTGCGTGAGGTCGATTTCGTGCAATAGCTGTGACATGAACTCAAAAGTTCCTGCGTCGCAGTCTTCGAACGGGGCTTGGATGTAAGTGTGGTCAGAGTACGGTAGGACTGAGATGCCAGTGTAGCTGTCACGGTTTGCCCACATCCACTCGCCTACCGGGCCCCATTCGTGGTCCTTGATGGACACAGTGCAGGACACGTTGTGGTGGTTAGAACCACTGTGGTAGCCAGGGCGCACCCATTCGAGGTTGAAGCGTTTAACGCGCTCGAGCAAGTCTAGAGCAGACTCCGAGCGCATCAACGCACCATCGGGCGCTTTTTGTGGAAAGCTCATCACTGCTTCGATGTGTGGCTTGAAGTGGCAGTCCTCAACTAGCTGTGGGAAGTTTTCGATCATATAGCGATACAGTGGCTCATTTTTGCCTACGCGCATGCGGCGAATGTAGTAAGGCGCGTGCCAAGCATGGATGCCCGACGAGGAGCCCACTGCTAGCGAGCTGGTGCCCGAAGGCTTCACTGTTGTAGTGCGGGCCGCCGGGTTGATGCCGATAAGCGCTGCAACTCGGGCATTTTCCTGATTGACTTCGAATGCAGCTTCTTCGAGGTTTAGCCCCAAGCAAGCGCCAGACGCGATACCAGTAAGGCCAACGCCGATGAGTGCGTCGGCTTCGGTGTTTTCTTTCCAGATTGGACGAAGGTAATGGAAATCGGTATAGCCAGCCTGTAGCGTGCCAATAAACGCAGCAGCACAGACGCGACGGTTAAAATCCGCTTGGTCAACTACATCAGACACATTAGTCTCAGTTAAGTTGCAAAACTGTGCAGACTTTAGCGAGATTTCAGCGCACGGGTTGGTACCAATGTCTAAGTCGTTGGTCCAGAAGAATCCCGGTTCGCCTGACCCAGAATCTTTAACTCGCTTCCACAGCGTTTGAAACTCAGACTCCGATACAGCGCCGCGAAGCAAGGCAACCGAGTTGTTAGCACGACCGCGCTGTGGGTTAAGCTCCCACCAAGCCCCTGATTTGCATGACAGCATGTCAAGGTCGGATGGCGAAAACAAGGAAATAAGGGCAGCACGGCGAATCCCGCCCGAAAGCACCGCGTCGGCAATGTGACACATAATGTCATGCACCTCAATCGGGCGGAGTTTGCGACCTACAGCATTGTTCAGTACCGCTCGAATGTGATCCAAGCAAATGCGAAGCGGATCAGGACCCGGGGCCTTGCCGCCTGAGGTAATTAGGCGTGCGCCCTTAGGGCGAATGTCGCGGTAGTCAAAAACCGGGTCACTTTTGCCTTCGAAATACGAGCGAACCAAGACCTTTACCGAGTCGGCCCAGCCTTCAATAGAGTCACCTATTAGGAATCGCCGGTGTTTGTTAGTGGGCCCTTGGACCAGCGGTAGCTGCGCAACATGATGCTCTTGACACGAAAATCCTACTCCAGACCCGCCGAGTAGTAGAAACATAGTTTCCCAAAACGCTGCTGGATTGTCTGCTGCAACAAAAGCGCAGTTAAACATGCGATTGTTTGCCAACTCAATCGGAGCACCGCCAAATTGCATTGATCGCATCGACGGTAGCACTTTCTTGGTCATAACAAATTCGCGGTATATTGACTTGATTTCTTCTTTGAGCGCAGGGTATTTGCGAATATGCATGGCCATGTTGCGCTCGCAAATTTCCTGCCAAGTTTCTCGGCGATTAATCTCCGGAATAAACTTGGCATATTTGTTAAAAACTGTGATTTCACTCAGAATAGTTTGACTAACGTCCATTAAATTTCTCCTAAACAATGATGTCGCGATTTTTAGAGGCGACGAATACTTCAGCTGGAAACACACCAGCAAAAACTTTTATACGGGTTAAAACTTTTGTTTTATTTCTTCGATAGAAATGCTGTGATTTGAAACTACTTGTGGTAGTTTGATATTTACTATCTCGTCGGCTTGGTAATTCAGGGTATATTTTCCGCCGGCAACTAGGACTAAATTGTCATTATCTACTTCGATTAATTCAGCTTGCAGTGTGCGAGGCGACAAAGCAATAGTGTACAATATACCGAGGCCACGACTAACCGGACAAAATACATTGTCGGCCAGTAATTCCCACGGAGACGGCCATTCGGCTCGGTCGTCCCAATGAAGATAATACGGCGACCACGGCGTGGAGTGCCACCACTGATTTACTGCTAGAAGATACTGTTCGACAGGAAGTGCTTCGTTGTCGCGCAATGCTGTCCACGAAGCAAGTCGTTCTTCAAAAGAGTTTGGCCACATTAGAGAAGTTTGGTTATAGAGTACCTAACTGTTCCACCTTCGACGGTGTTTTCAGTAAGTGTATATCTAATAGTTATCACTAAGCCTTGCCGGCTTACAGAAAATACTACACCGGAGTTGACATTTTCTGTATAATCTTCAGACCAATGCGGCACTTGTAAGTCCGACCGCGCCGACACCGTTAAGCTACCGTGGCGATACGCGTAATCGCCACGCTGAACTGTGTAGTCGAGTCGAAAAACACGATAATCAAGATACGATACCGAAAACAACGGCTGATCAACAGCCAGCGGAGTTAAGTCGACGGTTCGCCCGGTTTCGCGCTGGTACGAGCCTTGTTGTATTGACTGAGCAGAGTTAAAAGCAATTGAAGTAGTGCGGCCAATTCGAACGTTCTTAGACGCTGAAGCAGAAGGCCAAAACATGTCGCCAATTGAAATATTGTCGTCAGATAAAAACTCAATTACACCGTCGGAGTTTGATGTTGCTACGTCTGTGTATGTGTTAAAACTCGATGTAACTCCATATGCGTCGTTTCTGACTTTTAACGCACTATATGTAATGTCATTAAATTTACTAACAGAAATCTTAACATTTGTTGAACTACTAACGTCAAGGCCGTAACGAACGTTAGATATTAATCCTGCCGAAGCTGTGATATTTTCACTGTTGCCGTCTATTTTGGCCGCTAAGTCAATGTCTTCGATGGTAACATTGTTTAAATATACATTTTTTGACCAGCCGGTGGCCGCTAAGCTACCAGGAATACCAGTAACATGCAAGCCGGTCCCGGCGGCCTGCGAGCCCACAAGTGGTCTGCCATTGCCGGCTAAACTTACATTAAACATAACTAGCCCGTCGACTGCTTCGGCCAACATAACAGAATTTGCGCGTGTTGTTGATAATCTCATATTTGCAACAACAATGTGCTGAGGTAACAACGCACCATTGGTGCCAATATCGTTAGATACTTGACCTTTACTGTCGGCAGTTCTGACACAATACGGCTCGTCGACTGGCCCGTGATATTCGATGATTGATTGGTTTTTTCCTTCGCCGACGAGCACAGCAAACGCAGGAATAATTAATAAACCGGTTATTCGGTAACGGCCTGCAGGAAAAAACAAAACTCGACGCACCTGCGGATTTGGCTGACGGGTATATAAATCCATCAGCGCGTTTTGAATAGCAATGGTATCGTCGTCGATTCCGTTACCGGTGGCACCATAATCTTTGACACTAACTCGCTCGTCGAGCTTTGCAATTAAAGGGCGCGCATGCGTTTGGTGTGCATATCCTGCTGCATCGCCTCGATATTGATAGGAGCTTGAGATTCCCAACAAATCGGAGTGTTCGGTTAGAATCTCCGTTACGTTGAGCGGAGTAGACCCTGAGAAGTGAGTATAAAACTCAGGAGCAAAAACGGGATCGTTACCGATAAACAAACGGCGTTCATCAACTGCCCATCCAAGTTCGCCATTGGCTAACTGAGGGAGATTTTCTCTAAGACCTTTGCGGTGTGTGATCCGACTTATTTGCGTGATTGCCATACTTGAAATCCTTTCAAGTATTTAGCAAATAATAGTGCTCAAGCTTATGCCACCAGGCGTTAGACCACCGATCAAACTCAGTGCCTTCGATAACCCATTGCTGATACTCGTAGTCTTTGGAGCACATTAAAATCACGCCGGTGCGAATATTAGTTCCAAACATCTCGTTGTGGGCATTAGCATAAGCCGCTAGCTGGTAAAAATAATCTTCGATGCGTTCTGTGGTCTTGGGTTTATTAGTTTGTTTAAAATCGAGGATTGCGGGGGCGCCTTTCCAACAGCCTACTAAGTCAGTAGTGCCGGCGTATAAACCTGGAAAGTACAGCCCTACTTCAGTGCCCCAAAACTCAGTGGCATTAACCAGCCCCTTTTCTATTATAACGCGCGCCATTTGGTTGCTTTGCTTGGCGTATGGGTTAGATCCTGGTGTTTTAATCTCGTCAGTTTTAACCCAATGCTCAAGGTAAGCATGCATACGAGTGCCGCGGGCGCCAGCCTCGTGTGTTACCTCGTCCGCGCGCTTGTGCCCTACTGCTTGGCGCCAGTTTTCGAGTGCTTGACTCGACTCTTTGGATTTAGTAGCCGAAAGGATTGTGGTAACGCTGGGCACCAGCTGGTTAAAAGGCGTAGCGTAATGCCGAACACCGTTAACAGGGACGCGTTCCATCTCAGGGTATAGGTATCGTTGTGTAATCATATCAAAAAAATAAGGGCTCAGAGCCCTTATTTTAACATACGCAAGCATCAAAGTCTATAGTTTATTCCGCTGAAACAAAAAATTTATCGCGCGGATGCCGGCGTAAGTGCCTAACACAGTAAAAATAAGACCGGCTACAGTAAAAAATGTATCTTCGCGCGTAATTTCTGCCGTTACTTCGACACCGCTTATACTAATCGACGCCATTGCTTTGGGCACAACAAACGCAGGAACATTGATCGCTGGTGCCAACCACTGCGGCCAACCGTTGTATTCAAAATACAAATAGCAGCCCGCGAGCAAACCGGTTGCTATTATACCAACGATTAACAAATAATACAAAATATCTACTAGAAAATCTTTCATCGCGGCAACTGACGTTTGGCCATTTTCTTAACGTGGTCTTCGTCTTGCTCGATATCCGACGGCGACTCAACATCAATTTCTTCTTGTCCGTGAAATTGAATTTGATCACCGTTTACTCCAGTAATGATATTACTTAACGGCGGCTTGGCAATAAGGTCTGTGAGCGTTTCTCTATCGATGGTCATACCTAAACTTCGTCCCATTTTGATAAACGCGTCAACCGATAGTGATGTGGTAGCAGCAGTATTTTTTAAACGCCCTCGGATAAGCTGGCTTAATGCTACCAGCTTATCAGGGGAATTGAAATCGGTAATTTCAAAAATACGCATTACCGACGCTCACGACCAAACCCGGTAATGTCGCCAGTTTCTTTATCTAGGTCGAGGTCTGCCGCAGCATCGTCGCTGGGCGCCGGAGGCACGTCCGTAGCCGGCGCAGCATCGTCGCCTGGGTTAATCGCTGGTCCTGCAGGCGCCTTGCCAGTGACTACATCAACGGCGCCTTCCATTTGCTCTTTGGCACCTGCTAGAGCTTGAAGCAACGAAGTCATTGCAGCAGTAACCGCTTGGTTAAACTGTGCAGACTGGTCGGGACCTTGATCTAATCGGATTTGACTTACAAGCGCCGGCAAGTCTTTGAACTGAGCACTTGATGCTTGTTCGATCATCTTTTGAATCTGATCAACCATGTCTTGCGCAGCCAAGACCACTTGGGCCTGCTGAACCTCACCTTCGGTTACTAAGCGACGCGTACTCTTTTTAGATTCGTTTATCTTTTTGCGGCGTAGCAATTCGGACTCAACCATTTTAACACGGTCGCTGCCGCTAGCGCGATGCTTTCGGTAAAACTCAACTAACTTTGCTGTCGACGCACTGCGTAGGTTTGCGCTTTCGTTTACTTTCTTTGATTTTAATTTTTTAATTTTGTCCATGGTCTTTTTATATTGAACACTGAGTGGGTCGTTAAGTCCGACCTTGCCCCCGTCTTTGACGATAGCATCCATTTTGTCCGACAACTCTTTGGCTTTGGCTTTTAAGCTAGCCATGTCGTCTGCGGATTCAGTTACTGTGTCGTCTTTTTGCTTGCTACCGCCATACTGCTTGCCTGCTACTTTTTTCTTTGCGGGCTCTGCTTTGTTTTTGCCGTCGAACCAGTCGTCTTTTGCGGCCTTTTTGTCTTTGAGGTCGTCGAGCTTGCCTTCACGCAACCCATCTTTCCTGTTTGTACCGGCGTTAATTACTAATCGCTTGCTTTCGCTAAACCGCGATATTGACCTTTCTTTTTCTGCTAGCGCATCGTCAATCGCAGTCATGTATCCGTAAACTTCGTTATCGCCCATTGATCCTTTGCGCTTTTTTAGCTCGCGGCGGATATGGCTAATAACCAACTCAGCGTAGTTATTGGCCGAATCGAGTTGGTCATGTGTTTTTACAGAATCTATTACTTTACTTAGTTTAGAAAGAATTGGGCCGAAGTCTTTGCTGTATTTGGCAGCAGACGCAACCCCGTTTGGAAAGTTCGGTCCTTCGTATGTTTCTTGCACTTGCGTTTGAGAGTCAGAAACACCCTTGGGTTCCGCTTTCTTAGTCGCTGCTTTTTTGGCATAATAGCGCTCGGACTTAGCGTTTGGTTCTTTGGTGCGGTCTACTTTTGCTGGTTTGTTTGAACTTTCCTCGAGGTCGCCGCGCGAATTTACGTGACGGTGCCGGGTAGGTGCTTTGCTAGAGCCTGCGTTAAGTTTGCGCGCTTCTTGGGCTGCTTCGTGCTTTTCGATAAAACTTTCTACTCGATTGCCTACGCTATCGACTACTGCCCACACGTCGTCTTCTTGGACGTATTTGATTGAGTATTCTCGGGATTCGTTCATGCGGTTACCTAAAGTAATTTCTCGTAATTTGTTGCGAAGATCCTGGTTAATGGCTCGAAGATAGTCATGCAATTCGCTAATGCCAGCGAACCCAGGATCGGATTTGCTGCGGTCGCGGATTTTTTTTATCACTAAATTTGCATACTTTTCGGCCGCGCGGTGCTGGTCTACTGTTTCGACTGAATTGATTACTTGGGCTAGCTTTGACATTAGTTGACCGATCTCAGCTTTGCGAGCCGGGGTGTCTTCGGTGACTGTTTGGTCTGCTGCTAGAGCGACCAATTTCTTTTGATCGTCGGGCGAAACTTGTTGCCCACTCGACGCTTTGCGAAGTAGCTCCTTCATTTTTGGGTCTTTGATTTGCTGCATTCGTTGCTGTAGCTCGTGCGGTTTTGGAGCCGGCTTTGTGGCTATAGAACCGGTGGTAGTGGTACCGGTTGCTGTGTTAACTGTGCCTACTGACCCGAGCTCGTCGAGCCGCGCAGCAATTGCCTGTTCGGCTATCATAGCACGCAAATAACGAGGATTTTGCTCAGATTGGTGAAACTCGGAAGTTGTGCGACATTCGGCAATTACTGATTGTACACGAGACAATGCGCGCTGTAAACCGGCGCGCGAGGCGGTATCAATGTTAAGAGGCCGACCAAAGTAAGATTGATAAATCTTACTTATGTCGCTGGCCGAACTTTGATGGGACAGATCGTCTAATTTCATTATTGAATCCTATAGTTTGCTTGTATTTAGCAATTTTAAGGCACTTATTCAACTCGGCACGGGCTTGAGTAGCGTAGTAAATCGAATCTGACAACTTTGCTTCAATTATCCCTGTTTTGTCCGAGTAAGGGTTGCTAATACTACTTATCATCTTTTTATAATATTGAATTTCGCCACTATAGTGAGTGTATAGAGCTGCTTGTTTTTCGATAGAACGCGCTGTCGCTTCGTCGCAAGAGTTTTTAGAAATACACCAAGCTATTGCAATAGCAGCAGAGTAAAACTCTCGAGTAACTTGTTGGTAGTCCACATACCAAACGGAGTCTACCGCTCGCAAATAAAATTTTTCAAACAATAAGTAGCCCAAGCGGTACGGAACATACATTACATTCGATAACCGCGGAACTTCAGTGGTTACTAACTTTTCAAACTTTTTGTTGAACTTATAGTTTTTCATAAGTGAAATAAATGTTTCGGGCAGACCCGGCAGATACTACAAATTGATTTTTTGTCGAGGTTTCGTTTAAGCCTAAAATCATCGGCACTTGGTGAACATCAGCGTTTAGCGCGCCAATAGGGTCGCCAGCTTGCTCAAACGCGTCGTCGATGTCACTCTCAAAAGCAAAGGACCATACTCGCCCTTTGCTTTTTAACGGAAACTCGGTTGTCTTAAAGTCAACCATAAAGTTAACAGGCTCAGAACAATTCTCAGGCTGGGTTCGCAGTGAAACTACTTGAAGAATAGTCTCCCAATTGCGCTGCTGATTGCGAGCTCGGGCCCAATCTTCCAAATTGGCCAAAGTAGTGCCGGTCCGATCAACCAGCGGAAAATCTAAAGCTCGGGTGTGACTTTTAATTCCGCTTGGGGTAATGTCAAACAACGTATAACAAACAATTTTTATCATGCTAGTATTTACGCCAACAAAAAAGCCCGGCGATTAAACCGGGCTTTTACACTATCTAACCTAGCGGATTAGAATACGAATGGAGTAACAGTGAAGCCTAAATCAGCGCCAAACGCAGTGTCGCCTGCGTCAGCAGCTGGAGTGCGGCCGTCGTCGCCACCTGAGCACACTACGCGGAACGAAGCTGGGTCTGAAAGATCACCAATTGCTTCAACAGTATAGAACTGCTGAAGAGTGCGAATAGCAGCAGTAGCTTCGTCGATGTCAGCGCAGCCGGCCACGGTGTACATTTGGAACTCGCGACCAACAAGAGTCATCGAGGCTTGTGCGTGAATGCCATTGATTTTGATACCTGGAATTGCCATTTTTAAATCTCCTAAATTGAATGGATATATGGATCCTACTTTTATTTATGCCAGTTGTGAAAAATACCTACAATTCAGTCTGTTCAACTATGTTTTTTAATATAATATAAAGGTCACTTTGTACAGTATCTTCGCGCATTAGCAGGACTAAACGCTTAATGTGCTGGATTTTTTGAGAGGCCGGCGCCTTTTCAAAATCTGCTACTACACGACGCATAGTAATTTGATACCCATCGAGCGCGGTCTTCCGCTGGATGATCAGCATCAATTCGTTATAATCACTGTGGTCTAACTTTCCTGCTTCGATACTGCGCAAAACTCTACGTAGTCGCATCTCCGGCAATACTATTTTCCAGTCGTTAAACAGTTGATCTGCATATTCATACTGTTGAATAATCAACACAATTAAATTGTAAAGATCGGTGCTGCTTGGCAAAAACGACTTAAAGTGAGAATGCTGCAAAGTTTCTCTGGTATATTTTTGTGCCACTGCTGGCTTGATTGCATAAATTATACGCAACGCAAGCAAGTGATTGAACAAGCGCTTAGTAAGCGCTGGCACAGATTCGCCACGAACCCGTGACAATCGACGTAACATACGGGCTTCGTGGAGAGAATCAATAAACTCAAATTTACTCATCGCCGATGGGGTTATTCCGGTTAAAGTTTAAGCGACTAAATTTCATACGGTCTACTAATTTGATCGGTGCTGAACCTTGCGCATACACATACCCCTCGTGACCACGACTGCCAGCAATTTCGGCCCGAATGTCTTGGTCAGTAGCATCGAGTTGCTCGATCATTTGCTGCTTTAGTGCAGTAATGCCCACAAAGATAGTAAACGCTGCGTTAAATCCCTTTTGATTTTCGGCTAAGTGCCGACGGATACGCTCAACCTTAGCTGGCGTAATACCTTGTTGCTCAATCCAAAACATAAGCCCAGCAGCAAGTTGCTCAAAATTACCAGCGCGAACGCGACTGTTGATATACTTTTTCATCAGCGCAGGCAAATCAGTAATTTTTTGCTCGCGAAGTGCACCGGGGTTAAGTAACGCGTCGATAGCAATAGAATTGCTTTGGGCATACGCAGAAAGCTTATTGAGGCGCGTTTTTTCGGCCGTTAAACTCGGGCGCTGATTAAACTCGGGCGTAAGTATTACTGCACCAGGCGTTTTTGCAAGCTGATCAACTTGGTGCCATGGCTGGCCGCTGTCGTTGACAGTTGGGTAAAACGTATGAACCACTACACCCACAACTGAGCGGCCGATTCGTTGCCCAATGGGCGAGTCAGCAGCAACCCGATATGTAACTGTGTTGGGCGTAAATACGTAATCGTTGCCTTCGCGGCCCGGCGTTTCAGACCACAGCAGGTCCCCTTGAATGAACCCGCGAAAGCTCGTTGGCACAACCGAGCGCAAGTACGGCCATATGCGACGGTACATCGCTACTAGCTCTGCGCGGTCGCCGCTGCGCTGGGACATAATCTGCGCAATGTCCTCAGGCGAGCGTGCTAAGCCATTGTATCCTCTGGCAGTAAACCCCGATTTGTCGGTGAGTATAAACCCGTTGTCGTCGCGGCCAAAAATCACCGCTGGTTTGCCATCCCACTTAACACTTAGCCCAGCAGCACTTTTACTTAATTGCGCGATAGCGGCAAGCGCTTGAAGCGCCCCCGGAGCACCGGCAGCAAATATAAGGTCTTCTGGGTGCTCAATCCGCACGCCTTCCTCTAAGATTTCGCGCCCTTCAATTAAAGGCTGCATCCCACAATTTACTATACGATCGCGGAGTTTCGCAAGAAAATAGGCATCGCTCTCCACTGATTCCTGCACGGGCTGATCGAATGGAATGCCTTCTCGAGCAAAGTGAGCTCGGGCATCGGCTAGTTTAGCATCGCGGTTGCGGTCGTTCTTTAACGCAGCGAGAATGGTCTCAACGCTGTGCAGGTCGTCGCGGGTGGCGTTGCGGTTAAGCAGGATTTTAGCAATCTTGTCCGGGTCATTGGCGATCAGCTGGTTGGTGGCCCGGTCCATAATACCGGCCGTTTGATTGAGCTTATATCCTAGCGCCTTGGCGATCGAGTTGATCAGGATGTTCCGGTCTTGACCACGAAACGCCGAGTCTGGGGGCGCGGTGATGATGAACTTCGAAAAGCTCACGTCAGTCACGAACATGAAGTCAGTCTGTACAAAGCCATGGTCAGGACGCCCAACAATCGGGGTCTTGAAGTGAACCGAAATGCCCGACTTTTTAATCCACTGCTTGGGTTCTTCGCCGTGGCTCTGAACCCATTGGGATAAGTGCGATACTAGCTGGTCTTTAGTGATCTGGGTGGCATCCACAGCCAGATCTAAATCGCCCGACGTTGGCTTTTTGCCAGTCGAGCCCAGCATGTTATCAAGCAAGGGCAAACCAGTTAGCTGTTCGAGCCAAGCAACGGTCGGGCGGACGTCTGCTTGATTAATCCGTTGTGTTGCGTCCGTCCCGTCATGATTTTTAAATACATTTCCGCCTTCAAGTAACTTCATGTAGTCGGCGCTCCTGTTGGTGTCGAATCAGAACTTGTATCCGGGCGTTTGACACGGAATTTGTCTGGTAGCAAATAATTGGTTAAATACTCGCGCACTTTTTTGGGGTCATTAGAGTCTACAACTTCTTGAACACCCGTAGGCGATACACGACCTTTAAGCTGGTGTCCTAACCAAGTTGCTAATTTATTTTGATACTGCGGAATAGTTAGATTGCCCGAGGTTGCAACTTCTTTTTGCCAACGATCTACTAGCTGATCGGCTAACTGATTAATCCGAGCTCGAGCAATTTTTTCAGCAGTGCCTGCAAATGGTGTTAGCTTTTTTTTAAAATCTGCCCATTGCGCTTGTTGGTCTGTTTTGTTTATCGAAGCTTGAGTCTTATATGCATTAATCACATCGCTCCACGACGCTTCGTTAATAATTTCATTTATTTTCATCAGTTTTCCTTAACGAGCGCGTAAACCTAGCGGCGTCTTTAGCTCGTATAGCATTGAGAAACTTGCGAGATAGATTCTCAGCCTGCTCAGCAGAATACTGCGCTTCGATTTGCTCAAGCAAACGGATGGCGCTGGCAATAATATTTGAAGCCCGAGACTCAAACACGTGAGTTTTATCTTTGTTAGGATAATACGCGTCAAGTTCATCGAGAATGGATTTAGTTCGTTTCTGCATAGTTCTCAAAAAGCTTTTACTATATTTAGCAAATCAAGTCTTAATATTTGCAAGCATTTGCTTGAGCTTTGATGACTGGTCGCCAACGGGCGCTGCTGGTTTCGCTGGCGCTTTGTTAAATATCTCACCAGTTGTTGGGTCCACAGTTTCTTTTGGTCCACTGGCTGCTCCTAAGCTGCTCCCGGTTCCTTTAATCTTTGACATAATCGATGTCACCGGCGACATCGAAGCGGCACTGCTTGCGGCATCCTCGTCAAGGTCTTCGATGCGCAACGAATCAATGTCAAACGACAGTTCAATCTTTTGACCAACACCCGACGACGATCGCGTTTTCATTGCTTGAATCTGATAACGGCCACGCTCGCGCATTGCTCGACTAGTAAAGATGCCGAATACGTTGTCTGCTGTGTTGATCTTCGAAATACCGCCGGAGATATGCGAGTGATCAAACTCAACCTCTTCAACGGCCGATCGGTTTAGCTGCGACGCAGTTACAAACAACACGTTCCATTCTTTAGCAAAGTTGCGCAACTCTTCCGACACATACTTGTCTTTAACAAACAAATCGTTGGGGCTTACTTTTGCCGACACGGGCATTAACAGGTCTAAGTAGTCAACACATACAAAATCAGGGCGCATACCGGTTTGGATTTGTAGCTCTTTGAGGTATGACCTAATATCATTAACTGTGCTTTGCGCTGGCAAATACTTGATACGTAGCTGACCGTATTTCTTAGACAAGACCTTGAGCTTGAGTTCAACGTCGTCAATGCTCCGTAATACTTCTCGAGCTGGCGTCTTTGTAAACATCGAGTCCATTCGCATTGAGCATAGATCTTCCGACAGTTCAAGTGAAATGTAAACTCCATTAAGCCCTAAGTAAGTCCAGTTGACTGCTAGATTTTGCATGACCAGAGATTTACCTGACCCAGAGCCGCCGGCAAAGATTTGTAAGTCGCCACGGTTGAACCCGCCGTATAGCAACTGGTCAAGGTCGCGCCACCCGGTGGTCACTTGGTTGCTGCGGTCTTTAATTCGTGTTAGTCGGGCCCTTGGGTCGGCAAAGTAGTCGGTGCCCATATCCTTGGTGAGTGATATCTGAACCGCATCTTTGATCAACTTTTCAACGGGGTCAAACTCACCCTTTTCTAACAAGTCTACTGCTTTACCAATTGCACGCTCAATCTCTTTACGTTTGGTGAAGTTTTCAAATTCTGTCAAAAACCATTCAACGTGACTTTCAGTCGCATCGGGTATTGGTGTAGAAACATACCCGGTGGTTGCTTTTAACTGGTGAGGGTCTGGTAATGCCTTAAACTTATCAGAATGCTCTTTGATAAATTCAACAGTGGGTTTGAGCGTGCGGTGAAAGTTTTCAGTGTTAAAAATGTTTTGGACGCGAACATAATTCTGTGCGTCAGCTAACATAAAATCAATAAAAAGCTTTTGAACATCAGGCGAGTAGTCTTTGAGCAAGCGCCTTTCTCCTTAATTCTATCTTTATAGGGTTACTTTCTTTGTTTCTAAGTATAGTTAGCAACGCACCAAGACGTCCGTAAGCTTTAGTAGCTTCGTTAACGTCGGTGATACCAGGATGCCACTCTGGAATAGAAACACTGAACCCTTCGTTGATCGCTTGGTCAACAATTTCCATACCCGACACATTTTGATCGGGCACTACAATAACTTCTTTTCCTAACGATTTAATAAACATCAACTGTTCGGGCGACATAACCTGGTGCATAGTAGCAAGACCGTTAATTGACATAGCGTCAAACGGCCCTTCGACTACTAGTGCAACAGTCCAATCTGGTTGTTGCCAATCTAACCCAAAAATATAGCCCTCAGGCTGCACAGACAAATACTTTGGTTTTCGATTGTCAAAATATCGGGTGGTATATCCTACAACCATTCCGCCGATAGTAAACGGAATAATAATGCCAGGCCTCTCAGCTTTGAGGTCTACTAGGAACGGGAATTGAGTAAGGTCAATTCGCCGCTGGCGAACATATTCGTAATGCTCTTGGTGTGCTGGGTTTGATGGATCCAAGAGCTCGCCGGGCAGTTCTGCAAGTGGCTGAAATGTTGGGCGCTTAAATTCAAACTTAGGCTTTTCGATATAGTTAAGCAACCCTCGTATCCGCACGCTTTCGAGGTTAATGCTTGTAATATCGTCTTCGCTAAGTCCTAGCGCTATTAGCAACTGTCGCGCTTTCCGAGACAACACCTCGCCAGGCACAAACCGCGCCTTGTGATTACAGTTAAAGCAACTGTACGACCAAGCACCATCGGGTTCGATATGCATACCGCCGCGAGAGCGTTTGTCGCGCGAGTGCCCGTGCAAATGGCACACTGGGCAGTTAAAGGACCACCAGCCCTTGGGTGTTCGACGACGCTTTGAGGGTAGAACAGAAAGAATATCAATCACAGTTAATTGTAATTGATCAGTAGGTTAGCGTGCAAGAATTTTGGTAATAGAGCCGGCTGTAGAAATAATCTTTAACCGAAGCTGGTTAAAATGACCTTCGCCGTTGATACAAATCGACGCTTGATCAGTGACAATAACTGCATCCGAGCACTCGATCCAAGAACCATATGGACTCACCGAGCCTTCGACAATAACCTGGCCTTGGAATTGATCAAAAAACAGTTGGAAGGTTGTGATCCCGTTTGTAGCCCGAGAAACTGTGCTAGTATAGATAGGGTCGTTTTCGAATTGATACTGATCAGGAATAGACACCACTGTGCTCGGAATTGCAGTAGGTAATACTGAATCGAGAACTTCAATTACACCGCGCGCGCCAGCGTGGTCGTCGATGTAAGACGCTTCGACTAAATCCACCCCAATTATCGCCGAGTCAGGCAAGTGTTGCTCTTCAATTCGCGCACGAGTAATACTATATGAACAAACCTGTGGAGGCAGCTGATATGTATCAGTTGCGCGCACTGCCAAGCGAGCTTTGCCCTTAGCAGCATCTACTACCTCCATAGGTAGCGTTAGTAAAACTTGCTGACCCTCTTGATCCAACAGTCGAAAGGTCAATTCGGAATCGCTAATGTCAACGGGTTTTTGATTTTGGTTTAGGAATTGAAAAAGTATTACGTTATCAACGCCTTTGTTGAGCTTTAAATTTTTTGAGTACACTGGACGCCACCTTAAATCGTATGCCGACTCGTAATAATCGTCGCTGAGCAAAACCACATGTTTTTGATTATATAAATAAATTTGAGTCGAATACATTTCTATCTCCACACATATTTATGGATCAAACAATAATAAAAAAATTAGCCGAACAGTTTCCTTTCATTACTATATGTCAATACGGCGGAAACGAGTATGTTGGAGTCATTCAAAATCGTGACGATTTTATTACAACCATCTACGATTTTGGGGATGTTGTTGAGCCGCACTTAAAGCGGCTCTTTCTTGACTTAGCAGCAGAATGGTGGGAAGAGTCCAATAGGCAAATACCTATTAACATTTTTCTCAAGGCCGACTGGTCTGTGTTTAAACCGTATATTAGAACTTTTACTAACAAAGACTTAGAAATAATACACGGCCCTTGTACCTCTCTTGGCGAACTGGTTAAACGCCGATCTAAACGCAAGTCGATTACATTGGTGAAACGTCCTTGACTTTCTGATTCAGAAGATTCATATGCACAGTAACAAGGTGTGCATAAGCGCACGCGTGCGCTTTTTTAAAGCTGAACCCGTCGTCGGCTTTGTTCCACACTGTTTGGCCAATTTCTCGCCACGGTTTTCCTATTAGGTGTTTTTTGCCAGGGCGGATTATTGCCAAGAACATCATCAGTCTCGGAATCGAATCTAGCGGTTCCGGCAACTGAATAATAGTCGAATGCCAGTTGCCGATGTGAATCACCTTTTCGCAAAAACTTTTATGTTGCAGCTTATGCCACGGTGGCTCCATTGCCATTAACTGTTCTAGGTGCGTTACAGACTTTACTTGGTCGTAAACTGACATATTTAGTAGGTCAATTTTTACGTACCCGCGTTGCTCCGCTTCTACGTAATCGATTGCAGCAGCACCAATAATAGGATCGTACGGAATAGGGGTAGGGTAAAACCCTGAGTTATGTGCCCGCATACTCCCTGAGTGCCACATTGACGCTTTAGTGTGTGGAACTTGCGCCAATAATTGGTCTCGATTAGCTATATCAATATCAATATCCGACGAAAAGCGTGTGGTCACCATCCTACTCCTGCCAGCATTTGTTTAGCAAACTCCCAATCGTCGCGATGCTTGTTAATCCGTGGCGCCCACACGTCTGGGTTAATCACCGGCCAAATTAATTTAATTTGATCGGCATTAAGCTTGGTGTCAAGAAATGCCTGGCCTTGTGTTGAGCTGTACAAAATCCACGGCGAGATTTTTCCTGTGCTAATACTCTGACAAATACTGTTTGGCGATGCGTATCGGAAATAATCGCTGACTTGGCTATTATTTGCTTCTGCCCAAGACATTGCATGTGTAATACCGCGCTCGAGTGCATCGCTAACATTTTCGTGAACTATATAATACGCAAGATATTCTTCGTACACTCGATCAGACGCCCACCGGTCTATTTTCTTTTGCGAGTTTAAAATCCACTCAATAAACGCAGGAGGATTGATTGCATTGACCGCAACCATATATCGTCCAAATTTAGCAAACGCTGTGTAATACGGACTGTCAACAAAATCATCGAAAGTCCGCGGCTTTGTTGCAGTTTGCGTAGTTTCGTAAAATCGAGTAAATGTCCGAAACGCTAGCCGAATGCCGGGCTCGTTTTTGTCTTGATGCCGTTTCTTTTTTTCACACAAGTGAACAGCCAGCGAACTTTCGCGAGCGAACCCTTTGTTGCAATACTTACAAACAAACTGTCCAACTGGTTTTTTTATGTTAAGACTCTTGACCACATCTTCTAAGGTAGTCGCGGATTTCGTCATCTGTTGTAATCTCTGCTAATAGTAATATTTCATCTTCTTTGGCAGTAGGATGTTGCCGAGCCAATACAGCTAGCTTTTCTACTCGTTTTTTGTCTTTGCGTTTTTCGGCGTCGGCGAGTTCTTTCTTTAGCAAACTTTCGGGCATCTTTGCAAGCCACGGATGCTTCCATGTGCCCATACCCGGCGACGCCGCTGTCAGCATCAGCCATTTAAGCTCGGGTTGGTCGTCGTCGCTCCCGTCCATTTTAGTGTCAAAGAAATGCTTGTTAGCAGCAGCATTAGTTGATTGAATATAATACGATTCGAGAAGCGGATTACTAGTGTAGTTTTCTTTTTTAACCCAAGCCTTAGAAGAATCGCCAGTGACTGTGCTCATATAGCGCAAGAGCAAATAAAACGGTACTCGCTTTTGGCGTTCGGCAGTGAGCCTGCGATAATAAGTACGATCTTTGTTGTCAAGCGCTTCGAGGATTTCTTGCAACTCTTTAAAATAGTTGTCCTCTTCTTTAGCAACAGTCTCGGTTTCGTGTTCGCGGATTTTGTAGTCAAACGCAAAGTTATCGCTTACGCCAAGTGATAAATCTCGGGTAGGCTCTTTTACTTTTTTCTTTTTCGATTTAGTCTCGGCCATGGTTTACCAGCACTGTTGGTAATTAACCACTTCGCAGTTGCGCGAAATGTCTTTGACAAAATATACGCAAAGGGCGCCGGGCTCGTTTGAAAGTGGCACTGCTAGCATTTGTCCATTTTTTAGTTTTGGAGCATACCAAGACACTTCGTGATAAACATCAATAATATCAATAGGAAGAAATTCTGGTTTAAAGCTTGTGCGTGGGTTGAATGCAAATGCGCTAAACCCGCGATCATTAATCGAAGTGAGCGGTAGCACTTCGAGGTCTCCAAACTCTTTTTCGCCAATTAAAATTTGCCAATCCACTGGCATTTTAATCCTGTGATTGCCAATTTGCAGCACTAATGCTGGCGAGGAAAACGACTCTAAAAATATAAGAGGAATGTAATGATAATCAGGAGCAGCAGGGTCGGAATTGTCAAACACTGCAAACCTAAGGTCGTCAGCTGAGTCTGGTAGTGTGTCTAGTTCAAAAGCAGAGTTGGTGTTAAGGGAAAGGATCTTCATAGTTAATTATAGTGTAGGGGTTAGTAAAAAGCAACCAAAGCGATTACTTCTTCCAGTCAATCTTTTCAAGACTAAACGGTATTATTTCGCAGTTTACAATATTTGATATGGCGGCCAGTTACCGATTCGGTTCCGCACGCAGGGCAAACCGCATGTCTCTGTTGAGCGTAGCGTCTGCCGGTTGCCTTCTGCCGCATCAGTTGTTTAGTAGCTTCGGAATGCGTTTTCCCTAACATTCCTGACGGTTGCCCTAGCTTAGATTCGGTGATTCTCTGCTTGATTTTGTTAGCCAAGTCATCGCCAAATCGATCTTCGAACGTTTTGTTTAGATACAGGTTACTTAGCTTCTCTTTAGCCGATTCGGGGTAGTGTTGAGCGCCAAATACCCCTTTATTCCACGGCGTCCGACCTTTGTTGGCGTCGCTGATTTTCTTTCGAGACACATCAGAATATACACGACCGGAATTTGCCTCAGACACCGCTTTTCTTGCTATCTCGTATTGCCTACTAGATATTACACGCTCTTGCTTTGTAGTCTTTTGTAAAAACCTTCCAAGCGCATTAAGCATCTTCTTTTTGTAAAAGGTTGTAGACGCAAATTTCGGTAGCAACCAATGACATATAAAATGTTCGCGTGCCGTTAGTTCAACTAAGTTGTTGCGGTCATCACTCCCGCCCATACATCGCGGAATAATATGATGTTTTTCTACATACCCATCTAGGGTCCGTTCCTTTGCGTTGCTAATTATACTGTCATACCACCGTTTATACTTATTTGACTTAAACACTGGGATCTCCTTACACGCATATATTTATGCATCGGGGTAGAATTGTTTATTATTTCCATTCGACTTTCTCCATGCTATATTTGTATTCAGCTTCGGCATAAAATTGTTTCCGTTGTGTAAGGTGCCGCTTTGAAAATTTGCAAGAACTTGTAAGATCCCAAATCTCAACATGATCTTTGTCGTGTGCTTTACGCAGCCCGCGGCCAATAGACTGAATAACTCGAACAAACGACTTCCCTGGCTCTAACATAACCAAATTGAATATACGTGGAATATTTAACCCCACTGCTGCTACCCCGTATGTGGCAATAATCACTTTGCCGTCGGCCGAAGCAATGCTTTTGTATTCTTCGGTGCGCTTAGTTCCTTTGGTGCTACCGCTTACAAACGAAACCTCCACTCCTAGGTGCTCCGCGATGTAGGCTTGTAAAACTTGCCCTGTGGAGATGCGGTCTACTAAGATCAGCGTATTATTTTCGGAAGCAATTTTTGTGATTAGCTTTGCTAGGTAATCTAAGCGATCATCATTACCAACCAAATAAGCCAACTCTTGTTGATATGTTTTGAATTCTGCGTGATCTTGAAGCTGTACTATATTAACATGACAGTTTGCTAAAAACCCCTTGTCTTGAAGTTCAGCAGCAGTTACGCGTGACACCACTTCGCCAATACACACTTTAAGCGCGGTAGCAGCAAACTTTTCCTTAGGGATGGTGCCAGTAAGGCCCCATCGAATTGGAATATGTGCCATTGGGCCAGCCAGCATATTCTTTAAATCGTCGCCGCGCACTCCGTGGGCCTCGTCGACAATAACGGCTACTACGCCGTCGAGAATGTCTGCTAGCTCGTACGGACGTTCTTCGCCTTTCTTGGCTGCGCGTTGCATCGACGACAAGCTTTGCCAAGTGCAGATAGTGTGCTGGTGCCCAACTTCTTTGCGATCACCAAAGTAAACACCAACATCGAGGCCGATGAGTTTGTAGTCCGACTCGGTTTGCGTGACCAGTGACTTGTTTGGTACAATAACAATCGACTTACCGTAGGGCTCGACGTGTTTGGATAGAGTGGCTGTTATAATTGTTTTGCCCGCGCCAGTTGACGCTTGTGTCATTGACTGCGGGTTTGAAAAAAACGAGTTAATAACTTCAACTTGGTGCTCGTCTAGTTCAATAGGTTCACCTTCTTTAAAATGACCTGGAGGCCAGTTAAATGCGCTGTGCTCGCCGGCGGTGACTGTAGGAAAGGCAAACGAATTTGAATATTCGCGCAAATCCTCAAGTTCATAAGTGTAGTTGTATTGATCTAAGATCGGTAAGATCTCAGGCAGTAAGTTGATGTATGTGGTGCCGCCAAGATTAAAAAACGCCACTTTGCCATCCCACCGCCCAAGTCGCACTGCTGGAAGATAGCGGGCGCCAGGCAGCTCATATTTAAACAACGAGACTAGCTTTTTTCGCGCATCCAACGACAAGTCAGTAATTTTACAGTTGACTTCGTCGGCAATGATAATTTTACAATGTGGCATATAGTTAAGAGTTAAAAAGAGTTAATAAACCTGGTGGATGTTATGTGATTTGAAATTACAATGATTTTGGCAGTTGGGTAAAACGGTCCGTAATGCGCAGCGTGTACGACAGTTGATACCATGATCAGGTCCGGTGCTGGGACACACCCGATGCTCTGCCCGGCGGCCATTCCTATTAGTACGGTTATCCCAAATGCTTCGAGTCTACTAGTAAGAGATTGGTATTCGGCCTCAAGTACCGTATCTTCGTATAATGAACCTGTGCAGATAGCCACACATTTAACAGCATGAGCACACGCATACTCGTATACAACATCGCACACGCGCAGCAACGACCCAGATCGGACTGCTAGCATTGGTTTGCGTCTACAAGTAAGCTCAGCAAGGTCGCGACCGTATTTAGCCCGAAGTTTGCGTCGCATCGCCGGGTGCAACTGTATGCCCATATCTAAATATTGTTTCGCAGCAACCAAGCTTTGATCTGTTGCCTCAGGAAGGTATGCCAGCATAGTTTCTGTTATCGACGAAACCATGTTAACACATCCAACTGTGCGTACTTGCGGAGTCCAATCACTAGCAGTGCCCAAGCTGCGCACTGCATTGAGGTACTCGGCTAATGCTTTGTTAAGGGTATAATTTCTGCGGCCGAGCACACTGTTTGCAAACGACAACAAGTCATTCACGCCGTCGTGAGAAAACAAAAAATACCAGCCAAGAGAACTATTATACCGCAAGGTATGATGTAGCAACGAGGACTGAATCCGCGCGTTGATTGCTTTATTATATGGGGTCTTAATGGTCAGATACGCAACGTCGTTGATATCAACGACGCCAAGCTTGTTAAAGCGCACAGTTTGAACTGGCAAGTGCTGCCAGCCTACTTCCTCAACTTGCTTGATTTTTTCGTCAGCAAATGTTTTCCTGAGCTGACGATAATACTTTCGCAGCAGTTGATGCCAGAGCGCATCTTGTGCTGTAGTAATTGGTTGTTGAGCAGCAACTTTGCCTGCAACAAAGCTAAAGAACTTTAGGTCAGTCCTACTCAGCGTTAAGTTGGCAACGATCCAGGCAGTTAGTTGTTCTTTGGTCATAATAAAAGGGCTGTTTACGCCCTTTTATTATAGTTTGCTCCTATTAAGGAAGCAAGTATTTTGGTAAATTACATCATACACGTCACTCGCGCCATTTCCTTCCAGGAGTCGCCAAAGCTTTTCATCAAATCAGCCAACTTAATAACGAGGCGAAGCGAAACTTCACGGAAACGGTTGGCGTTTTCTTCAACAAACTCGGCGAGCTCAGCACGTTGAGTATCGGAGAAATCGTAGCGGTCAAGCATAGTGCCGTCGGCCACAACCGAGCGGATTCGCAGCATCTTTTCGCGAGCCGTGTTAATGGTCAGGTCAACGAAGTGGCAGCGCGATTCCAGCGCAGCTAAGTGGTCTTGCAGGCGCTTGGAGCGGATGTTCGCAAATTGCAGGTTGGTGATAAAGATCACCGAACCCTTAAAGTCGAACTGGTTAGGGATACCGTTTTCCTGCAGCGCGCGCGATTCCGCGTTCCACGAAATTCGACGGCGATCGGACGTGTCCAGCGCAGCCTTGAGCAGGTTCAAGGAAATGTCGTCGAAGAAGATGTTGTCGGCATCGTCGAACACCAGCACGCAGTTTCGGTCCGAGTTCTTGTACAGGACTTGGTACAGACCGATCGGAGTCAGCGCCCCTTTGACAATTTCGTACTTGACTTGGTTCTTGCTGATGCGATCGAACGTGCCGTATTTTTCGAGCTGGTATTCGACTCCAAAGCTCTTGCCCACGCCCGGGGGGCCTGTGACAATCATAGCCTTGATGGCACCCGACACTGCGCCTACAGTCATCTTGTCAAGGATCTCAAAGCGCTTGTTGATACGAATGATGATTTCTTCATCAGTCTCTTCTTCGGCGGCAGCGCCGGCTGCGACATAGCTGTTCATGATAATGTCGTTGGGCGAGTTGAACTTGACCCGCACGACACCAAACTCAGGACCAAAAAAGCCATTGGACTGAACAGTCACAAACCAACCGTTATTGCCTTGTTGCGGAGCTTTGACTACCGGGAAAGTTTGATCAATGACTTCAAACTTGCGATACATGCCATTCAGGATACGAACAGTCGACATTCTTTAGCTCCGGTTTTGCTTAACTCAACAAAACAATTATACTAGGATGCTACTGTGCGGTCAACCGTTTCTTTAAATTTTCTGGTTGAACAACACCCGCGTCGGCAAGCATTTGAATAACTTGTGGCGACAGGCGATCAACGTAGTAGCCGTAACGGTTCATTGCTCGCACCCACATTGGTGCGCGCTCTTGGACCATTCGATCCTCGCTCCACTCCACACCGAGGTGGTAGCCTATTTTACGCTGATCGAAGGCTTCTGTCAACCCCTGCTTTGGGTTAATGGCCAGGTGTGCCGGCGGGTCTTGATACTTGAGCAGGGCTTGTTCAACGGTGGTAATAGCTTCGCCGCCAGCAAACCGGCCAGTTCGGTCATTGACAAAGCATGGGATCACCATGTCGTGCTTTTGTGCTACCCACAGGCGCGACCCTCCGGATGTGCCTTCGAGCAACAACCAGCGTGACTGATCTAAGGACCGGATCTCCGGGGGTATATGATTTATTGTGCGCCGTAACGGTTGGCCGCAAGTGATAACCAGTGGGTTGCGCATGCCTTCGGCAAGCATACTGGCTTCGAGCTTGGTGTAGTGGCCGCAAATCCGATTGATGCCTTCTTCAAACTCGCGTATGATATTAGCCCGGGCTCGACGCCCTACGGTGGTCCAATCTTCCCACACGGTGTTGTGGCCGCCTCCGCAGCGCCCAACGGACCCAAAGATCTGCCGAGCTGGGACCATAGCAAAATAGGTCTTCACTGTAGGAGTAGGGCGAGTGGAGTGAATGGCTGGCGCCACCGTGGGGCGTTCGCGTTGCTGCTCTACCCGAACGCGCGGCTTCGGAGGCACTGTGCCCGAGTGCCAGTGGTCTAAAACCCACGGTTGCGGAGTGACGTGAAAGATCCAGTCCTTAAAGCGGGCAGTAGGAGATTCGTGAACAGCTGGACGGCCGTGATAACAAACAATAGCAGCATCCGGCGGCGGGCCTTGAAGGCAATGTACCTTGAAGCTGACCACGGTGTGAGGCAATACATCTTGCCAGTATCGTCGTGGTTTTGCGTGTTTTTGGATCCAGCGTTGATCGCCGTGCGGGTAAACACTTCGTATTGCCGACTCTGGATCACGCGCGAACTCTTCCCAGATTTTACTGTAGTCGCCGTGGCGCCAGGCCATCAGTCCAGACCCAATATTATCTCGCCCTTGAATTGAGCGGGCCAATCCGGTATAAAAGTCTCTAAGAACTGTGAGCTGAGATGGCTTGTATTTTAGAAAGTGGTCAATGTTGCTGATTACTAAAGTGTCGAGGTCAAAGAAAAATATCGAATCCCCGCGCGCAAATGGTAGCTCTTTGCTAAACAGATACAGCTTGTTCCACCAACCTTCAAGAGTGTTAAACGGTAGCGGATGTGTAATCACCGCTGGGTTGAGCTTACTCGGGTTGTCAGTAAAGCAATGGAACTCAAAAGGAACTGTGGTATTGCGACGAATTCCTGCGTAGAGATTGTTGACGTATTCAGGACCAAACTTAGTGCCCCACTTTAAGCAAAGGATTTTAACAGTCATTGTAATGTATCTTTTGGTATAGCCAGTTGCTCTGAAACAAATTTTCGTGCTCTAAGGTAGGAAACTCGGTTACAGCAACTGGTATTTGTCTTTTATTTGCTGCGCTAATAATATTAACAGCCGCAGAAACATCAGCAGGGTAGCGGCCATGTAATAACTCAAGCCGCTGTAGTCCATTTTGCTGAATTACTGTGCTAGCGTCTTTCCAATACAAACCTACTTCGTTAATTTTTCGACGCCACAGTTCCCTGTTGTGTAAACAAGCACTAGTAAAATCGTTAAGTGGGTTTGACACCACTGTTAGCTTTGCTGAAAGCCAACTGCCATACACAATAGCAGCATAACCGCCCATACTGGAGCCGACAGTAATTATATCGCGAGCTCCGGTTTGATGCTGTAGCTCCTTGATATAGTTAATTAGTCGTTGTTGATAGTTTTTATCTTCGGCAGTGTTCAAAAAGAAGTGATGTCGATCGTCCTTTACGCAACAGTATGCATGCGGGCTTTCTTGTTTGTGCCACCCTTGATACCACGACCATCGGTTAAATTTACCGTGGTCCATCCCAGTAAAGCTTACTACTAACGACTTAGCAACTGTGGCTGGTTTAACAACAAGTATGTCGCCGTCATTCATACCCTAACCATGATAAGTTCTTATCAAGCCACGGCAAAACCAAGTCGTGCTGACGAACACAACCGTATTTAGTTAGGCTTTCGACAGCAGATTCGGGCAACAACTCATGTTCTGCTAACTCAAACCACGAAGTGGTACGTGGGTCCATTGGCGCGACTTCGCTTTTATACACCACAGCGTGAAGCCACGGATCACCCACTGCTTTCTTGAAAAAGCCATTGCGGCAATCAAACCCATTCACTGCTAGCATATGAATCAAACTAACCATAGTGTGATTAAAGTACTGACCGTCCCATTGATCAAACGCTTGACGGTTGAAATCTAAGTTAGTAGTTTGCGGGACAATCAAACACAGCATGCCATTATCGCGAATCTGAGTATTCCAGTGCCGCAATGCTGCTAGTGGGTTGAGTATATACTGGAATGTATTGTGGCACCAAACCACGTCAAACTCAGACTGGGCGACTGCTGGCGCTTCTAAGTCTGCCCGGCGGTAAACAATGTTCTTGTGTTTTTTTGCTACCGGCAAAGAGTCAACTAAGTCAACTCCAGTACACTTGATATTTAGCGGGGTGCGGTCGGCCCCGTCGTCACGAGTATGCCGAGTGGCCCACCACTCTAAGTCAAGACCGTCGACGCCGCAGCCAAAGTCAGCCAAGGTGTCGACGCTTTCCATAAACGAATCATACTCTGCGAGCAGATTTAACGTCTCTAAGCTGTGCTCGTGGCTTGCTTGAGAATCGGAAAACGGTGTGTATTTCATAATGAGATATCTTCCATACCAGCTGTGCGGAGGCGTATTACGTGACCAAGCATAAAGTTTTTAGACTCGTATGCCTTGATTACTCCAAGGAACTTGTTTCTTACCAACGACACGTCATTGATAATAGTTTCATAATCAATCACTTCTTGTTCGCCGTCGGTGTATTTTTCCGCGTCGCGACTCGACAAAGCCCGGTTATATTTTTCTAAGTAATTTTGAAAGTGCTTGCGGCGAATTTTTCGCAACTGAATATTCAAAAAATTCAACACAGCTTCAATTTCTTGAAGCTGGTTAAATCTATGCTCAGTAATGCCAGGCAAGTTAGCAGCAGCACGCTCTAAGTTGCCAGCAATTTGACATTCTTTTTTAGCTTCTGCAAGTTCATGTTCGTAGTATGTAATGAAGTTAGGGATTTCTGCTATATTAGCAGTAATCTTGTTATACCAGTGACTCATTAGTCGTCTTCAAAATCCAGTTCTTCAAGCTCGTCATCAACTTCGTCGGCGTCGTGCGTTAAGTAGTGCGCAAGCACTTTACGAACTGCAGGATACCCTTCAAACGCGTCATACGCATCTTGTGGGTCTACTCCATGCGCATCAATTAGCACAGTAACCAGCGCTTCAGCAGCTTCGTTAATTTCGGTAGTGTGTAAATAGTGCTTGAGCGCTTCCCAAGTGTCTACTACTAAATCGAGATTCATTGTATGTCCTTTCATTGTCTATGCTCTTATATAGCAAAAGGGCCGAAGCCCTTTTTTTCTTTTACTCACCAAGTTCGTCGGGATCTGGTATGATATCGGGCTCTTCGGTTGCGGTGCCGGACATTTGTTCTCGAATTGGAATTTCTTCCATTATCTTCGTCAGTCCGTTGTTGTCGTTTCGCTCCCAGGCTTTGCGGAACTGTTTGATAATTTCGCCATCTAACGTTACATATACCAAACTGTTGCCTTCTTTCTTGAGCAGACCCATTGCTTCGAACATGTCAGTTAGTCCCGAATGTGGGTTCATCCCTGTGTCGTACGGAATCTTGACTTGTACCGACTCGAAAGGCTTGGCGTAACGTGTCTTCATTACCTTACACGCTGCGCGAATACCGCGCACCTCAGAGATCTTGTTGCCGTCCTCGTCTTCTTTGAGCTTGAGCTTGCGCATTGCGACTACGATCGAGCTCGCGTAGATAAAGCCTTGGCCGCCCGAGATCTTGTCATCGGGGTCGAACATGTCTTGGCTTGCGTAGGTATGATTAGTGGCTACCATCCCTACGTTGTGACTGCCAAACATGTTCACACAGTTGCGCACCAACGCAGTAAGCGCTTTGGGCTTACGGCCAAGGTCGCCTTTGAGGTCGCCGGCCTCAAACTGGTTAATGTCGGTTGGCGTGAGCAGCATACCAAGCGAGTCGATAACGAACAGCACCTTGGGCTTAGATTCGCCTTCGGGCATTGCTCGATACTCTTTCATAAACTCCGAAATCGTTTTGGCAACGTCGTCAATCATAGCCATGTTGAGCTTGAGCAGCTTGTCTTCGCTGGTGTCAACACCGAGCGCTTTGAGCCATTCTTCATCGAGCGCGTTTTCTGAGTCAATCAGCACCACAAAGATGCCCTGCTCTTGTGCGTTTTTAATAATGTTACCCGAGCAAATATACGACTTGCCAGAGTTGTGACTGGAAAAACCGTCACCCCAGTACCTATGATTAAAGTGGTCTACGGTAAAGTCAAAGCATTTTTCATCGTCTGAGTCTTGTACTTGTGTCACTTCGTCGCTGGGACTGTTGACTGTTAATAATTGTTGACCGACGGTTAATTGCCCGGCTGGGATCCATTCACCTGTGTCGAGTTGTAGCAAGTGATTAACCGCACAATTAGTAATAAGTCCCGATTCGGTTTCAATTTGGACCATCGGTAAAATGCCTTTATTAAACCAATTAGTGACAGGCTGAAATCCATCAGGAGTGTCAATTTCTATATTAAATTTACCCGAGTTATATAACTCGTTTAACTCTTTCACTGTAACTTCTTTGATTTCCATTAATTTCTCCTAATATTTTGTTAACACATTCTTGAGGATTTGATAAGACTTCACTTTCCCACACAATTATAACTTTGTTAACGCCAGCTGATATTATTCTCGAGACTCGAATATTATCTTCTAACCAAATTTGAGACGATGATTTGTTATATGCAACAAAATCACTTGCGTATCTATTTGGGTTTCGATGCCAAAAATCTCCGTAATATTCAACTACCACTTCGGCGCGAGCATCATAAAAATCTACACATTTGCCAGAGAACTGTTTTTCATAATTTTTTACTTTATAATAAACATCCGAGTGTCCTACAGCCATTTCCAATAGTCCGAAGAAAACTTGCGAACTTTTTGAATAATTATTTCGTTTTGCGTAGTAATTAGTTGATGCTGCTATGGCGTCACTAAGCGATAGTCCTCTAAGAATATATGCATCAATGGAATGCCCTTTTTTCTTGTTTATTAACTCTTTTTCGGCATCGGATTTTGAGTTAAGTGTAGCCTGCCATCTATCATTTCTCTCGTTGGTATGCTGCCGGCGCTGAATTTTTCCAACTTCTATTTTTGCCTGTTCTTCGGATAACCCTTGTTTAATCCAAAAGCCAACACACCGCGGCGAATATTCATTTGCGCCTTTTTGCGCAGAAGGTGATCTTGCACTTCTTGATTTTTGACACTCTATTACTTTTTTAGCTGCTTCAATTTCGGTCATACCTTTTGCTATCCAATGTTCTATAGTATTTGCAAAATGTAAGGTTTTCCGCTTAGCTTGAGAATGTAAAACTTCTCTGAACTGGTGCTTTCCGTATCGTAATAATTGTGTATATTCAGATGTCCCTGGAATTCCGGCAAGACGACGGAGCCTTCCTTCGTAGTTATTTAAATCATATAGCACAAACTTAGCAATAGTTGTATGCATATTTTCAAGTTCTTTACACCTAAACTTATTAAAAAGTCGGTTCAACTTGGCATAATGCATACCAGTTAACACCTTGTCTGCTAAAATAGATTTAACACTCTTTCTTTTTAAAAAACGAGTCGCTTCTTTGTTTAACACCGCATTCTCCTTGCATTATTTATACAAATGCTGGAGAATGCGGGTTAAAATTATTTATTGCTTATCCGAATTCTTACTTTTGCAGATTCAGGAAGGCATCCAGATTCGCCAGCAAACACAGTGACTTTGCCTAAAGGAATGCCTTTGTTGAAATCGTTTGAAATGCGGTAATTAAGTGCGTAATTGCCTGTTGACACCCAGGTATCGGGGTCATTGTATCCAATCGAAAGACCTTCGATGGCTTTAGTAATTGTTTTTCTGAACTTTGAAACGTCAAAAGGGCGTGCCATGAATTTAACTCCATAATAAATGAATAGTGGGTCGCGCAATAGCATGCGCGACCCACTGAGCGACACTACTGATCAAGCAGGTTTGGTCTGACGACTACGAATCATAGCCAGGATTGCTGCGGCTTTGTCTTCGCCGCCTGCTGGTTCTTCAGCTTTAGCAGGGGTTGGGACTGCGATCGAGTCAGCAGCAGCTTGCGCGGTGTCTTCCCATGGGGCACCGGTGCTAGCAGCAGGCGCAGTTGACGCTGGGCGCGGTGTTGCTGTAGTAGCAGGAGCGGCTTCTTTGCGGTCAGACTGCGGTGCTGGCATGCCACCTGGACGGTAGTAAGCAGCCCAACGATCTGGGTCGTAAGCCATACCGTCAACTGACGCTTCGAACATTTCCTTGATCACCTGGAGCTCGATGCTCGACGGCTTCTTCGGAAGGAAGTCACTTAGCTTTGGCAGACCATACTTTTCAATGGCTGCGCGTTCGGCTTCAGTAAGTGCAGACTCGCGACGCGACCAAGTAGAAGTGCTGTAGTCAGCAAATCCGCCCTTGCTGGTCTTGGTAATACGGAAGTCGAGACCGTGGATGTAATCGGTTGGTAGGTTTTCGAGCTCGGGATCGAGCAGCGCAGCCTTAACAATTGGAAACAGTTGCGGGCTTAGAATGAACCGGCGAATTGGGTTTTCTGGCGCTTTGTCATCAACAAGCGAATTTTCACGCACAAAGCCCTGGAACAGGTAAGTGCGCTTCTTCCAGTATTTGCGACCCATGTCTTCAAGTGCCGGATCTTTGAACCAGGGACGAACCTCAGTAAGCACCGGGCAAGTTTCGTTCCACATTTCCATACACGGAACCTGAACGATAACTTGCTTGGAGTCGCCACCTTTGACTCCATTAAATGGGAGCTTGATCATCGCTTTTTCAACCCAGAAGTATGGGTTGCTTTCGTCGCCGTCTGGCGCAAAGCGAATCGAAGATGTGGTGCCTTCTTCCATGTTCCAGTGCGCAAACATAGCGTTGTCGCCGCTGTCACGATCAAACTTACCTTGGGCTTTGTTTTCTTGAGCCTGTAGACGGGCCCGGATTTCTGCGAGAGTTGCCATAATTTACTACTCCTTAATTTAGTCTATGTATGAGATATTCACTGTCGACTGCTCGCTATGAGCATGATTGGCCGTTGCGGCCAATCTCGGGACATGGCGTTCCCACTCCTGCGTCGATACAAGAGTTTGTTGTATCACATACATTGTGCGTATAGTTTAACGCTATGTGTGTAACACGAGCAATAGTATTTATTACCTTTCTTACTTTTTCGGCGATAACAGTGTTTTTATTGCTTCTACACTGTTGTCTGCTGCTTGTGTAGTTATCCCGCCGAGCATTGCTTCAGCAATTTTTCTTGCTTCGGCCACTTTGCGGTCAGTTTCGCGGCGCTGCTCTTCGAGCGCTTGATTGAACCGGCTACCAAACGTAGCAATCATTTGCTGGTCTTCGGCGGTGGTTTTTGCGCGTAACTGGTCTAATGCTGCTATGGACTCGTCGTATTTTACAACCTTGGCGTTGCCCACTTGTTGGTCTTTTGGCTCAATTACCGGCTGGCTAAGCCAATATTCTTTGCTTTTTCGTTCTACTTCTTTTTGGTGCGCCGACTTGCGCTTTTTAGGCGGAGTGCCAAACTGACTAATAGTAGGGGCACGTGCCTCGTCCACTGGCGCCGCTTCGAGCGATTTTGTAATAATACTGATGTCTTGGCCTTTGCCCAGCTGAACTGTCTCAGTAACAGGACGATAATATCTACCATCAACTACAACCTCTAATGTGACCTTTGTAGGGCCGTTTGGCAAAACACCTTCGAGTGCTGGTATGGCACAACGAACTCGCCCGTCTGCGTGTTGCGCAGGCACGCGCACTTCGTAGCCAGCAGCAGCTTCAAACACCAGCCAGGCTTGGTCTACAGTAGACTTGCTACCTTCGACGATCATGTCAAAGGCAAGGTTGGTGGATTCTGTTAGTTTTATTGTTAGCATAATTCAAAATGTCCAACTTTAAATTGGTGATCAACAGCAAATCCAGTGGTCACAAAAGTTGGCTCCGTTGCTGTATTTAGCCAATTTTCGTCGAGCTTGATTGAGTGTTCGGGCTGGTCTTCGGAATTGTATTCAATATGTTTTTCAAATGAGGCCAGGCCTTGTCCAAGCTTGCCGCGCACAATAACATATCGTTCGTCCGAATAAATTGGCCCAAGCGGAATTAAATAGGCACCATACCGCGAACCGCGGGCACGCGGCCTACGCTTACTGCCAGCATATGATTGAGCTAACTGGAATGCCGAAGTAAAAGCACCTGTTTGAAACGCTCCCGGAATTGAATACTCGTAGTCCATTAGTGCCTCACTTCGTATACGACTTCAAAATCGCCGCATGTATAAAACATATGAGGGTCGAGGTTTCGCGCGCGAGCGATCATTTGTTCAAAACGAGCAAATCGATTATTGTAGTCAGGCAGTGTCATTAACGCAGTGCGAATTAACTCTACACAACTCATTTCAGTCTCGTCGGCGAGCTTATACAACGTGTCGTATTTTTTACCTTCGTGGGTCATTAAGTTGTCCATTACCCGAGTCCACTCGTCGAGTGTTATCCCTCGCGGTTTTAACAGCGCAACCGAGTCACAGTCAAAAACTTGGGCAAACGGAACATACCCTACGCCACGCTTATTAGTGGCTTCGATTAAACGGAAGTCATCTTCGCTTTTTACCTCGTCTTCGAGATTAGCAAGAGAGTGGCTGTAATATCCCCAGGTTTTAAATCGAGTAAGAAACCAATGCGAAAAATTAATTGCGTAAGTAGACAGGTGTGTTTTGCGACGAGTTAGTATAATGTAATAGTCTCGTTTGAGCAACGTTTTTATTGTTTCTTGCTCGGCGTAGGTTAGATCGTAATAAAGACCTTTGTGGAAAATCGCTATCTTGCGCCAGGTAGTCTTTCCAATTAACTCAACTACCCAATTGGCTACTGTTTCATATAATTTTTTTATCATGTCTTACTCAATTGAAAGGCGATAGTTCAATCGCTGTTGGTGGGGTGTCGAGTATTGCTGCTGCTCGACCGGGGCCGATTATTCCGTAAGCCTCTAACTGTTGAACACCTGCGCGCGTGTCGGGCCGCGAAATGTCAACAAACGTTGCTGCGTGCAAATCGGCCATAAACACTCGAAGCATTGCTGCCATTTGTCGCTGCTCGATGGGCGCTGCTGGGTTATCAATTGACGATAAGTCAATTGCTACTTTTTCAGCCTGCGTAAATCTATTACGAAACGCCAATACTGTTAAGCGAGTCGGTAGTTGAACTGTGCTATTGGCAGCGATCCACTCGTCGAGTGCTGTCTTTGACGGTATGGGATTGCCGGCTTCCCACACCAAGTCTTCGTAGACAGATCCGTCGCCAGGCGCCGAAACATACGTGCCAGGAAATCCCAAGCTAATTGCTTGAATATATGTCATTGTCATTACACTGTCCTTATCATTTCCATAATTGTGTACGCACCAGCACCAGCGCCGGCATAATTCTGTCCTGAAGTGCCTTGGTTGATGTGTGTTGTGCCAGTGACGTCAGCGCCAACACGTAGCGAAAATGTCACTGGATCTAAATTAGTTCTCACAGTAGCATCTACATAAGTGACAGAAAAAGTGCCGGCAACCTGGTTGTTATTTCTAACACCTTGTGTATTTGGTTTGGCACTAACACAAGTTGTACCCCTAAAGAGAGCAGCAGTTACTACAGCATCGCGGTTAGTGTGTGCGGTATAAAGAGTAAAAGTAATCACAAAAACTGTGTCAGTGCGAAGGGGCGTAATAGTCCGAGTAAACACCTGAGTACCATTGGCGACCGTTGGTAACGTGTTACTCCATGCGATTTGATTATTTGTGCTCAAGTTGCCGATCTCGCCGTGCCACATTCGCACCGCAGTAGGGGCATAATCAGTGATGTCCGCAATAACATGAGTATGCGGCGTTGGCGCTCTTGCATCTGCTAACCGCGTATCGCTACCTAACACCGCTTCTGCGAGTGTTGCGTTACCAACAGCAGGCACATTACGAAACGCAGCAGTACCAAGAGCTGGATTAGTTCCTGCTGCTACTGCCCACTTAGTGCCGTCCCAAATATAATTAACACCATTTACAGTGAATACCTGGTTAACCGTTGGGGAATTTGGAAAATTTATAGCCATATCATATTTACCGTGTAATCATTAGCTTTGATCTTAAACTTCGATTCGGCGGGGTTGACGCCGCAATGTCACCATTGGTGGCTACACTAACAAAATCAAATTCGTAAGTATAATCCTGCCGAGACATGACTCCGGCCAGGCCGGATGTGTGAGTTGAGTCGACTGCCGACAACATTGGAGTCCCCGGCTCGTTGCTACCGTCAAGCCACACACGAAGTTGATGCAAAGACCCGTTAGACCTCAGGCGAGCCCAATATACTGATCCTGCACTCATTGAAAACGACATACTCGATAACACTGTGAGCACTCCATTGGTGCGTAGTCCAAGGTACAAAGTTCCCCCAAGCCAAATCGCCGAGTAATTATTTGCGTTGGCTTCGACCGTGCCCGAAGCTCGCGTACAGACAAAGTCAATTTGTGCAGAAACAGAACTAACTCTAAATCGCGTTAGTACCTCGGAGTCAGTGTGTTGCCCTGGCGTGTTCCAAACATGCCCAGAAAACAATGTCCACGAGCCCGTGCGTTCTAAGATTCTGTTACCAGTTGCTCCCGGAAAGTTTCTCACTGCCCATGTTATGTCTGCCGGCGACCAAATAGTTGTCCAATCCACTGGTGGCTGATCGAGCGGGTATTCGCTAAAATCAGTATAATAAACACTCATTACTCGTCGCCAGGCCACTTGGTTGCGTCAACTACTTTGCTTACAGAGTCGGCGCTGTTAATTGCTGTTCTAATATTTTGACTTGTGACATGGACGTGAGAACCGTGCGCAAACGCAGCCATAACCAGCCGGAGCGCTTCAGCCGGTTCTAAAAAGCGAGTCTGATTTTCCGCGTCAGTAAACGGGATTTGGGTCGCATTGTCGGTCATTAATGCCGCAGCAGCAGCCGCGTGTATTGCTAATAAGTTAGTAATGTCTTCATCCCGGATTTGAATAGTCCCAGTCTGGCCATCCGAAAAGACAAAACTCACGCCCTTTTGACGCTCAATAGCTCGTCGCTCTTTAATCTTTTCCCAAGCCATTTGTTGAGTTTCGGCGAGGGCTCGATTTGTTACTGCCCATGTAATCGCATGAACCGGGAGCGTAGTATCGATTAGTTTTGCACCAAGTTCTTGCCACCAAGCCACTGATGGGTAATTGACTACGCATTCTGCTACACCAAACTCTGCTAACTCAGCGGCAGTAAGAAACTGCGGGTTGATTACCGACGGCACTAACGCACTCAAGTCTGCAGTTGGGGTTCCATTTGGTAACTGATAAAATAAGCGTGTCATGCCACTGGCCCTCCATCGCCAATCCACAATCCGTCAATGCCGCGAAATAACAAAATGTTCCGAGCGTTCGCTGCGACATTGAACTGCGGTGCGCCTTGCCCTATCCAAGCTACCGACGGCACGGTTATTGCATGGCCGCCTGCGCTGCTATTTGTTATAATCAGCGTTAATTGCCGAGTTTGGCCCGCTGCCAGCGCAGGAAGCACAATGGTCGTATTCCCAGATAAAGTTCCAATTTGTGTATCGCTATTGGTGAGATTGATGTTTACAGTGCCGGATATAGTACCTAAGTTATAATAAGCCGGACTAAGCCCAAACCCAGGATCACCTTTTGGCCCGACATTTGCAGTAACAGGAACCCATTGCGAACTGTCACCATCGTTATAAAAAATATACATATTGCCAATTGCCGAATCCCACCATAGCCTACCAATGGGTGGGCTTACCGGCGGCGCAGCGCCAATGGCTGGGAGCGATGGTGCAGGAATATCAACAAGTCGAGCCAGTTCGGTGCCCCCAACAGTAACCCCGTCGTGAACCCGCAGTGTGTTTTTTGTAGTATCAACAGTTATTTCACGCGCTGCCCCAGTATAACTGTTGTTTTGAACGGTTGATCCGCCTTTGTGTTGAACGGTCTTTGACATAGTTGTCCTTTAATAGAAGATAAGGCACTGAAGTGCCTTATCTTTTAAACACTTTACAACTATTTAGCTATTATGGGAGCACGCCAAGATCGATTGTGTAAGTGCCGCCTTCGATAAACTCGCGGGTGCGAAGCGGAGTCATGTATTTGTTGTTAACGGTAGTCGGGGTAGCAGCTTCAACTTCGGCTTGGGTAGCAACAGCATAATTTTCCACATTGCCAAGGCCCACGTCAGCTTTGGTCAGTACCACTTCACCAGTGTAACCATTGACGGAATCGACTGTGTTAACTTGAGCGCCGGCTTCGATACCGTCAAGCTTGACCTTGTCAGCAGACGACATAGCACCGTCGGCTACCTGTGTAGCATTTGTAATCGAAACCACCGGATTGGCAGCGTCAGTGTTGTTGACAACAATCGGGGCGGTGCCAGTGACCGAGCTAACACCAACGTCGAGGCCAGCAACTGTATCGGCTAAGCCTTTAAGCGCAGTGTCAAGCTTTTGATCGGCATCGTCGAGGCTGGTCGCAGCAGCAATATAATTAGCAGTCCCGGTGGCCACATACGAGCCATCTGCAGCAAGCCCGGCGCCAGCTTGCGTGTCATCAAGCTCGGCCTGAATAGCAGACGTGGACCCCTGAAGCGCAGTAATCGCAGCTTCAGCATCGCTTACACGAGTCTTGAATTGCGAAGCCACGTCGACCACAAAGCCCGAGTCGGCAGAACCAGTTACTGCAATAAAGTTGGCAGTACCTTGAACTTCGGAGTTGGTGTTGTCGATCTTGTCATAACCGCCACTTGTGTTGAACACCAAGCCATCGCCGAGATTAAAATACTGAGCAACAGAGTTATAAGTGAACCAACCAGCAGTAGTTACTTTGTAGTAATCGCCAGCATCGCGACCTGCAGCAGGAAGTGTGCCTAAGTCAAACGCCGACGGCTCGTCGACACCACCAGTTAAGACGCCAACATAGTTAAACGCGTTACCGAGAGCTGCAACCATATTTTCTACAGCAGTAATCTCTGTGTCTACGTAGTTCTTAGTAGCGGCGTCCTGGAGGGCAACTGGATCGAGTACGTTAGTAAGCGCAAATCCACCCATGGATTGAGCAGCAGTAAATGCCACGGAGCCGTCTTTGTGAATATACGAGCCTTCGACTGTAGTCAGTCGACCATCGAGGGCAGTGTCTGCATTAGACCGGGCAATTTCTTCAGCATCAATTTCGGCTTGGAGCGCGTTGAGCGCAGCTTGCAGGCCACTGATGTCCGAGATGCCAAGGTTATTGATTTGTGTTTGTAAACCTTGGATGTCGTCAAGGTTGGCCAGTTGAGCAAGACCGCCAGCAGTGGCACCGTCGTGTAGACGAATACGCTTAGCTTGCGTGTCGATTGTAATAGTACCAAGCGGGCCAGTGTAAGCGTCGTTTTGAGCTGTATTGCCGCGCAAGAATTTAATTTGCATTGCCATTTATATTTCTCCGAAAAATTTATATGTCGCCTTGATCAACTACTATGGTTGTCAAGGCATCTTCTACGGCTGCGTCGAACCCTTCAACATCGCCTATACTCGACCAGCTTGTGGTCGTTCCATCATTTGTTAATACTTTTCCTGCGTCAAGGGCAGTGACTTCAATCGAGGCTTTGAGAGAATCTAACCACTGATCAATATCGCCAACATATCCTTGCTCTAACGCAAGCTGATACGCAGATTTACCAACTGGACCTACCAGCGATTGAAGCCACTCTTCGAGAGTGCCTACATACCCAGCTTCTAACGCAAGCTGATACGCAGATTTGCCGTCGGCTCCGGTAATTACATCGCCTACATTAAGTTTGCCGTCCAGGACAGCCTGCAGGCCCATAACATCGGAAATTTGAACATCTTCGATTATGTGATCTGCATTCCAATCCGACGGCTGAACCAGCTTGTTATCGCCTGCGTCGGGCACTGTTGAATGTTTTAAGTGCCTTACTCGCACAGTAGCTTCCTTAGATAAGTTTTTTCAGTAATGATGATAATGTATTTATCGAGTCGGTGCTTTCGTTGGCGGCCGGTTTACTGCCTGTTCCGTTGCAGGTTGGACATTTTAACCGGGTAGCGCCTTTTTTATTGTCTGCGTATAGCTTATCATCTAACCGATACATATACTGACGGCCATGACAGGTTGTGCAGTTGTTGGATTTAAACGGTTGCCGCTGACCCGGCATATGGTCCACGTCGTACGGGAAAGATTCGCTAACCGGAGCTTCTACTTCTTCGCCAATGAATCCAAACTTATTAGCAGGACTAAAACTGCCCAACACTCGGTCACCGTCTTTGGCTAATATTACTTCACCTTGCTGCGTGGTTTTTTTATAAAACTTTACCATTGGGTCAAACGCAGTCATATATTTGCGCCACTCTGCAAAATCGTCAAACTGTTTGTTTGGTAGTTTTTGTTGAGATTTAAAGTATTGGTTGGCTTGGTATTCGTTGTGCGCATTTTCGCGGATGCCAAACTCGTTGTGCGCCACTTGCAGAGCTTCTTGCTTGCTGTAATACGGGCCTTTAACTGTATACCCGCGACTGTAATCTTGATAAAGCCAGTTCATAATATCCGCAGGGGAAACATAAGACATATAACCACCGCCCCATTGTGCCGGTGCTTGTCCAGCAACTGGAAGTTCTTCCCAACGACGTTCAGTTTGTTGGAGTTTGCCAACAAACGTGCTGTCTTCATCTTCGTCGTAAATTACAACGTAAAACTCGCCAGCATCATCGCCGTCGTAAAACTCTGGGTCGTTAGTAGGATCACCTATTTCTTCGGCCACCGGCGCCGCTGTTGACTGCACTGCTGCTAAAGCAGCAGCATACCGCGGTTCTGTTTCAGCTCGGGCTTGTAGCCACGCAGTAACAGTTTCGCGCGCGTCGGCTTCGGGATTTTCTTGAGCCAACGTGTATAGTTGATCAAACAACTCGTCGTCGCCGACTACGTCATACAGCAGCTCTTGCGCATTCATTGCGTCAGGCCCTACTTCAAGTGGCGCGGCAAGCAAATCTCGAAGAGTTTCGATTTGCTCAGGCGTTTCTGGTATAGACCACGTACCTTCGACTAAGCGAGTAGCCCAGCTTTCAAATAGTTTTATTTCTTTCATTGACGGTGTTCCTGTACGGTAGTTTTCGGTGAGGAGATTGTCTAACTGGTTGACATACTGATCAGACTCTGTTATCTGATCAGGAGACCAGCTTTCGCGATAAGCACGATACCCACGTTGGCCAGCCAGGCTCTTTAGCTGTTTGCGCAAACGATTATAATGTTCGCCGGCGGTAGACTGCATTTCTTCAGTTTCGTTGGCTACTTCTTTACCACGCAGCTTGCGAACAAATTTGCCTACGCGGGCAATCTGCTCCACCATTCCGCAAATGTGCTGCCCCAGTGGATCGTAAGGTGTGCCACCTTCGGCGCAGTGACGAGCCATTGCGCGGCCACCACTTAGCTTGGTAAACGGTAGCTTGAAGCGTTCGCCTTCTTCGGTTTCTACAAAGATCGACTCGATATAACGGTATCGTGGATCCGTGGACTCTAACGATTTATTATGCTTGATAATTAGCCGAGTTTTTTGTGGACCGTCTGAATACGAAGTGTGCTTGTTGCCATAATAGCCTTCAAACAACCCTTCTTTAATAGCAGCCATTCCCTGCATAGTAAACTTGAGACGATTCATGTTCTTTAATTCAAACGCAAGTAAATTACGCTTAGCAAACATACGAAGTTGGTATAAAAAATCATACCAAGCATCTTTGTCGTCCCGCTCCATCCCTCGACCTAAGTTGTCTCCATAAAACAACTCGAGAGAATCGGTGCTGTTAATTAGTATTACTACCGTTCCGTAATTTTTATTTTCTGTGCGATAGTCAAAGCTGAGGACCTCAGCTGTTGATGGGTCTGTTACTCGTTGCCCTGACGCGTCGAGGATATCGGGTTCAAAATTCCGGGATAGTAACAATTCGTATAACTGACTGGAAGTGCTATCTTGTTGGTAACCATTATTAGACATAGTGCGTGTATTTACCTGAATTTAGAAAACTACCACAAAGGGCATAGGAGCGATAACTTCGTCTGAGTGGTCGCGTATTTGGTCACCAAGCTCTTTGTGATAATTCTGCAACAGCTGAAACATCCTGACAGTTAATACAGTTGCCATTACTAAATCATCAGTTTCGCCTACTTTAGCAGCATAAGATTGGCCACTGGCAACAAAATTCTTCAGCTCAGAAATAAGAGACTTAGAATAAATCTTCATTTTCTTATTTTCAACTAATGTTTTTAGTTTTGAGCAAGCCGACAGTTTTGACGATGGCGTGGTCAAAAATCCTTTGCGATGTCGACGGCTGTTACCGGCCCGCTTAGGCTCTGATAAGAATATCCCTGGGATATTTTCTTCGCCGTAGTCGCTCAAACTAATCAGCGCAGCTTCTCCGATAGTGTTGTTTTCGACTGAGTAGTAAATGTTTAGTTGCTCGTTGGTTATTGAATGAATATGTTTTATAATTTCAACAAATACTTTAATTTGCTGCGGTATTGGTGTTTTATTATGTTTCCACTCAGCTACCTGGCTGGTAGACCCTGCTTCGAAAACTTGGATTGCTGCCGGATCGCCGCCGGTGCCAAGGCTTGGGTCTAATGCTACAGTGTATATTTTTCCTTTTTTTATTGGTTGGTACCATCGAACTTGGCCGAGCTTTTCGATCGGCTCAATCCCTTCCATTTCTGCTAAAATGGTGCCTTGAATTAGCGTCTCGTCGGCGATGATGAATTCGCAGTTTGAGACTAAAATATCATTCGCATAATATCGGCGGTTTCGCTCCACCTCTATTAGATCATAAACAAATTCTTCGTCAGCTAACGCAATTTTTACGACGGTCGTATAGCCAGTGGCGCTATAAACACAATCCCCTACTCTCAACGAAGCGGCCGCTACTGCTTGACCCGAGGACAGAAAAATCTTATGGTCTAATGTGCTATGGATTTTTCTCCCATTGCTGAGGAAAATTTCCATAGACTGTTTATACCCTCGATCAGCAATGCCTAAAAAGTCCGACCACCCTGTATCAGTTAACACCTGAATTTGTTTATTATTTTTTATTAGAAAGTCGTCCATGGCTCTTTATAAACTCAATATCTGACGTAATTCAAGCATCGAAACGCGTTTTATTTCTCCAGTGGCCATTTTAATGGTGACTACTGAATTTCCTGTTAAACAGCCAATTTCACGCCGAAAGCGTTCATCGCCTAACTGCGCACGCTGCTCATTGGCCCATTTTTCGTCACGATCTGGATGTTCATGCCAGTATGAGCGATACGCTTTAAATCCGTTTTTACCTAATTCAGTGGGATTGCCATACTCGTCTTCGGTTTTATTGGCGGCCTTCCAAATTTGCGCGAACTGATCTTCGTCGGAGTTTGGAGTAGATGTAATTAGCGCTTTACCACCAGTTGACAACGTTGGAGTTATAGATGTCCAGAATTCAGAAGCAATAGTTGGCCTAACGAACGCAAACTCGTCAAGGTATAACAACGAAATAGACATACCGCGACCGGTGTTTTCGGTAGTCGCTTGAGCTACAATACGAGATCCGTTGTCAAACTCAAGCGATCCTTTGTTATAACTCACTGCGCCAGCGCGAATATGATCTGGGCATGCTTCATACGCGTATCGAATGCGCTGCATAATTTCTTGGGCGCCAAGATACTTGTGTGCAGCAATTAGGATAGTCGAATCTGGCACAAACATAGCATACCATAACAAATAGCCTGCTGCGCTGGTCGATTTCCCAGATTGGCGCGGCATCATCGAAATCGAAAAGCGGTAGTTGTGGTAGGTGTGAATCAGTTGCTTTTGATACTCAAACGGTTGATACAGCATTTGACCACGTGTAGGGTGCTGTATGTGAAAAAAGTTTGACATAAAATACTCAGGGCCAGAAATTGGGTCCATGCAACTGAGCATTTCTTTTACATGCTGATCAGTATAGTTAAGCTTTTGGTGGGGGCGCTTGATCAATACCCCTTCTAATGTTTTTGACATTTATTTCTCCGTGCAAGGGGTTGACAGCATCCCCAAGTTGTGTTATTATTGCTCATGGTTATAAAATCTTTGTAAATATACTTATCATGCACACACTTGTCCTTGGTCCTGACTACCAACCACTAAACTTCTTACCATTATCAACTATTCACTGGCAACAAGCCCTGCGCTTGTTTTTTCTCGAAAAGGCCTCAGTGATGGAATGGTACGACGATTGGGTGATCCACTCAGCTAAGCTCACCATGCGAGTGCCAGCGGTGATTGTGTCAAAAGTAGGGTATAACAAACGTAAACGATCAGTGGCGTTTACTCGCGACAATTTGTTCCTGCGCGACTTATACCGCTGCGGGTACTGTGGCGATACTTTCGACCATCGCGATCTAACTGTTGACCACGTCGTGCCGAGGGCGCACGGCGGGCCGCACACTTGGGCTAACACTATCACTTCGTGCTGGAAGTGTAATCACAAAAAAGGAGCCAAACTCCAAGCTCCGTTGTGGACACCGTTTAAACCCGACTATCACAAAATCGCAAATTCAGTTAAGCAAACCATCACTCACGTTCGTCACCCATCGTGGGTTGAGTATATCGGTGCCGGCCGAGCTGCGGTAAATCAGTAAGGTTTCGCCTGTGGTTTTGTGAACCACAGGCGAAACCAGGCATCTGTGCCTGGTTTTATATTTTGTTCGCGCATAATAGCAGCTCGGTCAATTGACTGCGAAACAGCTTGCGCGAATTGGCTCGGTTGCCCAATTCCCGCCAGTCGTTTTAGATCAACTATTTCCATTTTTCTGAAGTAAGAACACGTAGTAAGTTTCAGGAAATTTACTATTGGTTACAGTGTTGGTTAACTCGAGGGTAACACGAGTGTCGACACGCACCCGGAATCCAGCACGGGCGAACAGCGCACACCACATACTGTGACCTAATATCGAATAGTGATTGGGGTTAAACTCGTGTTTGCGTGAGTCTTCGGGCGTAGGCACTTCTACATACAATAACGCGCCGGGCGCCAAGGCGCGGTGATATTCTAATAGAGTTATGAACGGAAATGGCGAATGTTCGAGACTGTGACGAGAAAATATTAAATCTACACTACCGTCTGGCACGTCCAAAAAAGAAATATCCATCTCCATAATGCGGTGCCCGTTGCTCTGACACTGCTCTCGGTCTTGCGGACTTAATGTAGTACCAACTAAATTTGTGTATCCGGCAGCAGCCATTGCATCCAAAAAATATCCAGGGCCGCAGCCTAAATCCATAATAGTCGAGCTGGTCGGTAACCCCAACGGCTTGATTAATTCGTCTACTACTTTAACCGTCAGGCTTTTATGAAAGGGACTGTTCCCTTCGTCATATACCTGAGACAACACCACATCATAATATCGTTTAAATTTTTCAATATCCATCAGTCGCACCAGTTAGGTTTTGGCCCTACACCAGTATATACCTTTAGTAAACCTTGATCTAACATTATTTGCGATACCGAGCGGCCGTCGCTGGTGACAAAATCGCCTAATACACGACCGCCGTATTTGTCCCAGCCTACCACCCGCACTGTAACTCCGGGCCGCGCGATAAGCTTAGACAAAGCAGACAGCGATTCGCGGCCTTTTGCTTTTTCTGCGTCACACTGTGCGCGCCACGAGATTTCCGGAGCGTCAACACCAACGAGCCGGATAGCTATTTCTTTACCAAGCTCAGGTGGGAGCCACGGTGCGTCTACTACTGCGGTGTCGCCGTCAATAATACGCACTACAGGCCAATGGTATGGCTGCGACAGCGCTACATCATAGACGCTGTGCGCAGCGGTAGATACACATAAGAGGATAGATAGTAAAAATGCTCTCATAGCAGTCTGGAGAGTTTCTTTAGAGTGTTGACAGATTCGGTGGGATCGACGTTTTCGTTGCGCATTTTTAGCTCATGGTTGATCATACGCTGCCGGACTGCCCCCGTCGATCACATCTGTTGCTTTAAGCTGCTTCGATGTGTCAGTGTCGCAATCCTTATGGCGCTTTCTCGTGTCATTTAGACCACCTAGCCCAGCAGCTTTTGAGTGTGCCCAGCCTAGTCGGTCTAGTGCAGACTGCTTGCTCTCATCTAGGTCGTAATTGTCGGAGTCGTCGGAGTCATTTAGTGACACATCTGAAGCGTGGAACGAGCGCTTACCGTGGTTGTATAAGTCAACAATAACAAACCGGCGATCTTGCCCAAAATCAGCAATAACACCAACTTCGCCGCTGAACTGCACGTCACCGGTGATTCTAACTTCGTCACCAATATTGCCTTCGGCTTCGACATTTTCGCGAACAACGTCGTCAGCGTAACGATCTAGCCCAGTCTGGGCTCGGCTGAGACCAGCATTGCGCTTTTTCATGCGATCTGATAATGGCGTTTGTTGATCGCGCGGGGTGCGCAAGCGCTGTGCGTTTGTGTGCGCATAATCACCAGTGGCTGTGTCTATATAATTTTTGTAAGCGTCAGGCGACAATTCATCCAACTGTTTGCTACCGAACGAAGCAAATTCAGCTAACAAAGATTCAGCAATTTTTGCTTCTTCGATGTTCAACTGTTTGCCACCTTTAACACCTAACTTGCCCATTGCAAGTGGGTTGTCAGCTGGATTGTTAGGGTTTGACATACGCTTTGGCTTATTAAGACCGCCGGACATGCGATTTAGCTGAGTATCTGTGTCGGTGTATTTTTCGTCTGGAGCATTGGCGTATTCTTCAGTAACTTCTATATCACCAGTACAGCCGCATGATTGGGCAGCAGGATGGTGCCCAAGGCCAGACAACTTTAGAATACTAGCTAGATGCTCAGCATCGCCGTCGGATGCTGTGACAGTAATTGTTTTGTTGCCTTCGGAGTCGGCATTTAACGAAACGTTAAACGATTCTCGAAGTATGTCGTTGAATTTCTTAGTCACTTTAGGTTCTTCTTTTACTCGATAAACTCCAATACGCGACTCACCTAGGTAAGCCACCTTGCCGCCGCGAATATCTTTGATCTCTGTTGCGCCGGCCGCTAATACTTGCTCAGTCCATACTGTAGCGCTGTTAGCATTGCCAACCGACTCGAATACTTTGTCTGCGGTTTCAAAAATCTCACGGTCGTTAACTGGATCGTATTCGCCCATTAATACATGTTTGCCATTTACTGGCTTATACGCGCTGATTACAGTAGGATCATAGTGAGGTTCGTCGGCATCAGACCGGAACACAGTAGCACCAGCAGCTTTCATGCGGTCTTCCCAGTGTTCGTAGTCGTTCTTCGCAGGCGGCGCATCCGACTCGGTAGTCGTTTCAGTGGAAAACACACCTAGCAAATTACAACGCTTTACAATAATACCGGCATAGCGATCTGCGGCTTCAACGTCGCCGGTTGCTTCGGCTTGAAGATATTTTCTATAATATCCGCGCACAGCTTCGTCGCTGCATGATTTAATTGCAGCGACTTGATCACTACTGAAATGATCTTCGTCGAGCTGCGTTTCGTTTACTGGATCTACCATTCTTATTATCTCTCTTTTAACATCGACGATGTCAGCGTTGGGCCACTGCTTTACGATTTCCCCTTGCGGATCACGCAAAAAATATACCACACGGTGATCAGTGGAACGAAGTTTGCGCGTTTGATATAGGCGGTATTCGGACCCGCCTATATCCACTTTGGCCAACAACTGCTCAACTTGGTACGACGGAACCGCTCCGGCGGTCATGCCTTCGTACCACACATCGTTTGTTATATTTACCATTGCGTTAGTCGTTAGTTCCTGCCGGGCCCCACACCTGATTACGAGCAGCTTGGCGGCTGTGCGCTTGCGGCTGGGCTGCTACTAGCTTGTCGTAGGCTTGCGCATACTCGCGGTGGGCACGATCTAAAACACTACGGTCGCCAGTCTTTTGGAACTCTTGGTTTGCGCGGCGCAAGATTTCGATTGCTGATCGGAGGCCTGACTGATAAGCGTTGTCACTATCTTCGCCCATTGCTCGCTTAGTTGCAGTGGCATACATTACTTCTTCGCCGCGTTTGCCGTAACGGTCTGCGAAGTCGGCTTTGTTCTTTTTCATGCCTTTTACTATACGCTCGCGTTCTTGCTCTTGGCTACGGGACATTTCCTCGTCGAGTTTAACGTTACTGAGCGGAGCGCGATACAACCTACCCGACTCGTGACGGAAATATACATACCCATCTTCAACTTTTTCTACCACGCCTGGAGTTTGCCCCATACGAATGGTGCGCACACGGTCGCCGGGCTTAATCGCTATACTGCCATCTTCAACGTATTGGGCGCGTTTCTGAAGTGGAGATCGCTCACGCTGCAATTCGTGCCAGTCGGCAGCTTCTTGGTCGCGGTGCGAGCGTTGTTTTTTGGTCATCAATGCCCTTAGCTTTTTGCGATGCATTGCGGCCATTGGGCCTTTATACTGCGCATTGGCTAATCCAGTTTGATGGAAATCTATCAGTTGGTCAATATCGCTTTCGACTGACTCTCTTGCTTGGGATGGAACTTGTGATTTTGCAGCAGATTGGTCATATGCCTTCTGCGCCATTTTCCACTGCTTGTGTTCTTCAGATCCGCGGGCTATGCCTTTTGTCCGATCGAACGAAGCCATGCGCTTGTCAGCATACGATTTTAACGTCGCTGAGCTTAGCTCGTCTAGCTGTTCGCTTTCGGTTGTGTTAGAATACACTGCAGAACCTTTGAGCCCTGCATACCGCGACTCATTTACTACTCGCTTAGCGCTGACGTTAAAATACGCAAATGGCATAATCCGTTGTTCGTTTTCGATCAGTTTTTTCTTCCACGACGCGCTAGCTTCAGTAATCACTAACCCCGTTGGCCCCGACTCTTCGCCGTGTCCTGCTTTTGATTTTTTCCATTCAGCTTCGAGCGCAGAGATGTCAACTTCTTGACCCGCCGAGTCGCGAACACGGAGCCCGGCTTTGTTTTTGATCAGAGCTGCTACCCACTTGAACCCTTCGGCAGTCAGTGGCTCAGTAGCGTCAACTCGAACTTCAGTGCCTTTCATGCTCACAATGTGGTTCAACAGCGCAAATACCAGACCTTTTTCATTGGTATAGTTTTTGATTGCTTTGAGGTTGTTGCCGGCTAGTAATACCAGAGCATCAATTTCTCCGTCCGACTCAAAAAAGTAGAGACAGTCGTCGCCCTGGGTAAACTTCATAACCGAACGTTGGCTTATAGTGCCGTCGGGTTGAGCTGATGCGACTAATTCGTTGTGCGGAATGTTGAGATCGCCGAGGGCATCTGCATAACCAACTTCAGCAATGGCGCCTGAAAAGTTTTCGTCTACTTGCGCAGCCTTGGGATATACAGCAGGACCTTCTTGGCCGTTGATCATGGACGCAGTATGGGTTATTTTTGCGCCACTCCGCTTTAGGCCCTTTATGTGATCCTGTAACGCAGCAGCAGAGTCAACTACAGTGTATCCTTCTTTACCGTTGCGATCAACATGATATACTTTTATGCTCTTTTCTGCGGCTTCGAGAACGTTGCTGCGGCCCGATTTCTTTTCAAAGTAGCCAACCATGCGGTCACCAACATTGGCCTCGACCCGGTCCGACCCATAGCGGTCAGTCTTCTTTCGCACTTCAAAGGTTGCTGTAGGATGCGCAGCTTTTACTTTTTGTTTCCACTGTGCTAGAGCCGAAGTGGCTTCGGTCACTGATTCGGCTTTTGACAGCTCGTTCCGCAAGGCGCCGCCCATAGTCTGCGCTTCGTTGGTTGTGCTGTTGGCTTGCCTGTACTTACCAACAGCAATCGAAAGATTCCAATGGTTCTTAGTAAGGTAATCCCACGCCACGTCGGAGTCTGCGCCAGTCTTAGCCATAAACTGGCGCATGCGGGCACGCGAAGTCGCTAGCCGCTCAGCTTCGTCGCCTTCGAGCCCTGCGTAAACAGTGGCCCCGGAAGAGTTTTCGTCAAGATTATCGGCTACCCATTGCGCCACAAAGCGTTGCGCATCAGGCAAGCGCATGCCATATTTTTCAGCAAGCTCGCGAGCGATTGTGATATCATCAAGACCGTCCTCTTTGGCGTCACGAATCACCTGATCAATTTCCGACATAACACTTTCTCGGAGGTGTGCTACTACTTGTTCAGCAAGCGTTTGCACATCTGGTGAGCGGATACCTTTAAACTGAGCAGACTCGCGAATAGCGCGACTCACGTCGTTATACGCCAAACGGTCGGCTGCTGTATGCATCAACTGTGCATACTTGTGAGTTTCGGAAAGGGCTATTTTAAATAATTTGTGTTTCATATTAGTTGCTTGCCTTTGCGTTTGGAGCTGTTGTTAACGGGCTTACTCGTCCTTGCGGCAGGTCGCTGGTGAATTCCGCGTCCTTGGCTACTTCGCCGGCAAACTTATACTTAACTCGCTCGGTGTTTTTTGCGGCTGTTTGATAGCTCTTGGCATACTCGCCGGCTGCTACTGCTTGTTCTTGAGTAGTATCTTCGTATGCGCGATTTAGCAAGGCCTCGTTGCCGGAGTTTTTGGCTGTTTCTTCTGCTGCTTTAACTTCGGTGTCAGCAAACTGCGGATCTATCACACAAATATAGTTTGGATTCTTACCTAAGTCGACCAAAATTTGTTTTATTTGTTCAGCATTTGCTGGGTAATTCAGCTCGATGTCTACTGAGTGCAATTCCTCGTTGGCTACTGAGTCAGGAAATCCTGGCAGCGTCTTCATTACAGGCGCACGCTTTGGTTCCGAAGCTCGAATAACGTCAAATCGAGCTAACTCTTTTTCGAACTGTTTAAAAAAATCAGAGTCAGTTTCGCCAGCAATCTTTACACGATAGGAATAGCTGCGGCGGCTTTCCATTAAGTAATCTTTAAATGTTTTAGTCATGGTTGTCCATCCTTTGCTATATTTATTGCGGTTTTTGTTTTAGCAATGCAATGAGTTCGTTGCGGTCAAATACGTGACCTTGTGCTGTTTCGGCAGGAATTTCGCCGCGGTCTTGATCGAGCTTAGCCTTCTTTAGCTGTAGTTCAATCATTTTAAGCTTTTTGTTAATCTTAGTGGTTTTAGCAGTAATAGCGTGTCCAAGCATCGACGATGCTACACTCAGTATTTCTGCGGCTGCGCGCGCATCAACGTTCATGCCTAAATCTACTAAATCTTTATAACCATCAAGCGCAGTTTTTGCAAGCTCGTCGAGCTCAGAATCAGTGGCTTGCATGTCGCGTACCAGCGGTAGTGCAGCTTCGACCTTTTCTATTGCAGTTAACGACCCAGGGTTCACTGGTAGATCGGGCATAAAAATATCAGGGTCTGAGCCTTCCCCGTCGACTGGGGTGTCGGTGGGGTCTACTTCTTCTGCTAAGTTAAACAATTGTTCTAAATTTGAGTTGTGTGGCATTGTCATAATACTTGTCCTATCACGGTCTGAATTTTTTCACGATGTTTTATTGCCGTGCCAACCCTGTCCCAACTTATCCCCATCTTTATCGAAATTTGCCGACGGTTGACTCCTTGGTCATACAACTCCCAAACCTTGCGGATAGTATCAATATTTTGTTCAACGTAGAGTCGAAACACCGCTTCGCCGTGCGCTGGGTTTTTTACACCCTTGCGTCTGGCAGCTGATGCTAAACAATTGGCCAGTCTAGACTCAATAGCAGTAGCGGACCAACGCTTATTTCGCAAACGTTCCTTCGTAACGTCAGATGCCTTCCTTCCTTTGTGATCGACACTTGCCCTAAGGGCCTGCGCTGCCCGCCGATCTTCTGTCCAGTAGTGAGACGATGCTTCGAGATATTGACGCCTAGCTGATTCGTAGAGTTTGCTCGATGGCCGATACCTGCCAGCCCCAATGTTCATGGCTTTAGTAATCATCGACAACGCAAACATCATCTTATATCGGGCATTTCCACTGGTTATCTTCGGAAGGAGCAGGTGGCAAACAAAGTGCTCGCGGGGCGACAACCTGACTATGTTGCTTTTTGAATTGGTACCACCCGGACTCCGGGGGACAATATGATGATGCTCAACGTATGCCCCTGGCAGTTTTTCTCGGGTGCATGCGGCAGCAATAATCGCGTTATACCATTTTAGGTATTTGTTTTCAATAAACATGCTGATCCTATCGTTTACGATATTTACCGCCGAAGAGCTGCACCTCTGTCACAACCCTAAAAATCATTCCCTGGGCCCGACAAAAGCGACTGGCAGCTTCCCATTTAGCTGCATTAATAATTGCGTGAATCTTGTCGTGTTTTGACTTAGCTTCATTTAATGAAGTTTGCGACGCCGGCTTGATTTCAACTAACTCGACTTTCACTGAGTTGTTTTTATCAACATATTGAATTAGGAGGTCAGGGATGTAATTTGCAATTTTGCCTGTTATTGGGTGGCGGTACGGAATACGAATGGATTCCGATGCCCACTGTAAGATTCCAGGGTGGGTATCTAAGAACCGAAAAAAGGTGTTTTCCCACGATGATCTATACTGTGGGGGGTGAGCGCCAACATACTTTTTGGGGTTTGTTACTTGATATATCCCCTGTGCAAACTTAGTCACAGCATTACATTCCTGGCCGCATAAAAGTTTGGGCCGCGGATTGGAGCAACGCCTACGAGCGATGCGCGCGATCTTAGTTGATTCATATAATATGAAATAGTAAGTAAAACCACATCCGACGTTTTACCTCGCAGGTTGTTTACTATTTCTAACGCGTTTTCGCCCATTTGTGCAGCAACACGGAACACTACTCCGGCGAATTGCTCGGCTGCAGGGCGACTTTTCATTAAATCAACAAAAAACGACAAAACTACATCATACTCGTTCACTGGAATATCAGCGGAAAAATCTGAAAATTCATCTGTAACTGTAACTGTGGTCTCATTTATGTTCATCGTGGAATTCCTGATACGCCCCTTAACACACCATTAACAATTGCTTTGACTTCGTCTTCTGATCCTGCCTTGGATATTTGTTTAGCTGCATTAGCAGTCCTGGCAGCACCTAATAGAGCACCAAGAACATTGCCGGATGCTAAATCTGTCGCAACATCGCCGATACTATCGAATAAACCACCAGGGCCAAACAAACTTGAATTTGCGCCCGGTTTTCCAAGCGGACTTGGGAATCTATCATACCCACCAGGTTCAGCAAACCCTGGTACAAACGATTGATTACCAAGATACTCAACAGCTTCGTATTCCACAGACGCAGTGTGTTCCATTATACCAGCTGCTTCAGAATAATCGTAAGTGTCGTGCTGCCAGGATTTAATTGTAGGGTTAATCAATTTATAACCGACGTTATTTTTTTGATTGAATCCATACACCTGGATATCTGTAAAAAACGGCGGTTTTACTCCCGGAGCGGCTGAGCCGCTGTACGGTTCGCCTAAATAACCCCATGCTGCGTCGCGGCGGCTTTGATTGTATATATCTCTGCGGCCGGTTTCTGACGGTCGAGCTTGCGAATCGCCAAAGTAATAGCGGTAGTATTGTCGCCACAACGACCGTACTACATCGCGACCATCGTCGTGAAACGTAATAGTCACTGGTTGATACTTAATCCCAGTCTGAACTATACGTGTTCGATTGTATTGGTTTAACGACTCAGTCTGCACGTCAAACGACGGCAACTGAATGCTTTTGACCATGAGACCGATTTGACTTTGCGTGGTTCTTGGAAACAATGATCTTAACGCAGGAATTTCTGTGTTAAGCGAAAAATACACGTGGTATAAAAACTTGACCTTTGGGGCCAAGGCCATTGTATCCGCCCCAAAGACTCTACTTCCGTGTTGAAAATCACGGAAGTAGTCTTGTGAAAGCAGCCCGTCTTTTACGTCACCGAAAAACGCCATTTACTTATCAGCCAATTGGTGTAAGGCCAGGACCGGTGGTGAGATCGCCAAGTGTGCGACCGACGTTCTTGCCAAGGCCGTACTCGAGCGGAGTTTGTAGAGCGTTATCAAATCGAATGTTCATTTGAATTTGAACAGGCGAAGATTCGGCGTAATTGAGCTCGTTATAGTTCACCTCAGTTAAGAAGCAACCATAAATCTCCCATGTCTCGAGGACCTTAACTTCGTGGACGCCGTTGCCGCCGTCGAGCATTTCGCAACGCATTGTAAATTTATAGTCAACGCCCGACGAAGCCGACGATTGTTCATGAAAATCTACTTGCTTCTGTAGCTGCTCGCCGACCAACCGAGCTACGGTACCGCTTGCGTCATCGCGCACGTTAACCGTAATGTCGTTCCAGCGGTGCTTGCCTGCTAATCGGATCTGTGAGTTATAAACATCAATGTCGATGTTTTCAAAGGTCACCGACGGACGTGTAAAATCTATTACTTGTTTTGTTAGCTCGCTGCGAGGAGTAGAGACACCGAGGTTCTCAAACACTACGCGAAAGCGAAATTTTAGTTTTGGCATCAACATGCCTTGCGTTGAGTTCGATTGGTCGGACGCAATAGGCACTGTCATGCGGTTTAATGATGATACGGACATTAGTGTCTCCTTACTGATATACTTATTTAGCCAATATCGCCGGGAAAGAATCCGGGCCCAAAAGAGTTGACCAATGGCTCTATTTGTTGTATATTTTACTTAACTTAGCTCAGAGATTACTCTAATGTTCAAAAACGGCGACGTAGTGACTCCTAAGTGCCCCGCTGGGCTGTGGCTGTCTGATCGGGCACCCACTGGCGCTTATCAACAGGTTAGAAAAAATGTGTGCGTTTTTCAAGGTGTTGGCACGATTGTTGCGCGCAAAAGCTGCGTCATCGATTACGACGAGTGGGACCGCCGGGCGGCCGAGGGCGAGGGCGAGGTAGATTACAATCTCGGGCAGGTCAAATACACCAGCTACCTAGTTGAGTGCGACTCAGGTACTGGATGGGCCGGGGAAGGCGCGATTGTTCCAGTCTAATTTAGGTTGACCAGTTGCTGGTATTCTGGTATAATAGCTACATACAGTAACGCAACGGAGCAAGGATCATGCGCGATTGGAACCAACTGAGCGAACGCGAGCAACTTGAGTGCATCTACTCCGACGCTTACAAAGACGCATACGGCATTCGTCCGCGCGGTCATGTGTTTGACACCGTCGAAGAGCTCCGGGCTGCGATTGAGCGCTGCTCAGCCGAGATTGAACTGCGCATTGCCGAAGAAAAAGAGTCGATGCGCCGCGCAATGCTTGAGTTTGAAGCCCGCGTGACTTTGGTGATCGAGACTGGCGCTGCCGATCGTGCCACTGCTCTGCGCTGGATTGCCGATGCCGACGGTTGCGCTGACGACTTGGAACACTTGTGCTACGTAAATGGGCTCCCGTTTTCGTACTTTGACAAGGAAGTAGCATGACTACGCTCAACTTTGAGTATGGTGGGAAAGAATACACCGCCAAACCTGCTGCGTTTGACGACTGTGCAGGGTGCGCGTTTGCTGAGGGTGCTGGGTGCTGGTTTATGGTCGGCGAGATTCCGAGTTGCTCTGCCTGGGGCAACGGGCGCTTAGTGACTTATATTTTTGTGGAGAAGAACGATGCTTCAAATTAATCTTCCGGTGGCTGGCATTCTGTCGCGTGTTCGCACTGAACTGTCGTTTGCTCAACCCGACGATCGGCGCGTGCGGCTGTACCGTCTCAGGAGCATGCTCGAGCTCGCAGAGCGCTGCGGCACTGGCACAGTTTCGGTGGACGAAGAACTTTTTCGGTTTCTCGACTTGTGATTTAGGTTGACCTTTCTGCACAGATCCGGTATAATAGCTACATAACGTAACGCAACGGAGCAAGCAAATGTCGCCCATGATTGTTAGTGCTGTAGTTACTGCTGTTGGTGGCCTTGTTATGTACGCCGGCGGCCGCGTTGGCGACTTTGACGGCGGCCTGATCATTGGTGTCGGCACTCTCATTGCTGGCCTCGGTGTGTATTCGTTCTTCCTTTAACCGATCTCAACTACTCGGAGCAAACGAAATGGGTTATCGCACTGTGGTTGTTCTCGCAAATGACCAACAACACGTATGGGAATCGGATCCCAGGCTCGGCGCTAAGATTGCGGCGAGCGCAGCCCGCATTAACCGGGCAGGGCAGCCGCAGTTCGAGTACGGCAACATTGTCGAAGTTGAGCACGCTGACTGTCAACAACTGGTGGTCCTCGACAGTTACCACGGCACGGTGCTTGCTGAGAAGGGCTGGTACCGTAACGAAACGCAAGCCGAAGCCGAGCTGGCGTTGCTCAAGCAGGCGGCCGAAAAGCTGGGCTATCGTCTGGAGCCGACTTAACATGGAACCGGTCATTGGGAGTCTCGGCTTTGTTGCGGTTGGCACGATTTTAATTGGTCTTGGCATTCGCATCCAAGACCGGCCGGCGATCGTACCCGGCAGCGCAATCGTTGCTATTGGCCTTTACACTCTTTTCAGCCTTTAAGGAGCCACTACATGATCCGCGAACTCGCTCAGCAATACGGTGTTGCGAACCTCCGATTTACGTTGAAAGAGACTCCGCTACGCACCTGTGGCTTTTTCAGCTACACTACCAGCAGCGACGCAGCAATCGAGGCCGAGTTTGAGGTGAGCGAAGTGCGATATCGTGTTGCCGACAACTACAAAATTGGATTCAAGCCTGCGATCGTCGACGGTTATGTACTGGCCCCGCGAGCTTGCTACATCATGGACCTCGAGTCGATGATTCGAAGCGGGCATGCTAGCGTCCATGTAGTTAATATGGATTGGGTGGCATAATGCGAGACTTTTTGGGGCAGGACCTGGAGGTAGACGACTATGTTGTCCTTATCTCTAAAGGCGGTAGACGGTTGGCAGTCGGCGTAATCACAGGCATTGCTGGAACAAAGTTTGTTAATGTTAGTTTGCTTGTTCATAGCGGTTGGCAAGTTGCGCTAAGACAAGAACCTGAGCAACTGCTTAGGATTGATCCTGCGCTGGTCACAGCAAAGCTACTCCAAAAATAAAGCCCCTTGAAGGGGCTTTTTTATAAATACCTGCGCTATTAGCGTTACTAGGATCAACCACAATGTCGATAACTTGTCAAATTTGTCAGGAGTCTTTTCCAAAAATTATACCATGGCAGCACCTAAAGACTCATAACATCACCACTGCCGAATATAAAGATAAATTTGGCTCACTGTATAGTGCCGAGACCTTAGCCAAACATGCTACAAGGGTTCCGCATAACAAAGGGAAAAAAGTTACAGATCCTGCGCACTTAGCAAAGATACATGAAGCAATCACAAAACGAGAAGAGCGTTTTCGCAACGGTGAGATTCAACGCGGTAAAAAATGGGACGAGGCGCATAAAGCATTACTGAGCCAGCGCTCTATAGAGTTTGCTGCAAAAAATCGCGACGCGATTAAACAACGAGCCCAAAAGGCTCTAGTCACAAAGCTAACTAAGTACGGTAAAATTCCAGCGCCGTTTGCTGGACGCAAACACACAACCGAAGCCAAAGAAAAAATCAAAAAAGCTAGTTCTGAGGCTAACAAACAAAAGACTATAAAAACACGAAAAAGAATTTTAGAGCTTGCAAATCAATACAATCTAACTGTCGAATCTCCAATCGGGCATCAGCCACTTCAGCTAAAGTGTAATCAATGCCATACCTTGTTTGAGTTTACTTCGCAATATTTTACTCCGTCGAAAACATTCTCAGAGATGTGCCCAACGTGTTTCCCACGAACAGTCAAACAAAGTCGCGGTGAAACTGAATTGTTCCGGTTTGTTCAATCAGTGTGCCCAGACGCCATCCAAGGTTACCGGAAAACGTACCACAGTCAAGAGCTTGATATTTTTATTCCGTCAAAAAATATCGGTATTGAGTACGACGGACTATACTGGCACAGTGAGAATGTTTTAGAATACAACAGTAAAGATAAACATAGAAGTTTTAACAAGAAAAAACATTTTACTGAGCAAGGTATTAGATTAATCACAATTTTCAGCGACGAATGGGAAACTCAACAGGATATTACCCAGAGCAGATTGTCGGCAATTTTAGGACTTACTAAAAATAAAATCTATGCTCGAAAATGCAAGCTACAAGAGATTTCTACGTCAGAAGCATCGGCATTCTGCAACGAAAATCACTCTATGCGTCACGGCCGTAGCAACGTTAGGCTCGGATTATACTACCAAGATAACTTAGTCTCTGTTATGACATTTAGCAGGTCTAATGTTTCGAGAAAAGTAGTTGGGTGGGAGTTAAACCGATTTGCGTCAAAACTAAACACAATAGTTATAGGTGCAGCAAGTAAGTTGTTTAACTACTTTGTAAAAACTTACTCTCCTGAATCGATTATATCATACTCTGACAATCGGTGGTCGTCTGGCGACTTATATTCAGCAATTGGGTTTTCTAAGGTCTCAGACGGAGTTCCAAACTATTGGTATTTTAAACCCCCAGCAACTCAACGAATCCACCGGTTTACCTTGCGTAAAACAACTAACGACAACCCAACGTTAACTGAAGTGGAAAACAGGAAAGCGCAAGGATATCTACGGATTTGGGACTGCGGTAGCAGTAAGTGGGTTTGGACCCAAAAATAAAGCCCCTTAGGGGCTTTATTTTTGTTACATCTAGGTTAGTTACGAACCAATTTCTCCTGTATTTTTAATACGAAGCGGAATATAAACAAATTCAATCGCCTTAACAGGTTCGATCGCTATGTCAACCCATAGTTCGTTACGATCGATTCTTGCTGGTGTGTTATTACTTTCGTCGCACACTACTAAGTAGTCATAAATGGCGCGCTTTGCTACTAACTCTTGCATTAGTTGCTCAACTTGACCTTTGAGTTCGTTGCGGGTCAACGGATCATTTGGTTCAAACAAATAAAGGCGCCCAATGGCCTCGAGCCTACCGCGTGCATATGCCACTAAACGAGCTACGTTAATTCGGTCAAGTGCCGAACCTTCGTATAACGTTTTATTACCGTAGTTAGTGATCCCAGCCCCAGGAATAAACGTAATTGGGTTTACTCGGTTTTCGTATAACACATCGCGCACACGTTCACGATTGTTGACCTCAACAAACTCTCCGGTGGCTGCATCAATGTACCCCAACGACTGCGCGTTATCAACTAGACCGCGGCGAGTTCCTGCCGGAGCTAACCACGGATACGCGATGCTATCGCTGCGGATAATAGTGCGAAGCATCATGTGGCTAGCAGGCTGCACCACCGGACTTCCGGACAAGTCGTTAGTTCGGCAAGCTGGGTAGAAAACAGCAGCGTACGGATCACCGGAGGTTAAATTATCTTGACCGCCATCATTTGTCCACGAAAGGATTGAGTTGCCCGAGTCGTCAAGCCTTAAAGGTGCATCGCCTACAACGAAGCCAGTTTGCTTGCGCTCATTATTGAGCGCAACTAAGTTCGGAATAAGTTCAGGATACCCTGGCGCAGCTAATAAGTTAAAGGCCCGCTGCTCTTCGCGAATGGCAGCGTTAGTATCTACTGCCGATTTCATTGCTGCAACTACCATAGCGCGAACAGCTTTACGGCCCATGTACGGGCTACCGTCGTCACGTAGGCCCGAAGCAGTAATCCATGTGTCACGCGCACGACCAGTTAGGTCTGCATCAGGGAACCGAGCTGCAGTAAAGTAATTACGAGCAAATCGTTTAACGTTAAAGCCTGAGCGTCGAGTGTTAAACAACAATGTGCCTTCGGGATATAGCGTATACGACGGGCAGTCTGGGTCGACTACGCTTGATTGCGCATTGAGTAGCGACTCAATCGTCGGAATAGGATCGTTAATTGGGTCTAAGTCACCATTTGCTGACCAACGGGCGTCAGCAAACACAATACCGCTTTGCGACGTTTGGTCAGTATTATCGATGCGGACCCACTGGCGTGCACCGTCCACTTCTTCCCAACGGTAAATGTTAGGATAATTTTCTAAGTCCGACGTATCAACCCAGATGTCGCCTAACGCAAGGGCAGCGCCGTTGCTTTGTTCCGACGGCGGAACAGCAGCAACTAACGGACCTTTTGGATCAGTTGCTGTTAAGTTAAAGCCGCGGATGTCGTTTGTAACAGTGCGATAGCTTTTCCACCCGCCGTTGTCATTAATTAGAACGTCGACTTCGTTTACTGCGCTGTAGTACCACAAGCGGCCATCAACTGGCTTATTGTCAGGGGTTTGCTCACCAGCAACATACTGTAGCGGGATCCAATTGCTAAGAACCATCCGCCCTGGTGCGTTACCGTCGCGCACACCTGTAATAGCCGAAGTTAAATTAACTCCATCTACACCAAACGGGTTGCCCGCTGTAGGTTCGAGGACAATGACGCCACCTTGAGTGTGTTTGAACTCAACGGTGCCGATTGCAGTAACCCGCACTTCGAGGTTTGGGATAGCGGCGTTGCTAACAGCAGCAGCAAAATCGAGCGCAGTAGTGCCGTTGACTGTTACATCGTACGGCCCACTGAGGTGATCGGCTCCGCGAATCGAGACATACACATTAAACGCATCGGTTGGTGCAAATTCTGGATCGGTGTTTAAACCCGAAATTACAGTAGGACCACTGCGGAAACGCTCAAAAAGTTGAATTGTAGCTGTTTGGTTGTCTTCGACATCATATTGTGCGTAAAGGGTTCTTGCTGGAATTGCAAGGCCGCCGCCTGCTGGATCAAACGCACGGTTTGCAGCAGCATCACTTTCAAAAGCAAGAGCCGGAAACTCAGCAAACTGAGAAACAGTAGTATTGTATCGCTTGACTGCAATGCTGAACCCTTGGTTTGCGTTTGTAGTCTTGATCCATACCGAACCCGTTGGGCGCTCGTCTCTCCAACGCGGAACTTGGGTGTGCGGAGCATGCTGGAATTTTGGCGCATAATGTCTGCGCACTTCGACTCCAGCTTCAGCCCAAACGTCAGCCGAACCTAATGCTAAGTCCAAGTCGACGTAATCTTTGCCATGGGCTTCAGCGTCCAACCGAACTTCGAGTCTATCGCGCACGGCTGCTGCTGTAAGACCTGGAATTGCAGCAGAGTTTATAGCAGACACCAAGGCACCTAAGGTGGTGCCGCCATCGAGCGAAACAAACACGTCGTCAATCTTAATTACGCCTGTGCCAGTTAGAACAGGACTAACTACTGCGCCTCGTATCATTGGGTGTGAAGTAACCCACTCTGCGCTGCCTACTAATACCCATTCGTTATCGGAATTTTTAAAATAAATTGGGTTTTCGGTTGAGGTGGTTACCACAGCATACGAGCCTTGTGACCCAAGAGCTGCAATAGGCACACCTGCAGACAACTGACTGCTATCCGAAATTACCAATGGCACTCGGTTAACAAACAACCCCGAATCTTTGTTCCATTCGAATATTCCCCAGCGGGTCTCAGTGGTATCAAGCCAGTACAAGCCGTCCGACGGTTCTCCAGTTGGACGCGAGAGACGGGCAGTAAGTTCTGACAAGTCGATATCAGCGCGAATCACATATGCACGATTGCTCACACCAAGAACAGAGTACGCAGCAAGTAGCCCGTATTCATTTAGCTCGTACCCATGAATTGGGGTACCAGCTGAGGTCTTATAAAAGAACGGAACCCCAAACGTATTAACTAAGTCTCGCTGACTGGTAATCAGATATGCGGTGTCAATTTGACCGCCGACGCTGCCTGGCGCTACTTCTTGACCGTTTGGAACTGATTTATTCTGAGCAGTTGCAACAACAATTAGTGGTACAGAGTTAGTAGCCGCTGATATATACTGACTTTCGTCAATAACGCTAACTTGAACTCCAGGAGATATTAATGCCATGTGTGTATTCCTTTTAGTTGGTTTATTTTATTTAGCGTTTTTTTATTTTATAGCCCGTTTGCGACGGCTTTTTTAATCTGCTCATAAAAATTCTTCCACCGAAACACTAAATATGATCACAAAAAAACGCCTCACGGCGTTTTTAGGGTCTTTTCGCACTCTGCTCGCAACAGTTGATCAGTCTGGGCGTATAGGTCCTCGCGAGTACCGTTGTTGTCTATTTTAGCCTGATAATCGTACCCTGCCCAGCTATACTCAGACGGATGTACTCCTTGAAGCGCTAACATATCGCGCTTGTGCGTTCGCTGAGCTGTAGCTTCAATCGACAAATCGTTAGGGTCAATGATGTTTAGGGTCACTGCCAGCGCCCACCATGTGGGACGAGTGCCCCGATGCACCGACCAAAGTACGCCGCCTGCTCTCTTGACTGCGTCGAGCTCGTTGAAGAACCGACAGTCAGTTACTACTACGTTGCTATCAGTGCGAAGCAACTTTTGGTATAGGGCGTAGATCCAGACGTAGTCATCAAATTGCTCGCGCATAATATCAGTGCCAATATTCTGAAGGGCCCAGCGCGGTGTCACAGTGCGTTGTAGAGCTTGGGTCCAGTATGGATCCGGTTGGTCGCGCCAGGCCCGAGATTCTGGGGTGCCACCTTCGAGCAGGGCTCGGTCCCATCCGAAGAGCGCCGAGCAAACGTCCTTTAGGGTGTCAGCAAACGCCATCTTCTCAAATCCGTACTCAGACACCAAGTAGTCGGCTACAGTTGACTTACCAGAGCCTATGAGGCCAGAGAGCCCGATTATCAAGTCAACTCCTTGACACCGAGGTGCTGAAGGGTAGCCTGGAGTAGAGCAATCTGGCGCCAACAGTCATCGAGTGCGTGGTGCGCGGCTTCGGGCTTGGGTAGGTTGGGCCATAGGCTGTAGACGGTGCGGGTGTCACGGACCACGTGGTACTTCCACGGTAAGGCCATACCGGTTTGCTTGAACGCGTGCTCGAGGATGGACATGTCGTAGACTACACCATTGGCCCATACCCGCTTGGACTGCCAGACCATCTTATACAGGCGCTCAAGCATTTCAGGTAGTGGGATACGGCCTTCCTCGGCAAAGACCTCGTCCTGCGCTTCCTGCGGCTGAGTACCCCACCATGCGAGAGTGCCGTCATCAATGGTGCGGTCCACTTGGGACTCAAGGGTTACGCGGGCATAGAGCGCGTGGTGGTCGCCAGCAGGGATGCCCTCACCAAGTGGGTCAAACATCTGGGCGCCGATAGTAAGAATGGTAGCACTGGGAGTTACGTCCAGTGCTTCAAGATCGATCATTAGATCCAAAATAAAAGCTCCTATTATACCGTATATAGTTTAGTATAACTGGAGCTTTAAAGTAAAACAAGGAGAAAGAGTAAATCAGCCAGTGACCCAGGTTAAACTCATCGACCCGTCTTGGTAGAATCGTAGCTCTTCGAGCAACTTGTCTACCTCAGCCTGGCCTTCGGCTTTCATTTGAGCACCGTTAAGCGCTGTTCCGCCTTGCGGCCCAGCTATGGTAGTAAACTTTTCGCGGGCTTCGCCAATGATTAGCTTAGCTGCTGCGGTCGCGTAACGCCGAAGCCATGGGCTGATTTGAAAATCTTGTAGTAGCGCAATTTCTGGGCGGATGTTATAAACCCACAACAAAATGGGTTCGCCGCTGCCCTTAGGGTCACGCATCAACGTAAGCTGCTTGGTGTGAGGATTGAAGTTAAAGTTCATAAACCCACCAAACATTCGAGCAGCTAACTCAACATATTGAGTATAAAAATCGTAGGTTGCTAAACCGCCTGCGTTGCTGTAGTTGATGAGATACACATTCAAGGATGCTTGAGAGAACGGATCAAAAGAACTACTGTAAGGCCCGGTGGCTGCGCCCATTGTGCGCCGAAAGATTTGCCTAACGTGTGTTACTTCCTGCGGCAGTGTGTAGGTGTTTTGGTTTTCCTTGAGCTCGAGCATCGCATAACTTTCCTCGTATGCGGCACTGGCCCGCTGACGGTATGTAGACACTGCTTGGTAATACGCGTTTTCTAAATGCGCAGGGTCGAGCTCAAGGTCAACGATTCCTTCGCCTAAACGTAGTCTTACATCATCAAATAGTTCTCGTTTAGCTTTCTCTAAAGTAGCCATATACTGAAATCCTCGTTTCCAGTATTTAGCTCTTTTCTTCCTTTGCGTATAGCATCGCCACCAGTGGATCGGCTTCTTCGCCGTTGATAAACCATTCGGACTCACCGTTTGCGTACTCGATTGCCGGGCGCTCGGTGCTGTGTAGGAGCCCGTTTTTGGTGTAGAACGTTTTCACGTTCTCCGGAACCACGATACGCAGTTGGTTGTCCTTAAAGGGCGTAGGATGCCCGAGTACCATCATGGACCCAAAGAGCGAAAAGGCCTCCCATAGCTGCATCCTTACAGTAAGGCTACTACTCAGCTGGCGGAAATCATGCCCTACTCGCTGCTCTGCTTCGATAGCAAAGTGCTCGGCGCCTTCTTTGGTTAGTGTGACCTCAATTTCGTCAATGAGGTTGATTGATGCGCGGTCAGGGTCGAAGAACACGCCGCCTTTTGCTCGGAATCGCATCTCAATACACCTTGAGGATCAGGGTTGCGTCGTTGGTGCGGCCAGTCAGTTTGGTCTCAACGGCTTTAATAGCTGCAAAGTTCTTGCGTGCCGCAGGCCTGCTGCCCATTACCTGCTTGATCTGCTCTTCGGGTTTGCGAATGGTTTTTTGTGTAGACGCAGTTGCATCAAACCCAAGAATGGCAGTGCCTTTTACGGTGAGCGAGCCAATATGCGGATCGGCTACGTAGTGTTGAAGCTTGCGCTTCTTGGTGTCATACAACCACAACTCAGCAGCGCCGTGAATCTTAGCAGCAGGCTCCGACTTGATCTTGAGCGCGGTGTCTTCGCGTTGATACTTGAGCTTAGACACAATCTTCTCAGCCGAGACTGGCTTTTTGGCGCGAGGCTTGCGCTCAACCTTCTTGATCTGAACATAAGCGGCGCAATCAGCAACCACTTGCTCTGCAAACTTGACCATGTTGCGGACTTGAAGTTTTCCGTAGACTTCGTAGCCTTCGTTGAGCTGTTTGTCTTTGCCAGCCTGAAGCAACCGCAGCTCGCTGAGCTTGTTTTCCCAAATTTTTGACAACTCGGCTACAAGGGGCGGAGCAACATTAAACTGGCGGATCAAGTTAAGCGGTTTGAAGTCTGCACTCATTTTGCAGCCAGCGAGCAAGAACTCGTCATACATGCCTTCCATCTCCCCGGCACACTCGCTAAACTTTTCGCGAAGGCGGTCTTGAATAGTGGGTTGGGCAGCGCGAGCAGGATCAGCAGCAGCTTCTTTCTTTTTTTCTTCTTTGAAAGAAGCAAGGCGGTCAACTTCTGCTTGGATCTGACTCGCTTCTGCGTCAGTGAGTTCCAGACCCACTACCGAGACTCGGCACAACCAGCCAATAACCGGGCGCACCATTGAGTCTGGCGCAGCAGCAACTTTTTTGGCAGTGGCAGCTTGCCCTTTGCGCACAAGGTAGTCGGCGATCATTTCTTTGGCGTCTTTGTTGCCAAAGTTGTAGTTGTACCAGTTGAACGCGCGGATCAGTTGAGCGTTACGCGCTTCGATTTTTTCCCACGTGGGTTCACCGCCTACATACTTGGCTTCCGCCACTTTGGGGCTCAACAGCTTAACCGGGGCGTTTTCGCGTTTTTTGGTAGCAACTGCCATAATGTGTTTGTCCTTTCTCAACTGTTAAAGCTATTATATAGCCAACTGAGCCAATGGTCAACCTGGCGGGAGCTGAAGAAGATACGCAAGCACTGTTTTCTCGTCGAGTTTAACAGTCTCATTTGGATATTCGTGGTCCGGCTTAGGCTTGCGCCGACTGGCAGGAATCCGTGAAATAGTCAACATTTTAGGGTTGATTTTAGTTACCTGCCCTATGTGCATCCTACTTGTTTTGTGATACGCCACATAATCGCCGACTTGGATTTCATTTTTTAGCTTATCGTGTGTCATAGCATATATTTACATAAGCCGCATGCTTTGTCAACCGATAAATATCCAGTAAGGGGCTAAATATGCCAAGACTAAGTTTATATCGCAATCACAAATCCAACGACTACCGGTTTATTGATCGAACAGCAAACGAAATGTACACCGTAGGGGGGATTGAAATTCTCGTTCACAAATACGCCGGACCTGCAACCAAGCCGCCTAGCAAAGAGGGCGACGCCACTCAGCCGTCGTATAGCAAGACTGACCCGCTGTTTATCGAGGATCTATTTTTCTTAGAAAACCGTGACCGCAAGTACGACCCTGATGTGTATCGCATGCGCGGAGTTTACAATGTCCAAGACCTCGACTTTGACTTGTCGCAGTTTGGTTTGTTTATTGCCGGGGATACCTTGTTTATTACCTTTCACTATAATACAATGATCGACACCCTTGGGCGCAAGCTAATGAGTGGAGATGTGCTTGAGCTACCTAACCTCAAAGATTACCACCCACTTGACACTTCCATCCCAGCAGCTTTGCCCAAGTATTATGTAATACAAGATGCGTCGTTTGCGTCCGAAGGATTTTCACAAACTTGGTTGCCGCACTTATGGCGCGTAAAAGCTACTCCACTGGTCGGTAGTCAAGAGTATAACGATATCCTCAAAAAGTCAATCGATGAGGATAACCCCGACACGGGCACCTTACAAGAGTATCTCACTACATACCGCAAGGACTTGGAGATTAACCGAGCAATCTTAACACAAGCTGAAGCCGAAGTGCCTGCGTCGGGCTACGATGTGACTAAGTTTTTTATTCTGCCTACCGACGCCGAAACTGGCCGACCCGTGAACCCCGATACCCATTCACCGCGCGCCAATGGCTGGACATTGGGATACTTAACTGGTGACGGCGAAGCTCCAAACGGACTACCGGTGACACCGGGCGTGGCATTTCCTCAAAACCCTGCCGAAGGCGACTACGCGTTACGCTTAGATTACTTCCCTAACCGCTTATTTCGATTTAACGGAACCCACTGGATCAAAATCGAAGATAATGTAAGAACCGACCTTACCAATGGCCCATCTAACCTTACTCAGCGCAGCCAGTTTGTTAATAACACTGCTACTGTGCCAACTACGGACCGCGGACCTATTCCAAGTCGGCAGAGTTTGTCAGACTTACTAAAGCCACAAGCAGACAACTAAGGATTACATATGCAGCAGTTTTTTTACAAGTTGTTATATATAAATGTATGCATATCTACAAAATAACAAATCTTATAAACGGAAAAGTCTATATTGGGCAAACAATGCAAAAAAACCCAAAGCGACGATGGTACGAACACTGTGCAGAAGTAAAGGGTAGCAGGAATTCTCATCTATATAACAGTATGCGTTTACACGGAGTTGAAAATTTCTCCTGGGAAGTGATTGACACTGCTAAAACCTTAGAAGAGTTAAATGACAAAGAAGGTATCTGGCTGGATCATTACCGAGCATTAACTGAATGCTACAATGTTCGAGAAGCCGGTAGCAACCGGCGGCACAGCCCCGAAAGTATAGAACGTATGCGCGAAGCTCAACGAGCTGCCCACGCGCGGCGGCGTGCGCATGGCACAGAAGGCGGGTGGACACGAAGTGACGGAGGAGCAATGAAGGGAAAAGCGCATCCTGCTAAAGGAAAAAAACGAACACCTGAGCAGCGCAAAACAATACAACGCGCAGCAGCATCAAGAAAAAACTACAGAATTGGAAAAGTATGCATCGACGATAACGGTCGAAAAAAGTGGGTTGAGCTAACATGACTTCCACCTTCTTTTACGATTCTCAAATCAAGCGCTTCTTACTACAGTTTACTCGACTTGTTTCGGGCTTCCAGGTAGAATACGGTCGCGACGACGATGGTAATGTCACTTTGCTGCAGGTGCCGGTGCGTTACGGCGATGCGTCTCGGCAAGCGCAAACTATTTTACAAGAAAATAGCGCAAACGGCATTCCGAACACCCCGCTTATGACGTTTTATGTCACTGGATTAGATTACGAACGCGACCGTGTGCAGAACCCAACGCATATATCAAAAATGCATGTCCGACAGCGCAAATACGACGAAGCTACCGACACCTACGACACCGTGCAAGGCAACGCGTTTACTATTGAGCGTCCAATGCCAGTTCCGTATAAGCTGACTATTAATTTAGACATCTGGACTTCAAATGTCAACCAAAAGCTACAGCTCGTTGAACAAATCGCCACGCTGTTTAACCCAGAAATGGAAATCCAGAGCACCGACAACTTTGTTGACTGGACCAGTTTAACCTTTGTCGAGCTCGAACGCACAAACTGGACTTCGCGGTCAGTGCCAGTGGGAACTGACAACCCCATTGACATCTGCACCTTCCAGTTTTATATCCCAATATGGATTTCGCCGCCGGCTCGTGTTAAGAAACTTGGCGTGGTTAACAAAATCATCGCTGGCATTTACGACGCCAAGGGCGACGCAGTAGCAGCCATCCGCGACAATGATTTGCTGTTAGGAACACGAATGCAGATTACGCCCTACGGGTATCAAATTCTGCTATTGGGCAATCAGCTAAAAGCCTTAAAGTCCAATGCAGTGGAAAATTCTATTGCAGCAGGCGACGATCCGTTCAACTACACTGTTGACTGGAAAGCAGTTATTGAGATGTACGGCGTATTGCGTGAAGGCATTAGCCTAATACGACTGTTCAACGACGACAACGGCATTGAGATAAGCGGCACAGTTGCGTATCACCCACTGGACCCTAAGGCTTTGCTGTTTACTGTTGATCCTGATTCATTACCTGGTAATACCATGCCACCGATTAATGGAATTATCGACCCCGAAAAGTCAGGCCCTGGGGCTGGGTTAGTAGATGTCGTTGCTGGACAACGTTATTTATTGATCGGGCCTGTGGGCAACGCCGCAAACACCAGCCCGGCTGCAGCATGGGGCGGCCTGGTGGCAGCCGGTGGAGATATTATTGAGTTCAACGGCAACGAATGGGTAAAAGTGTTCGACAACGAATTGAACACGTCAACACAGTTTGTTACAAACTTGCAAACTGAGATTCAATACATATGGAAAAACGGACAATGGCTCAAATCATACGAAGGCCTTTATCCAGGCGGACATTGGACCATAGTGTTTTAAACGCAGTTGGGGTTTTATTTTACGCCCAATCTACACAGAGGCGATTGTTTTTAATGCGCGCTGATAAAAAATACTTTAGCACCTGGGGGTTAGTTGGCGGAAAGGTTGAGTCAAACGAAACCTTACTTGCTGCAATTACTCGCGAATGTTCTGAAGAAATTGGCTCTATGCCAGTGTATGTAAAACTGCTTCCCGTTGAACAGTTTACCAGCCCAGACAATCGATTTTGCTACCATACATTTATATGTGTGGTCGAGCACGAATTTTTGCCGCAGCTAAACAGCGAACACATTGGGTATGCTTGGTGCGATCGATCGCAATGGCCAAAACCACTTCACCCGGGACTGTGGTCGACTATTAGCGCAGACACCATCCAATCAAAAATCGAGCAGATAGAACAAACTATATATCACACTCAGTAATAAATTGGCGGTAGTTCCAGTGGGCAACATTAGGAAGTTTACGCCAACTGGCAGGAATAGCAAGGACGTCGGAAACTACCATAAACTTTGTGCCGCGATATACTGCCATTACTCGCATGAGTTCGCGCTCTTCAATTGGGTCTATACCATCGCAACCTACTAAAAACACTTCGCGGTGCCCGTCGAATGCAGCTAAGTATAACGCAGTTGCTAACGCATAAGTGCGAATATTAAACGGTACCATATAAAACTTGCCTGGGCGCTTTATGCAGTTTTTTGTAGTGGTATACACAACGTTAGTTTCGGCATATGCTTCTAGCTGGTCTAAGCGACTGCTATCAAACACCACTAAAAAGTCCGGAGTTATTTCGGTATACAGTGATTCAGCGCCGTATGTCTGTAAGGCCAACTTGCCCAATAACCCGCCTTTGTGCTGTTCTAAAGCTTTAATGTCAAACCGCTCGCGGCTTGCGCCAGAGCCTATTACCACTGCACGCTTCGATATATGCTTGTTTTCGAGTGGATTTGGAACCCACTCGCGCTCCTGAATTTTTTTACCGTCTTTCCACGTAGTATTGACTATTACAAATTCGCCTTGATAATCTTTTCTGTAGCGTTCTAACATTTTTGGCCATAATAAAAGGGTCTTTCGACCCTTTTATTTATACTACTTTTGGTTAACGCCAAACTGCTACTGCGATGCCATCGGCACTATAACCGCCAAGCGTCATACCACTACTAATAGTAGTAACAGGAGTCGGTGCTGAATAAGTTTGAGTGGCAGAAGATACTGTTCCTTGCGGAGAGTCTGTGCGCCGATGATGAGCGCCAGTCCACGACGGGGTTGTACTAAGCCATCTATAACTAACTGCCAGCGCAACCGACCCGGCGGCGCCTATAGAAATGTTTGTCATAGTATGGGTGCCAGTGAGGAAGTTAGACCAGGTTGGAACATTGGAATTAGCAAACCGAAGGCTATACACGTGAATTGTAAAGCGATCGTCACTTGGATCCGTAGTAAACGTTACAGTACCAGTAGTACCGGTTGGTAAATCCCACATGTCTAACATCGAAGCAAGCCGGTTGTCCGCTGCTCTTGAGTATATCGTTCGTGTAGGGACTTGATTGTTCAACCGAGGGAGAAGCACAAATTGCGCAGGAGCACCGTCATGCGATGTGACCCAAACTATAATCGATCTTGTTGGGTGCTCCGGTCCTAAGTTAAGCGTGCGGGAAATGCTACTAGAACCTGTTTCCGCTGTTCCGCTGACTAAAGTCAACTCTGGCAATCGGAATGACTTACCGTATAAATCACTCATAGAAATAATACCAGACGGCTTTCCAGCAAGGTCTCGCACGGCCGTTTGGTTGAGAGATATATTTGAGGTCGCAGGGAGCTGGAGCTCTGTGTTTACCTGACTCATTGAGATAGTTCCACTAAGTGGTAAAGTCATATTACTCCCCTGGTGCAGCTGGCCAGATTACGTCTAGTGGAAATCCGCTTTGAGCCGGGACATCCCTAAGAGATTGACGATATACTGCCCATTCGGCGCGCAATGCTGCCGACAGTGGAGCATCCGCTAGTTGTGTCCAGTCTGAGAGACTTAGCAACGAGTCGCGCGTGATGCGCACTGAGCTTTCGTCGACGATCGGCTCCGCAGGCACGTGGATCGGTTCTGAATACTCACCAGTGCGGGGCTCACCAACTAGTTCCGAAATATTGGCGTTTGCCGGCGGAACAGGCCGCATTTGGTTTGCAGGATACGCCGAAATAATTGCTTGCTCGATTGCATTGCTATCCCAAGTGGGCGAAATATATACCCATTGCCCGCGAGGCGGTATGTTTTCATCGCTGGCTGTGTATATAACATATGCCCGCGAATCTTCGGGGTAATAATTTTCAAGTACAAAAGTAAAGTTGTGTGTTTTTGGCATGTTTATTCCTAGTTAATGTTACATAGAGGCCCGGCCTCTATGTAACTCCTTACTTATTTATCTGGGCCCGCAGTTCGTCAATTTGTTTTTGCTGCTCTTTAATTGCTTCGATTAACAAGCCTACCATGTTTCCATACGCAACACTTAGATGTTCGCCGTCTTTAACTGCTTCGGGCAATACCTTTTGAACGTCTTGGGCAACAACACCAGTTTGGCGTTCGCCTGTGTCAATTCGGGTATAGGTGACGCCGCGCAACTCACATACTTTTGCTAAAGCATTGGGAATTAGCTCGATGTCTTTCTTAAGTCGCTCGTCTGAATACGCTGTTACGTTACCCGACGCAGTAAAGTCACCAAATGCCGACACATTAGAAGTGCCTTGGTTAACGCGAAGTGCCCAAGTTGAGCTACTGTTTAAGAATCCAAACCCAGCGGCATCGTTGTACAAAAGCCCGCGGGTAACACCGTCGGCATTGCCGAGAATTAGCGAGGTAGCCGAATTTATTATAGTGCCAGTCATGGTGCCGCCGCTCAGCGGCAGCTTGGTCGAATCTGCTACAGTGATATTAGCTGTGCCATTAAAGCTGACACCGTTGATTGTACGGGCTGTTTGAAGAGCCGTAGCAGTAGCAGCATTACCTGTAGTAGACGCCGACGAGCCGGTGATATTAATACCCCACGTACCGGTAGCGCCAGTGCCATTTACTTGCGCGTAACGAGCATCCTGTTCTGCTTCGGACCAACGTAGCCTGTACCAACTGCCCCAGGTTCCGCTGTTTAATTGCCTGCGCCATATTTGACCGTCGGCTGCAGAGTCCCCTGTAAATGCGTGAACAGTTTGCGTTACCCAAGATGCATTGTGAGCTTCAACCGAGCCTAACCACCACCCAGCAGCTGGCGCATTTGTGGCGCCCGATGCCATGTACCAACCATTTTCGATAGCAGTATTCCAGTCCGTTACTGTTTGCGCAACACCACGGAGACGAGTTGGCAATACTTCGTCAACAGACCAGCTAACGTTGCCAGAGCCATCAACAGATTTACCAGTTGCTCCAATCGTAAGTGTGCGAGCAGTGCCCCAATTAGCAGTAGTAATATTAGCCGAGCCATTAAAACTGGTTCCGTTAATGGTACGAGCTGTTTGAAGAGCCGTAGCAGTAGCGGCATTGCCGGTGACGCTGCCGACCATAGCCGAGTCACTGATGTTCGCCGATACGTTGGTGTAAGCAGACAAGTCTGTTACTACTGCTGTAGTCCAGCCGGTGCAATATGCGTCGTTAACGTTGTGCGAGAACATAGCCCGAACTATTGACAAGTGCGGGTACGACCACGATGTCCCAACATCGCCTAAGATTAAGCAGTTCTTGCCGTCGGGTGTAACACCCCAGCGTGTTTGGACATCAACGGTGCCGGTGCTTACTTTGCGTAAATCCGACCATGCGCCGGTGGTGCGATAACCTTGAACCTGCATGCTTACGATGTTTTGGTTATACAACAACCCTGCAACTTCGAGCTGGTGCATTACTGTGCTGGTTGTGTTAGGGGCTATGAATACAATCGCGCCAACTTGGGCTGAGCTCACGCTACGATATTCAGCCAGGCCGTATACGGTGCGTGCAGAAATGTCCGACGAACCCGGGCTTGGCGTTGTATATACAGTGTTTGAGCCATCTACCTTTAAGGTAATGCCCGAGTAAGTGCCCGACAGGCGAGCGTCTGCTACTGTGCCCGACGCTAAGTTCGATGCATTTAAACTCGATAGCTGCGAGCCGTTGCCCGAGAAACCAGTGGTGTTGATTCGGCCGCGCTCGGCGCCGCCGGCGGTGAATCCGATAATATCAGCGCCAGGTTGGAAAATACCAGTGTCTAAATCGCCGGTCCAGGTAAAGCTCGGAGCAGCAGCAGTGTCGGCGGCAATGCCTTGGAATCCGCCGCCAGTGGTTGAAGTAGCGTTGAACGTTGGAGCATTGACTGTGCCGGTACCAGATGGTGTAATTGTAATACTTTGATCTGTTCCGCCGGCAGCAATCGTTATAGCCCCGGAACCAGTGATGTTACCCACTGATGTTAGGTTACCAGTAACGTTGGCTCCGCCATTGAAGTTTTGACCCCAGATAGTCCGAGTAGTGGCTAAAGTAGTTGCTGTAGAAGCATTACCGGTGACTGCTCCAGTTAGGTTAGCAGTAATTGTACCAGCCGAAAAGTTACCCGACCCGTCACGTAAAACTAAGGTGTTAGCAGTGTTAGTAGACACACCGCTGGTTCTTGCGTTAGCTAAGGTGCCGGTGGTGATTTTTGCTGCGTCGAGGTTTGGAATATCCGCAGCTACCAACGAAGCGCCTGCAGTGACTCGCCCGGTTGTGTCAACTGTGACCTTAGGGTAGGTTCCTGCCGACACCCCGGTGGGGGTAATTGAAATTTCAGTACCGTTAACCGTAATGCCGTTCCCGGCGGTATAGTCACCAGCGCCTGTAAACTGAGCTACCGTGATTGCGTCGGTGCCAACTACAAACGTTGCTGAGTTGGCTACTGTTTGAACCCAACCAGTGCCCTTGTACGTGCCGTCGGTGATGAAAGTATAGGCGCCTGGAATTTCGTTTGCGTTGTCGCAAAGCCCACAACGGGTTAGAATCCAAGCTACTGATGCGCTACCGACCTGAGAAACGTAATAACGACCGTTGTGCGCAGCATTGGTTTGATCTTTTACTAATACCCCGTCGTTGAGCGCCCATGCTGACACGCCGCCGATAGTCAATGTAGCAGCCGTGCCGAGATTTAAGGTAGCACCAGTGCCAGCAGTTCCATTATTATATGTGCCAACTAAGTTGGTAGTAGTCGCGGCTTTGGCCGCAGGCTTTGCTTTTAAACCTTGCTCTAAGTTGTCGACGTATTGCTTTGTGACAGCGTGTAGTGCGGCGGTTGGATTAGCGTGGAGCGTTAGGAAGCCGGTCATTGTATCACCAGCTTTTAGCACGTTGTTGGATGCTGACCCGGTGACTGCTCCAGTTAGGTTGGCAGTAATTGTACCAGCTGAGAAGTTACCAGAAGCGTCACGGGCTACTACTTTTGAAGCTGTATTTGCTGATGTAGCATCAACGGCCCAGGTGGTTGCATTTGCGCCGTTGTAATTTGAACCTGTTAAGTATGTGCCACGGGTTAAAGTGCTTAGAATAACATCTTGTGTGCCGTCGAACGTTTGTCCCGCAATAGTGCGCGCGGTTTGAAGGGCAGTAGCAGTGCCGGCGTTCCCCGAAACATTGCCAGTTACTGAACCAGTTACATTACCCGACAGGTTAGCGGTAATGGTGTTAGCGGAAAAGTTGCCCGAAGTGTCACGCAGTACCAATGTATTTGCTGTGCTGGCAGAAGTACCAGTGGTGCGAGCATTGGCCAAGGTGCCGGATGCGATTTTTGCAGCGTCGAGGTTTGGGATGTCGCTGGCAGCTAATGTCGATCCAACTGTGACGCGACCTTTAGCGTCGACCGTAACCTTGGTATAAGTACCAGCAGTAACACCAGTAGTCGCTAATGTAGTTGCAAACGATACATCAGCAGTGCCGTCGATGTTAACGGTTCCTGTGGAGTCGCCGGTTAATGTAATGTTACGAGGTGTTGTCCATTTGCTTGCCGATGAAGCATTGCCAGTAACTGCTCCGGTTAAGTCAGCAGTGATCATACCAGCTGAGAAGTTACCAGAAGCGTCACGGGCTACTACTTTTGAAGCTGTATTTGCTGATGTAGCATCAACGGCCCACGTTTGATTGGCGCTGCCGTTGTAATTTGAACCTGTTAAGTATGTGCCACGGGTTAAAGTGCTTAGAGTAACGTCTTGTGTGCCGTTGAACGTCTTGCCAGCAATAGTGCGGGCAGTCTCTAACGCTGTTGCAGTAGTGGCATTACCAAGCAACGACGCAGTGATCGAGCCGGCGGAAAAGTTACCCGACCCGTCACGTAAAACTAAGGTGTTGGCAGTATTAGCTGTTGCTGCCGACGCAAGACCGGCAGGCTTGTTATGAATATTTTCCCAGTCAGTTAACGATCTGACTGTATTCGCCGAATCTTTAAGATATACTTTTAAATCGGCGGTATTTACTGCTAACTCCCCGTATTCGAGGTCGCCAACAGTTGGCACCTTTCCAGTGACTGAGCTACGTTTGTGAACAATTCTATTAGCCATTAAATTCTCCTAATAAGGCTTGGTTAAATCTGAGGCCGTAATAACAGCCTGGGTTAATTATTTACTTGTTAATAACTGCCGCCGTCGATAACGACCATATCTATCGTGCCGCCGGTTACTGCTACGTTACTCATTGTGCCATCACTTATAGCGTTGTTTTGCAATGTACTCGCAGAAACCGTTACTCCAGTGAGCGTTGTTCCATTCATCGAGCCGTTTGTAAAGGTGCTATTAGTCAATGTTAAGGAACTACCAGACACGCCGCTAAGCGATCCGCCGGTGATTGCCACTGAGTTTGCATTTTGCGTAGCAATCGAGCCCAGGGCCAATGTAGTCCGAGCAGCAGCAGCATCGGCGGTTGCAATAATAGACCGGCCATATGCCGTGAGCGAAGTGAGCGCTGCTGTACTGCCACCATTGTAATACGCAATATTATTAGCTGCAGGGGTTAACGCCCCAATGGTGCTAAGCGACGAAGACAAACTAATAGTTGGATTACCCGACACTGCATTGCCGTCGGTAACCGAAATGCCTGTGGTTCCGGCTGCGATTGTTCGAGCGATTACTGTAGCTGTGCCGCTGCGTACAATAATACCATTGGTAGCCAAGTTGTGTAAAGCTAATGCCTGTCCTGACAGTTGAACTGTATCAGACTCAATTCCAATACCGTTGCCTACTAAGACGTCGAGCGTGTTACCTGTCTTAGTTAAGCCGTGTCCGGCTTGAATTTGCCCGGCGCCTGAGAACTGAACAAACACCACTGGATCGGACCCTAAGGTTCCGCCGGCATTTACCGTACAAAGATATCCGTTGTCAGCGTTTTGAGATCCTTCTTCGACAAACAAGAAAGCTGAAACTAACTCTTCCCAAGTGTTAACATCTTCGGCGCGTGTCCAGGAACTCGACGACACTACATACACACCGTTTTGAGCCAGCGTAAGTTGATCTTTTACTAAAACACGATCGCCGTCGGCGATCATAACACCGTCGATTGTCTGAAGTCCGCTTAGTGTAATATTTCCTGTAGTCGCTACCCGAACCGACTGCTTTGGATCGAGGCCCTGCACAGCCATGTCAACATAGTTCTTGGTTGCAGCGTCTTGCGAGTCTATTGGTTCAGCTAAGTTTACAACACGCCGGCTATTAAGCGATACGTTTGATACCGGAGCGGCCATTTGGTCTAAGCCAGACGTGCGCACTGCTTGGTGGAAATCAGTAACCTTTGCTGCTGTTATGTCCGGAATATCCACAGCCAACAAATTGCTACCCGTTGTGACTCGCCCTTTCGAATCAACTGTAACTTTAGCGTAGGTGCCTGCTGCAACCCCTGAGTTTGACAAGGTTAGTGTCGCTGATGCGTTAGCACTTCCGTCGAACTCAACTTGCCAGGTTGCATCACCTGTTGCTTGAATAGTGCGAGCAGTTTGTAAAGTAGTGCTGGTGCTGGAGTTGCCAACCAGCGAAGCAGTAATCGTGTTAGCAGCAAAATTCCCGGACACGTCGCGGGCCACTATGGTATTAGCTGCGGTTGAAGCAGACGCGTTTACGGACCAAGATACCGTCGCACTGCCATTGAATGGTCCACCTACTAAATAATCGCCGGCGGACAAGCTACTAAGAGTTACGTCTTGCGTGCCGTCGAATGTCTTACCAGCAATAGACCTTGGTGTTAATAACGAAGTAGCTGTGAGCGCATTGCCAGCTAAGTTTGCTGTGATTGTTCCAGCAGAGAAATCTCCATTACTATCACGTAAAGCTACTGTATTTGGCGTATTAGCCGTCGAGCCAGCGGCTAAACCCACTGGCTTGTTGTGAATACTTTCCCACGAGTTGACTGTAACAATCTGATTTGATGCGTTTCTAATAAACAGCTTAACGTCGTGCGAGTTCATCGCCAGTTCGCCGTAGCCTATATCAGCTAAAGTCGGAATACGGTTCGGAACTAAACTGCGTTTGTGTAAGATTTTATTTGTCATTGTGAGATTCCGTGCGATAATAGAGCTGTGCGACAGTGTCGCACAGCTCTATTTACCTAAAAATTAATACTCGCCTGCGTCAACATCAATGTCGCTGGACACTGGATTGTTGTTGCTGTCGAGAATACGGAATACTCCACTATCGTTCTTCAACCTTACGCCGCCCAAGTCAATGGTGTTGCCTGACAGGTAAAGATCGCGCCAACGGAAGCTTGCGGATCCTAAGTCAAACTCTTCGTTAGCAGTCGGAACTAAGTTGCCAGTAACGTCAATTTGTGCTGCTGATTCGGAAGCAATAACACGCGCAGTCTCAGAAGTGTTAACTACTTCGAGCGCAAACGACTTTGTGGTAGTTAGCTTACGAACTTCAATTACGTCGCCGCTTAGCGGGGCTTCGGTAAAGCTTAACGAGGTACCAGCAACTGCGTAAGCCAGTGTTGGGAACTGGATTACACCGTTGATGCTAACAATACAACTGGCAGTGGTTTGGGTGCTGCTTAGTGTAAACGTAGTCGTCGACCCGTCACCGTTGAACACTTCGGAAGCGATTAGGGTAAATTCAGCACTGGTACTGTTCCACGAATCGCCGTCGTAAAGCTCAAGGTCGCCGAGGTTGGTGTTAAAACGCACCATACCGGCCACTGGCACACTTGGACGCTCGGATGTTAAGCCTACTGGCACCATCATTGCGTCAGTTGCGTCAACCTTAAACGACACGTTAGCAGTTGGTGTGCTGCTTCCTAATACCACAGAACCTGTTGCACCATCGACAAACAACGCACTTGCTTTGGTGTCGCTTGACACGCGGAAGTCAATGTCTGCGCCGGCAGCATTTACAGTTAGCATAGTGCCTGCTGTTGTAATGTCGTCGCCTGCAACAGTAACATTGCCTAACACAGAAGTGCCAGTGACTTCAGCGTCGCCTGCAACACGAAGCTCGGTGCCATCGTACGTAAGGTTGGCCGATCCAATTAGCTCGCCATTTGCGCCTGCGTAAAACACTTCTTGCGCGGTAGCAGTGCTTACAAATACACCAGTGGATGCGTTTAGGTTGATGTTACCAGCCTGGAGGTCGAGGTCGCTTGCGGAGCTTACAACATTACCGTTGATAGTAACGTTATCTACAGTAAGATCGCCTGTTACAGTCGCTGACGCTGTTATTGCAACGTTGGCGCCGTCGAACTGAAGTGCTGCAACCGTTTGCAATACACCGTTTGCGTCAGTTACTACGAAACTGTTGCCGGCCATACCAGCTAATACCAGATCGTTGATAATAACTGCACCGTTTGCAGATTCGATAACGATGTCATCTTCGGCATTGATTGCCAGCCCTTCGGAACTGGTGATAGCATCACCATCAATTACAACATTATCAATCGCCGCAGCACCAGCAGTGAGTGTGCCGGTTACTGTAGCATTACCGGTTACAGTTAATGTAGTACCGTTAAACGCCAAGTTGGCTGCAGTTTGTAGTTCTTTTGCAGCGCCTGCAACAAATAGTTGACCGGCAGCGACTGCAGCAACGTCAACAACAACATTGGCTGCTGGGTCAAGCACCAGATTGCCTGTTGCAGTTACAATCGATGTAGTGGCTGCGCCAGTTATCGAATCGCCGTCGATTGTGACATTGTCGAAAGTTGCAGAACCATCAAGCGTTAATGCTGAAGTAGCGGTGTCGAACGTAAAGGTATCTACTTCAACTAACGCACCTTGCGCATTGGTTACTACCACACGATCAGCATCAAACCCAGCAATATTTAGGTTCGAAATATTTACTACGCCAGTTCCATTGGGAGTAATGTTGATATTGCCGTTAGCGCCACTGGTGATATTAAGTGCTTCAACAGACGACACTGCGTTACTGTCGATTCGCACATTATCAATTGCTGCAGAACCAGTCACTGCTAAGTTGGCACCATCAAACGTAAAGTTGCCCGAGCCAACAAGTTCTTTTGCAGCGCCTGCATAAAACACGTGAGATGCTGTTGCGTTCGACACAACTACATCTTCGGTTGGGTTCAGAACAATATTTAGGCCTGCGGCTTCAAGGTTACCTGCGGCAGTTACACTGTTGCCGTCGATGGTAACATTGTCTACAGTTGCTGAACCAGTTAGTACCAGTGCGTTAGTTGCAGAGTTATAAGTGAAGTCATCGTCGCTGGTCAGGCCGCCGGCGCCGTCGGAAACGACTACGCGGTTTGCTGTTACGCCACCAACTGTTAGGCCAGCAATGTTGGTTACACCGCCTGCGCCTGGGGTAATGTTGATGTCTTCGCCTGCAGCAGAAGTAAGGTTAAGCGCAGCGTCAGACGAAACAGTAGTGCCGTCGATAGTAACATTGTCTACAGTGAGCTTACCAACAAGCGCTAAGTTAGCACCGTCGAAAGTAAGGTCTGCGTCGGTGATCAATTCGCCGCCGGTTGTGGTGAACACTACACGGTTTTCGCCTAAGTCGGCAACACGAAGCTGATCGCCACTTGGAATTAATACTTTACCGGCGCCAGTTGCAGTTAGTGTTAAGTCTGTGTCGAGGCCAGAGATAATCTGAAGTTGACCAGATGCGGTGATTGACGAATCGTTAAGTTCGATTGTATCAACAATAACTTTACCAACGTTGATGGTACCGAGTACGCCGGTTACTTCTTCGTCAGTGATTACTGCGTCGTTAAAGTAACGGAACTCTTCAGTTGGGTGATCGTAACCCATCCAGGCTGATTGTTCTTCGTTTGCAGTAACGTCGTAATACCACATGCGAACGCCACGGTCCTTACCGTCGTTGGCAGTAAGCGGAGCACCGTTGGCGCCGCGGCCAAGCTCGATGATTGGATCTTGGATGCGCACTACAGTCGAATCTACAGTAGTAGTGGTGCCGAGAACCGACAAGTTACCCGAAACAGTTACATTACGGTCAACATAAAAGTCACCAGTGCCGTTTGGATCGATGCGAAGCTGGGTGTTGGTGCCAGTGGTGTTAATGGTTGAGCCGTTAAGCACTACGTTATCTACAGTGAGCGAGCCAGTGACTGTGAAATCATCACCGTCGAACTGTAGGTTACCGTCGGTTACCATCAGGCCGTCGACATCAGTGAATACCACACGGTATGGAGTTTGTCCAGCAACTTGAAGGTTAGCTACATTTACAACACCGTTTCCGTTTGGAGTGAGGTTGATATTGCCGTCGTTACCAGAAGCAAGAGTTAACGAGCCGTCTGAAGAGATGGTTGAGCCGTCGATAGTAACGTTGTCTACAGTAAGCGAACCGGTTACACCAACGTCGCCTGTTACGGTAAGATCGCCGCCGAGAATTACTCCGTTGCCATCATACACAAAGTTAGCAGAGCCAACAAGCTCTCGGTTTGCGCCGGCATAGAAGATCTGAGTGGCAGTGGCAGTATCAACAATGACATTGGCAGTTGGATCAAGCACAATGTTGCCAGTTGCTGCGATTGTAGTCGAAGCGGCGCCAGTGATTGTGTCGCCGTCAACGGTAACGTTATCAACTACCAACGATGCAGCCGATACTTGACCGGTGGCTGCTACATTACCAGTTACAGCAAGGTTTGCTCCGTTGTAGGTAAAGTCCGACGAGCCTTCGAGCGCGCCGCTGGCACCAGCAACAAACACTTCGTATTGTGTAGCGCCAGCGACATTAACTGTGCCAGCGGTAGAGCTGAGCACCAAGTTACCGGCATCAGCATTTACTGTAGCGCCAGTGATTGTTACGTCGTCGGCGGTGACTGGATGGGCAAACACTGTGTTAGCAAGCGTAGTGGTTACTACAGCAACATTATCAACAGTAATAACTACTTCGCCAGGAGCTACACCGTCGTCGTTGACAGCAATGCCCGAGTCGTCAGCGCCGATCGCCGACTGATCGCCAACTTGTTGATCTACGTAGTTTTTGTTTACAGCATCAGTGCCAGTAACAGGTGTGCCAACATTTTGAATCACTGCGCCCGAAACACTCACAACACCGTTGCCATTTGGATCGAGGATGATCGATCCGTCAACAACCGTAGTAGTGACTGTGGTACCGTCGAAGACCAAATCTGCAACATTTACAACACCGTTTCCAGCAACAGCAATAGTTACATCTTGATCTTCAGCTGCAGATATAGTAAGCGAGCCAGCCGACTCGATCGAATCGCCGTCGATGGTAACATTGTCAACAGTTGCCGAACCGGTGATAACTGCGTTAGCGCCATCAAAAGCAAAGTTAGCAGAACCAATCAGCTCTTTATTGGTGCCCGAGTAAAACACTCGACCTGCAGTAGCAGTGTCAACAATAACATTAGCTGTCGGGTCCAGTACAAGGTTGCCGACTGCAGTGACAGCCAAGTTAGCATCAGCAGCAACTAAGCCTTCGCTGATAACAATATCAGCGATCGAAGCCGACTCCGACACGGTGGCGTCACCAACCAGCGCTAACGAAGTGCCGTTAAACGTTAGGTTAGCCGAAGTTACTGAATGCCCTGAACTGTTGGTTACTACCACTGAGTTAGCAACATGACCGTCGACTTGAAGATTCTTTACAACAGTCGAGCCAGTGTCTGGCTGTATTGATATCGAATCGCTACCCGACACTGAAATTATCAGTGGCGCATTGGCAGACACTGTGCCACCGTTGATAGTAACGTTGTCAACTTTAAGCGAACCTGTTAGATCGAGTGCGCCGGCAGTAAAGGTAAAATCTTCGCTGGTTGTAACCCGGCCGCTGGCATCAGTAAATACCACTGCGTTTTCAGTCTGGCCAGTTAGCGCAAGATTCCCGGAAATTGCTTCAGCAGTTAAAGTGGCTACGCGAATGTTTGCATACCCAGCTGCACTTTCGTCGATGGTCGAATCAGAGCCGTCGGAGTCAGTGAATACTGCTTTAAACTCGCCAGCGGACTCATCCCACACTAACGCAATGTTGTCACCTGCAGAACGGACACCAACAAAGCCGATGTCTACGCCGACTGTGCCTTGTGCACCAAGCACCATAATCGGATCTTCGATTGTAGTGTTAGTAGTATCGATGGTTGTAGTAACCCCTTGAACTACGAGGTTACCGGTTACAGTTAAATCCGAATCGTAAACTAACGAATCGGCTAACTTTAAACCAGTTACAGTGTGATCAACTAACTTTGTAGAAGCGTTAATTGTTGCATCTGTGATCTGGTTGTTTTTAATGCGCGTGATTGCCATTATGATTGCTCCTTGTTATATTGATATTTACCGAAATTTGGTAAATCAAGCCCGCGGAGCAATTATTTTGGTCTTAGAATTCTCCAGAGTCGACTGTTGGATCAGCGAGCGCAACAGTAAGCGAAACTGCGCCGGTTAGATATCTAATTTCAACAACGTCGGTGACTTCAGGTGCACTGGCAAATAGGATAGAATCTCCCATAATCGAGTAAGCCGAAAACGGTTGTTGGACAATGCCGTTAATGCTGACTAAAATAGTCAACGGAGTGGCATCGTAATCTAAAACAAATAACAAACTTGACCCATCACCGTTGAAGCTTTGCGATCGTGGCTCTACATAGTTCGGTCCTATTTCGGCCCATCGCGTGCCGTCCCACATCTCGACTACCAGTTTTTCCAAATTGTATCGAGTGGTCCCCAACAACGGCGCACTTGGGCGCGATGCTGTGCTGCCGCTTGGCAAGACAACACCGCCGGAACCGTGGATATTAACTAATCCACTACCAGTTGTGATAATGTCTAAGTTTGTGTCTGGCACCGTAGATATAATCTGAGATCCAGACAATCTTATTCCACTGGTTTCGACGTCGCCTGCAACAGCCAAAGATCCGACATACACTCGACCGTCGGTGTATACCGCTAAAGCTTCATCCCACACCGAGTCGGTGTACCCGCCTGCATCAAATACAAGTCGCCCTGGCCGCCCAACCGTTTCTGTAGTGCCGGCTACCACTCGCAACGAAGTTCCGGTGGCTACTCGGCTGATACTGCCAGAGTCTGGCACTGCTATTTCTATTAGAGGTTGTTGCGAGGTTGCGGCTATTTTAATTGTTTTTTCAGCGATCAGATCGCCGGCGGCGCCGAGGTGTAGATCACCAGTTAGTGTGTTAATAAGCCCACTGGAAAGCCGAGTGGCATCAACTGCCAACACCCCAGTATTAAAGGTTAATAACGAGTCACTCGTTATTTCGCCAGCGGCACCAGTAAACAACAACTCAGTTGGTTGGCGGCCTGCAACATATACCGCTCCGTTTAACTGGATAGTGCTTGAATCAACACTAAGTGACGACGGCGACGATATTGTAGTTGCGTTAAACGTTAAAGAGCCAATTTGCGCTTGCTCTGTAATCGACAACACAGACCCACCAACGTTATACAAAACCCGCGGATCTGTTGTTAAATTACCAGCCGAATCGGTGACCAAAAACCTATTAGGCACTAAGCCACTAAGCGAAAGCCCGCTAACATTAACACTTCCGCCAGGCCCTGGGAAAATATTGACATTCCCAGTGGTTGTACCTATGTTTAAGTTGTTGTTACCGAGAATCGACCCAGCACTCAATGAAATATCAGCTACTGAGATCGCTTCAGAAACCGCAAGCGTGGTTCCATCGAAATTTAACGCTGTCGAAAAAGATAGCTCTTTGTTAGGCCCGTAAAACGCAACACAATGCGGGAACGCTGTTTCTACTATTACATTCTCGTCGGGCGCTAACACTAAATTCCCGGAACTCAGTACGGCGTTCCCGTCAATCGAAACATTGCCTACGCGGGCGTTGCCCTCGACGGTGAGAGAATGAGTGGGCACTACTGTGTTAATCCCAACACGCCGCGACTGGACGTCTAAATAAAGCAAGTTTCCGTCAACAGCAAGATTTACTCCTCGTCGGAGTAAATTTGCTTTTAACATCTCGCCGTCAACTCTGTTTAACATTTTCAATCCTTGAGTGCTTAAAATTAGAGCGGTACGCCGGGCCCTATCGCGCCGGGGCCGGGCCCTATAGCGCAACCAGCAGTGGTTGTAGTGCCTAAATTATGTATAACGCTTACGTTAACTCCCGGCGGAACTACTTCTGCAAAGTAAATTGTATCTGTTCCGTCAACGGTATAACTTTCGTTAGGGATTTGGTATAAATGACCAACAAAGACTAAAACATCGCTGGCATTTTCAACATTATACGACAGACCCGAAAACCAGGCACTACTACCGTCGGCGAGAAAAGTATCAACCGTAAGGTTAGTTTTGCCTTCGGTTGCAATTATTCTATACCCCGATCCGGTATAATATTCAAACTTACACAAATCTTCATTATATCGGATTTGTCCTGGCACTGGATCAAACGGGCGATGCGCAGTCGGGCCTTTAGGGGCCACAATGCTCGAATCTCCTGCTTGAATTCGCCGGTTTTTTACCATGTAGCCCATCTTAGAATCCTGTGTAACTTACGAAAGCGGCAATAGCATCGTTGTCGGAACTGGCAACATAAACGTAGTCACCATCAGACAAAATAATTTTTTCAGCAGCATGGTAAAACATATATGTGTCTTTGCTGGCTATTAGTAAATCTGTCACAATTAGATGCTGCGGTAGCGGGGTTTGGCCTGCCGGCACAATGTAAACACTCACTGTCACTGAGTCTGACAGCGTATTGCACAACGACATAAATGTAATTGCGGTATTTCCAGAACTCAAAAATATCGTGTTCGAGCCCGAACCAACAAGCGTATTAGCGATTGCCATAGTTAATCCTTAAAATATTATCGAATATATAATAGCCTTCGACTTACTCACCAGTTCGTCTTTGACTTCATTTAACGCCGAATCATATGTCGAAACATACAGTGCGGTGCCACCTTCTTTCATTGCTTGCGCATAGACTATAGTGTAATCCACAGCAGCAGCCGGCGCAAGTGTTTGGTGAGGAAGCTTTAGCGAAGCATTGATATTAACAATGGTTGATGTCGGCGAAATAGTTACGTCGTTTGGTCCGGTAATAGCCTGATTGTTGGTGTTTAACGGAGCCGACAGTGTCGGGCTTGGGTCGTCTATCAACAACCCCGACGCACCAATTGGGTGCCATACAATGTTATCTTTACTGATTTCCCAGTGATCTGACAAAGTGTTCCATCGGAGGCCGGCTTTAGACCCTAAACTTTGATTTTTTACCACTTCGATGCCGAGAGCTGTAAAAAGACCGTCGTTGCCGGCGCCGACGGTGATTATCGGATCCGAAATAGTAGCTTCTTGAACTTGAATGTCGGTGATTGATCCAACAAACTGCACATTGCCTACAACATTTAGATTGCCGTCGATGTTTACCGTGCGAGTTTGAATATTAACATTGTCGTCGGAGCCGACTGTGACTATGCTATAATCACCCGATAATCGTTTAACTGTGGCCATTATTATTCCTCTATAGCGTATTTAGCAGTTTGGAAAACGATTTCAGTGGCAGTGTTTCTAAATTCTTTATATGGTTTAACTCTACAAACTTACTGCTGTCAGACACTACGCGAACAAAAGATGTGTTTGGAAAATCGCCGGCGATTTTTGTAATTTGCTTTATCCAGTTTTCGCCTGGTGTAGCAGGGTCAGTTGACTTTTTGTAAAAGGGAGTGTCAGCATAAACATTATTAAATCGCGCGCCGTCGACACTGCCGAAATCAAACCCTAACATAAAAATAACATCGCAATACTGCGCAGCTAACGCAACCGCTATCGGACCTGAACTAAACCCGTAGTATTGGGCAGGAACAGGATACGCACCCTTGCCATCCTCAGGGACGCGCGTGTAAAATCTATGCCTTTTACTGTAGCCAATCTTTTGGATTTCAGTAGAAATTAGCTTATCGGTGGCTACTAACACGTCAGGGATATAATCGCGATATAACGCGTTACATCCGTAGAGCAACCCCTTTTCTTTTAAAACGTCGAGGTCGATATCTTTGCGGCTGCTGCCGTTGCCTAAAACAAACCCTATAATCATAAAAAACTCCCAATGTATTTACACTGGGAGTTTTTCGGCAGTATTTTATGCGTAGTTAAATGATGGTGCTGCCATCGTCGATAGACCCCGGTGGGATGTCGAATGCTACAGTAGCCGTCGGATACACGGTTGCGCCAGGTGCTATAGCGTTAAACGACAGCAAATACTTGGTGCCGTCGAAACCATGTCCCCAGCGGTTCGTAATTCGAGACAATCGACCAACTGACGTTGTAACTGTCATGGTGTTGGCTGTTAACGAGCCGTCGGCCAAATCTGACAACGTGCAGATGCCACGGTTGCCACTGGCATCTTCAACTAAAAACTTAGCGCGCCCTTTCTGACGAATAATCGATCCGACAGATTCGGCGTTTTCGCCAACCTTCACACGGCAAACAATTTGAGTGCCAGGGATTAAAATATTCCCGCCGACTACACCATAGGTGTTTGTAATACCTGCTGGATTGTTGAATGCCGAGCTTTTATTCTCGCCTTTTGCTACTTTTAGTGGTCTTCCCATTTGTTTCTCCTTTAATTAGCGTTCTAGGCTATACGCAGTGGGTCTGCATAAACCATTTTGTGGCGAACTGTGTATTTACGCGTACTGGCCGCCGGTTATTGCTGTTCCTGCAATAGTGCCAGGTATAAACGATGCGCCAGCCCCAAAAGTTTGGATAGCAGCATTAAGTTCAACATTATAGCGCTTGCCGCTTGCTGCACCAGAGAATGTGGTACCAAAGAAGGTAGCAGTGCCCCCAGTTGAGACATTAAGGAATGTATTAAACACTGGATTGCTGTTAACTGTCACTACAAACCCAGAACCCGAACACATGTAATCTGCTGCCGTTCCTGTAACATTGATGTGATATGCTGTAGCTGCGGCAGTAATTGTATACGACCCTGTACATTGAACTCGGCCGCTGTAGCAAACAATATGACTGCCACTAGCAGCACCAAAGCGCACATCGCGGAACGACAATAAACTCAAACCATCACAGGCTAGGTGAATTGCTCCACCAGTAAACGACATCCCTTGTACGTTCCACATGCCCCCGCGGTTCACTGAGATTAAGGTTGATCCGGCCGGACCGGATAGAGACACGTTTCCCGGTGTGGCTAAATTTCCGCGAATAATCGGAAGACCTGCGCCAATGGTATTACGAAGCAATACGTTTTCTGCGTATGACCCATCAGCTAATTGAATTATTACGTTGTGGGTGCTCAAGTCAAGATTCTGAACTACGTTTACAGCATGTTGAATAGTCTGAAACGGGGTGCCTGCTGTCAACCCATTGTTGGCATTATTACCTGTGGTACTAACATAGTACGTTCGAGGTTCTGTGAGTAATTCGCGCCCAGACCCTGACCCACCAAAATCCAATGGCTTATTAGCAATATTTGCCCAGTCGTTAATCGCTACTACACTATTACTCGAATCTTTAATGTAAAGTAACTTATCGGCGGTGTTAACTGCAATTTCTCCAGCGGCTAACTGAAGTGCAGTAGGAATTTTACCCGGAACTGCGGATCGTTTATGTTTGATGCTTGCCATAGTCGGCTCCTTTAAAATAATGTAAAAATATGCAAAGCATACTTACTCTTTTATTTATTCAGAGCCTAGAAATATTGACTTCCATTAGTTGCTGCTCCGCTCAGTGAACCAGGAAAATAAGTGGCGTTTCCAGTACCGGTATATATACAAGAATTCCCAGAAGCAACGTACCTATAACCAGTGGCCGTGCCGGTTAACGTAACAGATGCTGCTTCGATATACGCGCCGTTATAACAAGCAACTACAGTATTATATACAGGATTAGCATAGAACGTCAGAGTAACTCCCGGGGAGATTACTATTGCACCATTTGCATTTGAGAAAAGACAACTAAATCCGCCGCCATAAAAATCGCAGTTGTTCGTTATGTATATTCTTCCTTCAGACGCTGCCTGAAGTTGATGATTCCCTGCACATTGCCCTATCCTAACTTGGGATAGCTCTATTTTTCCGCCGCGGCGAGCTACAATTCCCGAGCCAGCAGTAGACTCTACTGTTAGAGCCTCTACCTTCCAAAGAGTATTCCCGCTATTTGTTATAGCAGGCGACGGCGATTTAATCAACACGTCAGTCGCATTCTGCAAATTTCCTCTGAGGGAGCACACTGACCCGCTTGTTGCCCCAACTACAACAGGCAAATTAACTTCCTCTAAATACGTCCCTTTTAATAATTGAACAGTTACGCTAAATGAAGATGCGTCGAGCTTCTGCACCGCAGACATAGCCATCATAATAGTTCTAAATGGAGTAGCGGGTGTTAACCCGTCATTCCGGTCGTTGCCGTGCGGAGACACATAGTATGTTCTGTCCGCTATTAACCGCTCAGACACCACTAATGAATTACCCACAGGCACGTTAGAAGTGCCACGCGATCCACTATACACCACCGTCCACCCGGCTGCGTTATCGCTAGTTGCAGGCTGACCTACATATAAACGCCCGTTGCCAATGTGGAACCAAAATTCGTATTCATCAATTTCCGGCGCGGTAGTTCCAAAAAAGACACTTGCAGTAGAAGGGAGCGAAGTCAAATCTGGTTTGTTAAGTAAATTGTTCCAGTCGTTTAACGCTATCACGTTACCTGACGTATCCTTGGTATACAGTGCAATGTCAGTAGTATTAATAGCTAATTCGCCCAATGCTAATTGCTCAGTGGTAGGAACTTTCCCTTGAATTGAACTTCTTTTTAATTTAATTGTTGTCATCCGCTAAGCCTCAATTGTAAATATAAATACCGCCGGTGCTAGTTGTTCCTGCAATGTTGCCAGGAAAAAAAGTTAGAGTCGCTCCTGCGACGCTGATTATGCTTAATCTGTCTACAGAATAACGACTGCCAACAGCACTGCCAGTGAACGTAGCACCTTGCCCGTAAAGCAACGACGATCTACTTACTCCACAAAAAGCAGTAGAAAAATTGCGAGTTCCATTTAACGTCACAGGAGTATTCACAATTCTGGCTTCAGATCCATCAGTTACATAAATGTGATATTGTCCATTGCCGCTTATCACATACGCCCCGATTGCTTCTACCAGGCTCCCGGTAAACACACCAATGTGGCCGGCGGTAGCTGACCCAAAGTCTATATTTAAAAAGCGTATTACAGAATTGAACGCAGCATTAATACAATACGTTCCGGCTACAGAACATGTTACTTTGATGTTGCGAATTATCCAACTGGTTGTTCCGGCACTATAAAAACATCCGTTTGAAACCGCATTAACTGTAACAGCAGACATGTTTGACAGATTGCCTTGAATTGTCACTTTTATGCCTGTGTTGTCAGCTCCGACGATGTGTTTCAATGTAACAGATTCGTTATATGTCCCATCTGCTAGCTGAATTATAACTGACCCTGTAGATATATCTAATGCTGCTACAGTATCTATCGCTTTCTGAATGGTAGCAAACGGTGTTGTTTCTGTTAATCCGGTGTTGCTGTTGCTACCATTTGTAGCCACGTAGTATATTCTTTGTGTCGTTAATCTTTCGCGCAGGTATGTTGAGCTTGTGTGTAGCTCGGCGCCCGGTTGCGGAGTAACAGTTTCTACCCATGTTCTCGGGTTTACACTATCATTCACTGCGGTCCACAATGTGTTTGTAGATGTGTTCCACCAAAAGGAATACGTGTTAACGTTTGGTGCAGTGTTGCCGGTGAACAACGACGAACTGCCTTGCCAAGCACTCACGTCTGGCTTATTTTGAACGTTTGCCCAATCATTGATTGCTACTATATCACCAGCAGAATTTTTTGTATAAAGTATCTTATCGGCTGCGTTAATTGCTAACGCACCGATTTCTAATTGCTCAGTTGTGGGAATTTTAGCAGGTACCAAGCTGCGTTTGTGTTTAATTGTTGGAGCCACGATTATTGTCCTTAGTAATATATTCCGCCGGTGCCGACTGTCCCTGCAGTATTGCCTGGTAGGTATGAAGTTCCAGCGCCATTAGTGTCTACTAACCCAAGTAGCGTAGCTTCGTATCTTTTACCAGTAGCACTGCCAGAGTACGTAACTGTTGCTCGGTAAATGATGCTACCACCGAGAGCTGCCCTAGCAAATACTGTCGAAAATGTTGGAGAGCCAGTTATTGTTACTGTTTGGGCAGTAACAAAAATAATATTACCTTTAGAATTTGAAAGCATGTGTCGCTGAGCACCGCCGCTTATTAAGTAGCCGCCGGATATTTCAATTTGGGCGCCTTCGTATACAAACATATGAGCCGCTGCAGAACTTCCAAAATTAATTTGAGAAATACGTACTACTGAATTCTTTGCTGCTACAAGCGAATTTCCGGCAGTGGCGGAATTCTGTATTCGCATATATCGCAGCAAATACCCTTTTTCGGCCGAAGTTGATGCAACTGCCCATGGTCTTGCTCCGTCGCCTTGAATGGTGACTGCAGAAATATTTGACTGGTTGCCTTGAATTATTACTCCCACTGAGGCTACACTGCTATAACCAACCAATTGCTTTAGAGTCACCGATTCATTGAATGTGCCGTCTGCAAGTTGAATGGTTACTGTTCGGCCGCCTAAATCAATATTGTTTGCTACAAAATCAACTGCATATTGAATTGTAGCAAATGGCATACCAGCGGTTAGTCCGTTGTTCGAGTTAGACCCCGTTGAATCAACATAATATGTTCTGTCTGCTGTTAGATATTCTCTTGTTTGTAACACAGGAATATCGATTATCTCACCAACTGGCCCAGTGCTGCACTGTTGCCACGTACCCGAAACCGAGACACTGAAAATCTGCGAGTTTTGATCCCACCAATATGCGTATTCAGTCGCGGGCGGAGCAGATGCGCCTATGTATAATTCATCTGAGACTGTGCTAATAACCGGTCTATTGGCTATATTTTCCCAATCGTTAAGAGCAACTATAATGTTAGATGAATCTTTTGTATATACAGCCTTATCGGCACAGTTAATGGCCAACTCGCCCACTTCAAGTTGGAGCGACGTGGGAATTTTTCCCGGGACTGAACTGCGTTTATGCCGAATTCTTGATGCCATAAAAATGATTTCCTGATCCTTCTAATATTTACCAGAGTCACTAATTTTAGTAATCTAACAGAATAAATAAAAGAAAAGCCCGCAGTTCACAGAGCATCCGTCGATTCTAGACATTGCTAGTGTAGCCACTGCTATCATTCATTACACAAAGCAGAACGCACTCTTCGTTCTTTAATAGTATTAGCCCACTGGACTCCTATTAGGTGCTAACCAGTAAATGCGCTGGGTAATACCAAATCATAGTTTCTAATATTTTACTTGCCTTTTGATAATTCAAATTGCACCAGTTGCTCAACTAACTTAGGTAGCTTTTTGCGGCGGTCGAGTAATCGGCGGTGCTAGCAAGCTATTGGCACAGTTCAAAAAAGATTATCCAGACGCAACTGTTATTTCCTATTCTGATAACGAATGGAGCACAGGCAATCTGTATAACGCGATTGGGTTTACGCTAGTCAAGGAAGTTGCCCCCAGTTACTGGTATTTAAAACCAAATGAGCATCGGTTGTATCACAGGTACTCATTCAATAAACAGAAACTAATACAGCTTGGATATAGTAGCGAGTTGACCGAATCACAAATAACCAAAGAAATGGGCTTGTTAAAAGTATGGGATTGCGGAAAGAAGAAATGGATTTTGCGCCCGTGAAAAAGCCCCTTGCGGGGCTTTTGTTTTACCTATTTCCTCGACTTTATTATTTGCTATGTTATAGTCATAAATAATACAGCATGGTCATAGTATGAATTTTATCCAACAATATCACTCGCTTAAAGAAAAATATCCGCCGAAACTAATCTGTAAAGCTATTACACGCGATGCTGGACTATGGTCGCATATCTGCGAAGAAACTGCACAATATACCGACCTATCTGTTCCTGAGCGAGTTTATCTATGGGAGCACCAAATCTCACCGTATTGCCAGCATAATAACAAGCGTAGTTTCAATACGCTCGAAAAAGGGTATCGGCAGTTTTGCGGTCCGAGAAATAAATGCCAATGTAGCCGCGAGCATCACTCCGAAAAACTTAAAGAAAACTGGCAGCAACAAGACAAAGAAACAACTGCTGTTCGTTTCAAAAAAATGCAGCAAACAACTCTTGAGAGATACGGCTGCACTAACGCAGCAAAAGCCAAGGAAGTAAAAGAAAAAATTAAAGCCACTAACCTCGAAAGGTATGGAGCTGAATCGCCGTTTGCTTCGGCAATTATTAAAGAAAAAATTAAGACTACTAACTTAGAACGTTACGGAGTCGAGTCTCCATTTCAGTCAAAAGAAATTTTAGAAAAAGCCCTCACTACTCAGCAAGAAAAACACGGCGGACTAATGGTAGCAGCTAGGGCGAAGCTATTTAAAAAATACGGTGGTAATCCATTTGCCCACCCCGATATTCAGAATAAAATACGTAATTCTACCGTTAAAAATCACGGCGTTGAATATTACTCAAAAACCAACGAATACAAAACGAAAGTAAAACAAACCAAAAAAGCTCGGTACGGCGACGAGAATTACAATAACCTCGAAAAAGCAAAACGCACTTGTCTTGAAAAATACGGGGTTAGAAATCCTGGAGTTTTGACAGAAAATAGCCAAAATCCAAATCTCATAGTCCTTAGAGACAAAGAAAAACTTCTAGAATTATTTCCTGCGTTGTCTGTTGAAGAAATAGCCTCTAAATTAGAAGTTCATATAGTCACAGTGTATAAGTATCTTGCTATACACGATCTTCGCGACAAATACAGGTCCTCGTTTGAAAAAGAAATTGTCTTATTTTTAGAATCTCTCGGAGTTTCTAATATTGTGTGTAACTCAAAACAAGTTATTCCTCCAAAAGAAATTGACATTTTCTTACCAGACTATAATATAGCAATTGAGTTCAACGGATTATTCTGGCACCACGATGGCCACGAACGAATCGACCCATTATACCATTATCGCAAATTCAAAGAATGTGAAGCAAAAGGTATTTTGCTGCTATCCATCTTTAGTCATTCGTGGGACACCAAAAAAGATATATGGAAGGCCAAAATTCGTCACAAACTCAATCATTCTAATGCGCCGAAAGTATTTGCCAGACAAACGCAAGTGGTACAGCTAACAACAAAAGAATCACGACCGTTTTTAGATAAAAATCATATCCAAGGTTATTGCGTTACTCCATTTCAATATGGGTTGAAATATAAAGGCGAAATTGTAGCCGTAATGACTTTTTCGCGAAAAAGAGCTGGTATCGGCGGAAAAAACAAAAACGCTTGCTGGTTTGAACTTGTTAGATATGCTACATCGTGTTCAGTAGTTGGGGGTGCGTCAAAATTGCTAAAACATTTTATCAAGACGCAACATCCTACGACCATTACATCATACTCAGATAATGAATATAGTACCGGCGGTATGTACCAAAAACTTGGGTTTTCATTAACTAACGAGACCAAAGCAGGTTATTTTTATTTTCACCCATCCACTGGAGAAATAAAAAACAGATTTTCAATGGCCAAATTTAAGTTAGTTGAGCAAGGTCACGACCCAAATAAAACCGAACGAGAAATCACTGCCGGTCTCGGATACTTGCGAATATGGGACTGCGGCACTCGGACTTGGGTGCTACACCCGTGAAAAAGCCCCGCAAGGGGCTTTTTGTTTTGAAGCGTGTGCTGTTGCTTATTAGCTGAACGAGAGGTTCGACAGCGAAATAGCACCAACATAGTCCCCTGCGTTGCCAAAGCTCGATGCGGTGTTAGTCAACTCGAGGTAACCATAACGTGTCATAAAGCTTACGACTGGTTCGAACGTAGTTGGATCAAGCACAACACCAGAGCTCATTAGCGGAATGTATGGGCAGTAGAACGCAGCCGCATCAGCTTCCGAAGAACCTTTGTAACCAACAAGCACAGGTGTAGCGTCGTTGGCGTAGGAGTCAACATAGACCTTCATGGCGCTGTTTAGCGTACCAACAAACTTGGTGTTGGTTGGAGCTTCAAACGTGCCTTCGGTGGTACGAGCAAAGGCCGAAGTAGTAGCCGACTGGAGTACGGTCAGCGCGGTTGGGGAAACAACCGCCCAGTTACCAGCACCACGACGTGTGCGCTGAGCGATTAGGTTAGCAACGCGGTTGATAAGAACAGCTAGGGCAGCGTGCTCGTCACCAACGAAAGTAGCAGTACCGGACACAGCAGCTTGGTCAAACGAGAACTCGGTAGCGGCTAGGCTACGTAGCGAGAGAAGGATCTCTTGGTCGATTTCAGCAGTGATTTCCTGCGCTAGAGCGGCCATGATTTCAGCTTCAATATCAATACCGTGCATAGCTTGCGCGTCTTGAGCAGCTTCGAAGGTCCAGCGAGCTTGTAGCCTGCGGGTCTTAGCTTCGACAGCTTGCTTTAGCAACTGAACCGAAATGTTACGACCACCAACAGCTTCCATTTGCGCAGTAGATGCGCCTTGGTACGAGTTCTGAACACTACCAACACCGGCCGAGTAGGCTTGGGCGATCTTGAATGGGCTTAGCGCTTCTTCGCCAGCGACAGTCGAAGTACCAGCAGCAGAGTTATCCTGCATAGTGGTGCCATAACGAACGCGCAGTGTGTGGATCTGGCCCACTGGGCCGGTCATTGGCTGAACACCGACTAGCTCGTTAGCGATAACGGTCGGCATAACTCGACGGATAACCGGTAGAATCACGCGGTTAAGGGTAGCAATGTTACCAGACACGGTGCTGCCAGCAGCAGCCGATTCCGATAGCAGATGGCGGCGAGTGTTTTCGAGCACTACGCTCATTGTTGAACGACGAGTACCAGCAAGGCCTTCTAGTAGGGCTTCTTTAGCCTCGTTCCAACGGCTTTCAAGTAATTCCTTGGACATATTTTTCTCCTATTCCTTTTTTGTTTTAGTTAAGCCCTGCCAGACGCTTGAGGTCGATAACGTTATTCTTATCTTCAACCGCGGCAGATTTATCACCAGTTACAGTAGCGCGCGATTCTACAAGTGGCTTCTTAAATGTCGATTCCACAGTAGCACGCTCAGCCAATACAGCTGGTAGATACTTTTCGAAAGCGCCCTTTAGACGAGCTGTTTGGACGTTTTCAAGTAAATTACGCATTACGGATGCTTTGTCCTCTTTGAGGGTTCCTAGCAACTCGTCCAAGATTTCTTGACGCTTAGTCGACTCTTGGATCACGCGAATTTGCTTTTCCTTGGTCTCAACAATCATTTTAGCTTGTTGAGCTTGTTTGCGAGACTCATTAAGGGCAGCGTCTTTTTCTTTGATCACTGACATTAACTTACGAATCTCTGCGTTTTCGTTTAGGTGTGTTGCGCCGAACTCTGTAGCAAATGCTTCAAAAATACGACGACCAAAACTGTTTTCACGGGCGACTTTGATGTCCTCGTGAAGCTGTGTTAGCTCAGACTTTAGATGGCCTGCAACCGACTTGCTTAGTTTGGCTGAGTTTTCGGCAACAAATCGCTTCTTAAGGGCAGATAGCTGCTGGCGTGCTTCTTTTACCAGGCGAACTTTGGTTTCTACCACTTCGCGCTTGTCTTGAGCAAATTCATTTAGCTCACGAGCAAGTGCGTGCATAACAAAAGACTCCATCTTTGCGAGGCCGGCCTTTTGTGTTTTACGATCTTTTTGCAGCTCACTGATTTCTTCAGCTAGCTTCCCTACCATGAAGTTGTTGAAACGAGTTGAATCTTCACGAAGTTTAACTTGAGCTTTTACGCGATCCTCAGCTAGTGCAAGACGCTCAGCTTGAACCTGCTGAATTTCTTCCATAAGCTTGTCTGTTACCAGACGATCAAGAGCCTCAACCATTACAGCTTTGTCATGGTCATATCGCTGAGCAAACTCTTCGCGCATTTCTGAGCGAATTTCTTCGCGAGCTTCGTTGAGCTTGGCGTTCCAAGCTTCGTTGATAGCTTCGCGAGTTTCCTCGTTGATAATGCCACTTTCAAGCAATGGCTTCATAGCATCAATCATGCTTACTCTCCTGATATCTTTAGATCCTTGATCAGCTTGGTAATCTCACCTTTCAAGTATCTTTGAACTTTTGTGTCCGCACTAGCTTCCTTTGCCATGTCAAACAAACGATGACCATGGCGCATATTCAGCAATCCTTCGTAGATTGCTGTTGGATATGCATTAGGAGCACTAGGCTGGGCAACCACGTCTACGGTTACAATTTCGTATTCGCTGACGTGCCCTGATGCCTCGTTAACGTTTCCGCTGCCTCGGCTCGAAACTCCTAGCTTTACACCGCTTTCAAGCATTGTGCGCACTAGGTTGCCCATTGGAGTGGGCAATATTTTTAGTTTTCCAAACCCGTTAGGGCCATCCATCCACATTTCAGTGATCATATGGCTGACCCGGTCGAGGTTGATTTTTAAATCATCTGGGTGATCTACTTCCCCAAGGACTGAATAACCACCAGAAATTTGTTCATTTAAAGTAGTAACAGCTTTAGAGATCTCGCTCACCGGATATACTCGCTGGTTGGCGTTTTTAACACCACCTTGAATACATATTCCTTTCATAAAAAGGTTTTTACCTTTTTCGTCGCCCTCAACAACAATGCGGGCGGCGTCAAAAGTAAGGTGTTCTTGGAGTAATCTCATCGCCAGTCCTTATTACTTGCGAACAATGCTCTGCTTGTCAGTGCCAGCTGGTTCAGATTTCGCCGAAGCTGGTGCTTTTGACTTGAATGCGCCGCGGGCAGCATCTTGCGGTCCGGCTACGCCCATTTTCTTAGCTCCTGGAGCTGAACGGCCAGTTTCTGCCGAAGTGTCAGTCTTAATTGGGTTGCCACCAGCTTTTACACCGCCTTTGCCTGAGTTTTGTAGGCCCACTGACTTACGGTTGTCAGCAGCGTCAGCATTGCTTGGCTTCGACACTGGAGTTAGTTTAACTTCTTCATGTAGGCCTTCTTGAAACTCGTCTTCTTCGCCGTCAAAGTCGACTTCTTCTTCGTCACCAAACTCGTCGGTGCCTTCTTCGCCGTCGAAGTCGACTTCTTCTTCGGTGCCAAACTCGTCGGCACCTTCTTCGTCGCCGGCCATAAGAGCGTCAAATTCAGCCATTAGCTCGTCGAGTTTGTCTTCGAGATCAACAACACGGTCCTCAAGCTCTTCGACATCGTTATCGCTGTCAAAGTCAACTTCTTCTTCGGCACCAAACTCGTCGGTGCCTTCTTCGCTGTCAAAGTCAAGATCTTCGTCGCCTGCGTCACTAAATCCTTCTTCGTCTGCTTCGACTCCAGCAGCAATATCGCTGCTTTCGTCGCCAAACTCGTCGGCCATAAGGCTTTCGTAAATTTCGCGGCTCTTTTCTACTACGATTTCATGAAAAAGCTCGCGAGCTTTTTGTTCGTCGTCATTGATCACAAATTCGATCAGTTGCTCAAATTTCTTACTCATTAAAATTCTCCCAAAGGCTAGGTTCTGCTTGTATTTACACCACACAAAAAAAATATAGGCAGTTAATGGTCAAAACGACTCATTTTGCCTATATTTTCAATCACATCATCTGTTGCGGCGGCGGCGCGTATTGAGTTTTAACTTTTTTAAGATTTTCTTTCATCTCAAAATTACGCACATCCATTAAACGCCGCAACTTGTTTAGTTGGCGCAAAGTTAATTTTGTTTTTCTGAGATCGCTGAGAGCTATACGAGACTCATCGTCTTCTTGGCTTTGATAACCGGGCTTGCTTGGCTCGTATAATTCACTTAAAATCATAATTGTTATATCCTGATACTTTATTTATTGCGCCGGAGGAGTTGCTGCAGCTGGAGGAGTCGGTCCACCTAACGGCGGTGCGCCCGGAGCTTCTGAGGGCATTTCCATCTCCCCAGCTTCGAGATCTCCGGGCTCGCCAAACTCGTCGCCCATTTCAATGTCGGCATTCATGCCGCCTGGCATAACACCAACTGATCGCAAGTCATCACCGGTTGGAGTAATTGCCCCGGGTTCGTCTCGCTCTTCGTGCCACAGAGTTTCGTTTTCGAGCATTTCTTCTTTCGAAAGCCCAAGAAATCGTTGCAACAAAAATCGCTTACTCAGATATGGAACTTGCTCAAGTGACTGGAATACATTAACACGCGTTGAATCGAGCTCAGTCTGCCGATAAGACGCAAAGTTTTGCGGCGGAGTAAAGGTTAAGTCAAAAATGCCAGAGTCAATATTGAACCCACGCCAATTTAAGAACATCTTAAACTCGTCGTCAAGCGCAGAGATTATAAGACTCTGAAGGCGTTGACAATACTGGTTGAAGCGATACTCTTGTATTAGTGCAGTACCAACACGACCGTCGCTGAGTGGCGTAGTTTGATCGTCAGGCCCGGTTGGCAAATAACTAGACGGTACTCGTAGACCACGACATAGTTTGTTGTTAAAATACTTAAGATCGTCGATTTGACCAAGATTTTCGCCGCCTGGGAGCGTTTCGACTTTCGAGCCTCGGCCTTCGGCAGTCTGCGGGAAGAAATAATCTTCGTGAATGCTAAGCGGGTTGTAGGCTGCGTCTAGCATTGACGATCCGCCGCCGTTCATAGTTGGAATGCGGCGCTGGTGGATTTCGTTTTTTACTCTCTCTACAAACGCCATAGCCATGTGAGGCATCATGTTGCCTACGTCGATGTAAAACACTCGGCGCTCGGGCGCGCGCTGTACGCGGTAGATTAGGATTGCGTCTTCAAGTAGCTCTTTTTGCTTAAACACCTTGAAGATGTTTTCGAGGATTGACGTACCGAACGGCCAATTTGGATCTAGCCCTTCGCTAAGCGAGATGTGTCGTACATGCTCAGCGTCTATTACACTTTCATTTACTGCGGCTGCAAATCGGCCGGTGGTGCCACCAACTTGAGACCCAGGCACAGTATATCCTTGAGCCGGCGAGGCCCCGCCTACAGGGTTAGCAGCGGCATCAAGCGTAGTCTTGGCTGCAACAGTTAAATTCTTAAAGTTAGGGTTAAGGTCGCGTATTACATACTGCTCGGGCTCTTTGCCACGCAGCTCGTCGACGATAACCTTAACTACTTTGGTCATGTCAGCCCACATTAACTCAAATGTCTCAGGGTCACGAACGAATACTTGATCCCCATATTTAATTGTATTGCGGAATAGCTTGAACATACGCTTGTCAAATTGATTCAACTTGACCCACTGTTGAAGCTGCTTTTTGAGGATTTCTACCTCAGAATCCGTAGGTTTGTCTTTGAAACGTATTTCAAACGGTGTGTTATTTTTTTCGTTCCATTGAGTGGAAAATTCAGCAATGATGTCCAAACACGCATTGATCTCCGAGTCGGCATCCATTGCTTCGTATTGATTATAACGCTCAATACGATTTGGATGCCCAACATACACTTCTGGCAACGACGATGCGTAGTTCTTAAATCCAAACGACTGTGAAGCATGCTCGTGCCCCGGTCGGGAGGTCTGTCCAGAAATAGGACTCATCACTCCGTCTTGGTTGGCTAGCTTAAAATACTTTTTCCATCCTTTAGTCTGTTCGGCCATTATGTGATTCTCCAATACAACAACCCAAGACTGGATCTTGTTGGCTCAGTGTCATTAACGTTTTGTTTTAGATATTTACTGATCATGGTGTATTTACCGCCGATTATAATGGTGGTTAGTTTCGTGCCGCTTGTAAAAGCTTTTCATTAGTAGCATTGCTGCGGCGCAGGATATCTACCACTTCAGTCAGCTTCGAAATTTGTGCATTCATTGCGCTCATTTGTTCAGTCATTTTGGCGTTCATTTCGCGTAGCTCGGGCGAGTTAAGGCCAGATGGCTGCTCTACGCGTGCTGGCAATTGTTGCTGTGCTTGAATGCTGTTTAAATTAAGTGCTAGCTTTTCAAGCGGGCCGGCCATTGTAGTTTTAAAATCAGCCGTTAAGTTCTTAACTAAATCTGCCGGGCTGAACTTATTTTGATCAGCATTTGTAGTTTTAAAATCTTGCGTCATTTTTCGAGTAATACTCGAAAAATTTAAGTCTACTGGTATAGTTTTTCCGTCGGGCAAAGGCACAATAGCCTCAGTTCCGTGTAAAAGCTGTGTGTATCCGGTCATTGGACCGGTGGAAATTCCACCGTCACGGAATCCGCCGCGTTGCAACCGTTTTTCAAAATCTGATGCTAGCGCAGCTCGCGACGCTTGGTCGTTCGTAGCAAATCCCATTGCTTTTCCTACTTGCTGTATGTCAGCTAAGTTTACGCCGGCTTTTTGTTGCTCTTGCATATAAGCGACGGCAATTTTCTTAGCAATTTGCGGATCATTAGCTAGGTCTGGGTTATTAACCAAGTCTTCGCCGATTATTCGTCCATACTTTGCATAATTATCCTTGCCGGTGAGCTGAATAAGACCTCGGCCTCTATACAAAAACCCTTCATTGACGGCATTCCCCATGCGGCCGCCATATATTACGTTTCCAATTGCCTCAGGGCCTTGCTTCGATAGCGCTTCGGCTTCGGCTAAACTATTAAATCTAACTTTATTGCGAGTTTGATTGGGACCGTACATTTCAAACAATTTCTTTCCGCTGTACTGAAGGTTTTCGGATCGAGGACGGAACCCTGATTCTGCTTGCAACTGTGCTAAAATATTAGCCTGGGCCCGCGTGTTGGTTATTCCAACATCCGACAGCAGAGACGCTACGTTTTCCGGAGACACTTTTCCGGATACGTTTTCCCAGAACGTTCCGCGCTGACCAGTTTCGGGGGTCCCCGAAACTGTTGCTGTGTTGCGGCGCGCAGATTCGGCAGCCTGCATCTGCTTATTAAAAGCCGAAACTGGACGATTTCCGGTTAATTTTTCGATATAGTCGTCAATCGCTTGAGCCATTAGCGGCAATTTTTCGCTAATCACATCGGCAAAATTAGCGATTTGAGTCGAGGCAGAAGGTAGTACCTTGCTAAACGCTTTTTGAATCTCAGCGTAAATATCCATTACTGCTTCTTGCGTGCTAGCAATGTTATTGGTAGTGAGGTCGTTGCCTTTGATTACGCTTTGCTGCGAGTCTTTTAATTTTCCTGCATATGCATCAAGCGATTCACCAGCGGCGATAAAGTTTTGCGACAGGCGCGCAGCTCTTAGGACTTCGCCGAGCTCCGCTAATTGGTTACCAACCAATGACTCTAAGTTAATAGCGCCTGTGCCACCGCGCTTAGCAATTGCGTCGACAATTTGACTCATACCTTCGTCGGCACCAAGTAACCCTCGTTTGATATTGTCAACTATCGGAATTATGTCTTGCCCGGCCAATGTCATTAGTGATTGCGCTTCCTTACCCAACCGGCCACCTGAGAAGATGTCGCGCAATGCATCAGTAACAAACGTGCCGCCAGTTACAGCGTCAACTTTTTCAAAGCTAGCAGCGAGCTTATTTCCTAGGTCAGTTTGGCGACGGTTGAGGATCTCCATTGTCGCGCCCCAGCGCAGACTACGCTGTTGAGCGAGCACACTTTCGTTAATGGCTTCGCGAGATTTACCAGTTGCCCTTGCTATTTGGTCTATTTCAGTGTACCAGCGCTGGGTTCCTTCGATAAGCTGATCAACACTGAGCTTTTCGCGGCGTGAATTCATCGAGTGCATTTTCGAATACGATGCTAGCGCCGATGCTTGTTCATCTACTCCGACTCCTAACCGCAGAAACTGCTCAGTAATGCCTGTCTTGCGCATTTTCTCAGCAGCTTGATTGACGGTTAACAAGCCATCGCCCACAGACCCAAAGGAAAAGGCCAACTTCTCAGAATGTTTGCCTACTAACGCTGCCCACTGCTCCATACGGATACCGGTTTCACCTACTGATTCATACAAGTCAGTCATGCCGCGGGCAGTAGCGCCGCCGAGTTGAGCAATTGCTGTGTAATTATTGCTAATTGCTTCCATTTGCTCAAGCACTAGCCCAGCACCCTCGCCGGCCGCTTTTATTAATTCCGCTGATGCTGTGCCCACGGCACCGACTAGGCCGCCGGTTATGGTACCCACAATCTTTGTAATAGGGCCGCCCAGAAGACTGAGCGTTGATACCGCATTACCTACCGCGCCAGTTATTGCCGACACCGCAGTAGCAGCTACATTTGAAACTGCACTAATAGCCGGTTTAAGCGAGGACAAGTTGTTTGACATCTGTAGTGTTTGCTTAGCAAACGCTAGCATTGCTAAGTTAGTGCGGCGAGCAAGCTGATCAAAACTTACTGTAACGCCCTTTGACGAGTCTGCTAGATCGTCAAACTGGTTTCCAAGCTCGCGAGCAGCTTTGCGCTGCTGGCGCTCCTCGCGGGTCTCTCCCGGGGCGTTCCGGCTGGCCGGGCTCGGTCGGTTGGGCCCGACACTTGTGCCTTTTGCAATCGACTCTAAGATTTGCGTTTGGCGCCGTATTTCGTCAAGCATGTCAAGGATATTTTGATCAGTCATTTTTGGTTACCATAAGTATTATTATTATTTAACCAGGAAATACCTACATGTCTAATCCGTTAGCTAAATTTTTTCGCCAACCCGCTATTCACTTGCCACTATTGAGTCGAGGCAAGTTTTACTACAATAATGCGCTTAACTTACCAGCCAATGGGGAAGTTCCGGTGTACCCAATGACTGCAATCGATGAAATTACTTACCGCACCCCTGACGCGCTATTCAATGGCAGCGCTATTGTTGATGTAATAAAAAGTTGTGTTCCTGCCATTCAAGACCCATGGGAAATGCCAGTAATCGACTTAGACGCATTACTAATTGGTATCAGAATTGCATCGTACGGGCACTCGATGGACTTCGAATCTACATGCCCCCACTGTGGTCACGAAAACGAATTTGAACTGGATTTGAGATCCATCCTTGACCAACTCGAAGCTCCTGAATACGACCAAGCTCTACAAGTTGCTGGTTTAGAAATATACTGTAAGCCACTAAGCTACCGCGAGCTAGACGAAAATAATAAGACTCAATTCAATGAGCAGCGAGCATTGAGTGCCATCTCAGCTGCCCAGATGCCCGAGGATGAAAAGCTAAAGCGGATACAGGAAGCGTTTTCGGCAATAAAGCATCTTACTGTGTCTGCTATTGCTAACAGCATTGCAGCTATCAAAACACCCGACACGTTAGTAACTGACAAACAGCACATTGAAGAATTTGTCGCCAAAGCTGACAGTGCAACGTTTAACGTGATACGCGATCGAGTTATCGAGTTGCGGCAAAAAGCAGAAATAAAACCATTGGTTATCCAATGCCAAAACGAAGAATGTAACCAAACATACGAAACGCCGTTTACGTTGGACGTTTCAAATTTTTTCGGCTCCGACTCTTAACTGCAAGTAGGGAACAAGTAGAGAAGATGTTCTCTACTATGGACCGGGAATGCCAGGCAATTCGAGAAGAATGCTTACGCGTTTCCTGGTCCATGCGGGGAGGAGTCACATACGATGTAGCACTAGGGTTAAGCCAAAAGGAACGGGAAATAATCGGGAAGATTGTTAAAGACAATCACGAAGTAGTGAAGAAAACTGGATTGCCGTATTTCTAAATAGCACACAAAGGATGTGCTATTTTTTTTGATTTTACGCTCGCAATCCCTGACGCAAATAACACCACAGTGGTTTTACTTTAGAAGATAGTTTAGAAGCGAACGAAGTTCGCTTGCTCACTTCGTTTATTCGTTTCGCTTAGCAGCTCACTCATCACTCGTGAGCTTTTTATTAAACCACTGTAGAAACGGTTAACATTGTTGTTACGCTTTATTATTTGTTAACGAAGTGATTTAAGCTGCTGCTGGTTCATGTAGATTCAGCCATACTTTGCCCAGAACGGGCAAAAATGAAAAAGAAGCTCAGTTTCATGTGAGTTCTTACACCATATTGTGGGAGGCGATTGCTCAGCAGCATATTACTCTGCATATTGCGCGGAGGCGGTTGTCCTGTACCCCCATACATCCAGACTTGACTGACAGCGGACCCTGGCTTACTCCCCCACAATCGAAAGGGCCAAGGCGTGGGTTGACTTTTAGCAGTGCCCACATCATTTAGAGATTCTCGTATCTCCTTAACGGACATGCTGAGATCATCAACATGTCGGGTTGGCACTCAAGATCCGCTGGCGACGAGCACTACCTCGGCTAGCTCAATGAGGGCATACCAGCGTATGCCAGACAAAGCCAGAATTCTATTTATAGTCCGTAAGGTGCTTGCTTAAGGCTAGGGCTAGCATTTTCCGCTAGTTTGGTACAACCCACTCAACCCACTGGTCGAGTCCCGGGACTAACCGTTAACTGTTACGACACGGTCACTAGTCATCACCGCTGAAGAGTGCCTAATTTGCCACCCGAGTAGGGAAAATTACGCAAAAACGCACTACCGATACACTACTTCCATAAGTTGCAGCTATCGGGTGTATCCTAGAAATTATATGAGATGGTCTCAGAAGAATTTTTCACTGGTCTAGCGGCGCGACGCACCCCGTCACCATAAGCTTCAGCGCGGCCGCATTGTGCTAGACACAGTTATTTACACAAATCTTTCACCGCAGAAAAATTTTTCAATGTTGGATAAATTTACAGCGGTCGAAGTGATAGCGAAACATATTGTTTACCCCGCCGGTTTTTCCGCAATGCGGGCAGGTTACTTGCTTTCTTTTCAATCCTGTTAGTCCCGCCCGTATCTTTTGTTTATGGTCTTCGCTTTTTGGTTTGCCCTTTGATGCTTTGCTAATGTTGGCGGCCCATTGTGCTTTTCGATCATCTGACATATTGTAAAAGCATGGTTTGCCAAACATTCCGTTAGCGTCGCCGCGTTTAATTCGTCGTTCGTCAGAGCGCCACGCTTCTTTTTGCTCCTCTGTGTGCGAGTGTCCTTTAAACCCCATAGAAACACATTTCTCACGGAGAGTTTGCCGGACATCTTCGGCAAACTCTTGGTGCATCTCTTCGAATGTTAACCCTTTGTTCCAAGGAGTTTGCCCAAACATCGGGTTGTTTTTGCCAGATTTAGTGTCAGCTATAAACTGAGCCCGTTCAAATGTGGACATTTTTCTGTATAGATAATGGTTTTCACCTCGGTAAAAATTATCCAAGAACTCTTCTTTTTGTTCGTCAGTTAGGTGATCCTTCCAATACGGGTTTGAAGCATATCGAGTTTTCAACGAATGTTGTATTTTGATTCTGGTTTCTTCGCTGTGCTCTTCTGGTGGTATAAATTTAATACCGGGGATCTGGCGGTTATAAAACTTGGGGGTAACACCGTCGTCAAGTTTAGCACAAAGAACATCTTCAAATAGTTGTGTTTGGACTTCGGCATAAGACAATGATCCTTTAGTTTTATGCAATGACTCGATTTTAAAAAGAAAGTTTTCTTTGCCTTTTAATTCAATGGCCGCGTTGACATGGGCGGATGAGCTTGTGTAGGTCCGCCAGTCTGATTCTTTTTTGACAACTTTTCTGTTTTTCCGGCCTCGGACAACTTTCCGGACAGTGAAAAAAAATTGTTTTTTGCCTATGTATTCTTGCATCGTAGTGAGGTCGATGATACGATATACAAACCCGAACCACTCAGTCGGCTCAAACTCACAAGAAAACTCCCAGTGTCCTAAATCCATTTTAAACTCCGCATTATGTTTATTTATGCAGAGTGATAACAGCCTGGTAGGAACTTAGCTACTTCGAGCTCCCACCCCAACCCTTTGGTTTTTGATTTACTTGGCATGTAGGTATTTATGTACCTACATATCCTACTAATTATTGCTGGTCACTGATATAAGTTGTAAATCCATTTTCCTTGATTACCATTAAGACATTTTCTGCCCGACTTATAAACTCTTCGCGGTGAGTAACTAAGAAAATCGATTTCTTGCGCTCGCGTGTCATTTTCTTGAGAATAGCCATTGCGCCTTCGGTTCCTACCGGATCAAGTCCCGAGTCAAGCATTTCGTCAACAAGGAGTAGGTTAATTGGCTGATAAAGTGATTCCCAGACGTCGCGGAACGACATGCTCAAACTAATAATTAAGCGATTGCGTTCGCCGCGTGACAAATTGTCGAAGTCTAAGTCGCGGCCCAAATCAGTGATTTGAACACTAAGGTCATTAAGGAATACCACTTCGTGCGGCAACCCAATTTTGTCAAGGTAATAAGTTAGTCTGCTGTTTAGGTAGCTAAGGTTTTGATCGATAATCTTTTTACGGATAAACGAATCTTTGTTGGTTAGAAGCTTGAGCAAAAACTCTTGGTGATCGAGCATACGCGACAGTTCATTAATGGTGTCGTATTTGACTTCCTGCAAAGCCCGATGTTCCATCTCGGCAATTTGCTCGCTATATGGATTGGTTTCGCGTTTAGCAATTTCGAGGTCGCGTTGCAATACTTCTAAACTATTTTTGTGCCCCAATGCTTCTTCGAGGCTACTATAAAAGACATCAGGCTTTGGGCCTGGGATTACAGCTTCGTTGAGTTCAGCTTCGAGCAAAGCAACTGTTCCTGTGTGCCGAGCAATCGAATCGGTCCGCGTAGCAGCTTGACTTTCTTTGTTGGATAAAACCTCTTCGTGTTTACTATCGTGAAACGCTTGACCGCACGCGTAGCAGGTGTGGTTCTTTAATTGTTCAATTTCCTGAATAAGCTTAGTAAAGTCTTTTTCTGCTCGCGCCAAGTCGTCTTTTTCGCGCTGTAGTGCTTGCCCAACTTGGGCTTGCTTGGATACAGCAGCGTTCCATTCAACAAGTTGACGATGTGATTCTACTTCGGCTGCAATATCAATATGCTCGAGTGCTTGGATCGCGCCTTCGAGCTCGGTAATATTTTGTGCGTTTTTGTTTTGCCAAACGGTTTGCCGACGTCGCAGGCTATCAATCTGCTCAGTTACACGTTTGTTGGCTTCTTGAATAGCTTTTAACCGAAATTCCTCAGACTGCTGGGCATCTCGCGTTAGCTTGATTTGTTCTTTAACTGCCAAAGCCTTTTCGGACAACAAGGTAATGCCAAGAAGCTGTTCGATGATCGCTCGCTGGTCGTTAGCCTTTAAACTAAGAAACGGTTCGGTGTAGGTATTAAGGGCAACAACGTGCTTAAACATGTCGTGGCTCATCCCAAGTAAGTTTTCGATTGCAACTTGGGTCTGCCGAGAGTCGCCTTGTGCGTTGTCATCGGTTTCTTGTTCTTTGTTATCAATAAAGAACCTCAATACCTTAGGCTTGCGACCACGTTCGATTCTATACTCTTTGCCGTTGATAGAAAACTCTAAGCTAACCACCATGCCCTTGGCATTAGTTAGGTTAATTAGGTTATCTTGCTTGATGTTAGTTAGCGCCTGGCCGTACAGCGCGTATGAGATTGCGTTTAGTAATGAAGTTTTGCCAACCCCGTTACGACTACCATTGGAACCGAGATCTTGGTTCTCGCCTAAAATAAGTGTTAGGTCAGAACGATCGAGGTTGATTCCTTGGGTAGCGTTGCCTATAGACAGGAAATTTTTTGCTGTAATGTTCTTAAAAACGATCATAGATTTTGATAGATTTGTAGGAGTAGTGCCGGATCGTAAAACTCAGAGTTAATAGCGGTTAGCTGTTGGTGAATGATTTGATCAACCGATTCGAATTTGATATCACCGGGTGCCAAATCCTGCGCTACTGCTTCGCCCTTGACTGGAATCAAGGACATTTCGCGGACATTGTATTTAGACACAAATGTTTCCTTGATAAAAGAAGCCTCTTCGTATGAAATGTCGATGTCAAGGTGGACACGAGCGTGGACGTTTTTGTTCAGTAGAGTTTCGTGACGGTCAATTAGCTCAGACAGCTTAAAGACACGATACGTAGGTTGCTGGTCCCAGGTAAAGTATTGGGGCTTCTTACCCCACTCGAGGATCATAGCACCGCGACGATCGTCGCCGGCGTCGGAGTAGTTATGCGGAAAGGCATTGCCGATATAGTGGATATTACCTTTCCGCTGGCGAATGTGGAAGTGGCCCGAAAAGACAGAATCAAAACGCTGGAAGTCCTCGAGCCGGACCTCGCCAGTATCGGGCATCTCGACCTGCGCGTTCATCATAAATGACGGCAGCTCAAAGTGACCGAACATATAGGTGCCTTTTTGCCTGGCGATTTTCTTGTGGTCTTCGTTAATGAGCCAGGGAGCAATGACAACATCGCCCTCCTTAAACCAGTCGTTGATGATGTGGATATTTTGGATATGTGGCGCCCACGCAAGACCGTGAATGTCACGCTTGTCGCGGTAGTATAAATCATGGTTTCCCGGAATGAAAAACACCTGGTCAAAGTTCTTTGCAAGTAACTCGAGACCACGAACACCGTAATTCATAGTATGGAGATTGATTGAGGCTCGGTTGTTGTGGTAGTCGCCGAGGAACAAACAAGTGTCGCACCCTTGTTCTTTTCCTAATCTTACTACCCATTCGATAAATTCATGGCAGTCTTGATTGTGTCTAACCGAGTTGTTTTTCAGCCCGTAATGAATGTCTGTAAAGACGATTGCTTTCTTAAAAAGGTTCATAATTTAAAAATGTAAACTCCGTTGCCGCAATCCCAAATTCTATCCCATCCGTTAGCTTTCATATTTTCCCATTCGGATAGTGCTGGATTGAAATTTTCTATTAGATTTTTTAATCGGTGTTTTTGAAATTTGTGCCGCGAAAAAAAATCTTTGTAATTTGCAGTGTAAAAATAATTAGGGTTGCTGTTGTGAGAAAATTCAAACCCGAGTTTTTGGTATAAGTTACCAGCAGAAAACGAAAGGTCGCAGTACGATAATACAGTAGTCGGAGAAAAATCTCGAATAAAACGGCGAAACAATTTAGAAGCCCCTCCAACAACAGTGGTGTGTAGTTTGCTTGCAAACCGTATCAACTCCCATTGGTATTGTTTGTTAAACCGGGCTTGCCCAAATGACATCACCGAAACAAGCTTGTTTTGCCAAAAGAGTCCATAGTGGACTGTAGCAGCAGCAGACCCTTGGAGGTGGGTTTGTGATAAAAACTCCCGGCTAGCAGCAGGCGAGATTTTTTTAACTTGGCAGTCCCGTGCGTAAATCCGATGATTCTGCCCGACCGCAGTGGAAAGCATAGACTCAACAATAGGTCTCTGATTTGCCCACTGATGTTCCCAAATGTGAATAAGGCGTATGTTTTTTTCGGCTAATCGTTTGGTTTTGTTAATGTGGTATAAACGATCACGGCCGTTTAGCTCGCTGTGCCAGTAGCTGCCGTTACACTCAATTCCGATGTTCAAGTCTGGAAGGAGTAAGTCAAGTTGATACGGAGTAATTAAATGTCGAACGTTTTGCGACAATGGGCCGTTGTATATGCTAGATATGTAGCTAGCAATTTCGGTTTCAAGCCGCGACGGGTTTTTTGGAATAGAAAGTTCTAACGCGTTAATGCGGTCGTATATTGGTTTAACTGATATCTGGTATTTGTTTGCCAAATCTGCTACAGATAACTGAGCACACTCTGAAGCGAATAATTCAAGGTTAGTTAAAAACTCAAGAGCGTCGGCAGAGTAATGAGCTTTGCTGGGGTTGTCGACGCCACGCGTTTGTAAGTTTGTTTGTTTTATTTTTTGAATAATTTGAGCAGAGCCTGCAGGCGCCGCGCTACCATAACGCGCAATGTTTGTTTGCTTTGTGCGCTCAGCGATGGCTGAATTCTGTGCTGGGCGATCAACTCCGAAGCGATATTGATTTGTGGCAGCAGTTCGAGAAACCCACTCGGCGGTTTGGCTATAGTGCTCTGTGCCAAACTTTTGTAATGAAGTTTTTTTAATTTTGTCTCGAAATTCGGCAGTCTGTGAAAAGCGAGACGCACCATATTTTTCAATATTAGTTAGCTTAGCTTTTTGTTGAGAATAGGTTGCGGTACATTTTTTAGAGCAATAAGCTCGATAGCGCCGCCGGTCTGCGTGCCACTCAAGCTTATTGCCGCACGGACATTGTGGGATAGAAAATAATTGTTGTGTGTAATGATATAACAATTGCCGTGGGTTTGAAATACCTAACACTTTGAAAGGTGTGAGTAAGCCATTGGTATCAGCTTCCTCTAACTTAGATAATGTTAGGTATTTGTGCGCAGACAACGCAGTTAAGTCAGTCATAATCGTAGTTATGACTACCGCCTGCGGCAGAGTTTTGCCGACTCCAACTTGGATTCAAACCATTAATTTCGAGAATGTCGTCGCGAATGTTTTGATTGCGCTTTTCTAAATTCACAATGCGAGTGAACGAATTTTTAATAGCCGTAGTATAGTAGGCAAACGGGTTTTGTGATTTGTATTCGTCAAACTGTAAGCCAACTTGAGCAAGTTGGAGCAATGCTTGGCCTCTCATTTCTTCGTTGTAGGTGTTGCCAGTTAGGTATGGCATGCCATTGCGACGAGCCAAGAAGCATCCGTAATCAGTCTCGGGACACCAAACAGTTCCGGTGTAGTCTACTGTGGGAAAATTAGGGTGAGCAAACTTCCCCTGTCCGGGCGACTTGCGACCGTTGTTTTTACCGCCGTGCAGGTCGACCGAAGAACCGCGGGTATGATTTCCTCGCTCAGTAAAGATAGTCGCTGTGTAGTAAGAGGTTGGTTTATCGAATGACATCTTATTCTCTACGAATTTCACGTTGGCTTTGCGACCAGTTAGCGCGCACAGAGCTTGGAACATGTTCATATGCTCTTTATTCTTCTGAGTGTACCGCATTTTTAGTCCATCGCGGTGCCCGTCACCGTCGATCATAGTCGATAACAGCAACTCTTTTTGTGCAGAAGTTAGTGATAGCAAGAATTCCATGGTTAGATTTTTGTTTGGAAGCAATGCTACGATCTCGCCCCAGTGCTTGCGGCGAATTGAGAAGGCTATGTTTTCGGATTTTAACGATTTACTTTCGGAATACTCATACCCTAAGGTATTTAGACAGGTGCGGATCCGATCAGCATACCTGCCTTCGTTTTGGTAAATTGTAACTATTTGTTTATTGGGCTGATAATTACCTTCGGTTACAATCCATCCGGCGAGCTCAACGGTCGCGTCGTTGTATATTGCGGTCTCGGGTGACTCAGGTGCCTTGCCCATGATAACGATTCGGTCAGACTCGAGTAGGTGCTCGATTTTAGTCAAGCCCTTGTCGGTTACTATTTTGTGCCCTGGGGTCATTAGCGCGTCGATCCCGCGCGATGTCATCTTAAACATTTTGCCGTTATACACATCTCGGAAAATAGAGCGTATTGGCGACCAGACCATCTCATTGCCGTTAAACGATAAGATTTCATCAGCAGTGGTAATTTTAGATTCATCGAGCCAACCGCGTTTTGTAAGGGCTTCGGTTTGGTCGTCGACGCAATACCCTCGCCAGTTTGACCGAGTAGCGTAGCGTTCGCACAGCTTGAGGAACATACGAGCTAAGTTGTTGTTAATTGACCCATGTGTTCTGCAAAATTCGCCATCTTCGAGCGTGCCCTTCCAGTGTGACTTGCCCACAATAAACGGCTCGCCACTTGCATTTAAGCGATAATGGTAAAATGGTGGAAAGTTGAGTCGAATGTGAACATCGTCGAGAGGAGGAAAATCCTCATCGTCGTCGAGCTCTTCGTCAAAATCAAACAGTTCGGCAATTTTTTTCTTCTTGGCCTTAGGGGCCTTAGGCGGAGCAAACGGAATATGCTCCCACTCGATTACTCGAAAAACCAAATCTGTGTGCGGAATAGTCGATGGCTCTATCACTTCACCGGTTGCTCGTTTAATGCGGTCGGCACGGTTTTGCTGCGCAGTAGGAATCGAACTGGGAATATCAGCTACTGATTCTACAATAACATCATATTGGTGATCGTTTACAGGATCGCGGAAAGTGCAGAACGAGTTTTTTGAAAGATGGATCTCTTTAAGAAGATCGCGGTTGTTTAGGTAGTTGACTTTAGCGGCCATATGTAAGATTTATCTCCTTACATACAGTGTAGCATAGCTTTTTATAATGTCAAACGTTTTGGTAAAGGAAAAATACCTATAGATCTCCCCGATAAATAAGGTATAAGGAATTTTACCATGGCTACGCTTATAAGCTCCCCGGCACCAGTTACCAACAACCAACAATCGTTTATTACAGCCTCAGCTGGATCCGGGCAAATTAGCCAGCCGGATCCTGTTCAAAACGTTGCAACAGTAGACCTCACCCGGGCCCAAACAAGCTCGGACCCGATGGGCGACTTTATTGCTAACTTGCCAAATAAATCTGCGGTGCAAACCGTTGACCTCACAGCAACAGCAGCCAGCGATTGGCGCGCACGATTACAGTTAGCTCCGGATGCTGATTATTTGTATAACGCAAGCCAGCCTGGGATTTTGGCTCCGTTGCGCGAAACCAATGGAGTGATTTTTCCGTATACGCCGCAAATTGATACAATACACCACGCAAACTACTCGACTACTACGTTACCGTATTCAAACTGGAACGGGTACCATTATCAAGGATCAAACCCCGGTGAGATACAGCTTCAGGCCACGTTTACAGCGCAAGATAATGCCGAAGCTAAGTACGTGTTAGCAGCGATACATTTTTTCAAATCAGCGTCTAAGATGTTTTACGGACAAGATTACGAACGCGGAACCCCACCGCCGGTGTTGTTTTTCTCCGCGCACGGGCAACACCAGTACAATCGCGTACCGGTGGTAATTAAAGACTTTAACTACTTACTGCCGTCGGATGTGAACTATGTTCGAACTGAGCCCGGGACGATTTCAGCGCCGACGGGCCCGGCAGTGGATACAAACCGCCGTCGCACTAATCCATTGTCGGCAACGTTATCGAGACTCGAACGTCTTGGGATTTTGCCCGGGGGCAAAAAAGCAGCAAGTAACTCGATTACTGCCGGGAGTGTAGGAGCATCGTATGTGCCTACTAAACTGGAAATCACGCTCACCCTGCTGCCAATGATGAGCCGGCACCAAATGTCAACTGATTTTAGTCTCAAAAAGTACGCATCCGGAGAACTTATTACTCGAGGGTTTATATAATGAATTTTGCGCCACAAAGTCCGTATTTTAAAACAAAGGTTGACTCGGCGGGCTATTTAGAAGTTTGGGATCAAAGGTCGTTTCCGGCACTCGATGACGACGCAGTGATTATGTTGGATCGGACTTACCACCTGAGACCAGACCTACTTGCGTATGACTTATACAGCGACAGCAGGCTTTGGTGGGTATTCGCAGTGCGGAACCCGAATGTATTGATTAATCCGTTACTGGATTTCGTCGAAGGCACTCAATTGTGGGTGCCAAAAATCGAAACACTTAAAAAGGCATTGGGAATTTAATGAGTTTATTGCCCAGAGACAACATACTTTCAACGTTTAGTTCGTGTACATACATTGCTTCGTTATATGCCGGTCCGCTTGAATATTTTACTCGCTTAGCGGCTGGCGAGCGCACAGTCGCTGGACTTTCGTTGATTGCTCAAAACGGTGGCGCACCTGCGCGTGGTCAAGCATCAGCAAACGGTAATCTCACCGCCGAACGTAGTGAATTTTTCGATCTTGATTTTTATATCGATGACATTGAAATAAAGTCGCTGGTCTCCACTCAAGAAACCGGAAGTCCGTCACTTTCGTATGAAATGCGGTTTAAAGTTATTGAGCCATATGGTATTACTTTTTTAGACCGTTTAGAAAAAGAAGTTCAAAAATTAGGAAGCGGGGATCCTTCGTATTGGTCGCAGCCGTATTTGTTAGTAATTAGGTTTTATGGTTTTGACAAAAACGGTAAGCCAATTCGCGGAATCAGCAGTAATACCTCAGACTCAGCGGCTGCGATCGAAAAGTATATTCCGTTTAAGTTTCAAGAAATAAAATTTAAAGTAAACGGCAATACAGTAGAGTATCAGTGCGCAGGAGTACCAGAGTGGAGCTACTATGCACAAGGCGGGCTAACTGGCGCAGTTCCAATTCCCCTCGAATTATCAGCAAGCACAGTTGGGCAGTTATTGGCCGGCACAGGCTCTAGTACCCCAGCGGCTAATGTGCGCAGCCTTACTGACGCAATTAACGGGTATTACAAAAGCCTGGCGCCAGGAGGGACGCGAACAAACGAAATAGCGATAGAATTTGCTGACCCAGCTATTGCTAATGCTGTGTTAAAACGCCCGGGCCCTACTGCACTAGATGCAACTCCTGCAAACATGACAACTGAAGCAGACCGTATTCTGCCAGAAAAAGGGCAAGTGCAGACCAATGACCGTAATTTTTCAGTTGCAGCTGGCACCCCGATTATTCAGTTTATTGATACAATCGTTCGCGCAAGTTCTTATATTAGCGACCAACAAGCTTACGATATAACCGAAACCGGCGAAGTAATAATTAAGCCAAATGTTAATGAAGTAGCTAAATGGTTCCTAGTAGGCGGTCGAACCGAATTGACTTTTGACCAGGCACAGAATTCAACACTGTATAAAACCACATATGTAGTCCGTCCGTATGAGGTATATCTAAACACTGGCTCAATGCCTAAGACTGCATACAAGGGCCCGCACAAACGGTATGATTATTGGTTCACTGGTCAAAACAAAGAAGTGCTGAGCTTTGAGCAAGAGTATAACTTTTTATATTTTACTCGAATGGCGCCAGCAGAGGCTAAAAATGCAATTAACAATATCGGATCACCGACGGCGTCGATTGTAACTCCAGGAGCAAATGTTTCGTCACAAGGTGCCCGTAACGGTGCTGCGGACCCTGCTGCATTTTACGCAGCAAACTTATATAGCTTAGCTGACCAAGCGGAAGTTAGACTAGTAATCCACGGTGACCCAGACTGGCTCGGAGAAGCAACGGTTGGCGGTTCCGAAATGATGCCGTTTACTTCTAATGGTGCTGTTAATTTTGAAGCCGGGCACGTAATGTTTGAGGTTAGTTTTAATGTTCCAGTTGATTATAACATGAGAACAGGGCTCATGGATGTAAATCAAGCAAACACCGGAAGAACCAGTAACTTCCCAGGAGTGCGTATAAACACTTTTGTGTATAACGCCCGCGTGGTTACAAGTATGTTTAAAAATGGTCAGTTTACGCAAGAGTTAATTGGTTGGCTGCGGCTAAGCGACAATGAAGTGCAAAAAGATTCAACAGTAAATAGCCAGGTTCGACCGCCGGATGTTCAACAAGCCACAAGCAGTAGTATTACTAATATTTCAGCGCCAACACCGATCACTGGTAGTAATTTTTACGGGTCAAACGCATTGAATCCAAACTTAGTGCAGTTCGACTCGCCGCAGCAGACTCAAGTAGCCAGCAACGGTAACTCGGCATTTGGCCCGACTACTACGGTTACAGTAGTCCTCAGCAATGGTCAACAGCGTCAGGTGTCGACTACTGCAGAGTTGTTAAAATTACGCCAAGACTATCCAACCTTGCTAAATGACAGAGAGTTTAGCACAGCACTAACTCGACTAGGAACCTAAGATGGCAGAAAACATTCAACGCAACACCGGCCGCGGTTCGGAGTATAAGTTAGACCGCGGTGGCGCTGCAGCCGACCCCGGTCCGTTTATTGGCATAGTGAAGAATAACGTTGACCCGACCCGGTCGGGTCGACTGCAAGTGTTTATCACTGAGTTAGCAAGTGGGTCGGATCAAACGGACACCAGCGTATGGCGCACAGTGTCATACCTGCCGCCGTATTACGGAGTCACACCAAATACCGCATCGTCGGAAACTGAAGGTGACTATGTTGGCAATCGGCACTCGTATGGAATGTGGTTTACGCCCCCGGACCTAGAGACTCGAGTGCTGTGTTTTTTCGCCAACGGCGACCCTAACTTAGGGTATTATGTTGGGTGTATACCTGAGCCAGGGCTAACACACATGGTTCCAGCCATTGGCGCTACTGCCCAAGCCAAGCGCGATAACAAAGCACAAGAAAAGTTATTCGGCGGCGCGACTCGGTTACCGGTTGCAGAAATCAACGACAAAAACGACGAAATTCGAGAAGACCCGCGATTTCACGACAAAGTAAAGCCGGTACATTCGTACACTGCTGCTACATTGTTTCAGCAAGGCCTAATCAATGATCGAACTCGCGGCCCAATTGGAAGCAGCTCACAGCGAGAATCGCCGTCGTCGGTATACGGAATCTCAACACCTGGCCGTGCAATTTACGACGGCGGATTAAGCGAAGCTGATATTCGAAGTCAGTTATCGTCAGGTAAACTCAAGCCTCAGGATGTAAAAGTTGTTGGCCGGCGCGGTGGTCACACGTTTGTTATGGACGACGGCGATGTCGAAGGCAAAGACGCGCTGGTACGGATCCGTACCAGCAGGGGCCATCAGTTGTTAATGTCCGACGACGGCGACTGCTTTTATTTTATTCACGCTAACGGTCAATCATGGATTGAAATGGGCAAAGAAGGCGCCATTGACGTGTATAGCACTAACTCGGTGAATTTGCGCACACAAGGGGAACTAAATTTTCACGCCGACAAGTCAATCAATATGTATGCTGGAGAGAAATTTAACGTGTATGCCGAACGCAGTATCCACACAGAAACTAACGGAACATATGCTGCGTTTTCGTCCGGAAACATGACCGTTCATTCTGCTGCTACTTTGGGCATCTTGGCCAATGGCAGCTTAGGTATTAAGTCGGATTCGAGTGCGGCTGTTAGCTCAGCAGGCGCTTTTTCGGTCACCGGCAGCCGAATAAATCTAAACTCCGGCGGCGCAGCTTCGGTTAATCCAGTAACAAAAATTGTAAAAACAAAATTAGCGGATGCAAAGTTGACCGGCAGCGGCTGGGTTTCGGCCCCAGCGACCCTTACGTCAATTGTGCCTCGAGCACCAACACACGAACCGTACTCCGAGCACAACAAAGGAGTTGAGGCTCGAGTAGTAATGGAAGTGCAACCGCCGGCGCCGCCACCGCCTGCAATGCCCGCACCGCCACCGAATGAACCGCCGCTCGAATCGGGTATTTCAGCAGGCGACGTGTTAAATGCTGAAAAAGCTACGGTTGCCATTGGCAAAGTTTCGCCTGATCAGGTAACCGGTATGCTAGCTCAAAGCGCTAAAAAAATGGAAGCGTTAGGGCAAACACTTACTACGGTTAGCCCAGATGGGCTAATCGGAAAGTTTGGAGTATCAGTCGGCGAACTAGAGGCTGCAGGGTTTATTAAGCCCGGTGTTGCGGACATGTTAAACGAAGTGGGTAATGTGTCAGAGACAATTACTGAATTACTTAGCGACTCATCTAATTGGACACTCAAAGGCGGGATTGACAGTATCGCAGGGTTCCTGCAATCGGAGAAGTTACAAACCAAAGTGCAAGAGCAGTTGTATTCTCTTGCACACGATAGGCTCGAGGAGTTAGGGGTTATACAAGCAGTGGCAGATGTTAAGCAAGTAGCCGGACTGATTCAAGCGGCAGCAAATACATCCCCTGAGGATGTTGCTAATTTTGTTAACGGAAAAGTTAGTGCAATTACAGCCGATGTAAAAGCGCAAGTTGACGCAGCAATGCAGCAGGCAAAATACGCAGTAAGCTTTGTTACTGACAAGTTACCGGCACAAATTGCGCAAGTCGGAGAGCAAGCTGGACAAATCGCAACAGCAGCGCGTGATGGCCTGGACAAAACCACTAACGAGATTTTAGGCAACGCCAAAATCCCTAAGATTGCTTATCAAGTCCAAACTGCAGCGGCTGGGGCACAAAAGATTGCCTCTGATTTACAATCAACAGCAAACCAACTAACTGCTACTGTGAGGTCCGCAGTAGATGGTTTTAATTTAGGATAATGACATGGATGCAACGTTTAAAGGTTTCAATACAATCGGTCAAAAGAAAAAATTCTCCATGCACGATTTTGAGTTGGTTAAGCGAGATATTTTAAATTCATTTTTGATTAAGTTAGGGGAAATTCCTGGACGCCCGGGATACGGCACAACTATTCACAGTATTGTTTTTGAAAACTTAGACGAGACTGGAGTCGGTGAATTAGAAACCGAAATTCGGCGAGTTATCGCATCCGACCCGCGAGTCGAGTTAATAAGCTTAAAGTTGTATGCCCAAGACCATACTATACTTGCGGATGTTGAATTGGACACGCGGCCAGATCACTCAGTAGAGCATCTTTTTTTAAAGTTCGATACAAATCAGCAGTCAGTGACTATGTTATAGCAAAACCGCTGATTTTTGCGGCCATAAATAATACATAAGAGGTATTTCATATGGCCAACACCACCCGACAAACTGCTATTTTTGGTATAGAAGACTGGAAAAGGATTTATCAAACTTACCAGGAAGCGGATTTTCAGAGTTACGACTTTGAAACTATACGCAAAAGTTTTGTTGATTATTTGCGCACTTTCTACCCAGAAACTTTCAACGATTTTGTTGAATCTTCTGAGTTTATAGCATTGTTAGATTTAATAGCGTTTATGGGACAGTCGCTTGCTTTTAGAAGCGAATTAAACGCTCGCGAAAATTTTCTCGAAACAGCAGACCGCCGCGAAAGTGTAGTTAAGTTGGCTGAACTGGTTGCGTATTCGCCTAAGCGTAACGAAACTGCCAGTGGGTTTTTAAAGCTATTCTCCATTAGTACAACCGAAAACATAACGGACTACAATGGCAACAACCTGCGTGATGTTGCAGTGTCGTGGGACGATTCAACTAATCCAGACTGGTACGAGCAAATGGTCACCATTCTGAATGCTATGCTAGTAGACAGCCAGCGCGTTGGCCGCCCTGGCAACAAAAAAACAATTCTCGGTGTCGAGACCTCGCAATATTCTGTTAATACAGTCCCTGGCAGCTTGCCAACGCGCGCTTTTACAAGCAAAGTAAACAATGTTTCGATGAACTTCGAAGCTGTGAGCAGCGACATAACCACAGGGCGAGTTATAGAAGCAGCGCCACGGTTGTCTGCTGTGTTCAACTTGTTATATCGTAACGATCAGCTTGGGTTTGCGTCGCCCAATACAGGGTTTTTTATATTGTTCAAGCAAGGTTCTTTGCAAGCCCGCGACTATAATTTAACAGACCGAATTGCTAATCGTAATCTTGATGTAGAGGTTCCAGGAGTTAATAATTCTGATGTTTGGGTGTTCTCTGCAGATCAGAACAACGAGTATTCAAATCAGTGGACCGCCGTTGATAGCTTGGTTAGTCCGCCAGATGTGCAGCGCAATAAAAATAAATGGTACTACTCTATCACTTCCGGCGCTAACGATAAGGTTACAATCAATTTCGGCGACGGGGTATTTGCCGAAATTCCGGTTGGGTTGTTGCGTGTATTTTGCCGGTCGTCGAATGGGTTGCAATATGTAATCACGCCCAATGAAATGGCTGCAATTACTATAACACTGCCATATGTTAGTCGGCGCAATAGAGTCGAAACTGCTACCCTCACAGTCGGGCTGACGACTGCAGTATCAAACGCCAAGGTGCGCGAGACCATTGAGGAAATCAAAGCTCGAGCTCCTGCGCGGTATTACTCGCAGCACAGAATGGTAAACGGGGAAGATTATTCAAACTTTCCGTTTACTCAGTACGGTTCGATCTTAAAGAGTAAAGCAGTTAATCGCAGCACAATCGGCGCAAGTAGATATCTTGATCTAGTAGATGTAACAGGCAAGTATAGTTCGACAAACGTTTTTGGGTCGGACGGTGTGTTGTACGAAGAAGATGAGCTGAATAACTTTAGCTTTTCGTGGAACGATCTCAACGACATTGCTGACGTTATTATTAACCGCCTTGAGCCTTTATTGGCTAGCCGCGCGGTTTCGCACTTTTATTATAAAGAGCGCAATTATGAGCGCCCGGCGTTTTCGACACCATACCGATGGGTCCAAAAAACCGTTCAGCTAAACGAAACTACAGGGTATTTTATTAATGCCAGCGACACGCCTCAGGTTGTGGGTCCATTAACGTCTGACAATCGCCGCTACTTAGTGCCTGCTGCGTTAATAAAATTTGTGCCGCCGAGTGGGTATTTCTTTAATGAATCTAATAGACTGGTCTTCGGCGAACCAGGGGCAAATCAAAAAGCAAAGTACCATATATGGGCTACAATCACTTCGTTAAAAACCGACGGAGCAAACGGCGGTGTCGGCGCACTTGAAGACGGGTCGGGCCCAATATCACTGAATGTATTTGTTCCGAGTAATGCTATATTAGACAAGGTAATACCTGTTTTCTCGACAGATTTGCCTGTTGGGCTAGAACAAGACATTACACGAGAAATTTCGCTAAATTTAAATTTTGCGTTAGGATACAATCCGTATCGTCGCGAGTGGTTTTTAATCAAAGGAACAGCGCTCGACCAGGCCAACCAGGAAGCTGTAGCAGCTGGGTTACCTGCCGACCAGTTCCAACCAGCCACAATGGCAGACCCATATAACCCTCGTTCATGGTTAGTTAGGTTTGAAACCGACACACAAACTTACACGGTTACAACACGGTGGTTGGCTTACTACTTTGCAAGTCTAGCTGAGACTCGTTTCTTTTATGACGGCACGCAGCAGGTTTATGACCCCAAAACCGGTACTGTAGTAAATGATTATATTCGTTTGCTAAAAACAAATACCTTACCTGCATCGTTAAAACCACTTGATTCTGACGTAATTCTAGATATCGTAGGCCAACCTCCTGAAGTCGACGGGCATATCAACGATTACAGAGTAAGTATAAGTTTTACGGATTTAAATCTCGACGGCATTGCCGACGACCCTGACTTTTTTGACTACTTGGTCGACGACTCGTCGTATGTCTTTTTCCGAGTGACTCGGACGTCCGACAACTTAGAAGAAGTAATGCCTCTGGCAGCAAACTCAATTAACGTAGACTACGCCACTGAAACCGATCTTTCAGTAGCGATTTATAGTTATGACATCGGTACTACGTTTTACGCAACAGCCGAACACAAGATATTCGTTATTGAGCTTGACGCCAGTGGTCAACGTATGTTAAGCCAACGAGTTATTAAAGGCACTGAGCAGCCAGGGCAAGTGCCTGAATTTATAATCAGTCGCGGCCGGCAAGGACTTCAGTATCATTACCGTCACAACAGTCCAACAAGTCGCCGAATTGACCCTGGCAGCACCAATATCATTGATTTGTACTTAGTGGTGAATTCATACTACACTGAATACCAACGGTATCTTCGTGACACCACTAATACCATAGTCGAACCTATAGCGCCAACGGTAAATGAATTAGAAGTGGCGTACAAGGATCTCAACAAGTATAAAATGGTCTCTGACAACATAGTGTTTAACTCTGTTAGATTTAAACCGTTGTTTGGCGATAAAGCTGAGTTAGGCCTTAGAGCAGCAATAAAGGTGGTCCGCAATTCTAAAGTAAATGCGTCTGATTCTGAAATTAAGTCCAAGGTAATTCGAGCTATCAATGAGTTTTTTACCATTGACAAATGGGACTTCGGCGATACTTTCTATTTTTCGGAGTTAGCTGCGTTCTTACACAAAGAACTTGGAGAATTAATTTCGTCGGCGGTAATTGTGCCACGGAATCCATTGCAAAAATTTGGTGCGTTATTCGAAGTTAAATCGCGGCCAAACGAAATTTTTGTTAGTGCAGCAACAGTTAACGATATCGAAGTCATCGAAGCAATTACAACAGGCAACATTCGCAGCGAGTAAATACTATACTATGAAACAAATTCGATCCGTCCAATTACTTCCTGAAATTTTTCAAACCGATACTAACAAGCGCTTTTTAGCAGCAACGTTAGATCAATTAGTCCAAGAACCCGAGCTTCAAAAGATTCAAGGGTTTGTTGGGCGGAAAAAAATAGCAAAGCCTGGCGAATATATCAGCGAGCCGGAACTCGCTCGCGAGCAGTATCAACTTGAGCCGGCGGTTGTAGTCAGTGACGAAAACGGTGACGCTATACGTGCAGTGACTTACCCGGAAGTTCTCGACGCGCTGCAAAATATGGGCGCGACGGTGACAAACCACCGTCGACTGTTTGACAGCGAGTTTTATTCGTTTGCGCCATTGGTAGATTTAGATAAACTGGTGAATTTTAGTCAGTATTACTGGTTACCCAATGGGCCAGACTCAGTCAATGTTGCTGCGTCAGAAGTGCCGATTCAAGCAACCTTCGAGTTTACTCGCAACAGCGGCTTTCGGGTTAAAGGTTTTGCTGGCGACAACCCAACAGTGACAGTAATACGCGGCGGCGAATACGAGTTTAAATTTAATACCCCGGGTCGCCGCGTGTATATTCAGACCCAGCCTGGAGTCGACGGAGTATATTCGTATGCTAATAATATTAGCACACAGGACGTTTTGGGTGTAGAAAACAACGGCGCCGATGACGGCACAATAACTTTTCGAGTTCCAATGGAAAACGCGCAAGATGCGTTCTTCTCGATGCCTGAAGTCCAGTCTGTTGACTTAGTAGCCGACATGCTGTTTTCTCAAATTCAAAATCGCCCAGTAAGTGAGTTCTTAGCTCAATTCGGCGGGATTGATGGTATAGCGGCACTCGACGGGTTGACGTTGGTGTTCAAACCACAAACAGAAGGGTGGTATGCAAATTCTGTGTTCGACGGCGAATACGATAATAATGGGTTTGACGCAGCCGTTGAAGTCCCTGAATCGGACCGTTACAAAGTTTGGCGGGTTACATTAATTACCAATCCATCAGGCATCCCAAATAACCCACTGGAGCCGACGTCCACACCGGCGGCGAGCTTCATTAAGTTGGTGCCAGTTCGCGACATTGCGCCCAATACCAAATTTAAGATTTTATACGGTACTACCGAAAGTAATAAGTTCTATCACAAGACCCTTGCTGGCGTATTTCAGGCTGTGCCGCACCTAACGGCAAACTTATCGAAGTTATACTATCAAGACGCAGATGACCCTTTATTCTTTGGCGAAATTGATTTGATCACCGCTGCCGGGAACCAATCAATAAACGTCGAGTATGACATCCTCGGTAAAGCAACGTACATTTCTGGCAATGGCGTTCAATTTACCAATGGCTTGAAGATTAAGTTCCAAGGAACTACAGTGCCAGAGTCGTATAGTGGCCAAACATATTACGTCGAAGGCGTAGGAACTGGAATCGAATTAATACCAGTTAACGAAACTGTAACTCCGGAGCCATATACAAAAGAAATTAGTGAGCCATGGGACACTGCTCCTTACGACGAGCTCCCTTACGATGCGTCGGTGTTAAGCCCGGTGGTTCCGGATTATATTACTATAAATCGTGCCGCGCACGATCGAAACGCCTGGTCGAGATCTAATAGATGGACGCATATTGAGGTTATTAACGCTACATTTGAGTACAATAAATTCACCGGAGTAATTGACAACAACCTCCGAGCTAATCGCCCAATTATTGAATTTGTGGCAAACTTAGAATTATTCAACCACGGAACTCGATTCGCCGGACTAATAGATGTTATTGATTATACTGTAACCGACGCACTGTCAAACATTAACGGACTGGCGTTTACTGACCTACCAGAGATTGATGGTTATCAACTTCAGGCGGGGTCGAAGGTGGTATTTGCCCGAGATTCTGATTCGAATGTTCGGAATACAGTGTATCAAGTTACATTAGCACAAGTTGATACTACAGTGGCGGATCAATTTGTTGTAGTGTTGGAACCGGTTGCGTCTATTGCTGAATTTGATAGCGTAGTGTGTCTACGCGGCGGATCGACACGCGGCAAAACATTTTATTACTCTAACGCCGAGTGGCGTCAGGCCCAGCAAAAGCATGGAGTTAATCAAGCTCCGCTGTTTGCTCTCTATGACAACGAACAAATACCGTTAAACGATCTTAGCAAGTATCTAAGCTCGTCGTTCGTAGGCTCAAAATTATTTGGATATGCAATCGGCACTGGTATTCCTGACCCGGTATTAAAGTTTCCGCTAAAATACAAAGCAATAAACAACGTTGGCGATATTGTGTTTGAACCGTTTTTATTCACAGACACGTTTTCGTATGTAGCCGACGGGTCAAGTCGTGTAGGAACTGCTAACCAATCGCTGGTGCGTGATTATAAATCTGGCCAATATAAAAACGGGTGGGTTAAATCATTAGTGCCGAGTACAGTCGAAACAGTGTTTTATTTTGACGGCGGCAGTACCCAATATGTTTTAGACGTTAGTGTAGATGCTGCACCAACTGCTGCTATTAAAGTGTGGGTTAACAATAAATTAGTAACACAGTCTGAATTTGACGCAGTAGTTGGCAGCTCAACAACACAAATACAACTAAAACAACAAACCAACTCCGCAGATTTAATAGAAATCCGTGTAGTAACATCTCAGGTATCGAGCGTTGGACAATATAAAATCCCATTGTCACTGGACAAAAATGCGTTTAATTCAATACCAACTGCTTTTACGCTCGGTGCTATGCGCACTCATTTTTCAACGGCAGTTGAAAACATTCGCGCGTTTTCAGGGGATGTTTTTGGGTTAAACAACTCGCGAGACTTGCCAGCTGTTGCTGCGCACGCTACATCTATAGTTCAGCATTCGGCTCCCGCGGTCCTGGTTCCGTCGCTAACAGCTAAGACGAATATCGATATAGTAACAGCGATTCGATCCGCCGCTGTTGAATACGAAAAATATAAACATCGTATTCTTCAGTTGGCTGTTGACGAAGAGTATGGAGCCAGTTCGCCGGCTGAAATATTGGACCAAATTATTGAGACTTTAGCGTCAAGTAAAACTTCGGCTAATGCGTTTTATTGGACTGACATGCTGCCGGCAAAAGTGCCTATGCGTGAAGTGTCGATTACAGTAACACCAGCGACGTCGTCTATTATAGACACGACGAAAATTTATGGCCAGCAAACTGCGTCTTTCCTGGCAGTGTTGGTTTATAAAAACGGCGATCTGTTATTACGAAACTACGATTATACTCTCGCTGTCGACGGGCCACGCATACAACTGTTAACCCCAATAACTGACGGTGATGTAATCACCGTCCGGGAATATGACGCAACGTACGGATCTGGTGTGCCGGACACTCCTACAAAGTTAGGGTTGTATCCTGCATATAAGCCTGAGAAATTTGTCGACAATACATACAAAATTCCGCAGGATGCAATACGCGGACACGACGGAAGCATAACATTAGCGTTTGGAGATATCCGCGACGATGTTCTTCTGGAATTCGAAAAGCGGGTTTATAACAACCTCAAAACTGTAGAAAGTGGGGTTTTACGAGACTCGGATGTTGTTCCGTCGGGTTTCCGCACAACTGAATATACGGCTGCAGAAATAGCTGCTATTGCCGACCCGGAATTAATATCGTGGGTTAGCTGGAACAGAATCGATTACAGTGCTCAAGAGTTTGATTTAAGCAATGAATTTTCTTGGAATTATAGTCAGTGTGTTAGCAAGCTCCCAAATCACACGCTAAAGGCATACTGGCGCGATATTTATTTTGAGCTGTACGGAACAGATACACCGCATTTAACTCCGTGGGCTCTATTAGGATTTGGTGAAAAACCACGGTGGTGGGATAATGAATACGGTCCTGGGCCATGGACCAACACTGACATGGTACTGTGGGATGATCTCGCCGCGGGCATAATTCGCGACCCTGTTAATACGCACGTAGACTTGCGCTACGCTCGCCCGGGTCTTCAACAAGTGATTCCTGTTGACGGGCAAGGCCGCCTACTTTCGCCGTATCGTTGCGTAGTAAAAGAGTATAATCAAAATACATTCCGCACGCCATGGCAGTTAGTATCCGGCAGTCCAACTTCAGCGGCGTTCCGCCGGTCAAGCCAGTGGCCGTTTGTTGTGCAAAAAATTCTGTTGCTGACTAAACCGGCCCGATATCTTTCATTAAACTTTGACAAAGACAATTATCGATATAATAACAGCTTAGACCAGTGGTTACTTGATAATCACAAGCGTATTCAATTATCTGAAATAACCGTCAAAAATGATGTTGCGCGCCACAGCTACTTAAACTGGTTAGTTGATTATGCCCGCCGATTTGGTATTGATGCAGCCGCAACAATTACTGACACATTCGCTGCTACAAATGTAAAGCTGGCATACCGCTTAGCGGGATTTAGCGACAAACGATATTTAAAAATCTTTGCGGAGCAAACATCGCCTACATCAGCAAACACGTCGTTGCTATTGCCAGACGAAAGCTACGATATTGTGCGGCATAAAAACGCAGCGTTTGATACAGTCCGCTATAGTGCTGTTGTAATACAGCGCACCGAGCTCGGGTTTAGCGTGCGTGGGTATGACGAAATGGTACCATTCTTCACTGCGTACCCGGTGGTCTTGAACAGTAACTACCGCACCGTGCAAGTTGGCGCAACTACAGTAAAATACGCTCGTGACTTTGAAGGTCAACCGCAGCGCATACCCTATGGCAGTGAGTTGTCGAGTGTAGACGCTGTAGTTAATTTCTTAATTGGCTACGGCAAATACCTCGAAGAAGTAGGGTTTAAATTTACCGATGTTGACAATAATGTTGCGCTGACCTGGCAGACAATGGCACAAGAGTTTGTTCAGTGGTCTCAGCAGGCCTGGCCCGCTGGAGCTATAATTAACCTAAACCCAGCTGCTAACGCATTGATATTTGAACGGCCAGGCGCCGTTGTCGACGCGTTAAACGAGTCCAGAGTGGATCACACTATTGTCAACATCGACCGAAAAACAGTCAAAGTCAACGATGTGTATGTAAGTAGAATCGGGCACGAGTTTGTACTCGAATCGGCCACTGACGACATTATTTCAAGCTTGGTGCTGTCGCTGGTATCATTTGAACATATTTTGTTGCTCGATAATAAGAGTGTTTTCGGTGACGTAATTTATGACTTAGAATCTGGTGTTCGTCAGCAGCGCGTCAAGTTGGCAGGTAACAAAACTGCAAATTGGTCTGGATTGCCAACCGCGCCTGGGTTTGTTATTAACGAAGACACGGTTACTGAGTGGTCACCGAATCGCCGTTACGCCAAAGGCGAAATTGTCCGATTTAAAAATCAATACTGGTCGGCTTCTAAGCCGACCATACCAACAGAGACATTCGACACACAAGTATGGCAGCGTTCTAACTATGCCATTACTCCGCGTGGATTGCTACCAAATATTGCTACCAAGGCTGAACAAGCACGTAATTTCTACAACAATAGGGAAGCAAACTTAGAGCAAGATATTGATTTATTGTCGTTTGGTATCATCGGATTCCGGCCTCGCAAGTATCTAAGTGATATTAACTTAGATGACATCACACAAGTTGAGGTTTATAGTGACTTTATTCGAGCCAAAGGCACCTTGCCTTCGCTTGAAATGTTTAATTCTACAAACGTAGAGTCTGATCTCACCGGATATAAAGTTTATGAAAATTGGGCAGTAAAGGCCGCAACATACGGAGCTAATGCAAATAGGCAATATATCGAGGTTGCGTTAGACGAAGATCGCCTGAGGGCTAACCCAGCTATTGTTTCGTATATAGAGCCCGGCATGCACAGCGATGCAGACCAGTCAGTACTGATATCGCGTTTGTATAAAAGCAGTGCTTCGATTCAAACCGCCCAGGTGTTTCCAACTGTTGAGTCGGTAGACAGAGCAATTGGATTGCCGACTGCTGGGTTTGTAAACATCAGTGATGTTGATATAACAGTATTTGACTTGTCTGATTTGACGGAGTTAAACAATCAACTCACTCGGATAGTTGCTGGCACTAAGGTCTGGGTAGCTAAAGTAAACAGACATAATTGGGATGTTTACGTGGCTGCTGCAGTCCCTGCATTTGTGGTTCGGGTAGTCGATCAGCTCGACTCGACCAGTATAGTATCGTTTAATCGGGCACATAAATTAAATGTTGCGGATATCATAGTAATACGAGATTTTGACGCACAAATCGATCGCGCGTATAGGGTCAAAAAAATTGTCGACGAATCGCGTGTTCAACTTGAAATTAGTCTTGCTCGGGGCCAAACCGAAATGATAGGTCAGGGCGTTGCTTTTGTTATGCGTTCTGCAGTGGTAGACCGCATTTCCGACATCATTGACCTGCCACATGCTGGGCATACTCGACTCGGAAGTAAGGTTTGGGTACGTGATATCGGCAATAACAAATGGGGAGTAGTGGAACGAACAAGTCCGTACTCTTTTGAAAACAGCCTCACCTTAAAATATTTTCCCGAAGACACCGGTGCTCCGGGCGCAACGGTATCGTCGTCGGCCGGGTATGCAGCAAGCTTAGCTCAGAACGTTCAAGGAACTTTAATGGTGGTCGGCGCGCCCGGTGACAACGGGGCATATGTTTATGCTAAAATCGGTGCCGAATTTGCTGAGACTTCGTGGTTAAATTTATTTAATTTCCCAGACGTAAACAATCTGGGACATGCTGCCGCCGTCGGCGACGGCGCATGGGTAGCTGTGAGCTCCCCAGACTCAGCCAGTGGCCGTGGGTATGTTGCAATTTACAACCAGCAACCAACTTCGTCGGTTCACGGCATTCAACAAGTGCTGGTGGGCGATATTGGTTCAGCATTGGGATATGCATTGGCAATGAGTGCCGACTCTCGGTGGCTGTTTGTGGGCGCTCCGGGCTCAGCAACCGTTGAAGTATTCACGCGCGTTGATGTAGCAGATGCGATATTCGAAGACCAAACTCTCCAGGCGGCAACTTCTCAAGTTGGATATGAAGTTGATGTTAATGCAGCAACGCAGCTTAACGTATTAGTGGACAATGTGCTACAAACCCCACTGGTTGATTATACCATCGACCCGGTTAACAAAACAATCAATTTTGCTTTGTTGGTGCCAGCGGGTAGCCAAATCCGTGTCAGCAAAAAGACAGTTATAACAGCAGACGGACCCGTCGCTACAGCATTAGACAGCTTGTTTGTTGATTACAGCGGCCCAGAATCGGTTGTTGTGACAGTCAATAGTGGAGTTTTGCGTCTTGGTATTGACTATACCATTTCTGCGACAAACGTAATCGAGTTCGCCGATCCACCTGCTGCGCCTGCGGTTATTGCTGTCAAGTCCCATTTCCGGCGGTTTAAAACAATTTCCAACTCTGCCAATGGATTTGGTAGGTCGCTTGCATGCTCAAGCGATGGCGCAGAATTAGTAATAGGTGCACCGTATCAGACTGTATCTGGGCGCACAAACGCCGGTGCAGTGTTTGTATATTCTCGTAACGATCGCCGCAATGGGTTGAGTATAGCAACCATCGGCGACGACTATGTCGGTCCGTTACAAACCTTAACTCAGCTCACTGCTGCCGACGGAGCTCTATTTGGCACCGCAGTTGAAATATGCCAAGCTAAGTGCAGTATATTCGTCGGCGCGCCCGGCGCGCAGTCCTCGGGCGCGGTAGAACGGTTTGTTAATTTTGGTCGTGTTTACGGAATAGTGCGTTCGACTGTTGACTTGCCTATTACATGGGCTAATAGCCCGGTTCTGATCAACGGGGTAGAGGTTGCAACGGGTGATACGCCCGAAGAGTTCGCTGCTAATATTAATGATTTGCCGGTACCAAACGTAGTGGCAGAGTTTAACACAGTGTCCCGCCAATTGGTAATACGTGTGCGGTCGCTTGCAAATGCTGAGCCTCTGAATATGCTTTCGATTCTGCCGCTGGACGGAAGTAGTTCGTTACAGACCTACGGGTTTATGGTGTGCGAGTTAGTACAAACTATTACGCAACCGGAACCAAATCAGTTTGCTGAGTTTGGAGCCACTATTCGTGTCAACCCGGCGTCGAATATGCTTTTTGTTGGCGCGCCAGGCGCTCATGCACGGTTGCCACAAACATTTGATCGCGATCAAACAACATTTGACTTTGCTACATCTCGGTGGTCTGATCAGATTATAAACGCAGGTGCGGTATATTCTTTTGATTTGCTGGTTAATCGTGACGACAGCGAGAACCCGGGCAAATTTGTGTTCGGGCAGCAAATTGTTAATAACTCAGTTGAGACAGCGTGCCGGTACGGAAGTGCAATAGCGCTAAGCGACAATCATCAGTTAGTAGTTTCTGCCCCGCTACTTGATGTGTATCGGTTAGGCGCGCAATTTGTAACACGCGTTGATGCAGTAAAACAAATTCTAAGCGCCCGCAATAACGATTATCCAATTTTCTACCAGCCGGACTCTGCGCTGGTAGAAAATCCAACAGCGTATGGCTATGTACAAATCAAAAATGCAGGCCGCATTTTTGTGGCTACTAACGACGCGGCTGCTGCTGCTTGGCAAACCGTTTCTACTCAGCGCAATATTGTTGATATTTCGAGAATCAATAGCGTTTACTTATACAACAAAACCACTCAAGAAGTAGTAGCAGACTTGGACTACATAGATCCGCTACAGGCTAAGATTCTTGGCATTGCGCGCCAAAACATCGATTACATTGGAACTTTTGATCCTGCGTATTATAACAACGGCCCGGTTGGAAATGTAGGCCGTCGCTGGTCTGAAGCTGAAGTAGGCTCAATATGGTGGAACACTGAAAATTGCCGATATTTAGATTACTTTTCAACCACTGGTCGCAGTAGTGCTCAGCGATGGAGCCAGCTGTTTCCTGGTAGCACAATCGAAGTATATGAATGGGTTGAAAGTGCGGTTCCGCCTGCAGAGTATACCGCCGGCGAAGTATATTCGGTTGATCAATATACGTTAGAACCTACGCTGAATATTTCAGGGCAATTTGAAGAACGGTATTATTTCTGGGTTAAAAACGCGCAAACGGTAGCAACCGCTCGCGGTAAAACATTAAGCGCTGCAAACATCGCAAGATATATTCAATTGCCGAAAACTTCGGGAGTGCCGTATGTGGCATTTGTTGCTGCCGATACGGTTGCGCTGTTTAACGTTGGCGAAATGTTAGTGGCTGATGACATTGTATTGCACGTCGAGTTCGAAACAATCAAAACTGATAATAATGTTCATGTTGAGTACGAGCTTATAGCAGAAAACAACCCATCGTCGTTTATGTCTGCCCGGTTGTATCGTAAATTTGTTGACAGCTTCTGCGGAGTCGACTCGTTGGGCAATGCAGTACCGGATCGTACGCTTTCGCCTGCTGAAATGTATGGCGTAAGTTATCGTCCGCGCCAATCGATGTTTAAAGATCGATTTGCGGCGTTAAAGAACTACATTACTCGTGTTAACTCAGTGCTGTTACAAACACCGATTCGCGAAACTAAAGTATTTCAGCTTCTCAATACTTATGACCTGCCGCCCGGATCGGCCACTGGAGCGTGGAACAAACGCATGCTATCCGAAATTGAATTACAATATCAAGACTTAGCAAGCGACGGTAACGGATTCCGGTACTTAGTTGAACATGATTCGCGTAATGCCGGACGCTGGGCGATCTACGAAGTAGTTGAAAATGCTTCTGTTGCCGGTCCGGTGTTTACATTAAAACTGGTTCAGGTCCAATATTATGACACTCGTCAATATTGGAACTATGTTAACTGGTATGCACCTGGATATAACAGTGCCATGAAACCGTCTGCCGAAGTTGGATACGCCTCGGAGCTTGACAGGCTGTCGGTCCCAGACCGTACATTAGTACGGGTGCGGACCAACGGAACAGGGCACTGGGAATTGTACGATCGCGTCGGTGATGAGTGGCAAAGAGTAGCAGTTGAAAAAGGCACCATTCAAATTGCGGAGAAGATCTACGACTACTCGTTAGGGAATTACGGTTTTGATCTTGAAGTTTATGACTCAACCTATTTTGACCAGGAACCTACAACAGAGACTCGGCGAGTAATTGAAGCAATCAACGAAGAGCTGTTAGTAGACGATTTAGCAGGCGAGCGAAACGCTGCGCTAATGTTGATGTTTAATTATATCCTGACAGAACAAATTGCGCCCGAATGGTTAACAAAAACCTCGCTAATTGATGTCGAACACACCGTTCGCGAGTTGCAACAAGACGAATATTACAAGAGAGACAACCAAGACTTTGTTTTAGATTTTGTAAACGAAGGCAAACCATACCACTCTAAGATTCGCGAATTTTCATCAAAATATTCGGCGCTCGAAACAGCCAACGGGCATTATACTGACTTTGATGTCCCGGCGTATTACGACCCGTTGTTACAACGATTTATTAGTCCAGTGGTCACAACCAGTGGCGGCATCAGCCTACACGAGCATGCCATAGACCATCCAATTTGGACCAGTATGCCCTGGGCTGATTGGGCTCAGAACTATTTGCTTAGTGTCGAGTCGGTAGCAGTGGTCTCTCCCGGAAATGGATACACCGTGCGACCGATCCTCGAAGTTGTAGGCGACGCCGAAGTGCCGGCGGAATTAGTAGCCCGGCTGAGCTCCGCTGGTCATATTATCGGAGTTGAGGTCCGTAACCCTGGCAGCGGCTATACATCTGCGCCATTGATTAATGTCGTCGGCGGCGGCGGCGCAGGCGCTTTACTTACACCAGTGATGACCCCAGGTTCCGTCAGAAGACAAAAAACTGCTATAAAGTTTGATCGTTACGAGTATCAAGCAAACGTGACACAATGGCAATCCGCAGTGCAATACACAGCTGACGACATTGTTAAAAAAGATCACGAATACTATGTAGTCGGCACGCCAGTTGTTTTAGCAGCCCGCGGTCTTGAAGCAGATTACAGTGTAGACGCTGCAGAAGTGTTTAATATAGCAGCATGGTCGCCAGCTGCCGAGTATGCTGCCCGCGAATTGGTAACAGTCGCGGGGAAAGTTTATGCAGCGACCCAGCCGTCGGCCCAGATGTTGGTGTTCCGTCCCGAGTATTTTGAAGAAGTGCAAGTTGCCCGTGCACGACTTGAGCACTTTGGCGCAGCCGACAGGACAACCGAGGCATACCAGCCATCTCTAAACATGCCCGGAAACGAGCTTGGATTAGTAATTCCAGGCACCCGGTTTGGCGCGTCGTGGGTGTATGGCAAACATTGGTCGCCAGAAAACCCCGACGAACTTAACACCATTTTACAGTCTGCGTTTGACGGAGTTGATCCTGCTGCAACCATCGACGGCGATGAATTTATATCAGTGCACCATTCACATGCACCTGAGGAATTAATGCCCGGTATTGCGTTTGATACATTAGATCTTCGTGTGTATCAACGACCGGGCGCAGACTACACCGGCCGAGGCTTTGCGTTTGAAGTGAAGTCGGCAACTAAACAACCGGTTGCTGGGCAGATTGGGTTTGCTAACCTGGTTCAAGTGCCTTCGTTTGTGCGTGTTATAGACTTGCAAAGTAATCAGCTACTAGAAGAAGGGGCTGATTATTCGGTTAATTGGCATACACAAACAGTAACCGACTTGCCAAACGATGCTAACCTATTTAAGATAGTAGTATACGGAATCGGTGGCGGCAACCAATTGCACCGGGCGTTTTATTCAACAACTGCAACTGAGATTGTAGTGCCAGTAAGCTTAGGTGATATCAGCGCAGTGTTAACCATAGTAAACGGGATCAATGTTGCTCCGGTGTCAGTAGAAGAAAACGATAGGTATTCTACTACTGTGGTATTCGACGGCCCAGCAGCAAGTGGAGTGTCGGTTGTAGTTTTTGGAAGTTCTGGCTTTGATTATTCTATGCCGCAATTGCAAACTTTGACCGCAACCGCTAGCGAAACCTACACACTAAGCCGTCCGTTACTGTGGGCTAACTCTATCAATGCGTTTGTAGAGGTCAACGGCCGCAGATTGTCACCAGCTCACCAGGTAGAATTCATAGCACCTGTTGGCACGGTGTATGAGTTTCCGTCGGAGTCTGCTGGGTATGCTGGAAGCATAGTTGAGTCTGACGTTCGTGTATTTGTAAACGATGTAGAACAGCAATTGTTAGTTGATTATGTAGTTGACTTATCTGCGCAAACAGTAACGTTAGCTGCTGCACCTGATGCCCGGGTGGTAATAGCAATTGACACAGTTGCGGATTATAAAATCACAGCGCAGACACAGTTGTGGCTTAAACCTCAAGCAGGTATCACTGCAGGAGATTTAATTACTATTGTAGATTTCAACGATACTCGGCAATTGAGCGCACTTACAAAAACATTTGTCGGGCCAGCCGAAGAAGGTTATGTGAATCAGCATCCGTATGATTCGGTTGAGTTCGACTCCGACCGATTTGATTTGTACGAAGATTTAACCCGCTTAGTTAATGTATTTTACCTTGGGCGTCCAGACGCAGACATTAACCGCTTATGGGCAACATTAAATGGCATGCCGCTGCGACCAGAAGTAGATTTTCGTGTAGTAGGCAACTATATTGAATTGTTGCGCCCGGTTATATCAGCTACAGATGTATTGTCAGTGACGGCACTGACTAACAACGTAGTGCCAAGCGGGCTAGAATATCGCATTTTTAAAGACATGAATGATTCAGTTAAGTTTTACACTATGAAAAACAAAACTACCTTAACTGCAGCCCTTGACAATGATACTGCTACGGTACAGGTGTTAGACGCCAATCGGTTGGCTGCGCCTGCTTCTCAACCGCATAGGTTTGGGGTTGTAACAATCGGTGCTGAGCGCATTACGTTTAAAGACAAAAACAATGCACTTGGGCAACTAATAGGATTGCGCAGAGGAACTGCTGGAACTGGAGTAAACCAGCATCAAGTTGGTGCTGAGGTTATTGATATAAGTAAAATGAGCGAAGTTGCTCACCCGTATGACCGGAGCTTGTATCTAAACACGTCGTTGCCGCTGACTCTACAGGATACAACGTTTGTTCAGAATTTGCGTGATTGATTGACTATAAATATAGTATGGACGACACTACTAATGCAACTGTGCCTGAATGCACGCCGGACGAAACACCGGCGCTGCATTTTGACGCTTTTATAAAGATTTACGACCCCAATAGGGGCGAAATTTATGTTGAGCAGCGAGATTAACTGATGCTAATTGGAAATTTAACCGCAATTGGATTTTTAAAGATATATGATCCGATTACCAACGAAGTCTTTGTTGACAAAACTAATGCTATTCATTTTGAAAATTTATCCGAAGCGTTAGCTCAGTCGATAGCAAATAATTCTGTTGGTAAAATTTATGCAATGGCGTTTGGGAATGGCGGTACTACCGTCGATTCGACGGGATTGATAGCTTACAATCCCCCAAATGTAATAGGCCAGAATGCTAACTTATACAATCCAACTTATGCTAAGGTTGTTGATAATAACTCGGCTGCAAACGTAGATCCGTCGAGAAATAAGTTATCGGTTTTGCATACATCCGGCAAGCCGTATACAGATATATTGATATCGTGCTTGTTGGACTACGGCGAGCCTGCTGGGCAACAAGCGTTTGATAACGCAGTTGACACTAATGGCCCGTTTGTTTTCGACGAACTTGGTATAAAGGTGTGGAACGGAAGTGCGGATAATTTAAAATTAATTACGCATGTAGTATTCCACCCGACGCAAAAATCATTGAACCGTCAGATACAAATAGATTATACCATTCGTATTCAGGCGCTCACAACTATATCAAGCAGTGGTTCTGCATAAATAGTAATAATCGACAATATAATCGTCACGGAGAAAGATCTTGGCTTATACAATTAATAAAACAGACGGCTCGATATTTGCAGTAGTTGCAGACGGCACTGTTAATACAGACACTTCATTAGCGCTGGTTGGTAAAAACTACCCCGGGTACGGTGAGTTTTTAAACGAAAACATGTTCCGACTCTTAGAGAGTCACGCTAACGCAACGCAACCAGTTAACCCAATCGTGGGTCAACTGTGGTACGACAAAGCAGCTAACGTGCTAAAGGTATTCAACGGCACGCAGTTCCGCTCGCTTGGCGGTGCAATCGCTGGCACTACTGCTCCAACCGGTAATAATAACGGTGACTTTTGGTGGGATTCGAACGCCAAACAATTAAAAGTTTGGGATACAGGCTCGAATGCGTTTATTGTGGTCGGCCCACTTAATACTGCTGCTACTGGACAGTCCGGATCTATTCCGACAATTATCACAGACAATACCGGCGGCACTCATGTTGTGGTGCAATTGTTAGTTCAAGATCAAATTGTTGGGATTATTAGCAAGGACGCAACTTTTACTCCTAACCCAGCAATCGCTGGTTTTGGAACTATTCAACCTGGTATTAACCTTTCTTCTGCTAGCCCGTCGCGTGTGCTCGCAGGCACTGCAACCAATGCCGACGGCCTCGGCGGCCATGCTGCTGCACAGTATGTCCGTAAAAACGACACCGTCGCACAGACCGTGGCAGGCAATTTTGGTGTTCTTGGCAATCAACTCACCGCCGGCAGTGGATCCGAATACAAAGTAACAGTTACAGGCACGTCTCCGCGAGCAGTTACTATAGCAAATGACGGCGCTTTAGGCACATTTACGTTTAAAACGCCAATGACCGCCGAAGCACTTACTATTGCCAACAACGGTAACGTAGGAATTGCGGGTGCATTATCAGTTGGCGGCGCTGTAACCGCTGCGTCGTTCAGTGGAGTCGGCACAAACCTTACTGCGCTCAACGCATCGCAATTAACCACTGGTACTGTACCTGATGCTCGTATTAGCGGATCGTATACCGGTTTGGTAAACTTAACTGGCTCTGGCACTGCTACCTTTGGTACTTTTGCTGGGTCTGGTGCTTCGCTAACTAACCTAAATGCCAATAATTTGACCACCGGAACAGTGCCAAACGGCCGACTTGGTGGCAACTACGCAGGGCTAGGCACTATCACGCCATCGGTTACTAACAACAGCGATCTTGGGTCTACTTCGTTAGTCTGGGCCAACGTGTATGCTTCTACGCTGCATGGAAACATTTCGGCTTCGCAAATCACTTCGGGCGTAATACCCGATGCTCGTGTCAGTGGCTCATACACTGGCTTAGTGAACCTAACTGGAACTGGCACTGCTACCTTTGGTACTTTTGCTGGGTCTGGTGCTTCGCTTACTGCACTCAACGCATCGCAATTAACTACTGGTACTGTGCCCGACGGCCGCATTTCTGGAGCCTACACTGGTCTTGGCACTATCACTCCAGCTGCTACTAATACAAGCAACTTAGGGTCGTCGGCGCTGCGGTGGGCTGGCGTGTACGCAACAGAATTTTACGGTAGCGGAGCAAACCTAACCGGTGTTGTTTCTACCACTGCTGCAACTTTAGCCACTCCTCGTAATATCAACGGAACCAGTTTTAACGGCTCGGCGGATATTACTACTGCTAACTGGGGCACAGCAAGAACTCTTACAATTGGAGCAACCGGTAAGACAGTTAACGGTTCAGCTAACATTTCGTGGTCGCTGGCCGAAATCGGCGCTGCTGCCGCTACGCACACTCATGATTATCTGCCACTGAGCGGCGGCACTATGACCGGCGCTATTGTTGCAACAAATTCGGCTGCTGCCTTTACAACCGCAAACTGGCGTAAAAGCATTCAGATGCCATCGACGGCGGCATTATTTTGGCCTCGGGGGAGCTCGTCAGTTGCTAAAGCAATCGGTGCAACTACTGACAATAATATACATTTTATTGCCTCGCCCAACGATGACGGCACCGGAGCGCCGACCACTCCGTTCTCCTTTAATATGAGTAACGGTAACTTCACCGCAACTGGTGACGTAACAGCGTATTCGGATGCGCGCCTCAAGAAAGATTTAGTAAAGATCTCCGACGCGGTAGCAAAAGTTCAGCAGCTAACCGGGTACACCTATACCCGAATTGACACTGGCGAACGCCAGACTGGTGTTGTTGCCCAAGACGTTCAAAAGGTATTGCCCGAAGCAGTTAAAGACGGCGAACATCTAAGTGTTGCGTATGGAAACATGGTAGGCTTGTTAATCGAAGCAATTAAAGAGCAGCAATTAACTATTGGTACCTTAGAAAAACAAGTGGCACTGTTAGTTCAGAAAGTATCTGAACTAGACCGGCGCAAGAGCTGGTAAAGGTCTGAGACTAATAAGTTCTATACAGCTCGATACCTCGTTTAACTGTAGCAATAATATGCTCAGCCTCCGAGTTGCTTAGCTCAGGGTAAATCGGTAACGATACTACCTTCCGAGCTAAGCAACTTGCTACACTAAGAGGCCCAGGGTTGGTAAAACGCGAGTAGTTAATCATCTCGTGTAATGGCAGGTCATAATGAATCCGAGTCTCAATGCCCTGGTCCCACAGGTGCTTACGGAACAGATTGCGATCCACTTGCGTAAGCTCAATTACGTATTTCTGTACTGCATGGCAATGCCAGTTCCCACGGTGGTACAGCGGCCGCACCACGCCCTCATACGGCTCGAGCGCGAGCGTCCAATGTCGGGCAATGATATTCCTCCTTTGCTGCCAGTGGTCGAAGTATTCTAGCTTAGCCAGCATCACAGCAGCATCAACTTCGCTCATTTTGGAGTTGGTGCCAGCCGTTAAACGGTCGCCGTCGTTTGCGCGCCAGCTGCGAACAAATGTAGCAACATAGTTCGAGTTAGTAAAGACCATTCCGCCGCCGCCGACTCCATATAGGTTCTTAGTAGGGTCAAAAGACGCAGTAGCGGTGCCATTATAAAACGGATTTTCTTTGAGTACTGGCCAGTCTTGCGCTGCGTCGCGAATGTGCGACATGCCAGGAGGCGAGCCCCCTGTGCCGTTACCATACAGACCTACTATACATGCCAACGCAGGTGTTTCTCCCCCAGCAAATGGGCTACCAGTAATAAGACCGTCGACATCAACGTCGAGGATAACAGGACGCATCCGCGCCCGCATCGCTGCGTTTATGGTAGCTTTGTATGTTAGTGCAGGAATACAAATACTAAGCGGCTCGTTGTTGTGGGGCGTATGCGCAGCTAATACGCTTTCGAGTGCTTGAGTACAATTTGCAACTCCAATCGCATACTTGAACCCGGTGTACTCGGCTAGATGAGTCTCAAGTGCTGCTACATTCGGCCCGTTCATAAGTATGCCGGAGTTCAGAGTAGACTGAATCACCGGCGTAAGTTTGTCCTGCAGAAGTTTGTTTTGGCGCGCTACTCCGAAAAATGGAATTTGCTTAGCGTCTGAAATGTTAGCCATTTGTTTAGTTTTTTTAACCCTGTGTTAATGTCAACTTCCGGACGATACCCAAGCTTGTCTTGAGCCTTTGTGATGTCTAGTGCGTGTCGACTTGGAAAGTTTGCTTGGCGGCCCTTGACTTCAATTATTCCCTCGCCGAGCAAATCGACTATTTTGGCGGCCACATCATAGATTGGAGTAGCGGTGCCGTAGCTAATATTATACGTGTCATTCTCGGCGCCGTCAACGGTAGCAGCTAGAAAAATGCCGCGGGCAGTGTCTGTTACATAAGTAAAGTCTAGCACCTCGTCGCGCCCATTCACCTTTAAGGTCCGGCCTTGGAGGGCACGCTCGAAAAACCTGGGCACCACACGGTTAGGTAGGTCACCAGGGCCGTAGACAGCAGTGGGCCGTACGATCACGTATTCGAATCCGCTGCGCATTGCGAAATCCTTGACTAGCTCTTCGCCTGAGCGCTTGAGGGTAGCGTAGATACCTATAGGGTTAAGCGGGGCCTCCTCGCGAATCGGCGCCGCAAAATCTCCGTACACCATTGAGCTTGAGACGTAAACAAATCGCCGAACACCGTTCCGAGCAGCAATCTCTAATGCACGGATCAGATCAGTAATCATAGATCGGGCAGCATCCACTGGCGCAGTCAGCGCTTCTGCGTGTCGCGGGACCCCGGCTAAGTATACGATAACGTCGGGGGAGCAATACTCAGCGTCTTGGACTTGCTCGGTAACGGCGTCACAGTTACGCTCAACTAACTCAAGCCGGCGCCGCCGTTCAGCAAACAACACGTCACTAGAAACACCATTTCCGTAGATCTTTACAGGGTCAACAACGTGGATATAATGCCGGGCCTGCTGGAACATTCGAATCAGATGCTGTCCAATAAAGCCGGCACCGCCAATCAGCATCGTATACGGTCGAGTGGGAGGTTTATTCATTTGTGTAGAGTCACTCTAGAGTTGTTAGTTGCTATTATACAGCAGGTCGCCTGCAGTGTCAAGCAGAGTGGCGAAACCGGAGAAGGTAGGCAGTGAGCGTGGCTGACGGTTCGCTTTCGATGTAGACGCGAACCTGATGCTGGTAAGTGTCGTGGTTCACGCTGGCGTCTACCTTGAAGTTGTGCTGCTTGAAGTTTTCGCGGACCCACTGGCCTTCTTCGGTCTCGGCGAGCCAGGCGTAAAACTCGGCTCGCTCAGGCTGAGTAAAGTCGTCACCGTCGAGGACACTGACGTCGACCTTCCGCTCCCATATGATTACTTTCATAGCGATGCTTTCTTGAGTTTGCGACCACGAACGTAATGGGGCCCTGGTGAGTGATCAGCAAAAACAGCATCAGTACCGTTTGTCCACCATTTTTTTAGTTTCATCTTGGCAGCATGCTGGGCATTAGATTCTGCCGCCCGAGGGGCAGATTTTTCCCGCCTCTTTATCTTTACTCTGCCAAGAACAAACCCGTCAGGGGGGTTGTTGCCTCGATAATGAACTTGGCCGTTGTTCCACCACTGTCTTCCGGCGAGTTTTGAACCATTCCAGTTTTTGAGATCGGCTTTTAGTCTCCCGTGGACCCATCCCGGCCCCGGCGCAATTTCTGTGTGGACTGATACTACCCCGTTATTCCACCAAACTCGTAGCTTTTGTTTTGTGTATCCTGCTTGTTTATTAGGTGTTTCGACGTATGTTCTGCCAGAAACAAACCCAATCGGACAGTATTTTCCTAATATATTAATCTCACCATTTGTATACCAGTTACCGGGGACATTAATCGGCGATACTGCCTTATTTAAAATTTTCGGGTGTTTAAGCATCCGACGAATAACTTTGTATTCCCAATAAGCCGCTCTTTTTTTATCGTCAAACTCGTGTCTTATTATCCAAATAAAAGCGTCTGTACCCTCAGCTTCGACAATAGTTTTTACAGTTTTTGATGACGTAAAATACAAAACACCAAGGTCACGTGTAGCTGGGACTTTGTTTGATAATCGTACTCCATAATAAAAGTACCCCGACACCTTGTGTATTGCGATGTATGTGTATGGTTTGATATATGTGGTCATACATATATGTATCTCAGAAGTAGATTCATACAGCCATTTGGGCAGGTAGGCCACCGTGAGAAGTATAATCGATGAGTTTTATGTCATTCATTGTGAATCCAGTGATCTCTTTTACATTAGGGTTAAGCCATAAAGTTGGCAGAGGCAAAGGTGAACGGCCTAGCTGTGTTTTGATTTGTTCTAAATGGTTGACATAACAATGAGCATCGCCAACGGTGTGAATAAACTCTCCAACAGACAGTCCGCATACTTGCGCAATCATATGAGTTAGTAAGCTATAACTAGCAATGTTAAATGGAATCCCCAAGAACCAATCCCCGCTGCGCTGATACATCTGGCAAGACAGCTCGCCGCGTTTGCTTACGTAGAACTGCGACATGATGTGGCAAGGTGGTAGTGCCATTTGATCGAGCTCGCCTGGATTCCAAGCAGTGAGAATGTGGCGGCGGCTATACGGGTCGCGCTGGATTCCGTCGATGAGTCTTTGTAGTTGGTCTACTGTGCCGCGCGCATTTGGCCAACTACGCCACATCACACCGTAGATATTACCAAGGTCGCCTTCGTGACGAGCCTTTGGTTTCCAGTACTCGGCTTCGGCGTTGGCAGTCCAAATGGTCTTCTTTGCAGGATCGCGCGTGCCGTGTAAGATTTCTGCTAGTCGCCGCTCGTCGCCGCTACCTTCAATAAACCACAACAGCTCGCTGAGCATCGCACGCCACGCAAGCCGCTTGGTAGTGACTGCAGGAAACCCCTGACGTAGATCATAGCGTGATTGCATCCCAAACACGCCAATGGTGCCGGTTCCTGTGCGGCAGCTTCTTTTTTCGCCGTTATCTAAAATATAGCGTAAGTTATCTAAATACTGTTGCATTATGTGACCTTGTGTTTGCAGTTATTGAAGTGGTATCTAGTTAAGTTAGATATGCCGCCTTGTTTGCCGCAATGCGGGCAAACTACTATCTTCTGTGGGCCCTTTGGCTTCATAAGTCGTAGTCTAACCTCTTCTTTAATTTTCTTACCTGTAAATAGCTTTTTACAGTGTTCCTTTAACTCTTCTGGGCACGGTCTGCCTGTGTTAGGATGAAGTCCTGTCCTTGCGGTGCCTGTGTATGGATTATTTCGGCTGATTTTATCTTTGGTCTCTTGAGAATGCTTTTTCCCATACATTCCGTTTTTCTCGGCGCGCAGTCCGGGCCGGCCGCGCTTTGAGTCAGACATTTTTTTGCGAGATTCAACTGAATGCTTTTTTCCAAAAAAAGCATTCTGCTCGCCGTACCTAGCAGATTTTTTCTTTCTGTCAGGGGAGTGTTTTTTTCCAAACATATGGTTTCCGGCACCGCTAGAAGTCTCGGACATTTTTTTGCGCAACCACCCGTAGGCTTTATTTTTTCTATGGGTCCTTAAGCCAACAGTCATCATGTGGGCTGCAAAAATTATCTTTTTGTTGTTTGGGTATATTCTAGTCAATAATTGGTGCGCTATGTAGTGCTCTTCGGGAGTTAGTTGAATTAGGTTTTCGTGGGCGTCAGTGCCGCCGAGACACCTGGGGATAATATGGTGCGTCTCGAGGTATTCAGCTGACAATATTCTGTTTTTGGCTCGGTCCATAAGACGATAGTAGATGGCATAATAGTTCATACGCTATTTATGCCAAAGACACTAATTGTTCATAAGTCTAGCCGCAGCCGCAGTTCGCCATGCTCTAAGATATATTGTAGGTCTTTTAGGTATTGCTGCATGGTCGTTTCATGTGTTTGATAGTAAAGTGTTCGTTGCTGGATTCAATGCCGACTGTTTCAAGCTCGTCGAGTAGCGCGATGTTGAACTGAGCGTCAGCAGCGAACTTGCCATTCACCACCGTTACGTAAGCCTCGGTGATTACAGGCCATAGCTCGTGGAGCACGCCTGCGCCGCCAATGACCCAAGCCGCATCGCCATACTCGGTGAGGTCATCAACCGATCGGCACAACGCCATGCCGGGCTTCACTCGCGGGAGAGTTTTGCTCAGCACCACATTCTTACGGTTAGGTAATGGACACGGCATGTCGCTGCTCTCGTAGGTGCCCCGTCCCATTATAACAGTGCCGCCGGTGGTTAGTCTAGCAAAATGGGCAAGGTCGCCCTTCATCTTTGGCCACGGTAGCTTACCGTCCTTGCCCATTCCCCCCTCTTGGTCTATTGCAAAGATTGCTTTCATAGTTCCTTAAGGACTGAATCTGTTACAGGCTGAACCAACTCGGCTACTAGCTCGACGTTGATGTAGAAGCTAACATTAACAAGGTCTGCTTCGTACTCGGTGAGAGTGCGGCTAATAACCTGCTCTAGCTCCTCGTTGGTGAGACCGTGTTTTCGAAGAGTCTGGAGGTTAATAGTTTTGCGCTTTCGATTGGGTAGCTTGATAATGAGCCGCTCGATGCACTCAAGCGGCACACTTGTTGGTTCAACGCCCGAAACAATATCTTCCCACTTTTTGACAAAGTCGTCGGATAGATAGTGCATATTTACTCAACAGCAACTTTGACGCTTTTACGACCGCGCTTGCTTTTAGGCGCCTCGGGTGCTGCATTTGGCATCAGTGCAGCAGCTTCTTTAGTCAAGCGATCAGCTTCTGCTAACAATCCAGTAACCTGGTTTCGGATTTGATCGGCCTGTTTAAGCAAGTTAGTTGCAATTGCAGCGTCATCTAGCACTCCGTCTGCTGGTGCAACAAACGGCATTTCCGTTACGGCGCGAGCTTCGCGCCGCTTACTAGTCGAATCGACCAACCCGGAGTTAATGTCAAGTTCTTCCATCCGCTCCTTGGCCTTTTCGCCGGTTCGGAGTTCGTTGATAACTTTGTTGAGCTCGTCGAGGCGAACGTGGCTCTTAGCGTTTGGGGTTACTACGATTTGCGCAGTTTGCACCTTTTTAATCATACCTTCTTTGTGAAGGGTTTCGAGCATAGGCCTGCCATCAGCCAGCAACGAGCGGAACATCGCATCGCCGAGGGTCTCTGACGTTTGACCCTCGGGAGATTCGATTACCTTCATGACCGAATCGTGGATATGCCGCGGCAAGGTTTCTGGATATAGCACAAGGGCCATGTGTTCTTCGCCCGGTACTTCGCGAAATACAATAGCAACTTTGCGATCGCCGTTTTTACCAATGTGTTTTAGAAACATTACTTAGCGCCCTCAACTTCTTCGCTAGCTACTTCTTGTTCGTCGGCAGCGCCTTGGGCAGCTTCCACTTGGGCCAAGAAAGCAGCAAGCTTGGTGTAAGTGTTGCCTACGGTTTGTAGTTCGTCGGCCTTAAACGCGCCACGTGTAGAAGCAACTTCGATGATGCTCTTAACCGTAACCAGGTCCTGGACAGTAAATCCTGCAATTTGTTCTTGCGCGACGGTTTCATGAGTGGCGTTTTCTTGGGTCATAGTTTTTCCTTTATGTAAATGAAAGAGAGAATAGCAGAGCGTCGTTGGGATCTTCAAAGCCTGCTACAACGCGGGTTATTTTTAGGTGCGGGGTTGCTGGGTGCGGCACAGCCTGCTCTACTACAGCAAAACGTCCGTTTGCATGTGTATATATCCAGTCAAAGACTTCGGTTTTATTTTTTTCAGTAGCGCAGGTTATAAAGTGCGTAGGAATAAACGATAGTTGGCGTTGATGGTGATAATCTGCAATATCTTTGGGTTCGAGCTCGCCAAACCAGCCGCTTAGCTCGAAATGGCTGTCCATACTTGACATTTTGGATTATTGGTGTTTTGATGCCAACTGGTGATCCACATAGATCGATTGCACTCGGCAACATGGGCCATTACTGCTTCTTTCCCGGCCGCTTCCATGGCTTCGCCGAGGAAGATGCGCATTAGGACCTGCTTGGTTGTTTGATCCTTGATCTCAAGGATCATTGGATCATCTTCGGCAATAGTCCAAGTTAGATGGTTAGGTGTTGGCATTGTTGAGGACGTCGTACGCTTTAAAAAACAGTTCACGGTCGTGGACGTATAGCTCGCCATTGATTCCTCGCATCAAGAAATCGCCAGGCTTGCCGCGCATCTCGCCCTCGAGGGTTTTTACACGGAACTCCTCGTTGATTTCTTTATAATGAACAACTACTGGTTTTTTGCGGCATGCGAGCATGCCAGACACGTCTTCAAACTCTTCAAAAACTTTCATAAGGTTCCTTTATATCACTGTATTTGAGCAAAAACTGTGTAAGCATACCTTCGTCAGCAAACACAAACGAACCGATGCTGGTGTTTTGGTGCAGCCCCAACGGACGGCCTTTGTTATCTAGCACGGTGATGTCATAGTCTCGCTTGGCACAGGCCTTAAAATACCTGCGCCAGTTTGGCCAGTGCCCTGTACGTTGACAGTCTGCAGTACCATGCTCGAGATAATACTGGCGGTGAATACACTCGAGATAGTTATTCCACGCAAATACAATGTCGTCGATGGGCACAGTAATCGGCATAGTAGCAGGGGCCGAAGCCCCTTTCCTTGTTAGTTGGCATGGTCAAAGTACGCGGTCTGGCCCCACGGGGCTACAATCTTGTTGTTGCCGTGGATGATAAAGAGCTGATCGCAAAGGTTCTCGTCGCCCCACGAACCGCAAGGGTACCCGTCGGTCAGCCACACAAGCCGCTTGGGCTCAATGTTTTCGTTCTTGAGGAAGTCGGTAACACACTCGAACGACGTGCCGCCGCCGCCGGCGAGCTGGTATTCGGTAATGTCGTCGAGGTTGTCGGACGTATAAACCTGCGGGTTATACACTTGGGTGTCGAACGTGAGCACATGGATCTTGTACGAATCAAACTGGTCCATAATGCCTTTGATTTCAGTGAGGAAGTCGGTTAGCATCGAGTGCGAGATCGAACCCGAAGCATCAAGGGCTACAGCAATGTCGACCATCTCCCCGGGCATCATGCCGGGCATTACAGCGTCAAGGTGCCAGCCGCGCTTGGACGGCCGCATCCAGGAGTAGTCAGACCGGATAGTGCTTTCGAGCTGTTGACGAAGCAGTTCACGCCAGTTCATCTTGGGCTCGGTAAGGTCCTTGATGATACGTGCCAAACCGCCGGGGACGTTGCCGGCACCAGCCTGTTGCGCAGCAGCGATCATCGCTTCACGCAGCTCGTCACGGATCTGAGCCTTTTCTTCGGCACTTAGCTTGGCTGGGCGACTGCCCTTGCCACCTTGCTGGTCGCCTTCGCCTTCGCCGTTGCCAGCGCCATCATCGCCGTCCATGTGGTCGTCGAGTAGTTGGTCAAGCAGCGACTGGAGGTCAATCTTGTCGGCCTCTTCGTACAGCTTGTCGTAGATTTCTTCCGAGCTCATGCCGTCGTACTTGGCGTCGTGTAGGCAAGGCACCGTGGTGATCTTCACACCCACACGGTGCTTGACGAGGTCGGCATTGACCGCGTAGTCACACGCGATGTTATACAGTTGGGCATCGCGATGACCGCGCCGTCCCATATGGTCGTAGCATGCATGAAGCAGTTCGTGGCCAACAAGGAACTCAACTTCCTTGGTCTGCAGCGCCATGATGAACCGGCTGTTGTAATAGAAGTTCCGGCCGTCGGTAGCAGCAGTTGACAGCCACTCGTCGGCGTTAATGAGCTTCATGCGCGTAGCAAGGTTGCCAAAGAACGGTGCGCGGAGCAGCATGCCGATTCGCGCAGTGACCAGCTTTTCGCGAGCTTGACGATCGATAGCCGAGTCCATCGGGCCAGTGAAGCTCGCGATCTTATCTTTGACAGCAGTAGTAGTAGCCATTACGCATCCTTGATTGTTAGTTGATGTTGTTATTATACTTGGGCAGTTGGCATTTGTCAATGCTAACTATTCGTTATTTCCTTCTTTTTCTTGATTGCGGAGGGTGTCCATGAGCTGCTGCTTGCGCAGTCGATCTTGGGCCTTTGCTACTTTTTTGCGATCAAAGCCAAGTGCCGAGTATACCATGCTGGCGTTCATGAACCCAATCAGCCAAGTCTCGACCTCCTCAAATGTAGACAACATAACCAGATGACCGCCGCCACTAAACGGTGGGCAGCTTTGGTCGTCGATAGGTCCGATACTGATGCGATCGTAGAAGTTCGGCGCTCGTCGAGCAGTAAGTCCGTAGTGAGCCAGCTGCTCTTGGACTCGGTTGTAGCGGTCGATGTCGTTCATGTTCATAATGTGCTCTCAACTTTAGCGTTCAACGCAAAAATAGACGATTTTCGAAGGCTCAGGTCGCTGTAAGTCACTGATTTATAAACGGGCAAAAACGATTTAAAACGCTAAAAGCTGTAAAGTGTGCCAGTACCGGCCTCGGCCACTAACTTTTGCTGTAAATACGCCTGATAAGAAGTTACATGAATGGTGTTGAAGTAGCAGAGTCAAACTAGCAGGTCAATTCCCAAGTCCGAGTGCCGCAGTCCCATACTCGTAGGTATCCAAGACCGGCAGTGATTTCTCGTTCGGTTTTATTTGGGTCGTGGCCTTGCTCAACCAGCTTAAACTTGGTCATCGAAAACCTGTTGTATATTTTCCCAGTGTTAGGGTCATAATATGAGTAGCTCGATTTGGTTTCGTTTGTTTGTTTAAACCCAAGTTTTTGATACATTCCACCAGTGCTATAATTGCTATCAGAGTAAGAGGTTATTGCGCTTGGAGAATGAGTTTTGATAAAGTGCTTAAGCAACTTTGACGCACCGCCAACAACAGGGCAACTAGTAGCATAACGCACAAGTTCATACCAGCCTTCTTTTCTCTGCTTACTGCCAATTCCTGCTCGTTTTCCTGAAAAGGTCATTACAGCAACTATTTTACCTTGGTATTCAAGACCGTACCGAATCAGCGACGCAGCAAATCCCTGGATATGATTTGTGTTTAAAAAAGCTCGGAGCTCTTTTGATGCAAGAGCAACTATGCGAGTTTTTCTGGCATATACTGTTGCAGTATTAGCTAGCCCCAGTTTGTGTTTGATTTTTTCCTTCCAGATAGCTTTCTTAGATTCCCATTCAAAACTAAAGATAGACAGTAGCAAAATACCTTTTTCTTCACAGGCCTTAAACTTGTTATAGTGGTAAAGCGGGTCAGGCAACCGTCCGTCGTGATGCCAGTAAACGCCGTTAAATTCAATAGCTAGATTATGATCGGGTAAGAAAATATCAAGTTCTTTTGGAGGGATCACTTTTCTGGAGTTCTGCACTATGTTCGAAACTCCAAGGGACTCAAGAAACGTAACAATCTCCTGTTCGAACGAAGATCGAAACTTTTCTTGTAAGTTATGATGATTTAAGTAGTTGTAAACCGTCGATTCGCTGACTCTAAGTTCGGCTGCAATTTCGGTTATTGAGCGTAACGGGTAGAGATCAACTAGTCTATTTTTGTCTCGGAGAAGTAGCAAGCCTGGATTTTGGTGTGCGTTAGCTGTTTGAAACCAGTGGCTCACCCCATGCTTTTCTAATAAAGTGGCTTGTATTTTCTTTTGTATCTCTGGCGACTTTCCGGGATTGTCAACTCCGTATTTTTCTAGGTTAGTGGCTTTGATTTTCTCTCTGACCGCAGCCGAGCTGAAAGCACTTTCGACTCCAAATCGGCGGACATTGGTCTCGGCTGTTTTTCTGCGGACTGCCGCACTGGCCCTGGGACTAGCCCCACCGTACCTTTGAATATTAGTATCGGTTCGTTTTTGTAAAATATCTTCCCGCTGTAGATGGTGTGCGACTCCAAACCTATCTTGTAGAGTTCTTGCCACTTTCTCACGGACCTGCTTCGAAGACGACGCAAATTGCGTGCCGTATTCAGCTAAGCAAGTTTGCTCTCGAGCGGCCTTTGTAGAGGTTGCGGTTGCTGAACACTTAGCTGAACAGAATCTGCGATACCCAGCAGAAAAGCTCTTAAAAGCTGTTAGAGCCCCGCACTGCTCGCATTGCGCTTTAACAGTGCGGTAGTGTGTCAAATATACCGCTTCGCTTAGCGATTGGGCACCGGTTGAGTTGAGCAGTAAAGTTTTTTCTTCTAAACTGAGTTGCTTTAGCTTTTCGGACGAAAGCTTCCCGGTTTTTGTTAGTAGCGCAGCAGTGTCTATCATACTGTATATAGCAAAACAGGGCCGAAGCCCTGTTTCTTTGGGTTAGTTAGCCCTTAGCAGCTTCGAGAATATAGCGACCATACCGCTTGTGAAAATCATCGAAGTTCTTCAGCTTGGTCGGGCTAAACGGGAGCTGGTAGTTGGTCAGCGCAACACGCGCGCCCATCACAACAAGCTCAGTCTCGAAATGGTCCATCATGAACTTGAAGAAGTTGTCTGCCATCTCGTGGAACTCTTTGTCGCCGACTTTGGCCTTGACCGCTTCCTTGAGCTCGTAGCACATCGAGATCACCAGCGAATACATCGCCGAGATTTCCTTGACCTTGAGCTCTTTCACCTTGCCCGCTAGGATGTCCGACGGGTTCGGCATGTCTGCAGCCACTCGACGGTGCGCCATGAACTTGATCGCCAGGCCCTCGCCAATCGTGCCCGAGATCAGGTCAGTGAGCATCTCGTGCGACGCGTTGTCATCGTACAGCAGTTCCGAGGCAAAAGTCCAGGAACGCGGCGTAGCAAAAGCACGCGAGGCCGACTTGGCGTCAAAGTCGTACAGGTCGCTCTTGGCGTAGGTCAGGTAGCCAACCACGTCCTTGTGAATGCCGTGCTCGATTGCCCAATCTTGCCACGCTTGGAAGTCCGGGCGCATTTCGATATGGACAAAACGGTTGGCCAACGGAGTCGGCATACGGTAGGTCACGCCGCGGTCGCTTTCGCGGTTGCCAGCGGCCACGATCACCACGTTGTCGGGCAGGCGATACTTACCCACGCGACGGTTCAGGATCAGCTGGTAGCCCGCAGCCTGCACAGCCGGAGCAGCTGAGTTCATTTCGTCGAGGAACAGAACAACCACCGGATACTGGGAAGCGAATTCCTCAGTGGGCAGATCGATCGGCGGCGCCCAATCCATAACGCCAAGATCCTTGTTAAAGTACGGGACGCCGCGAATGTCAGTCGGGTCCATCTGGCCCAGGCGCAGGTCAATCAGCGCGCCTTCGAGCTCGGTAGCAATGCTAGCAACCACGTCCGACTTGCCGATGCCCGGAGGGCCCCAGAGGAACACCGGACGTTGCGCCTTGAAGCAACGCAGGATAGCTTGACGGGCGCCCTTGGCGGTAACAGTGCGGTGTTCGACAGCGTTCGACATGTTTGAAACTCCTGTGTTTGTTTAGTAAGTGTGTTAATTATAACGAAGTGTGTTTGTCTGGTCAACCACTTTTTTGAAACTTTTTTGTGCTTGTTGCAATTTGCTGCACCAACAGATATAGTTTAACGGTTGATGTAAGTTTTGTCAACCAAAAACAATGCCGGATTGAACGTCACCAAAGTCGATCACCGGTTACTGCATGAGTGAGCTGAACCATGCGGTTGTTTGGGTTCAGAGCCCGCACAGTTGTTAGATCGCCGAGTGCCTTAACAGAGGTTGGACGAACCTCTACACAAATCTCGTCAACTGAGTTGGTGCTGTATCCTGCAACCAGCCCAATTTGAACAGTGTCAGATGCCGAGTCAATCCACTCCACCGGAGCGTTGATCGGAAAAGTGGACGCAACTTTTTTAAACGTAGCCATGTGAGGGTTTCCTTACGCTAGTTTGTTGTAATCTTTCATGTTTAAACGGTGCTGCAGCGGCACGTCGCCACGCACAAACTCGTACCGCTCGCCTAAGCATACAGCGAGATCATGTACGGTCTTGCCGATCCAGCTTGCGCTTAATATGTTCTTGGCCAGAACCCATTTTACATTGTTTTCAGGCGTGCCACTGTAACAGTTTCGAAACGAAATCCCGTCAGAGTAGCCGCCCGAAGTCAGTTGAAGTGGCCGACACCAATCAGTAGGCTCAATAGTGTCGCCATCTTCGAGAATAGCAACAGTGCGCATTACACGAACGCAGTAAGGGCAGCGGCGCCAATAACAACGACTGCGCCAATGAAATAGAGGAACGCAGCCTCTGCATTTACGCTCGCGCGCCTGCGGTTAACTACAACACGATTGCCAAATACGTTTTTTTCAGTCTCGCTATACCTGATTTCCGTTGGAAACTGATGATTCATCAGCCAACGTAGGTACCCTAGTCCGACTACAGCGACTACGAACCCGGCGGCCAGGCGCATAAGATCGTTGCCCATATAGTGCCATAGCAGCATCACCGTGGCAATTTTTCCCACAGTGGTGCCTGCGAACTCATTAACAGCAACGCCCATTTCGCGGGCCATAGCCACTAGCCCTTGTCCGAGACCCTGCCCAACCTGGGCCCATGTGTTTGCTTTTTCTACAACCGCTTGTGGACCGCTTTGTTGCGCTGCTAGTGTAGCTACGTGCTGGACCACCTGCGCCTTTTGTTCTTCAGTGAGCTGGTTAAACCCAGCTTGATTAACGTTGCTTGAGTTGAGCTGCGCAAACGCAGGCAACGCAAAAACAAACATGAGTACCGCGATAAAAGATTTCATTGGAACGTCCTTGTTAGAAAAGAGTGATGGGGTTCTTGGGGAACAGCACAATAGAAATGATAGGAAAGTCCATGGGCTCGTCCCACGCTACCTTCTCACCATTCACTACCATAGCGCCATTTTGGAGCCAGCGCTTGAGCTCAGAGGCTGACGCCTTACCGACTCGCTTGCCTTCGCGCGTTTGGAATTGACACACTGTGTCGAGGTCTCGAAGGAACTGCCAGGCATTCATGATTAGCTCCACTGCGTAGTATGTTGTTATTATACTAGTCCAGTGGAGCGTTGTCAACGGTTATCGCTGATTGCTGCGAGCACGAATCGCGTCAAAAGAGTCGTCAACTAGCAGGCGACCGTTTTCAAACACCGTCTGCAGAGCGTCTTGCTCCCAATCTTCAACACCGCTGCGGTACTGGCCATCCCGGTCTCGGAACAGTGTCACGCGTCCAGCCTTGCTACGCTTGCCCGAGTCGGTGACTGGGTCCTTCTGCACAGGCACCCACACACCATCGATCTTAGCCGCCGAGCACTTCATAGCCCATTTTTGGTCATCGCGTTGTGGCGCACCAAGCAAGGCGCCGCCCATACCAAACGCCACGTTGTCGGCACTCCATCCGGCGGCCATAAAGGCTTCAAGGATGCCACGGACTGTATATTCGTTGACTCCATCGCCTTGGATGAGGCGAACATAGTTGAGAACTTTGAACCCTTTTGTGTTAACAGTGTACCCGAAATTTTTGCCAAGAATTTCGATCAATCTACAGTTAACCTCAACAGGATCGCCCGAGTCGGGGCGAATAACAACAAAACCACCAGTAGCACCGTGCGCTTTAATTTTAGCTTTTATTTCCGGGTCGGAGCCTAACATTTCACAAAACTTAAAAACATCATACGAATCTGCTACCATTGCAAAAATAGCACCGGGTTTCGCAAATTTATCGATCATATTCAACGCATATTGTCTTTCGCTCATTTTAATCTCCTTAAAATAAAATGCCCGAAGTCTATCTTCGGGACTTCCAATCAATGAGTACGAACCTGCACCCATTAAATTCTTTGCTTTTTACTCGATCTGAAGTAAATGTTTTACTATTCACCGCAGCTTCCCAGACACTAGCAGGACAGTTGTATTGCTTCAAGAACTCTTGTTTCCTGCCCCAGAATTCAAATCTAATAGATCCGTTGGGGTTATAACAAATAAACTTTTTATCGTTAGCTCGCTTATGCTTACTACGGTCAATCGTTCCTTTTGGGATGTTTAAAAATTTACCCACTGTTATATCGTATACAGTAGCCCAACCGGTTGTTCCTACGATGTGCAGTGATGGGTCGATCATCACGGATGGGATTCTTGTTCGCTTGCCGGTTATCTTATCTTTAACAACAGCCGTGCCGGTCCCATTTGGGAGATATCTATCCTTATTTTTATAGTATTCTTCTCTTGTTATGTGTTTTCTCTTTCCAGTCTCTTTGTCGAATGCGGTTATTTTTCCAACATGCAGGCCACTAAAATTACCGGCGATAAATTCATCTTTTGTTACATACTGTCGTTTTCCATCTTTTTCTACGACAATGCCACCTAAAACCTTTTCATAAAAGGATGGATCAAATTCGTCTACAGGGATAGACAATGTTTTTCCAGTCGTTTTACACTTCACCGATACCTTGCCAGTTGATACTGCATTGTACAGATTTTTGTTGTTTTGATATTCCTCTGTGCTTACTCTAAATTTCTCGCCAGTTGCTTTTAGATAAACTTGCACCGAGTCGGATGTTGGGTATCTGTAAATATCAGGGTTAAAATGGTCGACAGGTATTCTAACAAAAACTCCGGGGTTTGACAACTTCTCAACAGACACTGTTCCTTTTGTACACCATCCTGTACCGCCTAACACTACATTAAGTGTGTCTGGGCGCCTGATAAAATCTTCATTTACCAACTCCGACTCTTTTTTGTTCATGTCTTCGAAGTTGTTAAACACAAACAAAATTTCTTTATCAAAACGATCCTTGCCATACTTGGCAATAGAGTTAGTGATTCTTATGCCTGACCCCATATACCCGTCATCTAAATCATCAGTAATATGTTGCCCGATATAAATTTGACCTGTAATTTTGTTTGTAATTTTGTAAATCGTATAAAACATATAGCGCACCCTTCTCCGCGGTGCATTTATACGATTTCTGCCACAGAACAATATTTACTTACCGTAACTGCAAGAAATAGAATGCTCACTAGCAGGAATGCTAAATCCTGCCATCCGAGCACTGTAATAATTACGAGCAAATAGTAGGCTGCTAACAGTATCCGTGCCTTGAAAGTTGACAAGGTGCGCAGCACCACCAATTCCAGCACTTTCCCAACTAGATACACCACGAGCGCCAAAGTCGTGTAGCTTAAAGCCGATAGTAGAAGGGTCACCAGTCTTCTCCAGGTAGTCGAGAATGATTTGCTTGATAGTCCAAGACTGCGTTGCTACAGTAGTTGGGTACCACACGCCACGCAGCATCGCGGTTTCGGCCCAGGTAGTGAGCCACGGAACGGCTGGGTCAGTGTTCTCCACAGTGACAAGCACGTTCTTGATAGGCACCACAGTGCCCTCGGGCACTGCGCGGATACGCAGTGGTAGACGTCCGCCGTGCTGGTCGAGGATGTATTCCCAGCCAGCACGGTTAAAAGGCTCGCCGTGCTCGGCATACAGTTCGGCAGCGAGATCAATCTCGTCTTGGGTAATAGGGTTGAGTAGGTATTCTTTGATAAATGCCTGTAGGCCAAAGAATACAGTGTGATCAAAACGTCCGCCTCGTGCTTCGATGTAGCTATACACCCCAGTGGTGTTAGGCGGATACTGCTCGCTCATCGAAACCTTATAGGAATCAACGTTGAATAGAATGGATTTGCTAAAGCTCATGATAAACTCCTTATCAGTGTGCCACTCATCTGGAGAGTGGGCTTAAGGTGCGGCAACCCCTGCTGCGTAATACTATTTACCGTTACAGTGAGACGCCGGTGAAATATTCGATGATAAATGCGTGGTCTTCGTAGATCTCGGTCTGCCGCTCTACAATCTCGTGTAGCGGAACCCAGAAGGCGCGTGCCGCATCGTCGCCGCCCTTGACACGCGGCAGCTCGGTGTCGTTAAGCTGGATGTGGTACGCGTGCGTAATAGTGCGGCCACGTAGGCTACGAAGTGGGTGGTCAAAAACGTGCGAGCTCTTGATACAGCCGCGGATCACTGGCGCAGGTACCTTGAGGCGGGTTTCTTCGCGTAGCTCGCGGATACAAGCGTCCTCGAGCGTTTCTTTCGGGTTGATGAACCCTCCGGGTAGCGCCATAAGCCCTTCGCCCGGCGCAGCTTTGCGCTCGACCATGAGCACGTGATTGCCGCATGTTACAACCGCGTCAACGGTAACAAAGGTTGGAGGGTACGGGGCTACTTCCCACATTGCGCGGTACTGGCTGAGGAATAGCTGCTCACGAGTGATGCGCGCAAACTCCTCGCCGTTGTTGCGGCTCCACCGGAGAATGGCCTCGACTGTAGCAGCAGTGAGCACCGCGCCGACTTGGGTGTCGGCGATCCCGCGGCCGTAGCCGAAGATAATTTCGCGAATTCGAGTAGCGTCAATGCCTGCGACCAGCGGTGTGTCAATGCGCTCGAAGGTGGGGAACAGGTTGAGGTAAAACGTGGTCTCATCTTTGGCGGCGCCGATTAGGCCAATGCGCTTGCGATCGCCCACTTCCTGCATGATACTGCCAGTAAGCCGCGCTGCCCACAGTGTGTTATTGTAGAGGTGGTCTTTAACTGGAATGAACCGAATGCGAGCACGATCCTCCGGCGCAAAGTTAGCAGAGATAAACGAGACGCGCTCAGCGTAAGTCCATGGGTCGCGAATGTTACGGGCTCGGTTAGAGCTCCCAACAGCAACAATGAGTTGATCTGCGAGCTCCAGCGCTCGGCGCATGGTGGCAAGGTGTTGCGTGTGGACTGGTTGAAAACGGCCAACGAAGACGATGGCGTCGTATGATTTATTTGGCACTCTAAGCTCCTTAGAATAAGATAGTGAGTAGTCTCTCTACTCTGCTGTATTTAGCGTTCAGTTATAGTAACGCTCTTGCACACCAGGGTCAATGCAGTTAGGGCAACTTCGTCGCAAACAACTGCCCACTTGTGCAAGTTTTTGCCACCAAACCAGTCGCCTCCGAGCCAGGTGGTTGCCAGACCGCCGGCTCGGTTGATAATTTTGCGGGTTTGCTCTTGCTCTGCGCTAAACTGTGCCGCAAAAGTTCGCGAGGTCTTGGTCTTAGGCAATTGCGCCTGGACCTCGCATTCGACGTGAATTTTGCTCATATCATCCTACGATGGTAACGCTCTTGCACACCAGGGTCAATGCAGTTAAGGTAACTTCGTTGCACCTAACCATCCATGTGTGGTCACTGCTATAGTCCGGGTGGGTTTTGCGACTCACCCACTTAATAATAGCGCCGCCGTGTGTTTCGATTACCTGCGAAGTTATACGTCGCTCAATTAAAAATACTTCATACGGCTCGTGCTTGTGCATAACAGCAGGCAAGGTACAATTAACTGTGCAAGCAGCAGTAACCAAACTCATTGTGCCTTTGCTGCAGGAAATTTCAAAGCGTAAAATGAAGCGGCTTGCTGGTTGTAAATCATAACCTCAACAGTGGTGCCAGTGGCAAAAAAATCCCAGTCTACTCCTCGTACTCCGAGGCTCGCGCGGCACCACCGGATATGGCCCAGCACAGTGTTGGCCCTGTCGTTCCGGGTGCTCAACCGATGTACCACGACTGGCTTTTTCATAGTGGGCTTGTGTATTTTCAGAAAAGCAATGCGCTATAGTATAGCGCATTGCTTCCGGTTCGGTGCTTACAGTCCGACAATACCCATCTTGGTGTTGAGCGGCATAGCATGGAAAGTCTTTAGCGGCTCGGCACCGAGCTTGCGGGCTTCAAACAGTACCTTCGAGATGCGCCCGTGCGGCACAACAGCAAGCGCGAACGCTTTTTGCTCAGCGATGTCTTTGGTCGCAGCCCACACCTCGGTAATTTGGCGCTCAACTTCGGCTACATCGGCCAGCACCGGTTCCGCATACTGCCGAAACTCGGGAAACACAGCCAGCAGCTCGTCGATTTCGCCCTCGAGCACAACAGCCATCATGTTCTTGCGGGTTGGCACTGCGTCGTTGCCGCGCAATTTATGTGCCGCCAGGTAGGTTTGCGACTTGATCTTCACACGGCGCCCGGTGGATTCTTCCCACACTACTACGCCCTCAGCCAGGTTCTCAAACGCATTGACCATCTCAACCAGCGCCTTGGCGTCAGTGGCAGGGAACACTTGCGGCATACGCACAGTGAGACCATCTTGGATCATCAACTGCGCCAAGATCGTCAAGCCCTCAAGCGAGAACTCCCGGCCGTCGAGGGTTGCGCCGATCAACACCATCTCCGGCTTTTCGTACTTGGTCACAATGCGGTTTTCAGGCGAGGTGAACTCGAAGATGTAAGTGGCACGTTGGTTGATCGCCGGAGCAGTATTGAAGTATTTCTGGAACTCGGCTTCGTCAGCAAAGCCAAACGCGCTCCGCATCCGCTCACGGAAGGTGCCGCCCATAATATGCTCGCCCTCGGCCTTGGCCATACCGCGGGTTGAAATCTCCCACTGCTTGGTATGCGGGTTGCGATACACACCGCTCAGCGAGCCGTCGGCCTTTTCGAGAACAACTGACTTCGAGTAGTCCATACCAGCAACCAGATCCGGAGCTTCACCAAGGTTGAAGAAGCGTCGGAACTTTTGCGACACAACCTCAAAGGTATCGAGTGCCAAGATCAGCGAACGGCACTCGATCACAATCGGGTGAGTCTTGGGCGACTCGATCTGGTTGTAGTCGAGTAGGACGAGGTTGTCGTCTTCGTAAATGCGTGCCTTAATGCCCAGCTCGGCCTCAAGAACTTCGAGCGCAGCGAAGTTATCGGCAAATCGGGTGTCACGCAGGTATTCTTGAACTTGGAGCATAGTTGCAGCCTCGGCTTTATTTAAGTATTGATTATACTACAGGATGTCGAATTTTGCAAGAAGTTCTTCGGCCTTTTCGACGGTGTCGGGGTCGATTCCTTCACGGTCGGGATCGGCATAGACCCTGATGTAACGCACGCAGTCAGCCAGCGCTTCGCGCAGTTTTTCGGCCTCGGCTTGGTGCTCAAGGGCGTTGCGCCGCATAACAGCTTCGGCCTCAGTAAGCTGCTCGACTTTGTTGCGCCAGGCCTCGGCCACTTTCTCGACGCGGCGCGGGAACTCGGTTTGCTTGATCTCGTCAATCTCGAGCTGGAGACGATCGGCACGATCTCGAGCACTGCGGTACATCGCCAGGCTCTCGGCATCTGACCGTTCGGAGGCGGCCAAGAGGTCGGTGAGCTCGCGAAGCTGTTTTTCAATAAGGGTGCCCATCCAAGCGGTACCTTGGTGGCACAAACGCAGGCGTTCTTCAACAGTAAGCATCATTCTTCCTCTGGAAACTGTTCGTTGAGCCAGTTAGCAATCTTCACGAGATCACAGTCTGGGCGGTGATCCACGTCGTCGAGTCGGGCCTCGATGTCCGCAAACCCCATGGTGTCTTTGCTGGCAAAGCACATCGAGCATTGGTAGTAGTCGGCGCCGTTGCTAACATGATGCCCGGAAACGCCTAACCCTCGGTCCATCATGTCTTTGAGTAGACGCTTTGCTTTTTGGTCGGTCATGTTAGTATCCAATAAGGGCAGCAATGTCATCGTCACTAAGCCCAGCAGCTTGCGCCTTCCGGAGGGCGGCCGCTTTGGCACGAGCTCGGGCGGCGTCAACAGCTTGTTGGTGTTCAAACGCCAGGTCCTCGGTCGAAGCACGCTCGATCGGAATCCGGCGCACAGGCAGCCACCATTCGCCATTGAGCTTGACTGCTGGCACTTCAATCACCGGGCAATCAGAACCCTGAACGTACCGGCCTTTTCCAAGACGCGCAGCAGTAGTAGCGGTTTCGCACAGCATCAGCGGCTCGTCGCCGCCTTTACCTTCAGTGAGGTCTTTGTTGGTCATTACCACAAACACTGCTAGTGATTCGGGGTTGCTCATTTGCTAGCTCCTTTACGTTATGTAGCTATTATACCGGGTCTGCACAGAAAGGTCAACCAGAATGCGTTAACAGTTGGACTAGTTGCTTGTCGGACATGAGCTCGGAGATGGGCCGCGCCTTCGATTCGGTGACCACATACTCGACTACTTCCCAGTCGCTCATATCAGTGCATCTGAGCTTGTATTCACTCGGCAAATGCTGCGAGATGTGACTGCGCAGGGTGCCAAGCGAATTCCATGTTTTGCCAGCCCGCTTCACCCAAGAGACATTGCCTGGGCTGCCGCCTTTGCTAAACAAGCCAGTCTTGCGGTTACGGATTTTGTAAAAAATTTCAGTCGTCATGAGAAAAATACTCCACTGCAAAGCCAGACTCGGTAGTATAGACCACCGTCTCGACACCTTTGATACGAATCTGCTCCAGGCACACCGGACAAGGGCGACCGAACTGGCGGTTTCCGAACCGATCCCGTCGGCTTACAAAAAGAGTAGCCCCTTTGGGAACCACGCGAATGCGGCTCAAGCAGCTCACTTCGCTATGAACAAACGTGCGGCCCTGTTTGCCCTCTTCACGCCTATAGCCATTGCGAAAAACAAACGGGTGCGTCTTGCGGTAGTTGTAGCCCGACGAGATCACCGTCTTATTGAACTCAAGCACAGCCCCGAAGCGGTAACGGGGTTCGTTACTGTTCTCGCCGATTAGGTCAGCAATACCGAGCATACGCTCGTAGAACCGGCGCTTGTTTTTAGACAGTGCCTCGGTCATTTGACTACGGTCTCGTCGAACAAGATAGCCGGGAACTGATGGCCGCGTACAGGAACAGTGCGGCACGGAAACGGGCTGTAATATTTGACTGTGGGGTAATCGCGCTGGACCACCCATACAAGCCCGGCCTTTTCTGCTTGGCTCAGCCTTGAGAAATACTTATTGACAAATGCGCAAACCGTAGCGTAGTGACTGGGACTGTAACCCACTCGCGGCGGGGTTACAGTCTGCACAAAGCCTTTCTTCGGTGTGTAGAGATACATGTTACAGCCCCAAGACGTAAGTGATCAGTTGGCCTGGGCTAACGCGGCGGCTATGATTGTATTTTTGGAGATATTTGTAAGCCTGCACAAACTTCCGGATCATAGTCGCTGCTCCAGCGTTTCAGTATGTAGCTATTATACTGGAGCAGCAGTAGGATGTCAACCAAAAAGATCAGGGTGCCAATGCTTGAGCCGTTCGCGCTTGTCGAGAATCGCCTGTTGGAGTTTGAATGGGTCAAGCAGTCCGCGGTCTTGCGCCATTTCGATGATGGCCAGCAAGTCGCCAACTTCGGTGTGTAGCTTCTCGAGATTAGCTACACCAGTCACCGGGTTTACATTGTTGATCCCGTGATGAAGCATCTTGCAGATCTCTTGCGTGCATTCTGCCGCTTCTTCGATGAATAAGGTAAGGAGTTTCTTTTCGACTGTCATAAATGAAACAAGGCCTTGCGGCCTTGTTTTTGGTAAGTTAGAAGCCGTAGCGCACGCCAACAGTGTAGCGGTTGCCGTCGAAGCCTTTGACTGACTCTTCGCCGCGCTGGCGAGTGTAGTCTACGGTGATAGCCACAGTATCAGTCACTGGCACACGAGCGCCAACACCAGCGACAAGGGCATAGCCGTCACGACCGGATTGGTTGTCGAGGTAGGCTACGCCAACGCGAGGGCCTACGGTGATGTTTTGATAGACCGGTACGTCGTAGCTGCCAGTCACGCTGTAACGGTTCTGATCGTTGTCGCCAACTGAGGTCCGATCAAACGCAGCAGCAACACCGAGGTTGCCGTATTGGTTAGCAACTACGACACCAGCGCCGTTACGGTTGTCACCGGCATAGTCGCGGTTACCAGTAATGCCAATTTCCCAAGCAAACGCAGTCGACGCAGTAAAAGCAAGTGCAGAAGCAAGTAGAATTTTTTTCATATATAGTCCTTGTTAAAAGTTAAATGTTACAATTATATTATGCGGCGGTCAACCGCAAGTTTATCAAAATCGATAATTTACAAAAGCCGTAGCGTACTTATACCGATACGAATGATTCGCAGACGAGTCTACTCCTACTGCGGCTCCGTATGCTACCGCATTGCTATGTGTGCGATCAATTTGCACTTTCCAATTGCGGACACGTGAAGTTTTACTGTCGACGTGTTGAACACCAGCGTCTGCGTAACCACTTAGCACGACGTTATCAGACACCGAATATTTTACTTGAACCCCCGCCAAGTATCGATCAAGTTGATCGGGCGAATAATAGTTACCTGTGTACGGTTTTGAATTGCGCCAGTGTCGCGTTTTGACATAAACGCTAGCGCCTGCAGCAGGCAGCACCGTGTAATACACTCGGCTGTCAATACCGCGCCGGGTATTTGCGTCTGAGAAATTCTCAACGTAGCCTACGCCAGACGCGCCCCAGCGTGTACCAAAATATTCAGCTGACGTATAATATCGAGTTCGATATGTATGAGCGCCTACTCGCACCCCATTTTGCTCGCCTGTAATCGACGAAATACCACTGCGGTCAACCCCTAGTGCAAAAAGCGTCTTTTCAGTTCGAAGCGATCCTTCGACCGAGCCAACCATTTCGGTTTTTGCTCCGTTAAACACACCAATGCTGTAGTTTAAGTTCCACATGTTATCGAGAATAACATGGCCTAGAACTCTTGCATCTGTGGTGTTTTGGCTTTGACCCCGATTTGACACGCGGCTTTGAGTTACTCGCGCACCAACATTGGCTTCAAAAAATGAAGCCGTTGTGATGTTTTGCCAACCTTCTACAGCAACAGAATGCTCGCGGTTTTGATCCGTGTCTTCACCGTACCAATAGCTGCTGTAAATTTGTTGTGCCGAAGCAACTGCAGGCGCAAACAACAATACTCCAAAAAGCTTTTTCATTTGGTTCCCCAATTTTTCTTTGTTCCGTTGATGATTTCTTTAGCGTAGCCCCATACCGATGCTGGCTGAAGAATGAAGCTATAACACAGCGCGTAAGCAAAAAATCCCAGGATATTTTTACGAACTCGCAATCCTTGATCTGCAAACATACGGCTCTGGATTCGATACATAATGTAGTTTACTATCATTGCCAATGGTAGGACAATAAGCGTAAGTGGACCAGCAATCCAAAAAACGCCGAATAGAGCTAACAAAATTCCTGGAATAAATGCAAATGTATAGACAAAGTCGAGGTACGGGAACATTAAATTCCACCAAATAAACAACGTCGTCATCCGCTTGCGAAACAACAAACTACCGTGTTCTTTAAATGCTTCAATGAGTCCTCGACTCCAACGCTGTCGTTGGCGAATAAACTGTGGCCAGTTGTCAGGTGCGTTGGTAAACGTAATGGCGTTTTCAGCAAAGCCTACTCTGTCGCCTTGTTTAAGAAGCGCCCATGTTAGCACAATGTCTTCGCCTACCGTATGCGGCCAGCCGCCTGCTGCCTTTACTGAAGAGGTTTTATATAAACTAAACGCGCCTTGAGCGACCAACGTGCCTTGGTACAATGATTGCAGACGTTTAATCGAAGCAATGCCGTGGAAGTAATCCCATTCTTGGATTTTAGTTACAAAGTTTTTTCGACTGTTGCGAACCAAGACTGCCCCAGCAACAGCAGTAGTATTAACCGGATCACTAAGGTAACGCCCAACAATGTTTTTTAGCGCGTCTCGGTATAAGTACGAATCGCCGTCGAGGGTTACTAAGATACTGGTTTTAACAAATCGCAATGCATATGTAAGAGCATTTGCTTTGCCTACGTTTTGGGTCATTGTTAGCAATCGGAGCCACTTATGTTGCGGCTGCAGCGATTTTACAATCTCGGCCGTTGAGTCCGTGGACCCGTCGTTTACAACGATAACACTCAGCTTACCGGGATACTCTTGCTTAGCAATAGATTCAATAGTTGATGCAATCCCTGCTTCTTCGTTGTATGCAGCAACCAGAATAGTGAGCGGCGGGTACCTCGACAAGTCTGGCCGGAATTTTGGTCGACGATCAAAAGCCAACGACGACACTAAGAACGCGTTCATAAACCCGGGGATGATAGCTATACCAAAAATAATCATCCAGGCTGTCCACGTAGGTATAACGGTCGACAACCCCGCGACCCACGGAAGCGCAATATACCACGAAAATGTTGCCCAGGCAAACGCTAAAAGCAAGGACAACGAAAATTTAAATTTTGTAGAAAGATACACAGCACAATCCTCGTATAGTTAACACCTATTATTATAATACGTTATGTTAGCGTCTTGTGCTGTGCATTTGTGCACACTATGCGCTAAATATCACTGCAGTAGAAACTCCGATTAACAACCCGCGGAAGGTCTCGGAGTCGGCCCACAGGTCTCGGTCTTTGGGCATTAACCGGGTTAGATACAACGCAACAATAAACGATACACTGATGATAGGTATCAATAATAACAAAGTTAGCTGACCTAAGTATAGTGCAACAGGTACAATAGGCAGCCCCCAGATAACACCGCGTGCAAGCAATGCCAGTTGAGTATGGCGTTTAAGGATTCCGACTTGCCACCATTCTTGGTCGATCGGATCCATAGGTCGTTGGTCAAGGAATGCACCGTACGGCGTGCCCCATCCAGGACTCATACCAATTGCCATAGCAATTGCAACTAACAACAGTGCTAGCGGCTGGTTGTATAATCCAGCCGCGGCAGCAATTGCTGCTCCGTATGCTAGCTTATCAACTAAACGACTGTTTAGTAAATGGAATCTATCCCCCCGGATGCGGTCGAGAGGACCGCATAGCAACCCAAATAATAGTTCGATCATAGATAATCCTTGTAAACTATTATTTAGCCCCACATCAAGGCCATTGCAGACAGAGTGTGGCTTTTACTTTTACGCACGCGAATGAGCACTCGATCGCCTGGCGAGTAGCAACCCGGCTCCGCTGGGACCAGCTTCCATTCCCAGTCCCACCCTTGCTTGCCTACATTAGCCTCGAGCCAGGGCCTATAATGATCGTTAGGGTCTGCGCTGTTGACTATGTAGTGCGGTGGTCCTATTGTCCAGTCCCACCGTGGGTGGTCTGGGGAGACCACGCACTCGCCCATTGGCCACTTTACTGAAACCTCGCCGCCTTGAAGCATCCGCCAGCGCAGATCACCTACGACGCCTAACCTAACGTGAAGTTCAAATTGAGCCATATAAAACAGTAATGCTCCGATACGTTGTCGAATCTCAAATAGGAATATGCCCAACATAGCAAAAGGGGCCGAAGCCCCTTTCCTTTACGCAGTAAGCCCTTCGACGGTGTAGCGCGGCACCATCACTGCTGCCTCCATGATCTGCCGCGGAGTTACCGATTCGGCGTTGAGCAGAGGGCGCAGGATGCTTGGAGAGAACCCCGAGATCATTGCAGTGCCGTTCTCGTCAGCCTCGACTTGAATATTACCGTTACGGGCGTTGACGTTCCAGAAGATAACGTTCGGGCGCTGATACCCGCTGGCGCGATACTTGCGTTCAATCTCGGCATAGTTGGTTTCGCTCTTGCGCGCTCTGTAATACCCACTGCCGCACGCTTCGTTGAACTCCATGTCGGACACGATGAACAGGTATTCGGGCATGTCCTCCGGAGCCGCTCGGTTGTCTACTGCGGTCTTGAGCAGTAGGTCAAACGATGCTTGTAAGTTAGTTGACCCACCCCATGGCGCGTCTTTGATCTTGCGGTACCGGTCCTGGAAGGACGAGCAGCCAGCTACTGAGATCATGCGTGGCGTGTCGTCGAACGTCATAAACAGGTCCTTGAGGGCACTGTTTTGGCGCTCAGCGATATACAGTCCGAGAGTGATAGCAATGTCCATTGCCGTTACCGAGCCACTTACTTGGCAGGACATGGACCCAGACACGTCGATAATTGGGAAGAGCTTGGCACGGCCGTCGATGTAGTTAGGCAGCGCCTTCCACTGCTCGTTGGCGATGGTAGTGTCGCCGCCTTTGAGCGTGCGAGCTACATCGTACGGAAACAGCGCAGCAGACTTGGCCTGCACAGTGCCGGCCTCGAGGGCTGCCTTATAGGCAGGAAATGCCACTTGCGAATTGCGGGCGAACGCGCGCGAGTACCGCGCCATAGCCACCGACGGTACGTGCTCATAGGTGATGCCTTCCCAGTTCTTTGCGCACATCTGGGTCTCAACAACCCGAGTGCCTTCGACCAGCATCTTGCGATACAGCTTCGGGGCCATACCAAAGAGCGAGCGAATACGAGCAGCTTCAATGCCTTGACGAGGCATCCACTTTGCGCATCTTTGGGCGCGCATCACAATGTCGCGCAGTTCTTTCTTTAGTTGAGCTTTTACGTTCATTTTATTGTCCTTTCCGTGGCATCCACATAAATAGTTTTATGACCGATTACATAGCATTATTATACAGCAAAACTGATACTGAGTCAAAATATTTTCGTTGGTATCAGCAAATATGTCGGCGAGCGGCTGCCCGGGCGTCAACTCGGAAAACAGCTAAGGCAGCGCTGGGTTATACCGAAGGCCACCACGTCGTGCCTAAATGTTTGTGCGAAGACACTACTTGGATTTCTGATAAACAAAATATTGTATATCTAACTGCCCGCGAGCATTATATTTGTCACTGGCTTCTTACTAAAGTGATTCCTAACAACTATAGATTACTTTATGCCTTTGCGAGAATGACAGTAGACGTTATAGGTAAGCGAAATTTAACGTCAAAACAGCACGCACGTTGTAGAGCAGCAGCAGCGTTAGCCACTTCATTAAAGCCTGCGTGGAACCAAGGCTTAAAATATAAGTCCGGTCCATGCTCAGATCTTCGCCGGAAATCCATTGCGCAAGCTCGACAACAAACCTCTAAAATAAAGTGCCCGCATTGTGACAAACAAGTTGACCCTGGAAACTATAAACGGTTTCACGGTGAGAAATGCAAATATAACCCTAACATCGACCCTTTTATTTTAGAAGCTCGGTCTGCTAAAAATCGAGCTTCGGTTTTGTTAGCAATAACAAATGGAAATCATACACCCGGTTCGCCTAATAAAGAAGAACTAAAATGCCCACATTGTGGTCGAACCGGGGTAAACAAACCGAATATGCTAAAAAATCATTTTGCCCGCTGTAAGTCCGCCAACGCCGCAGCAGCTTCTGAGTCTGTCATTGTGTCAAGCCTATCAAGCAGCGCCTGAGCAGCGTTCCCGCTCTTGATGGTCTCGAGCACACGAGTAGACGCAGATCGAGCCACACGGCTGTTCTTATCCATCATGAGCCTGATATAGTCGTCCCAGCGACCGAGCTCTTCAATCTTACCCGAGCTAATCAGCGTGAGCTTGTCTTCGGCGGGCAGCGTATCTACGCACTGGCGGAAGATATTGCGCTCACCAGCACCACCTCGAGCATCACGCGCCCATAGAAGGATGCGCAGAGCGAGCCGGCGGTCGATCTTGTAGCACGTCTTGAACTGCGCGACGGCATTTTCAGGCGAGCGCCGTGAAGAGCCGATCACTGCGAACAAGTCGGTGAACGCGTCCTTAGACGACAACAAGGTTGCAGCGCCGTTGGCAGTAAAACCAACGTTCTCAGTATCTTCGGCTTCGCGGATTACAGCTCGTGCAAAAGTGTTCATTTTGTGTTCTCCAGGTTTGTATGATATGAGTAAGGGTTTGCGGTATCAAACCTTATGAGTCTATTGTAGACTCTTGTTAACAGTTTTGCAACAGGATGTTTACCTTATCGGACGAGTTCGAGTTGATCCTTTCTCATCCAAACAAGGCGTCCAGCTGCGGTGCCAAGACCGGCTTCGAGCATAACAGGCAAAAATTCTACCCCCTCAATCGTTCGAGGCTCAAGCTCAGTGTGCTTAACGTAAATATCGTCGGTAAATGGGTTACGGTACCGAATCCGTGGGGGTTGCGTTTTGTGAAATCTCATGTTGTAAAGTCTCTTCGATTGTACGAGCAACAGCTTCAAACGATGCCGGTGACAATGTGCCAATCCACTTTCTTAGCGAGTGGTGTTCAAAATACTCTCGGTGGCGCGCCATGAGCTCGCCGAGACCTCGGCCTGTTAGATTAAACCATGTAGAGTAGTTATCGCCGTTGAAGTTGGCTTTGAACTTTTTCAGCTCAGTGAAGTCTTTCCGCGCCTGCTCGAGTCTGCGAGCAAACCCAGGAAAACGATCAGCAGCTCTTTGCAGATGCTCATCTCTATTTACCGGTGTTGTTTTTTCGTCGCCGGTAAGCGAGTATTTTTTGTTCAAAAAAACGAGAATCTGCTGGTACATCGCCCGAGTGCGATCGCGCTTGCGAGCTTCGCAAGATCGGTTAACCAAGTTGAACTGCGCAGGGTCAAAATACTCGCTTCGAGTAGCGAACTCAAAAATGTCTTCGGGCGTATCAAACCCCTGCCAGTATCGAGCAGGATCAAAACCAAGAAACTCGAGCGCTCGGTCAAAATCGAGCGTAACCAGCAGCTCGCGGAACATGTAGTTTTTGCAGTCAGGGTCTCGAAAACAATACCACAATCCGTCGTGGCCGAACTTGAACCCAAGTCTGTGCGCGGTGCGCCCGACAAAGTTGCCAAGGTCGTTGAACGCAAAGTAGTTGACAGCAAACTCTGCAGTCTGGCGATCACTGAAAAAAATCAGGTCAACCTGGAGCTCTTTGTAGTCAAACGACATAATGTTACCGTTATGGACTACTTCGTTTGGCTTGAACAGGTCAACAATAACCTCTCGAGCGCGCTGGTGCTGAGTGAAGACCACCAAATCGATGTCGCCGAACGTTTCCTTTGTGCAGTAGTACGGCACCACCCAGGACTCGAAGTTAAACGTAGTCAGCTTGGTGAGGATTTCTTCAGCAACTTGCTCAAACTCGGCAGCAGCATAGCGCCGAGTTGGCGTTTTTTTAAGAGCTTTTCCGCCCATGACTTACCTCGTTAGTTCGTATGACAAGACGCAGTGGTTGCGAACAAACTCAATCGGAAGGACTTGGCTTAGGTCAGTGTAGATGTACATCCGACTATTAGGTTTCAGGAACTCGTCGCACACCTGCTCAAAAGTGAACTCGGCGTCGTAGTTACCGTCAACATCAATCGGAAGATCTTCGGTGGTGAAGTGATACTGTTGCCCTGAGGCTACGTAAGTAATAATAACACGAAGTTTCATGCTCGGGCCTTTTCCCCAAGATCAACAATGTCGTGTAGAACGCTGCTGTCCTTCTGCCACACAAACGCCCAGGCGCCTTGGCCTTGATTTTGCTTGAGCACCCGCTTGACTTCCTTTTCGGTGGCCACTTTGTGTGTAGCTTGTAGCGGAAATTTTACGTCGCGGAAGTTTGCTTCGCGGCAAATATTAATATTGAACATGTTATGCCTTCTTAGTAAGACCAGTAAATTCGACACGCTGTTTACACTTCTTGCAGCGCAAGCCCGAATGCCCAATAGCGGAAACAAAACCTTGTGCTTTTTTATGGCGGGCTCCTACAACCAGGTATTTAGAGCATCCGCAAGCATATTCGTACTTGGTAATCAGGCGCTTTTGAACAACAACGCCAACATCGGCTTTTTCTTCGTCAGTGACCAGGCGATTGGCATCACGGCCTAAAATCTTGGTCATCACATAACGCCAGCTCGAACTATGGCCCCACCCGTTGTAAAGCACATGATCAGCAATGTGTGCCACTTCGTGTGCAACAGTATCACGCAGTGTGCGGGTGTCACGTACGAAGATTTTGCTCGCAAGCTTGATCCGATAAATGCGCTTGCCGTTAAACGCTTTGGTCGAAGCCACGCCCCAAGTGCGGGTCATTTTGTTCGACCACTCAATAGCCGGTTCATCAATTCGAACACCAGTTGCGGCTTCGATCATCTGAAGGCACTTGCGCAACTCTTGAACAGCGGCAGCATTGGGCGAAAGTTCTGCGGTCTTGACAGTTTTAACCGACATTGCTTGTTGCTCCGTTGCGTTACGTTATGTAGCTATTATACAGAGCAACGTAGCCAGAGTCAACCTTTTTCAACCATATTGGGTGAAACCGAGCTGTGTGAAGTCTTTGAATGTTACCGGTCGGCCGAGCGTGAGCAGCTGGTCAAACTTGTTAGGCGCTGCCGGTCCGGTGTGGCTGAGTTCCCAGTTTCCAACTCCGGTGAGAATGCACATTGGAACTCCGCAGTCGTTGATCATCAAGTCAACACGAATGAACTTTTCGCTGTAAAAAATGTGATACTTACCGTCATACTGGACAAAACACGACTTTTCTTGCATATCAACCACCTCACTTGACGTTGAATGCATTGTAGCATTATGCAAGAAATCAGTCAACGAAAAACATACCAGCCCATTCGTCGAGTGATTCGTTCATAAACGCGTAAATGGTGTATAACTTAAGAATTGCTTTATAAGCAAGGGGCGGAAAGCCGAGACGAGGATCGTCTCGTTTGTTGAGCAACAATCCTCTAAAACACTCTGCTGCTGCTGGAGAGTTCCACGAGTTCATTATTTCCACTGAAACGTGCCCAAACCCAAGTTTGGTTAACTCAGACAGCCAAAAATCGCGGTCTTTTAACGTGTAGCACATGGCATACTCCTTGTGTCGCTGATGCTAAGTCGATCTTTCACTTGCGTTAATAGATCCGACAACGAAATCGGCGTGAAGTTGATCTGCTCAACCGAAACACAAAAATATCGCGGATCAGGCGCGCCATTTTTCATTACTACATTGGTGTGTAGGTGGCCGTGAATGTTTACTGGCCACCTACTCAGACTATCTTCGTGAATTGGGATGTGAGATAACACCATATTACTAAGAATATGACTGGAGCGAATGTCGTCAAAATACTGCAGATACTCGTGGGCTTTGAAAATGTCGTGGTTGCCCTTGACTAAAATTTTTCTACCATTACACCGTGCAATAGTAGGCAAGCATCGACGATTAATTACTACGTCGCCGAGCACATACACACGATCGGCTGGTTTAACTACGCTGTTCCAATTGGATACCAACGCTTCGTCCATTTCGTCAGGGCAAGACCAAGGGCGAATTTTATTACCTGCATGGTCAGTAAAGCGGCATACGCCGGAGTGCCCGAAGTGAGGGTCAGCGATTAGAAATGTGTTTGTCATGGTCCTTGTCAACTAAGAATTTATCTATAGATACTATACTGTAGTCCACCAGGTTGTCAAGATTTTTGGCGCCAATAACATGAAAAGCGTAAGAAGTGTCGATGAAAATTTCCTTACACGAGCAAAAAACAATGCCTTCTTGCGAATGGTTTTCTATATAGTCACCGCATTTTTTGCAACGGGCTGCACTATTAACAGAATGCAAAGTTCGAACAGTCAGTGAATACCCGTAATAAGATATTTTTCTGCGGTCGCTCCGTCGCAGCAGGGAATATTTTTTGACTACGTAAAACAACATAGCCCATGTACCTGCTAAAATTATTGCAGCAAGCAGAACTGGAATGAATATATGAAACTCAGAAAACATAGCGGCGCTCCGTAGCGCGCCACTGGCACGCAGTTGTTAATATTTATCAACTTTTATCAAATGTTGCCACTGGTACGAAAAATGGTCTGCCCAAAAAAGACCGAGTTTAGTGCACGAGCTCACAAACTCAGCTGGGGTTTTGCTGCGCACAATTTGTTTTAAAAAATAATCTGCGGTCAACTTTCTCACGATCTACTCCTATTTGTGGTATTTATCATGCACTGCAGCATGATTAAAAATAGCTGGCTTTGATAAATATTACTATGTTAGAACAGTTAAAAAACATTGTTAGCACCATTTGGCAAATGGACCTTAGAATTTCGCGATTTTCCATTGCTGCTGGCAGTTTGCTTTGGTTCTTGTTTCTGTTCGCCGAGGGCAATACTTTTGATCGGCAGGTTTACCATATTATGGCAGAGTTTGCTGACGAAGAAGTTTGGGCTTCTATGTTTGCGGTGCATGGACTACTCCTGATGGCGTCAGCTTTCCGCCCAAACGACTTTCCTGCCTGGTTTAAGGTATGCATTAATTCGTTTGGGTGCGCTTTGTGGACTGCTACGCACGCATCAATGATGATTTATCCGTATCCGGCGGCAATAGCACCAGGTCTTGTTCTGACATTTTTATCGTGGTGGGTGTTGGTTAAAACTCCCTTAACCTCAAAAACAAGGCGGATAACGGATAGATTATGATTGAATTTGCTGGGATTACGTTTAACTCTGCCGCTGAAGTTGTTTCAGGAGTAGTAGTCGCGATTGTCGCGTTGGCGTTAGGGATTCGAAAACTTCATGCTATGTTTGCGGCAGACGGAGTGTCTATTGCCAAGGTTAACTCTGAGCTTGATATCATTACTTTGTTGCGAGAGCAAATTAAAGAATTGTCAAACGCTAACAAAGAACTTCGAGCAGAGATCGACAGCCTGCGCCATTTTAACCAATCGTTAGCGTCCGAAAACGAGGATGTTAAGCTAGAGCTCCGCCGACTACAAAATCAAATTAAAGCACTATCAAACCGGTGTCCTACTTGCCCGACTCGCGACGAGGGGTGGATAGCAGGCCAGCCAGTGTCGCCGCTTGTTGATCAGTCAAAATTGTAGTAGACTCGGTTTTAACGTATCCTCGAAAGAGTGCTTGGCATGCAAGGCCAACGCGGTTATATACGTCGTTGGCCACTTTTTTGAGCTGCTTAACTACCAGACGATCTTCATGATCGGCGCCAAACTGGTCACGCCAGTATGCGGTACTAGTAGTGGCATAAAAAGTAACGGTTTTACCAAATTTGTCTTCGTTGAACTCCATCACAACGTCATGGTCTTCGTATCCGCAATTACACATAAACTTATACATTGAGAGCGCGCCCATCTTCATAACACCCTCTGCTGGAGTTTCTGGTTTTAAGTCCATAGTGCCCTCCTTAGTTTAACCAATCGAATGAGCATTTCAGTGTCTTCATTTTCGTAGCCTTCGTCGATTGCATGTTGTAAATCACTAGCAGCAAGATATTCTTGCTGCTCGTTTTCAGGAAGTGTGATTCCTAATGGGAAAGTTTTTCCGTACTTTTCGGTATACTTGCGAAATACTTCAGTGAGGTTTGATGCTTCCCACGGGTCAGGCCTATTTGGACGTACTTCGGTCCACCAACGGTACAGCTCTTCGGTTTCGCGTGCTGCCAGGGCCTGAGGCGATGGTTCACCAAGCGTAGGGTCACCGGCATCTTTAAAGTCGTCTAATGTCAACGTCTTTGCCCAGGCCAGGTGGGCAAGCCCGGCTTCGGGGCAACGCCACTTTCGCCAAATGCGCCGGCGTCTCCACCACGGCGTCAAAAACTTTTTCCGAGCCTCGCCATCAAACGCCACCGACATCCAGGCCTGTTCAATTTCAACAAAGTTTTTGAGCTCATTGAATGCTGCGTGCAGCAGCCGTGTATCAAACTCGTACCACTGCCCCGGCTTGAGTCCAGTGCGCATCACATGAGTTTGCGAGCCGAACCTGTTACTAATATAGTTTCGTGTATTTTCAAATGGATTTAGGATCCAGTTTACTGTACCAGCAAGTGCGTTGGGCAACGCTTCGGTGAAGAAGAACGCAACAGGGCGTTCTTTTTTAAGATTATCTTCCCATTCCTCCCATTCGCCCCAACCAAGTGCGTACGGCTTTTCAATGCCAAACTTAGTGCGCAGCCACTTAACTGGCTTGCTGCTTCCAAAATAACGGCTCATAGTCTCTCTCGTTTAATGCCCAACTTTATCATAGTATATAGATTTGGCGCGTATCTTGCAAGCAGTTTCTTTTCTGCATGTTGCCATTTTAGCGCAAGTGGCGAATGACTGGCTAGGTGGTGGACCGCGCCTGCAATTGACTCTACACCCGAGAACGGCCGACTACGTCGTAGCACAAACCGACCGCGAGCACGTCTGCCTTCGGTCTGAACAATAAAGCGCTTACTGTGCTCGTTTACATGCCGGGCAGTCATCGCCCATTCCTACTCGGCCAGTGTCACGGCAGATTGCGCATTGATGCTCGCTGTCGTAAAGCCCGAGGTCTTGAGACAGTTGGGCTAGTTCGGCCAACGCGGCTTCTCGCCGCCGGCTGCCAAAGATCCGATCCCACCCATCGCGATATGCGTCGGAAGTGCCCTTGGTTTGGATGGAATCACCAGTGATGTCGTTTCTTGCTGTCATAGTCTCTTACTTATTACGAAAATCTAGCCTCGTCGAATTTTGCTGGATGTTGGGCCTCGTCCTTGGCGTGCATGGAACTCCACACTCGGTCAATGATTAGGAACCACAACCCGTTAACCACCGGGCCTACCAGTGACGCCACTGTGGCTGTCTCAATGGCGGCGCCAGTGATTAGCGCGATCACAAACACGTCGATACAAAAGTGTCCGGCAGTAAAAATACCAGCACGCAATAGGCTTGCGGTAGCCGAGACTTCGATTAGTTTCTTAAACATGGGCGAAGATCCAGTAAGATGAAAGCGCAAACGCCGAAACTTGATCGGTCACGACAGTTTTTGACTTGTGAGAACTTACAACTTGATAAAAGTCTAGCGTCGCGAGCTCGTCTGCTGAGATTTGCCGCACCATGTAGCGAGACTTGGCGCCACCAAACAGGTTTGAAATCGACGAATCTACCGTGACAGCTTCGAGCCCAGTGTTAGTGACGTTCAGCTTCACTGCGTAGTAGCAATATGGTGCGTTATACGCAGTGCTACCGTTGGCGGATTGTTCTCGACCAACAAATACTCCCCAGAACTCGTTGTTGAGCTTGACAATTGCAGAGTGAGCCACTTCTTGCAGCGGCTTTGCTAACCACTCGTTGGCCACCGACTTACTGGCCTTTGCTAGCTGAATCGTAATGTTCTTAGGACTCAGCTTACCTGGGTAGACCATCGAAGGAATATGCTTTGAGTACCACGACTTTCCTTTAAGTGGCTTCCCGGAGAGCTCGTGCACAATGGCTTCGGCGTCTAGCGGCTTATCCACTGCTGCGATGCGGCTGGAAATCTTTGGGGTCGATACTGCGTAATACTCGCCAGTGGCAACAATCTTGAAAACGTACCGCTCAATCACCGTGCTCGCCACGCCGAACTGGACAGAATGAAAATACTGATAGGTACTCCGGCTGCTGCTCCACGATAACGACCGCATGCTGTTGACCAGGTCCTCGCGCTGAGTTGCTTGGGGACTGACGACTGAGCAGCGCCCGTAGTAGACGGCAGCGCCATTGTATTGGGCATTAGCGTCGGTGAGGTCTACTGTGTCTCCTGGGTTGAGCTCCTTAGGAGACACAGTGGTAGAAACTCGTTGGGTCCAGGCCTTTGCCGCTTGATACACGTCCGACGCTTCGGGCAGTAGGATATTCTCCGCGCCGTTACGCCCCCACATACACTTACCTTGGATCACGCCATTGATGATCGTTGTGCAGTCTACAATGCGCGCAAAGTTGGCCGACGAGATCTCCAGTTCGAAGCCGCGCGGGTCACTTACTCGCCACACTGTGTTGCCACCGTTCCATCCGTAACGCCGCACTGACTTAGCGATTTGAAATCCTTCGAGTAGCTCGTTGTCAAACTCTTTGGGGTATAGGTCTGCTTGGAGCGGAGCGGTTTCTCTGACTTGGCGCGGCGGCGTACCGTCAACAAAATGCTCCCAGCGGTGGTCAACTACAGTGCCCTTGCCTGCTGCGTCAAACTCGACGTTGCCGTAAGCCCAGCGATGCTGGGTTTGCCGACGCTTTTCGAACCCAGCATCGTCGGTCTTAGGCGACATAAAGCCTAGGCGTGTGCGGCCGTCGGTGTCGTTGCCTTGTGCGCGGAACACACAGTATAGACGAGTGGGAATAGTAGTATTAGCCATTAAAGTTGATTAGATCAGCAGATTTAACAGAATCAACACGGATTGAACGCCAGCCTTGGTCAAGGATCGACCAAACTGGCACGATATGCTCAGGCTTCCGAGCCCCAGTTGCGTTTGTTGTGGCAGCAGGTCGCGCGGGCAAGTACGATTCCTGAAGGGTGCAGACCATTGAACGTTCAGTTCCGTCAACTTTGGTGAATTTTACTTGAACTGGCCCTTGATGTAGCAGGTCGAGAAATTCTTGCTTAGTAAGTGTCATAGTAATCCCTGGTTGTATAAGCAAGTATATGCTAACCAGGGATTGCTGTCAAGTAGAACTAAGTCAAAGAGCTAAGTTTCGAGCAACTCGGGCAACTAACCCTCGTCCAAACTCAGTCCATGTGGTTTTGTTCATTTCAGTTAAAAACAGTAGCCGGCGACTGTTGTATCGGGCAACAAGCTCAATGTCATTACGGGACCGCACTGCTGCTATGGTTCGGGGACCAAACAAGCCGTCGGCGGTGACTCCAACAGCTTCTTGTAGCCACTGGATCGAGCGCGTTACTCCTGAGTTTACTGCGCCATCAAACACATTGAGCGCAATTGCCGGAGTAAGTTCGTCGCCGCGAACTCGGTCCCAATAATCTTTTTTGTATAAGGCCCGAGCTTGATCTAAAGTTAGGTTCCGAATATCAAGGTGCGGATATGCCATTGCTGAAATGCCATACTTAGTTCCTTTGAGCTCGCCAACCCCGATCTGCCCGGAGGTCCAATTGCCTCGATCTTTTGGGTTATCAGTAAATCCGCCTTCGTGGCCTATCACTTCTTTGAATGCTTTTTCATAGCTGGACATAGTCGTTTTTCCTCCGTGTCCAACTATTTATAGGTTATAGCGTTTTTTTCTCAGCGACCATTTGCGCAAGCATTTCGTTTGCTGCTCGGTTAATAAACTCTGACACTGAAATACCTTCGAGTGCAGCAGCGCGTGTTATTAGCGCTTCTGTGTTGGGGTCCAGATAAATCGGAATGTCCCAGTCGCCGTCGGCGCGTCGATAACCATGGACTGTACCGTTATCGTCTACTTCGGCATACTGATATGGTGTGCCGGTGTTGTCAACTTGGTCGGTTGGCACTTGCTTGTATTCTAGTCCCATACTTCTTTTCCTTCTTGAATGAATTTTATTAGGTTCTGCAATTCTGTGGGGTCTGGATCTTCAAAGCACGCAGCAATGTACTTTTCTAACTGCGAGATCAACTGGTCTCGCCGGAACCCTAACCGCTTCATAGTGATTAAAACACTCAGCTCATAGTTGGCATTTTCGGTTCTAGGCATACACTAACACCATCATGGTCATAGCCCGTTCACTCAAAAACACACAGTTTTGCTCCTTGAAAAACCCGTAGTCCGGGTTCTTGGCCCAATAACTTTTGTTATAAAATACCCGAGGATAAGAGTGGTGCATCGCCGGGCCGAACGTGTTATGTAGCCACTGTGCTATCATGAATCGCGAGTTGGTAGTCAGGTCAACCTGATATTCGTATCCAAAGTCTCGGCACGGTATGTATCGGCGGTCAATCTTTTTAACCCTGCGAATATTCAGTCCAGCGCTTGCCGCATTGGGTGCATTCATAGTTAGTCCAGGAGCAGTCTTCGCTCGGGTCATAGTTGCCAGTGTTAGTGCCGTATTTGAACTTTACGTAGCCCGGGTAACGAGTTGTTACCCCATATGGTACGCGTTCGTGGTTGTGTGGGCAAGAATTTTGGAGATCTTTGATCTTAGACTCGGCACGCTTAATCTTAGCCTGCTCTCGTTCAATCTGCTGTAGTAGGGTTAGCGCCATGCTTGACAAGCCTCAGTTCAATGCTTTCGCCAATGGCGGCCACCGCGATGGTATCGCCCGGTTGCCAGCCTAGGGTCTCGGCTAGCTCCGGTGGGATCTTCATCATCACGCTGTCGGGCTCGCCTGGGATTTCTTCAAAGATTTCGACGGCTTCGTAGATATATTTTTTGGTCATAGTCTATGGAGGGAAGAGGCGGAATCGAACCGCAACCTGTTCATCACAGGTCCAACTGTTTTCCAAACAGCGCCAAACCCAGCTTGGATCACTTCCCTATAAATCAGTGGCAGGACGTAATGGAATCGAACCATCAACCGTTCATCACGGTTGGCCCAGCTTTCGAGACTGGTTATCCACCTTGGATGCTACGTCCTGTTGAAAACGCTTGTTGAATCACACACAAAAACTCGAGCTCGCTGAGCGTATGCTTGTATCGAACGTTATCGTACGCAATGTCGGGGTCGTACCCCTTGGCCTCGCATTCTTTGTAATATTTAGCTTCGTGCTCGGAGTTGAGCCAACGATAACACTGGTCGTTGGGCAGACACAATGTCACTTCGTAAACCACTTGCGTCTTACGATCAAAGATTACGCTAGCCGAAGTGTCGTGTCCTGGCAAAATACATGCCTCAAGGCAGTATGCGTCGGGACCATAACATTTCCATCCGTAATCAGAGCCTTCGGTGATGCGGTAATCAACTGCACGCAAGTAATCTTTTAGTGTGATCATTATAGTCTATTAGTGGCGCCCTCGGAGAGATTCGAACTCCCGGCAGCTGGTTTCGAAGACCAGTGCTCTTCCACTGAGCTACAAGGGCTTTGGTTAACGCCAATCCCACAAGTGCGAGCGATCTTTACGCTCTACCATGGGTTCATACTCACTATTATACAGGTATTTTTGTAATTCGCAAGTAGTTTTTCTTCTATTTTGCCGGCACCGCCGTTTTCGGTACCACTTACCTGGCGTGCGCTCGTTTGCCGTGCGGCTTTCGCCATGCTCTCGATACCAGCGTTCAAACAGTTCTCGCTCAGTGAGAGGCCGGTAGGTAATACACTTGCCTTCGCCTACCCAACGCCGTTCAAGGGTCCAGTCAAATCCATAGCGCCTGCAACCTGCGTGTTCCCAGCTTGAGATGGTTGTTGCGTAGTTCTTGCGTCGATGTGTTCTCGACATGCTCTTCTCCTTTAGAAAAATCTAAAGGGAGCATTTCACTAGTTTCATTAGCATATTATTATTTAGTGGCCTCCCTGGAGAGATTCGAACTCCCGACCAAGAAAGTTCACTACTGACTGATATAGCACTAAATATGTTGCACCTCGCGGAACTCCCATTCCCAGGTGTTCTAAGCATTTATCTCATTTAGGAAAAGAAATGCCCAGCAACAATATTTATTACTGTTCATGCGTCGCCTGCAAAACAACTATAGCCACTCGTGCTCTACAAAATCATTATCAGAGCAAAAGTTGCCTGACAGGCGGGAAGCATCCAAAAAAATCTGATTTTTGCAAATTTTGTCATAAAGATCTCACTTCGCTACCCTCGCGGAAAAGGTCTAGCCATGTGCGCTGGTGCAGAGAAAATCCGAACTTTGCCAGGCTGGTGCAAGATTCTGTTCGTCGGTTGACCTCTCCAAAAGCGAGAGAATTGGCTATTGAAAAAATCAAACAGCATCATAAAAACGGCACTTATGTCTTTCAACCAGCTAAGAGTTTAGCCACTAAAAAACTCAATAACACACTGCGACATTCGCCCGATGCCATTGAAAATATAAGGAAAGCAGCATTGGCTTCCCGACACGTCCGAGTTTGCAGTAAATCACATACCTTTATCGATAAACAAGGCCGATCGTTTACCTTTGATTCTTCCTGGGAGGATGCCCTCGCCACACGGTTGGACGAACTCGACGTGATATGGGATCGCCCAGGCCCGATCGAGTGGGTTGACTATTCTGGGAGAACAAGGCATTATTTTCCGGATTTTTATCTTCCCGATTTTGATCTTTATCTCGATCCCAAAAACGCCTGGGTTGAACAAAAATCACAAGAAAAATTACAAATAGTCTCTAAACTCATTTCTCTTGTAATTCTTCGTTCATTACAAGAATGTAAAAGCTATGTGCCTGCCGGGCCGGACTCGAACCGGCATAATACGGATTAGAAGTCCGTTGCTTCTCCCTTCAGCCTCCGGCAGGCACATAGCTCTTCCACTGAGCTACAGAGAGGAAAAAAGAGTGCCCAAGAGAGGACTCGAACCTCCACGCCCTTGTTGCTGGGCATCAGACTCTCGATCTGACGTGGCTACCATTACACCACCTGGGCATTACAACTTGGTACAAGCGACGAGATTCGAACTCGTATGGGTTTCCCCGGTGCGTTTTGAGCGCACTGCGTATGCCTGTTCCGCCACGCTTGCGTTATTCTTTGGCGGGGGGTGTAGGATTTGAACCTACGCACCCTTGCGGGTCTCTCGGCTTTCAAGGCCGGGGCATTACCGCTCTGCCAACCCCCCATGTTAACAGGCTTACACTGTTATCATCGATTTAACGACTTTTGACCCACTTCTGCAGCTTGGCGCAAGCTAGTGGCTACAGCAGGTATCAACTTCTATAAAGCAGCGCAAAGAGCTTGCGTTAGGCGCTACTTGGACAAACTGTTCAGGATGGCTTGCGAGCGCTGAGTTATTTTCTGGCTGTGCGCTTGCCTTCAGCCCTATCTACCCCTAAGTTACTGCAGGTAGAATCTCATAGTATGAGTAAGTTGCTGTATCCATCCTTAATCTTTGTTGGTAGAAAACTCTACCAACATCGTGAGACCGGTGCTCATACCAGACTTGAGCTTCCGCCGGACTAAACTCACTTGTTAGAATAAGTTTAGTCCGGCGTGTGGAATTCGAATCCACTACCTCCGGTTTATTCGGTAGACGGAAGCCACTCAAGCTTCCGTCCGTGTATTCTATTGTGTAAAGAGCGTGCTGCGTATGTTTCTTATTATACAGCTTTTATTTAGCTTGTCAACTACTTTGTGAGTATTTTTACCAGTTTTGGCGTAGAAGCAACCATATACCAGTCTGGGACCGACTCTGCAATGTTGTGGCTGTTGAACTTATCCACAAACTCTGCAGCATCGTCAAAGTTGTCGAAATACTTGACCTCGTCGACCTTCGACCCCCAGCCCCGTTCGGACTCGATGATCTCTACTGCCCACGCTTCCTCAAAGGTGCCGGTGATCTCGGGCATGTTAGCGTCCTTGCTTGCGAGCAGCACGCGCCTGGCGCTTACGGATCGCGTCTTTGGTCATCGACAGCGGGCGACCGTTGCGATCGTACTCTTGCGCAGTTTTCACCGGCTCGGGCTTGACATACACATACCTAGCGTCAAGGCCAGCAACTTCGCGTTCAGTGCCCTTGTCAAAGCCCTCGTTATACGCTCGGCTACCTGCGCGCTGCCAGTTGTAACCGAAACCGTTGTACCCGTCCGTATACCCACGGTAGAAGTCGGTGCTACCTTGGCGGGGACCAGTCTGCTCAGCAGGCTTTTTGACCGGCTTGCAACCCACAGCAGTGTCCTGGACTGCGCTCGTGAAAGCTTTTTCTGGCGCTACGCCGAGAACGTCGAGTACTTGGTACCGGCAGGTACGTCCTTTGGTGTTATTGTAGTCGCTTGGGATGCTCACAACGTCAGCAGGGTTGATCTTGAGAATCACAATCTGGTCACCACGGAACAATCGAAGATAGTCCTGGCTGCAGAAGTGGAGGCCGCTGCTGCAGGTGCGGTCTTTGTCGTCGTCAACCAGCGAGCGCTCCATAGTGATTTCAGTCAAGCCCGCGGCATTGACGCTCACAACTACGCGGTCATCGTGGTCGCTGACCGTCGGTAGCATGTTGAGCTGCTCTTGTGTCATCAAGTGTGCAGGCGCGTTGAGCACAGTGCCCGAGTAGACGTCGTAGAAGTCGCTGCGGACTTTCTTGTAGGCCAAGAAGTGCCCGTCGGGAGTAATCGGCAGTTGGCCGACTTCGAGGAAGTCGTACAGTTCGTCGATGGCACGCTTCGACGGGTTCTGCATCAGGTTCTCCATAAACGCAGCCATTGGTCGGATGTCAAAGCCTTCGCCAAGCATCGCAATCATGCGAGCAGCAAGCGTGGAGTGAAGTTCGCGATGCTTCCAAAAGAGCTGGTGACCGTCAATTGTCACGTTACCTTGGGCAAACTTGAGCACAGCTTGTTTAGGCTCAATCAGGTCACGCACAGCGGCGTCGTCGCCGGTTTTGATTGCGTCGAGCACCTTTTGATACGCTGGGTGGGTGCGATTAATGTTGTGCGGCTTGTTATCCACGACAATCATAATGTTGTCCCCTTGGATGATGTACGGGAAAGACATAGTGCTGTTCCTTATGTGTTAGTCTAGTATATAGTATAACTATTTCTTACGGGTTCGTCAAGCCGACCAAGAGCCGCCACGCACAACTTTTAGTGGTTCTTTGCTCTTTTTCTCGGCTTCGATAATGCCATCAACCATCTTGACGTACTCAATGATCGCTTGCTTGGCTCCATGCGGGCTTGTAAGGTGCCACAGCATACCATAACGGTTGAGATCAGCAACCGCCTCAGTAACCGCAACCGTTACGCGCTCAGCGAGCGACTGGCCGTTTTTCTTGTTCGCGAACGTGTTAACCAGGTACGCAACATTTTTAGCCCCGCTGCGGTTAACACGTTCGCTGACTGCGAGCTCGCCGATTAGGTCACGGAGGTAGCCTTCGGGTAGAATACCAAGCAGGCGCTCGCTGGTAACCATATAACCGTACTTATCATAAAGCGCAGCGCGCACCATGCTATCTTTGAGCTTAGCTGCATTCTTTTCAAGCGCTTGCGGAATGTAATCATCCAGGCAAACCCAATTTTTCAGCAAAGCAACGGATTTATGGTCGGACTTGCGCACACCATACACCTGGGTTACACCGAGCTCGCTGGAGAGATATAGCAGGGCATCCCACACTGTTTGCACTTCGATTGAACCGAACTTAGACACTACAGTGTAGCCTGACAGGTTGAAGTAGTAATGCGTGGTCTTTGTGTCAAATGAGTCAAGCTTGCCAGCGTCGCGCCATACGCGCTCTTCGCGCGCATTCCATCCACCATTGCCCCCGCGGCGCTGCAGCGACAGTAGGGTCACATTCGTTGCGCGGTCGGTCGTTTCTTCGACGATGTCAGACGCTCGGGAGCGAATCGCAGCAGGCGGGTTGAGTAGCAGCTTAAAGAACCCATCTACGTCCATGGCTCGCTTACGATCAACAGGCGAGATTACGGTGACGTTTAGGTTATTAGGCAGTTGGGCATTACGGAAAAACCGCTTGGTCTTTTCGATGCCGCCGGTCTGGGTGTCGTCAACAACAAATCGAGCGTTCGAACCGCCGATGGTAAACTTGTGAATCGAAAATGTTTCTTTGTTCTTTTCATAACGCGTAGGATTGATAGGCGAGCATATGCCGCCGCCGCTGCTGTGCATTGCGTTGAAACGGGCGACCTTGATGTTAAACTTGTCAGCAAGTACCTGCACATCAAGTTCCACCGGCTTTGTGCGAGTATGGTAGCCACGGATATCAAATGCTGCGTGGTTAATTTCAGTGATATACTGGATTGCCGCCGGTTTCCACAGTGAGTTTTGCAGTCGAGACTCGAGGAAATCAGTGAGTGCCCACTGGCAGGTGATCTTAGCAGCGTCAGTGCGCAACACGTCCGCCAAGCTGGCACTGACATCGGCCAGCTTGGCTTCGATGGCCGCAACCGTTTGCTTGATATATGACAGACCTTCTCGCGAAGGCTGGAAGTCCAACGCTCCAATTGGAAACTCCAGTACCAAGCCGCACTTGAGCAGTTCAAGCAAGCTACGGTTGGCGTCGTTGATTTCCGACGAGGGGATTTCGATTGGGTACGCAATGTTGCCCATAACCGCATATGACTCGTGATAGTAGTAGCCACGGTTCTTGACCTGATGTACCCCTGGGATAATGTCTTTGGATGCATACTCGCGCTTAACAACAGCAAAGTCAACCGCCGACTCGACGTTAGGCACCGTCTTGAACCACGAGTAGACATCAGCAGCTTCTTCGCGGAACTTGCGGAAGTCAACGCTGTTGTTGACTACAAAGCGCACTTCAACACCAGTTGGTTCATCGGTAGCCGACTCGGTCATGAGCGCAATACTCGGCACGCCATGGTCGTTAAGAAACGCCGAGTAAATGCGCTGGACGCCGTTCTTGATCGCAGTAACCGTGAAGTTTTCTGTGTAGCTAAACGGAGTCTTGCTACCAAGTCCAAGGGCGCCAACGAACTCGTTGGAGTTGGTCTTAGTGGATTCGAAGTACGTGGTGTAGATGTTGGTTACTTCGTTGTGATCAAGGCCAGTGCCGTAGTCACGCACCGCAAACCAAGGTTCAAGGGTCGACGGAAGATGAACATCAACCGGGCGGGAGGTGCCAGCAGCGACGTGACTGTCAAGTGCGTTGGTAGTAAGTTCGCGGATGATGGCGCGAATCTTGTTACTATACAACGACGCGCTGAGGATTCGAAATGCCTTTGCAGAGTTGCGAATGCGGAACTCACCCACTTCGGCCACGTTAGAGATTACGGCAACATTTTGCGGTTCGTCAAACATTTTCATCGTTTGGTTTCCTTGGCGGTTTGTTCAAATGCGACGCGGCGCGCGCTATGCTCGATTGCGGTGTCAAGGGCCCGATCAAGAGCCGCTTGGAAGTTCTGCTCGATGTAGGAGCGAGCGTATTGCTCCCACTTTTCGGTGAGCGCTTGATCGTTCACCATTGCTTGCAACCGATCATACATTATACCGGTTTGCGCGTCCTTTTGCAAATAAGGAGATCGCCTTTCGTGCGGTGTTGCAAACAGATTCGCGGCCATTTTCTTGACCGCCTGCTCAGCGTGGGCCTCAAGCGCCATTGCTAGCTGACGGCCGGTGGTGTCGGGGTCAAACGGGACGCTAATGTTGATTGCCTGTTTGGTCATGTTAGATCCACATCAAGTAAGTAGTGGTAACCCAAGCAACAGCGCCAACGACTAGCGTCAGGTTGCTGGCCCACTTGGGTTGACGGAAGGTGCCAAGCACCTTATCGAAGATTCGAGCTGCGAGCACAACAGCAAGCACGCCGACGATTGCGCCAGCAAACACAGGAAAAAACTCACCACCGGACATCATTTGCCACATGGCGGCTTCGACAGGGCTACGGTAAACAATGATCTCTTGCATTTTGGCTTGCTCCGTTACGTTATGTAGCTATTATACCGGATTTGGCGAGAAAGGTCAAGCCTGGACGTGCATTTTGATGACGTCAATGTTGGCAACGCGAGCACCAACCCTGGCCATCTTGCCTGCAGCACGCGGCACGATCAAGCGCATAGTGGCCGTTTTAAGAGACGGACTGATCTGCACAGCCATCTTAAAAATGTCGAGGAAGTCGTAGTCGGACGAAATCACAGTGATGTGGTTGTAGCCGTCGGCCACTGCCTTTTGGATCATGGCGGCGATATATTTGTCAGTAACTTCTTTGCCCGTTGCGTAACCACGCAGGTAAACTTTGTTAATCTCTTTGTGCTCGTCTTTGGTCAAAATCCTCGGGGGCTTGCCGCCGGAAAACGCACGCACCAGGTGAGTTTCGGTGCTGGTGTTAGCAACGTATTGCTCGTACGCAGCAAGAACTTCGGGCAACGGTTGGTCACCGTCGATGAACGCAATCTTCTTGACCTCTGGGAGTTGCTCACGCGTGAACCACTTAGCGATCGTCTTGAACATGTTGCTAGCTCCGTTGCGTTACGTTATGTAGCTATTATACCGGATCTACTCGGAATGGTCAACCATAAAAAAGCGGCCGAAGCCGCTTTTTGCCAGTTTGGGTGATAAGGTATGGCTACCTCAGACATTAAGCAGCTAGCTTGATGTCAAAAACGCTGTCGTTTGCGTTTGAAGTTTTGCTTGATTTACGGTCATCGCCTACCGTGCTGTCGGCTCAAATACTCGTTGCCTAATCGATCCTGTTTCAGGCCCATCAAAAACGGACTAGGACTACCTGTTATCCTAATGTTCAGCAACTGTATCTACAGCACAGTACGCAGAGTCATCTCGCTTTTGGTGGACCTGGGCGGCACTGCCCCGCCGTCTTAAACACCTTTCTCGTTGCTTCTTTCCTTGCGGAGTTTACAGCAATATTTTTTAACCAGGGTTAAAGTAATGCCACCCTAGCTTGTTTGCTATTCCTTGCCATGCGCCAGCACTTTGATCCTCGACCATTATCATAATCGCGGGTTCTGCGTTAAACCGCGTAGCTAGTGGCGGAACTACTGTTTGCAAAAACGGCATCACTATGCCCTTGAATCGACCACTGTCGATGGCGTCAAACCCATACCCTACATACCGGGTTCCGTCGTCGTCTTCTTCTAGTTGCGGGCCGTAAATGCTTGCGTTGAAATGCTCAGTCGGCTCGCTGTAGTAAGACATCACATCCTTTTTGCGGATGTTGTTCTTGTCGGTAGTGACAAACAAGGTGCCCATGTTGCTGTTGTTAGCAAAATAAAGCTCAGTGCCCGGGTACTTCTGCGCAAACAGTGACGTTAACACTTGCTTGCACTGAGGGCGCCACCGAATAGCTTCGATGCTTATCTCGGCAGATTTGATGATTTCTTTAATTTGCATGGTATCTTTTTTCCTGTTCTGATCTATTATTTATGGCCAGGTCCAACGTTGAGCTTACATCTAGATCAGTGGTTTCCGCAGTGCGTAAAGTAAAACCAGTCTGCTTGCTTTCGATCAGAGAATTTAAAGGCGCCAACTAGATCGTAACGGCTAGAAAAATCTGACACGTCGATCACGTCGTATCCGTGATATGCGTGTGGGCACACCTCACGCGCCCACTGATCCAGCCGAGCAAAGAATGCTTCGGATTCCCCGTTTGTGACGTATTGGTCGGTGATTAGGACTTCAATCATGTTTTGCTGCCTCGTCGGCTCGTCGCTGCGCTGAAATAAAAATACAACCTTCGGCGCCGCAACCACACACAACGTGGTGCAAGCGTTCGATTCGGTCAGCATCAACCACTTCGCCTCGCTTGAGCATGGAGTTGAAGATTTCCATCTTGTGGCGGGCAGCTGACATGTCTTTTGGTGATAAGCGCCTACCCGACATCGTTGTTCACCATTTGAACCCACTCCGCTTCACCGTCTGAACCCACTCCGCTAGTTGCTCTGCAGAGCCTCGGTGGCTACAATGAACGTAGTCTGCTGAGCGATCAAGGTAGCGCTGCGGCGCAGGGTGTGGCACTGCCCACGCATCTTCGATCACTGACCAGTTACTATTGTGCAGCCAGGTACAATCCCAGGCGCTGTATTCGTAGTAGGTAACTAGCCACGCATACCGACCACTAGCTAGCTGGATTGGAAACCACGCAAACTTTTTCGCGCCGTAGATTTTTTTAATCTCAGCTAATTGCTTGCGTCGTTTGCGTTGCGCGTGTGTTGAGCCAAAGATCATAGCCCAACTCCTGCGCTTGCGACCATGGCTCCTACTTCGCACAGCACTTGAGCAAGGCGATCGGCAATGGTTTTTGGGTTGTTAAGATTTACAGGACCATTATTTTCCCATGCTGCGTCGGCAGCAGGACTGGTATAAAGGTCGCCAGCTTTGCGAGCGCAATCATACGCTGTGATGCCAATGTAGGCTCGCGTGCGACTGTCAGAGTAGGCAGTTGTGGGCGTAATCATAGTGATCATGATACTGTACCCATTGTTGTGCTGGACAAAGGTTGCAGGGTGGCCGTAATACTGAGTGCCATCGGCACTGGCAGTGATTAGAACCGGATCAGCGCCAGCACACGCGCTAACACTAGCACCGAGCACAAGGGCAGCGATAAGTTTTTTCATTCGAGTTCCTTGCAGAGTTTAGCTTTGGCAACAACACGCTTTTTTACTACTTTATACAACCCTGGGTTGATACGCAAGACTTCCGGTAAGATATTTTGCCGGATTCGGTTCCGGGCAGCAAAAGCAGGGTCGGCGTTTGTAGGGTCTTCGATAAACGGCACCGAGTGCTTAGCTGCGTAAGTCAGGATCTCACTTTTTGCGGTGCCTAAAAATGGGCGAATCACGTTTTGGTTTTGGTATTCCATGATGTGGCCTTCGCCGTTGAACGCGGTAAACAGGTACCACTCTACTGCGTCGTCTAGGTGATGGCCAGTAACAATAGGCATACGGATGGAATGAAAGTAGCTATACCGGTCTTTGCGCCAGTAGGCTTCACGCGAAGCACCAGCCGGGCGGGTAGTGATTTGGTAGCCAAGCAGTAACGGAATCTGGTTCTGGCTGCAGTATTCAGCAACAAATGCGTACTCAGCATCGGCGGTCGCTGACTCGGCGTGCGAGAAATGGATCGCTGTGACCTTGTGTTTTTGCCGCAAAAAATGCAAGGCCACCATAGAGTCGATGCCGCCAGACACCGCGACTGCGATGTCTCGTGGTAGGCAGTTAATTACTTGAACTGACATCACTGGTTGTTGATGGTGCTGGCGATCTCTTCGATTGCTAGCACTTCAGCAGCAGTAGCTCCGATCGAGCCATAACGCAGGGCTAAGTTGGCAAAGTGAGTGGCGATCGCGCCAACGCCGTTAACCGGGCAGTTAACCAGCTCGGAATCAATGTCAAGCTCGATTGCGACTACGATACGATGTTTCATTTTGCTTGCTCCGTTGCGCTACACTGTAAGTCTATTATACGCGCGATCAACACGCGTGTCAATGACTTGGACCGGAAATGTTACACTAGCCCAGGTAACGAACTGCGCTCGGCGCTCATTGGTGTAGAAGAAAAGACGGTTTGACAAGATACCATCGTACATTGACGACGCAACCTCGTAACGATCCAGCCTTGCGTGGCTTCCGTTGCGCAGCACCACTTCGACGCAGTACCACTCATGAGTAGTCTCGTCCCCAGCGACTTCGTATAGGTAAAAACAGTGCAGATCCATAACCATTTGGAGTTGTGTTTGGTGGTGCCCTAGGATAGAATCGAACTATTTTCTTGGCTCGATCCTAGGGCACCAAATAGATAGTAATCACAGAACCCAGAGTCTGCAACTACCAATTTGAACCTATATGTCTAGCAAAAATATTTATACGTCCCCTCTGTGCTCGTGCGTTACTTGTCGGAAGCTTTGCTCACAAAAAGGCATTCATTCACATTATATCTCAGCGCACACTAACGACGGTAACATTAGAAGAAAGGACAGCGGCCGAAAAGGTAGAGCCTGTCAAATTAACGCTTACACCCCCAAGCCCAAACGGTATAAGAACAACTGCTTGGTCTGCGGAGAGTTATGTAAGAAAAAATTTTGCGGACATCGGTGCGCTGCTACATTTACAAACAAACAACGCAAAGACAATGGCTACAGCGTGTCAACCGCTACTAAACAGAAGATTTCAGAGGCGTTCAAAGAAATTGTGTTGGCTTACAGCAAGGTATCGTCTTGTATTAACTGCGGCAAATTTTCTAAAGGTCGCAAAAAAGATGTGCTGTATGTCAAAAAGATTACATTTCTCAAATTACAAGAGAGAATGCTAATACTCGATACGCGCGCGGCGATATGTTCGGAAGCTTTGCTAATAACAAAAAATTTGGAATCTATAACTCACCAATAGCCGGTCCGGTTAGGCTAGACTCATCATACGAACTTCGCGTTGCTACTGCGTTAGATAACAATAACGTAAAATGGGTCAGGCCAGGCCCTCTAACATGGGTTGACGAAAACAATGTATCGCATCGGTATTTTCCTGACTTTTACCTCGTTGAGTTTAACGTTTACCTAGACCCGAAAAATGACTTTCTAATAAAACGAGACTCTGATAAAATCAAAAGGGTTAGTGAACAAAATAGCGTCACTGTTGTGGTTTTAGATAAAGACACTCTTTCATGGGAAGCTATTTTAGAAAATATCTCTTAATACCGAGGCTTGGTAGTCCTACTTGGGCTCAAACCAAGGAATACACCTTATGAGGGTGCTGTTTTATCTACTAGACTATAGGACTATTTACTGAACTGCTGCCCAATCGCGAATCTTTTCAAGTGGCTGAGCTCCAATGAGCCGGCTTACTTCTGTGTCTTTGCGCACATACACCAAGGTAGGTACGCTTCGAACACCATACTGTTGCGCAACTGCAGACTCTTGCTCGATATCTACCTCAACTACCGGAACACCAAGGTCTTCGCCGTGAAGTGTCATCGCTAGTTGTTTACACGGGCCACACCATTTGGCGCTGAATTTTAGAATTTTATCGGTCATGTTAATTTTAGGGTTAAGCTGCTACAGCGCACTGAGTGCGCTGTAGCAGGGTACTTCATCTATCATTCAATATAATATACGCAGTGAACAGCTACTTGCGGAGAAAATGGTCGAGTAGTATTTTAAGATCAACGCCCATCTTCTCATCTACGTTGATCCTATTGTGGAGAAGGGTGTGGATTCTGCCACCACATAGTCCTGCTTTGCAGGCAGGTGCCTCGCTTTTCGGCCAACCCTTCGTTGTTCTTGGCGGGTGATAAAGGATTCGAACCTTTGCAGCCATTTCTGGCTGGCCTCTGATTAGCAATCAGGCACTTTACCGCCTCAGTCAATCACCCAAAATCAGGAAGTCTTTTTCTTAACCGGCGCGTTTGCCATTTCGCCACTGCCGTACCAGGTACAGCAGGAGGGACTCGAACCTCCAAGCCTTGCGGCACCAGTTTCCTAGTAAGATTTGATTGCTGAAAACTTCCTTAATACTTCTTGCTTGCCGCTAGCAGTGCCCAAGCTACTAGCTGATTTGAATCAACTTCAAACTACTGCGCACATCAGGTCCGTCGATTGCGGGCTTGGTTTAACAATCGACCACATATGGTGTCTGCGCACATACACAAGCAAAATCTAATTACTCGCTGTAAAACAGCTTCTTCAGGTCTTGCAAGTAGCGGCGTTTCCAGCTTCGCCGAGGATGCCACTCGTACTCGCGACTTTTAAACTTATTTACGTTGTCACGCATGTTACTTTCTCCTGAGCCGCCGGTTGGATTCGAACCAACATTTCTCCATTAGCAGTGGAAAATTTGAGTGCTGTATGGATCCTGTGACAGGATCGCTTTTAGCGTCCTAACCAATTAGACGACAGCGGCATTGTTCTGGGATGGATTCTGTGTATCGCTCGCAACACTCGCCTTACCATCCAGGCATTAGCTAAGGACTCACACCTCATCCTGTGTGCCCAGCATTCCTAGCAGACGGTTATGTATTCCCGTTGGTAGCAGGGCCTAATCCCACAGTGGATATTGTTCCTTTAGCTTTGCGTGGTCACTGTGAACGGAACGCCTTGGGTGACCAAGCTAGTGATATAGTTCAGCATGCTATGCAGCTGAGCAGCAGTGAACGAAGTGCGGTTGTTGCCAGCAACGATAACAGTATATTCCATGATCTTTTCGCTCACTTGTATTGTTTGGCAAACGCTGCCGGAGTTTTGTTGAAGTAGCAACCGTGCTTATCGCGGTAGACCAAGTACGGTCCCATCACAGCAGTAATGGTCACTTGCGTGCCATTCACGCGCGAAACAAAAGTTTGACCAACCTTAATACCTGCAAGCTCTTTGATCATTTCTTGTGCTCCGTTGCGTTACTGTATGTAGCTATTATACAGTTGACTTTGTTGCTTGTCAACTGTTTTCTCGAAAAACGTTAGCCGCGCCAGGCAGTAACGCCTTCGGTAACCCCGCACTCCATTGCTTCGGCAACGTAATCGCCAGGATACTTACAACGGGCGTTGTAAGCCATGTCAGCATAGTCAGCACACTTTTTGACAATCAGTTCAGCAAACACTTGCTCGACGCGAGCAGCAAACTCGGCACTTGCGCCGCTGAGCTCAGCAGAGACTTCAGCAACCGCTTGCGCTTTCAAGCTAGCAAAGACTTGATTCATTTACTGCTCCGTTGCGTTACTGTATGTAGCTATTATACAGAGTAGGAGCACTGGTGTCAACCACTTTTTGTAAAATCAGGATGGGTTGTGCTCAGTTTTTAATGTCAGTTGAGCGCTGACTGGCATGTAAAATGACTGCTGGAACCATCCTATGTTTTAGGAAACAGCTTGGGGGTGACCACTGAGGATTGAACTCAGTCTAACAGGGCCACATCCTGTTGTGCTACCATTACACCATGGCCACACCCAAGCTGTTTACGTTAAAAGTGGCATCCTCGGGAAAATTCGAATTTCCGCCCTACGGTTTCGTAGACCGTCGCTCTTCCACTGAGCTACGAGGATCCAGTTAAATCTTGCTAAGTTGCCGCTTCCCTTAGCTTTGCAGGCGTTGTTTAGTGACGATTTATTACTCTACAGTCTGATTACAGCTTAGAGCCTGCTCGATCCTGCTTATCGTCAAACGGCTAGCGGTTTAAGATCCTTTTAGCACTCGAATCAACATCTCCGGTGCGTCAATATGAACACACTGTTCTTTCATTGCGTTGCGATCAAACGCTTCATCATCAAAGCGCACTTTCACAGTGCGCTTCTCGGGTTCAATCTGCGTTACGCGAGCAGTAAGCCACGAGTGATCTTGGTCGGACCAACGATATGCATAGCATACAAAGATGCAATCGCCTACGTGGATTTCGTTATTGTAACGGTCTCGGAACATAATTGTATCCTGTGTTAGTTTGGCAGGGCCCGGCAGGATTCGAACCTGCGTCTACCGGTAAGACCAATTTGGGCTTCGCGCAACTGCGCTCAGTAAAATAGCGGCGCCACTACTTGTTTCTCCCCAAACCGTGCAAGTCATCCACACTTGCGTCGTGCCCACTGTGAAGCTGATTACTCCGCTCAGCGCTTAGGTTAAATTCGGTTCCTGCGCTCCGGGCCACGCAGGATGCCAAGTTCCCGTGACTGCTAGCACAATGGCTAACAGTGCTCCGCTTGGTGTTTCCGCTGATCAGGCGGCTCGTTTAAATCTGGTACTTGCTCCTGGATTCGAACCAGGGCGGTCCTGGTAGCTCCGACAAGAATTGAACTTGTAATTACCGGTTATCAGCCGATTGTTATACCATTTAACTACAGAGCTTTTGAATGTCGTACTTCGTAAGTTGATGCTTTAGAAGCACTACTAGTTTAACGTTATTTTGTTCTATTACTGCTTTGATTTTTTCTTTGTCTTGTGCTGCTTTGTAATCATTTTTTGGGTCAAGATATACCCCAAAGTCTATTAGATAAAAATCTGCAAAGTAATTTCGCTGATTGTATTTTAGAGCAGAAGGCCTAATCCACCTAATCCCTAATTCGCATAAAATCTCATACACAACGTATTCATACGTACTCTGGAGTACAGTATGCTTTCCAAACGAGTCAAAGACTTTGAATTTTTTACTGCGGCCCGCATTTGCCCGGTATCCACCGGCTACTCCTTTTAGTTTAGCCGAAATCTTCTTCCTGCGCTCTTGCTCTTTAATCGGGTCCAAGCATCGACCGTGCCACGGGCTTCGGGCCGACAGTTTTACAGACGCAGCGTATGCCTTTACTCGTTCGTCAGTATCTTTCGACAATCCTTTGTTCCAAGCAACTCGGGAACCATCTTTATACCCCCAGTTTGGGTCAAAATCTATGCCTCGCACCTTTTTTGGTGCCTTCGGTCCGCATGCGTTATAATGACGGTTAAAATTGTTGGCTCGAATGGCTAGCCCACACTTTTCGCACTTAATTGTTTTAGTATGTGCCATGTTCAGCTCTATTATATAATACTATTTATGATAGAGCTCAACATTCTGCTCTACCGACTGAGCTAAGCAAGTGTTATAATATTATATCGCAATGAATTCTTGGTTCCCTGTGAGAATTCCGAGATCTCGACCTATCGCTTACAAGGCGATTGCTCTGCCGCTGAGCTAACAGGGAACATATTGTAAAGCTGGCTCCATCGGGAGGGCTCGAACCTCCGACCAACGGATTACTTTTGGCATACCGGGCTTGAACCGGATAGTAGCCTATCTACTTTGCCCACAGTCCGCGGCTCTACCGCTGAGCTACGATGGAATTATAAATGGTCTCCCCGCCTGGATTTGAACCAGGACCGCTGCGCCCCAAACGCACCACGCTACCAGATTACGCCACGGAGAGTAAATCTTAATCTACTTTTATTTAGTTGCTACTGAGTACAGCAAATATTATTAACAGCGTTGCCCCTGCCTGATCAGAGCAGGTAAGTTTTATCGGTCGGCGGACCAGAATACTGCTACTGTGCCTTCTGTATCGCAGCGCTAGGCTGACGGATGTGAGTTGGCTGTCTCCCTCGTGCTTTACCACGGCCCATTGATCATCAACACTGTTAAAGCTGGTGCAGGGTCCTGGAATCGAACCAGGCTTTACGGATTTACGCTAAATACTGTATGTCTAACACATCATACAAATCGCCGCTGTGTTCTTGCGTTATATGTCACAAGATTAACTCAGCGAAGGGTATTCACTCTCACTACTTATTACACGATGCTGAACGCAAGTCCCAACATGCTGCTATTGCTAAACTTGCGCGTTCTAAATTTCAACACCCAAATGTGTCTAACAAACATAAAAAAATTGCCGAATACTTCAAGCATCCGTCTAAATGCATTGAGTGCGAAGCGCCCATTAGCTACGATTATCGCAATATTGCTAAATTTTGTTCTCGTTCGTGTTCGGCGAAATTTAACAACAAAAAGCGCAACGAATCTGGCTGGCGACATACAGATAGTGCGCGTTGCTCTATCAGCAACGCAGCAACGGGCACTACTCGAAAAAAATTTACCCGGGTTTCACAGTGCATCAATTGCCAAAAATGGCATCCGGGGACTAGGAAAACGTGTTCGCCGCAGTGTAGGTCTGCTGCTGCAACAAAAAACGCATTAGCTAATAACCTTGGAAAAAACGGAATAAGGTCAGGGAAAACCTCTTATACCGTAGATTCGTACGGAACGCCAGTCCGACTCGAGTCAACCTTCGAAAGTAAGTGTGCTGCGCTGTTAGAAGAGTTAAAAGTTAACTGGTGCCGACCTAAGCCATTGCTGTATACTCTACACGGAAAGACACATAACTACTACCCTGACTTTTATCTCCCGGATTTAGACCTTTATTTAGATCCAAAAAACGACTTCTTAATTAAGCGAGACTACGAAAAAATTCAAGCAGTCATACAGCAAAATTCTGTTAAAGTTGTAGTATTGCCGTTAAAACACATTCACTTAGGGTTCTTGAGCTCTTTGTGCAGCGGCATCGAATCGAACGATGTCCTCTAGAGTTTCAATCTAGCGCACAGACCACTTATGCAACCACTGCACAAAGAGCTCACCCTGCGATAATCGAATAAATCAGGATCGCGTTTTTATCACCAAAAGATAGTTTTAAATTGCGGAAACGATCCTTTATTCTGGTACCAGGTGCTGGACTCGAACCAGCATACTCCATCTTGTAAGGATGGCCCCTCACCTCTCGGGTCAACCTGGCATAAATCTCTCGGGAAGCCTACGCGCTTCCCTTCCCTGCTAGTAGTATGCGTAGGCTACCAGCAGGAGTACTCTGTGGTAGGGGCACTTGGGTTCGAACCAAGGACATTTCGGTTAAAAGCCGAAAGCTCTACCGCTGAGCTATACCCCCACATGTCTTTCGTTTGTAGCAGGAGTTCTCAACTCTGACACAATGAGCCCCACTATTGACAACTCTGGAGTTAACCAGTTTTACGCCGATAGTTTCGATCGTGTTCCACTACAGTTTTGGATGCGGCCGGGAGAATCGAACTCCCCCAAAAAGGCATTTGAGTGTATCGTGTTGCGGGCCCTGGACTCGAACCAGGACTAGCATTAGATGTCTCGGGGTTATGAGCCCCGCGTGTTGCCAATTACACTAACCCGCAACACGATACACTCCGGCCCATCCGAAGCCGCGATTGTTCTTTTGTCTTGGTTAGCCGCGGGTATATTCTGAATACCCTGGGAATCCAAAGCCACCAAGCTCTGTATCTGGATTGTTCATTATCGCCTCCTTTAGCAAGTGATTTATATCCCGCCCTGCAAGTAGTTGCTTTAACTCGGCGGCATTGTGTTAGGTTCAGGACTGATTTAAAATTGATTTTACTTGGTTTACTACTGCGGGGTCAACCCCTTTTTCTTCTAAAAATCCTGGGTATTCCGCGAGTAATATTGATGTATCGTAGTACGGATTACCAACTCGGAAGGTTAATACCCTCGAAGTAGTTTTTGACGCAGACTTAATGGTCCACAGGCTCTCTTTGGTGATTTTATTTAATTGCCTGATTAATTCAGTTTTATTAAGACTTGCTGCAGCTTGGTTGCGCAACTTTTCCTGATTTGCTGATGCAGGCCAAACCACTCGAATTCTTGTAGGTGCAACTGTGTTTCGTACCAATAATTCATTTGAATAAAACTGCTCAGCGTCTACTACATCAGTAGGTAACAACTCAAAAGCCACTACTGCGCCGCCGTCGCGGTTTTGATCGGCAAACAATTTTGCATCGTCGAAATTTGGCGTTACAAACACTGCTTTTTCGCCACTGGCTTTTTGCCCAGGCGCGTTAAATTTATTCTCCCAGCGATTTATCCTTGGGACTAAGCCGGTCTTCATGATTCCGACTAGATTTTTTCTAGCGGTGCCGTGATACACTGTTGTGCTGCGAGCAGCAGACTCGATTTCGTAAATTCTCATACAGTATTTATCCTACTGTATTCGCTCGCTAGTGGATATATCTGGTGGACCCAGTCGGACTCGAACCGACCACCTACGGCTTGCCAAATACCCTACATTCAAAAGGCACTTGGCAAAACCGTTGCTCTCCCAGATGAGCTATGGGCCCATAACTTATTTATCTTGGCATCCTGCCGCGGAGTCGAACCGCAAACCTTCAGTTTTGGAGACTGGCGCTCTGCCAGTTGAGCTAGCAGGATGCGGATTTAACTCTGCAGTTATCAAAATGCCATCGACTCATAGTATTCATTGCACCTTCTTTAAAACAGTGAGGGCATTTGACTCGTTTCCTAATTTTTCCTTTGTTGCGTTTGCCGCCAATACCAGTGTTGGACTGATTCCTAATGATAGCTTCCCTCAATTTTTGTTTATGGGAATCTGACTTTGGCAAACTTGCAATTTTTTTGGCATGCTGTTGTTGCGCAATAGGATCTCGTTTTGCCCAATTGTTTTCAGACAGTTTCTTTCTTACTTGATCACTAACTTCTCGTCCCTTGTTAGCCCGACTTATCTTATCTTTTGTTTCTGGCGAATGTTTCTTGCCGGTAAATGCTCCAACAATACTGGGGTTGCCCCCGCTACCGCCGACTTTTAAGTTATAAGACATTGGGTCTTTAACAACGTCTTCGGTTACCAACCTTCTTTCTAAAGCAAACATATCGAGTTTAGTTTCAGCAAAGTGCAGGACTTCAAAGCTAAAGTTGTTAACCCCATACTTTTTAATTGCACGCGTTAAAAGTTTTCCTGACCCCAAATAGCCGTCAGATAAGTTGTCTGTTTGATGACACCCAATATAATACTTGTTATTTACGGTGTTAGTAGTTTTGTATACTATAAAATACATAAAAACATTTCCTTTTATGTATTTATACAACACTAGCGTGCTGCCAATTACACTATAGGTATGCTGTTGTGGCGCTCACCGTCGGTATCTCACCGCACTCCAGCCCTAAGTTGCGATCTTGGGACTACGCATCTCGCGTTGAGTGAGCAATGTTTTGGCGGTCCCAGCGGGTAACGATCCCGACTCCTCATGCGTGACAGGCATGCGTGCATCCATGAACACCTTGGAACCTTGTTGTTTGGCGACCTCAGTGGGTAACGATCCCACTCTTCCTGTTAGACAGACAGGTATGCGTCCATGAACATCTTGAGGCCGTTTGTTTCTGGTCTCTCAGGCAAGATTCGAACTTGCGAAATCCTGTTCCCAAAACAGGTGGTATAGACCGCTAACCGACTGAGAGTAATTTTTGGTAGACGCGGTCGGATTCGAACCGAACCTAGTCACCTTGAAAGGGTGATGACCTCACCAGAAGTCGACGCGTCCACATTTTGTAAGTTCAGGATTGCTTTTTGGTTTCAGTAAAAGTGAAATTATTTTAGGTTGCTGAAACAATCCTTAATTCTTTGGCTGGGGTATCTGGACTCGAACCAGAACTAACAGTGTCAAAGACTGTGGTGCTGCCATTACACCATACCCCGGCTATGTTTGGTGGGTAGCCTTGGAATCGAACCAAGCATGTCCCGAAGGACGAGAGATTTACAGTCTCTTGCCACACCTTGTAGCATGCCACCCGTTATCCGGTCCCGGAGTATTAAGTCTCGATAGAGCCGGGCCTCATCTTCGACTGCGACATATCGGTCGTTGCGCATTGCTACTCAACACTGCCCGATCTACGCTTTGTTAATGCTACATTGCGTTTACATCAGTGTCAATTCTGGCTGACTAGGTAGGGATCGAACCTACGACATCTTGGTTAACAGCCAAGCGCTTCTACCAGCTGAGCTACTAGTCAATTGTTCTTGGTGCGCAGGGAGAGACTCGAACTCTCACGCCTTTCGGCACCTTTATCTTGGTGGGCAGCCCGGGATTCGAACCCGGAAAAACCTACGTTCTAAGCGTAGTAGCTGTGCCTATTTGCATTTGTCAGCTGCCCAATAAATCCTTAAATCCTCGCCCCGAGAATAGTCGATCTTTAAACTCCGCGTGCGAAACTCGTATTACGCGATAACCGATTGAGTTAAACCACTGATCTCGTAGCGCGTCGTGTTCTACTGTTTTTCGATGCTGTGTCCCGTCGAGCTCGATAATTAGCTTTAGATCTTCAAACAAGAAGTCTGGATAAAAGCTTTTTCTTAACTCCGAGGACCAAAAGTGTTTTTCGGTTTGCCACCCAACTATGGAGTTAGTATTGAGATACTCTGCAAATTTGAGCTCCATCCAACTTGGTTTATGGCTTCCTAGGTTTTTCCTATTTTCCGATTTCTT